ATAAAAAAAAAAGAGAGTCATATTTTTAAGACGACCATGATCGTCGATACTCTGATCATTTTTTCAAAATTATAAAACGATGAATATTTTGATCTAATTATCATTAATTGTGTAAACATTTATTATGATAAAAAAATACGGGTTTACATGGATTAATCAATAAAATTACACTTGAAAATGATACAATTAACATTTTTATTATTTTTATTGTTTTTGATGTTAAATCATAATTATTTGATGTTAAATCCTAATTATTTGATGATATTTATACAATTACAACACAATTAATATTTTTATTGTTTTTGATGTTAAATCATAATTATTTGATGTTAAATCCTAATTATTTGATGATATTTATACAATTACAACACAATTAATATTTTTATTGTTTTTGATGTTAAATCATAATTATTTGATGTTAAATCCTAATTATTTGATGATATTTATACAATTACAACACAATTAATATTTTTATTGTTTTTGATGTTAAATCATAATTATTTGATGTTAAATCCTAATTATTTGATGATATTTATACAATTACAACACAATTAATATTTTTATTGTTTTTGATGTTAAATCATAATTATTTGATGTTAAATCCTAATTATTTGATGATATTTATACAATTACAACACAATTAACATTTTTATTGTTTTTGATGTTAAATCATAATTATTTGATGTTAAATCCTAATTATTTGATGATATTTATACAATTACAACACAATTAACATTTTTATTGTTTTTGATGTTAAATCATAATTATTTGATGTTAAATCCTAATTATTTGATGATATTTATACAATTACAACACAATTAACATTTTTATTGTTTTTGATGTTAAATCATAATTATTTGATGTTAAATCCTAATTATTTGATGATATTTATACAATTACAACACAATTACTATTTTTATTATTTTTATTAATTATTTGATATTAAATTATAATTAGTTAATTATTTTTATCGCAATGCATAATTTGTATATCAATTCATTTTAAAGATTGTTAATACATTACATTACATTTTCAAATAAATAAAAAATATAATATCATTGAGTGTTTATTTGTATTTAATTGCAAGTTTTAAATTATTACCAACTTGTTTAATTATATTCCACGTCTTAGTTTTATTGAAAGTTATATGATTATCATTCAAATATTTTATAATTTCATCTCTATAATATTCTTTTTTATTTTTAGAATCATGATATTCTTTTAATTTTTCATAAATAATATTTAATTGATTTTCCATAGATAAATTATTTAACATAATTATGTTATTATTGATAGTAAGATAAATATTTTCTGGAATAATTGGTCTTAGTTCATACATCTTGTGTAAATTATTTTTAATTAAATCATTTATATAATCATAAGGTTCATTATAATTTTCTTTAGCTATTATAACACATTTTTCTAAATAAGTATAGTGCATTATATAAAGTTCTTTATCTTTTTTGTCTTTAAAGTCAATTAATAAATCTTGTATCATTTTGTCAAGTTTGTTACCATTATAAACTTTTGCAAAATAACAATAATAATATAAATCTTGAGAATTCTTAGCAGTATTAAAATTAGATAATCTTTGTTTTAAATTATCAGTATGACCAATTTTGAAATTATTATTAGATGCATAAGATTTTGTTGTAACTATGTAAATATAATCTAATTGTTCTCTTACTTTACATTGTCTATAAAATTTCTTATTTGCAAATTAGATCGTTCAAGATGTTCTATTTTTTGTTTATATTGCAATGAATTTATTTTTTCTAATTTTAAGTTGTGTTTAGAAATATATTTAGAATAATTATAAAATATTTCTTCTAGAGTAATATAATATTCTCTTATATTATGGCCACCTTTTGTATCCAATCTCATTAATAAACTTTTAAAATTTCTAATCGGTAGCAATATCCAATATTTTTGAACTAAATTATTAGGTGATATTTTTTTAATATCATTCTTTACATATTCATATTCATTTATTCTGATATCATTATATTTTATTTCTATATATTGAATGTTATAATTATTTAAACTTTGTTTTAAATGATGTTTTATTTGTTTAAAATCAGGGTGCCGCACGCCGCACCCTGAAATATTAATACCATAATGAATAAATTTTAATATATTATCAGTGATCAAGACATCTTTCTCTTCAAATAAAGGTAACCAAATATCATAAAACCATGTATCTAATTTTAAATCATAATGCTTATTTATATATTCAAATATAGTTAATAATTTTGGAGTAATATTATAATCTACATAAAATTTAACTAGACCATCTTCATTAATATAAATAATATTATTATCTATATTAATAAGATGATTTTTATATGAATTTATTAGTTTTTCTTTATCAAATTCAATATTATATTTATTACAAAGTTTTTTTAAATTATATGTCATATTTTAAAAATAAAAATAAAATTTCATCCGATGATTGTTAAAAATTAATTTACGTTATTTATAAAAATATATCTATACTAATGTTTTTCTGATTTATTTTTTATTTTCAGAATTTCATATTTTGATTCTAATGATTTTATATTAAAATTTATTTTTTCTTGGTCAAATCATGCTCCATTATATATTTTGAATACTCATAAATTATGTTATCAATTGTAATATAATATTTTCTAATTTGATGGTAAATCATAATTATTCTATGATATTTATAGAATTACAATTTTTATTATTTTTATTAATTATTTGATGTTAAATCATAATTATTTGATGATATTTATAGAATTACAACACAATTAATATTTTTATTATTTTTGATGTTAAATCATAATTATTTGATGATATTTATAGAATTACAACAGAATTAATATTTTTATTATTTTTGATGGTAAATCCTAATTATTTGATGATATTTATAGAATTACAACACAATTAATATTTTTATTATTTTTGATGGTAAATCATAATTATTTGATGATATTTATAGAATTACAACACAATTAATATTTTTATTATTTTTGATGGTAAATCATAATTATTTGATGGTAAATCCTAATTATTTGATGATATTTATAGAATTACAACACAATTAATATTTTTATTATTTTTGATGGTAAATCATAATTATTTGATGGTAAATCCTAATTATTTGATGATATTTATACAATTACAACACAATTAATATTTTTATTATTTTTGATGTTAAATCATAATTATTTGATGATATTTATAGAATTACAACACAATTAATATTTTTATTATTTTTGATGGTAAATCATAATTATTTGATGATATTAATTACAACATCTCAGAATGGTTGACCAAATCGGTCAACACCCAAGGAAAAGAAATTTATATAACTGAATCTGGATTATATACATTTATTATGAATTCAAAATTAGAAAATGCAAAAGATTTTAAAAAAATTATTGTTAAAGAATTATTACCATCATTTAGAAAACGAATACATAAAAATATTTAAATGAAATTAATAATAAACAAGATAAAATTATTTATCTTTACAAAATAATATTGGATTGATATACAGAAGTCCCGTTTAAAACGTGATCCTATATTAAAATCAAATTTCTTTGGAGTTGTGACCAAATCAGTCATCAATATTAATTAATATTTAATTTTAAAACATGATACAATATAAAAATAGTGTCTACTTTAAAATAGACACCTAAATATGTTTTCTGAATTAGAATTTATTAATTAAAGAAATGATGATGAACATAAAAAATATTTCTATATTTGAAAGTTAATTAAATGAGTCGACTTAATAAAGATGATTATATCAAAATTAATAGAAATGTATTTATTTTAAATCAATGTACTGAATTAGAATTTATAAATTTAGTTAAAGAATTTGATGATGAAAAATATGATTTATAATTTTTATAAACACTGATTGAAACATTATTATTTATTTTAAAATGGAAAATCAATTATCACTTTTAAATATTGATGATAATAATACTCAATTAGATTATAAATCAATTTCTTCATTAGAAAATGATTTTATAAAATATTTTAATAATATATTTAAATATAATGATAAAGAAATAAAAATGATAGGTACAATAAATGATCCATATTTTAAGGCTAAAGACATTTTAATAATATTAGGATATAGTAATCATAAGGGTTTGATTTCAAAAATTTTATCCAAATTAGATGCTGATGAAAGAAAATATTTAAGTGATATTTTTAAAACCTTATATGATAAAGAGTTGTGCACCGTAAAGGTGAACAACCCAGAGTTATTCACAAATATAAATAATCCTAGTTATCATGAAGGCAAAGAAATTTATGTTAATGAGTCAGGTTTATATACATTGATCATGAATTCTAAATTAGAAAATGCAAAAGATTTCAAAAAATTTATTTTTAAAGAATTGTTGCCATCATTTAGAAAACGTATACATCAAAAATATTTAGATATGATTAATAATAAACAAGATAAAATAGATGAATTATTAAATGAAACAAGAAACCAATCTACAGAAATTTATAAATTATCTTTACAAAATAATCAAACATTAAAAAAATTAGAACAACTTGGAATTTCTTTAGAACAATCTAGAGAAGAGAATGAAGAATTAAAAGATGATATTAAAAATTTATCAGATGATGTTAAAGATATTTCAAATGAACTAAATGAAACAAATAATAAATTAGATGATGTTTTGGAAGATAGAAATATTAAGCCAGCTGATTTAAAATTACAACACAAGTATATGTTATTAAAAAGTAAACAAAATGAAAATGAATTTACATTTATAAGATCTCAAAAGAAATATATAGATAAAAATATTTTAAAATGGAATACTGAATTTGAAATTATTATTAATGAAAAAGATAATCCAAACCCAACTGATTTATGTACAAGATTGAAAGAAAAAATTAAAAATGTAAATAAATTAAAATATGAACAAATTAAAAATGAAATCAAGAGAAATACTAATTTAACAATAGTTGAAAAAAGAAATAAAATAAATTTATTAAACAAAGATGATTATATCAAAATTAATAGAAATGTATTTATTTTAAATCAATGTACTGAATTAGAATTTATAAATTTAGTTAAAGAATTTGACAATCATAAGTATGATTTATAACGTTTTTATAAACACCGAGTGAAAATTTATTATTTATTTTAAAATGGAAAATCAATTAGCACTTTTAAATATTAATGCTGATAATACTCGATTAGATTATAAATCATTTACATCATTAGCACAAGAATTTATTGATAATTTTAATAAAATATTTGAATATAATAATAAATCAATTAGAATATTAGGAAATATTAATGAGCCATGGTTTAATGGTAAAAATATATTAGATATATTAGGTTATTCAGAGTCTAGTTTTAAGAAAACATTACAAAAAATTGATAATAATTATAAAAAAACATTTAAAGAGGTGGGAGACATAAGATCTCCCACCCCCTCTAATAAACATAATGATAATAAAATTATTTATATTAATGAAGCTGGATTATATTATCTAATATTTAATTGTAAATTAGAATCTGCAGTTCCTTTTAAAAATTATATATTAAATGAATTAATTCCATCTATTAGAAAATATGCACAACAACAATATTTAGATTTTATAAATAAACAGAAAAATGAAATTATTGAAATGAAACAATTAATGATTGAAATGAAAAATCAAAATAATACATTGATATCAAAAAATGATGAATTATTATTACAAAATAATCAAACATTAAAAAAATTAGAACAACTTGGAATTTCTTTAGAACAATCTAGAGAAGAGAATGAAGAATTAAAAGATGATATTAAAAATTTATCAGATGATGTTAAAGATATTTCAAATGAACTAAATGAAACAAATAATAAATTAGATGATGTTTTGGAAGATAGAAATATTAAGCCAGCTGATTTAAAATTACAACACAAGTATATGTTATTAAAAAGTAAACAAAATGAAAATGAATTTACATTTATAAGATCTCAAAAGAAATATATAGATAAAAATATTTTAAAATGGAATACTGAATTTGAAATTATTATTAATGAAAAAGATAATCCAAACCCAACTGATTTATGTACAAGATTGAAAGAAAAAATTAAAAATGTAAATAAATTAAAATATGAACAAATTAAAAATGAAATCAAGAGAAATACTAATTTAACAATAGTTGAAAAAAGAAATAAAATAAATTTATTAAACAAAGATGATTATATCAAAATTAATAGAAATGTATTTATTTTAAATCAATGTACTGAATTAGAATTTATAAATTTAGTTAAAGAATTTGACAATCATAAGTATGATTTATAACGTTTTTATAAACACCGAGTGAAAATTTATTATTTATTTTAAAATGGAAAATCAATTAGCACTTTTAAATATTAATGCTGATAATACTCGATTAGATTATAAATCATTTACATCATTAGCACAAGAATTTATTGATAATTTTAATAAAATATTTGAATATAATAATAAATCAATTAGAATATTAGGAAATATTAATGAGCCATGGTTTAATGGAAGAGATGTATTGGAAATATTAGAATATAATGATGATAAGAGATGTATATCAAGAACATTATCCAAATTGTTATCAGAAGAAAAATCAAATATTTATGATTTATATAAAAAATGGTATAACATAGATTTACAAATAATAAATAATGGGTCATATTTGAATTATGACCCCTCTATTAACAGTTTATTAAAACCAATAAAAGATTATACACATAATGATTTAGTAGAAATTTATGTATCTGAATCAGGTCTATATGATTTGATATTATCTTCAAGAAAACCATCTGCTGAACCATTTAAAATTTATACTATAATATAAACATGTTGGGATATGTTAATCAAAAAATATTATCTAAATTTAGATAATGACGAACGAAAATAGTTGAATGATATTTATAATGACATTAATATGAATAAAGAGGTGTTCCCCCAGAAGGGGAACACCCCCTTCTTATAATGAAGGTAAAGAAATTTATATTAACGAATCAGGATTATATACATTAATTATGAATTCAAAATTAGAAAATGCAAAAGATTTTAAAAAAATTATTGTTAAAGAATTGTTGCCATCATTTAGAAAACGAATACATCAAAAATATTTAGATGTGATTAACAATAAACATGTTGGGATATGTTAATCAAAAAATATTATCTAAATTTAGATAATGACGAACGAAAATAGTTGAATGATACTCATAATAAATTGAATAATAAAAATAAGGTGTTAACCTCTGAGGTTAACACCATATCTTACAATGAAGGTAAAGAATTTCAAAATTATGTATTTAATGAATTATTACCATCATTTAGAAAACGAATACATCAAAAATATTTAGATGTGATTAATAATAAACAAGATAAAATTGATGAATTATTAATTGAAACAAGAAAACAATCTTCTGAAATTTATAAATTATCTTCTCAAAATAATATATTATTGTCACAAAATAATCAAGCTTTAAAAAATTAGAACAAGCTAGAGAAAATGATTATATAATATAGATATAGAAGTCTGGGTTAAAATCAGACCCGTAATATAATTAATTTGATAAAAGATTATAAGAATGATTATATAAAAATAATAGAAATTTATTTATTTTAAATCAATGTACCGAAGTAGAATTTATAAATTTAGTTAAAGATTTTGACAATCATAAGTATGATTTATAATTTTTATAAACACCGAGTGAAAATTATTATTTATTTTAAAATGGAAAATCAATTATCACTTTTAAATATTGATGAATTAGATTATAAATCATTTACATCATTAGCACAAGAATTTATTGATAATTTTAATAAAATATTTGAATATAATAATAAAGAAATAAAAATGATAGGAAATATTAATGATCCATATTTTAAAGCTAAAGATATATTAGAAATTCTAGGTTATACTAATCATAAAAGTACTGTTTCAAAAATTTTATAAAAATTTATATATTGAGGCGTACACCGTGAAGGTCCTTCTAAGGAAAAGAAATTTGATACAATTATGTTTTTGATAATGAACAGCAAAATGAAAATAAATTTACATTTATAAGATTCCTTGATTATTAAATTTACAAATTTTATTTTTAATATGTTTAATCAATAACGTCGAATATGATTTAGAAATTACAATGACGGTGTCTGTTTTTCCAATACAAAATATGTATTTTTATTTATAGTATAAATGAATAGATCTATAGTATTTCAATGGTTTGATAGAAATAAGCATTATATTCCTGAAGAATTTATAGAAAATGTAAATTTAATTGCAAGAATAGAAAAACATAATGTGTATTTGATTACTTATGGAATTATAAATAATTTAGATAAATTTGATAGATCCATAACTATAATCGATTATAATGATTTAGATTATGATTATGAATTATTCGTACTGATAAGAAGAATTTCAACTCGAGAATTGTTTGATATATATAATAAGGGACAAACAAGTTTTAATTTTGGATTTATAATTGATTTAATGAGATTGGTAATTCTCCTTAATGAACATACATATAGAGGTGATGTTGTTATTTACATGGATATGGATATGTATATTACAGATAATAAAAGGCTACAAATTGATTATAATAAATTATTATCGAGTAAAATTTTATTTGCAGATCCAAAAGAAAACGTATCGAGTATTCAAGTATTCGAAAATTCACTGATTATAATGTTAAAAGGCACTGATTATATAAAAAAAATATTACATATATTAAATTTAAAATTAACTGCCATGGAAAACGTACCAATTGAATTAATTGATTCTAATTTAGTATTATCAGCTATGTTAACATTTATTAAATATTTAATAAAATATAATTCAGATATTATTGATACTAACAAATTATTAGATATTAATAATTATTATTATGATGAAATAGATTATAATTATTATATTAAACACAATTATATATATTACGGTAATTTGAAATCGACATATGCACATAGTTGGATGTAATAATAATAAATTGAATAATTAGATAAAGTTATTGAGGAAAAGGAAATGGATCAATTAAATCTATCTTTAGAAAGAAAATATAATACTATGATTCATAACAAATTTAAATTAATTGGTAAACATTGTTTATTCACTGTGTTTAAAACAAATAATAATGATAATGAATATTACATATCAAAAATTCAAGAAAGAGATCACATTAAAAGAGAACAAATTTTAAGACAACAATATTCAAATCTTGAAGAAAAATTATCATTTAGAAAAGTTCGTAATGGTAATTATTTATTTGACAAAATAAGAACTAAATTAGAAGAAGAAGAAAATGGCATAGAAACCAATAGAAATCTTATAATTTTAAAAAATATTACTGAAACAGAATTTTTAATAAGAATTCAAGAACTATATGAAGAACATGATTATACTGATTCTGAGTAATTATAAAAAATGGATTTATATACAATTATTATTTATAAACATGAATGAATTTATAACAGCTCTCATTGCATATAATATTGTACTATTTATAGTTTTACAACATTCACATGTATTAATATAAATATTATAACCACTATTAGTAATATTTGTTTTGCCTACATTAACAATGACATCAGCATCTACTGTATTTTTAGTATATGTTGTATCAAAATCAACATATTGTGCAACAAAATTAATTGAGTCAAATATAAGTTCTATAGTATCATTTTTATTCAATAATGTAATATTATTTTTTAAACACGAATCATTAACAAAATATATCTCATCAATGTTATCAATAGACCATACGACATTAGATTTATTTTTTATTGTACATAGTTCATTAGACATAATAGATGAATGATCTTCTGATAAATATACATATTTATATATTATATATGCTAATATACATATCAATGTTGATATAGATAAATATAAATTAAACCAATTCAATATGATCCATGTTTTAGATGATTGTTTATTTATATATTTTTCATATGAAGGAGCCATGATCCATATTAAATAATTAGTATAAAAATTCAATAGTTATATAATGCCATCATACAATAAGTATCATATTCTTCTATAGTAGGTTGAATATATGGATTATATTTAGGAAACATTACAGATTTAATAGTAGTAATATGATGAAATCCTAATGCATGTCCTATTTCATGTAATATAGTAACTTTAAATTGATTCAATGTTCTACAACAATTTGGTTGATATATCCTTATATAAGATGGATATTGTTGAGCAGGAAACGTGGCTTGTCCTAAATCACCAACAGTATTTACATAATATTTAAATATTACAATATCTGCTCTATGATCATTAGTATATGAAATATCTAAATTTGTATATTTAGTCCAAGCATTAAATGCATTTTGGGTAATTTTAATTAAATTATTTTTATATAAAATAATATTATTCTCAAACAAATTAAGATGATCAAATGAAATAAACGTAAAAGTCAATCTATATTTATATATTTTTGAATCAATGGATATACAACGAAATCGTTGTGAGGGAAATCGAACATTATATGTAAAATCTAAATGATGTGTATTATAATAGCGATTATTGAAATAGATATTATTATATCCATACATACTATCTATACTATAATTAGTATCATCATATATTAAAAAAATAACTAATAATATATTTATACAATTAATAAAACTTGATAATAATATTATGATTTTCATCTTAATATATAATAATACATGTGATTATTGTTTAACTTTTTTATCAAAATCTAGCTGCAACTTATATGTTATACAGTTTATGAAAAATAATTAAAATAATGTCTAAATATTATACCATGGCTCAATCAAAAGAGCTTAATTTTACAATTACTGATATATTTACATACAATAATAGAAAAATCCACATTATTGCAGATATACATAATGTATGGTTTTATGGTATTAATATATTAGAAATATTAGAATATAAAATAAGCTATTCGATAATTCTAAATAGAATAAATTACAAATATAAAAATAATATACAAAATATATTTAAAAATAAGCAATCAGAAATCGATTCAGCAAATCAAATATATATTAATGAATTTGGATTATATCAATTATGTTTGACTCGAAACACAGAATCAGTCATTAAGTTTAGAGAATATATATGGAATGTATTATTACCATATGTTAGAACACATATCAATCAACGCTATGTATTATATATAAATAAACAAAAAACTGAAATAGAAGAATTAAAACAAAAATTGATATAAAATAAGTTATTAAATTATTACATATACGCTTATATTGAATATGTTTACATTTATAAGGGACGATCCAAAATATTATTAGTTATTAATACATCTTTTTTATAAAAATGGAATCATGTTCCCAAATCTAAACTATTATATATCATATTTTAAAAAAAAAATTCATACATTATTAATAAGCAATCATAAATTTGTTATTATTATAATTTATAATTTGTTTACTATTTTTCCAATTTAAAATATTTTTAATTTCATTCCATAATGTATTTTTATTAATATTTAAATTTAATGACGATAATAATTCTTGTCTAGATATATTAAATTTATTTTGAATTATAAAACTTGTTAATATTTCATTTAATAATTCTTTTAATTCATCTATATTCTCTACATTATTTCCAACTGTATATGAAATATTATTTATTTTAATTGGTTCAGGAATTACAGGATCTAGTAAAATTACATTTTCTAATTTATTTTTTATAAAATTATTAACATACTCAATACTATTATCATAATTATCAATAATAAAATTAACAAGATCTAATAATGAATTATAATGAAGACAATATAATTCTTTATTTTTCTTAGAAAGAAACATAGATAAAATATTGTTAATATGTTTATCTAAATCTTTAGAATTATAACAAGATTTTATAACACAATAATAATATTCATCATCGGGATGTCTTCCTGTTTGATAATCTTTAATTCTTTTACAAATTCTAGTAGTTGAACCAATCTTAAATAAATTATTAGCAGCATATTGTTTTGTTGTAGCTATATAAATATATTCATTTTTAATATCTTTGAATGATACATTATTTAAATAATTTTTTATTCTCAATGATCGTTTATTAGCTAATTCAATTTCTTTCTGTTTTTGTTGTAATTGTTTTTCTGATTCATTTTTAATTTTTAATATTTCATTATTTTTATTTTCAATTATATATTTTGATTCAATTGATTTTATATTGTATACTATTTTTTCTTGTTTAAAATTATATTCAGTTATATATTTAGAATAATCATACAATATTTTCTCTAAAATAATATAATATTTTCTTATTTGTTTACAACATTTTGTATTAATTAACATTATAGATTCTTTAAAATTTTCTACATTTAATAATATCCATGTTTTTTGAACTAAATGTCTTGGTTCCAAGTTTTTAATATCGTTTTGTATATATTCATATTGATTTATTATTTCATTATCATATTTTATTTCTTTATATTCTAGATTATTTTTATTTAGAAATTTTATATAATTTTTCTTTTGTTGTCTAAATTCTCCTCCGGTTCCATTTAGAACCCCACCATTTGAAAATCCAAGAAAATCTAAAATATTATTAGTAATCAAAATATCTTTCTTATCAAATAACGGAATCCATATATCATAAAACCAATTTCCCAAATCTAAAATATAATTATTACTATTGATAAATTCAAATATATTTAACAATTTAGAATTATATAATTCTTTAAATTTATCATAGCCATCTTGATTAATATAAAGAGATGTATTTTCTTTATAATTATCAAGATAATTTTTAAATTCTTCTATAAACTTTTCTTTATTATATTCAATATTATAAATTTCACACAATTCTTTTATTTTATATATCATCCTTTATTTATTTTTAAAATTTCATTCAATGTTTTAATAAATAATCATAAATTTGTTATTATTATAATTTATAAATTGTTTACTATTTTTCCAATTTAAAATATTTTTTATGTTATTCCATAATGTAAGTTTATTAACATTTAAATTTAATGACGTTAATAATTCTTGTCTAGATATATTAAATTTATTTTGAATTATAAAACTTGTTAATATTTCATCTAATAATTCTTTCAATTGATCTAAATTAAATTCATTAATATTTATATTGTCTGTTAAATTTCCAACAGTATATGAAATACTATTAATTTTAATAGGTTCAGGAATAATTGGATCTAATATAATAACATTTTCTAATTTATGTTTAATAAAATTATTAACATACTCAATACTCTTATCATAATTATCAATAATAAAATTAACAAGATCTAATAATGAATTATAATGAAGACAATATAATTCTTTATTTTTCTTAGAAAGAAACATAGATAAAATATTATTAATATGTTTATCTAAATCTTTAGAATTATAACAAGATTTTATAACACAATAATAATATTCATCTTCATGATGTCTACCAGTTTGATAATCTTTAATTCGTTTACAAATTCTAGTTGTTGATCCAATTTTAAATAAATTTAATGCTGCATATTGTTTAGTTGTTGCTATGTAAATCCATTCGTTTTTCTTATCTTTAATAGAAATGTTGTTTAAATAATTTTTTATTTTCAACGTTTTTTTATTTGCCAATTCAATTTCTAATTGATATTGTTGTGTTGAATAATTTAATTCAATTGATTTTATTAAATAATTTATTTTTTCTTGTTTTAAATTATATTTTTGTATATAATTAGAATAATCAAATAATATTTCTTCCAAGTTAATATAATAGTCTCTTATTTGTCTTGCAATCTTTGTATTTAACATCATTATTAATTTTTTAAAATTTTTCACTGATAATAATATCCATGATTTTTGAACTATATTATTAGGAGTCGATTTATCTAATTCATTTTTTAAATAAGTATATTCAATAAAATTAACATCTTTATATAAAATCTTATCATATTCTAAACTATAATTTGATAAGATTTTCATTAAATTCTTTTTTAATAATTTATAATTCAGGGGGGGATGGCGATCCCCCCCTGGATTATCAATTCCATGATGAATAAATCTTAATATATTATCAGTTATTAATATATCTTTTTGTTCGAATAAAGGAATCCATATATCATAAAACCAATCTCCTAAATCTAAATTATAATTATTATGATTTATAAATTCAAATATGTTTAATAACTTAGGATTATATAATTCTTTAAATTTATCATAGCCATCTTGATTAATATAAAGAGATTTATTTTCTTTATAATTATCAAGATAATTTTTAAATTCTTCTATAAACTTTTCTTTATTATATTCAATATTATAAATTTCACACAATTCTTTTATTTTATATATCATATTTTTAATTTTAAAATATTAAATTTCATTCATCATTTATAAAAATTAATACGTTATTAATAATTTATTATTATTATAATTTATAATTTGTTTTCCATTTTTCCAATTTAAAATATTTTTTATATTATTCCATAATGTAAGTTTATTAACATTTAAATTTAATGACGTTAATAATTCTTGTCTGGAAATATTAAATTTATTTTGAATTATAAAACTTGTCAATATTTCATCTAATAATTCTTTTAGTTCATCAACATTAAATTCATTAATATTTATACTATCTGTTGAATGACCAATTTTATATGAAATACTATTAATTTTAATAGGTTCAGGAATAATTGGATCTAATACAATAACATTTTCTAATTTATGTTTAATAAAATTATTAACATACTCAATACTCTTATCATAATTATCAATAATAAAATTAACAAGATCTAATAATGAATTATAATGAAGACAATATAATTCTTTATTTTTCTTAGAAAGAAACATAGATAAAATATTATTAATATGTTTATCTAAATCTTTAGAATTATAACAAGATTTTATAAAACAATAATAATATTCATCTTCATGATGTCTACCAGTTTGATAATCTTTAATTCTTTTAGTTGATCCAATTTTAAATAAATTATTAGATGCATATTGTATTGTAGTTGCTATATATATGTATTCATTTTTAACATCTTTGAATGATACATTATTTAAATAATTTTTTATTCTCAATGATCGTTTGTTTGCCAATTCTAATTGTTTATCTTTCTCGTCTAATTGTCTTTGAGATTCAATTGATTTTATTTTTTCTATATTGATGTTATATTCCATACTATACTTATAATAATCATATATCATTTCTTCTAATGTTAAATAATATTCTCTTATTCCTTGAGCCGATTTAGTATTCAATCTCATTATTAAACTTTTGAAATTTCTAACAGATAATATTATCCATGTTTTTTGTACTAAATTATTTTTTGATAAATTTTTTATTTCATTCTGAATATATTCATATTGATTTGCTAATTCATTATTATATTTGATTTCTGTATATTTTATGTTATTATTTATAAGTGTTTTTTTTAAATCACGTTTGATTGAAGATGTATTTTCAGGCGGGATGGTCGTCCCGCCTGGATTTTGTGCACCATAATGGATGAATTTTAATATATTATTAGTAATTAATACATCTTGTTTATAAAATAATGGTATCCATATTTCTTCAAACCATTGTCCTAAATCTAATTCATAATTATTTTTATTAATAAACTCAAATATGTTTAATAACTTAGGATTATATAATTCTTTAAATTTATCATAAGCCATCTTGATTAATATAAAGAGATTTATTTTCTTTATAATTATCAAGATAATTTTTAAATTCTTCTATAAACTTTTCTTTATTATATTCAATATTATAAATTTCACACAATTCTTTAATTTTATATATCATACTTTATTTATTTTTTAAAATTTCATTCAGCGTCTTAATATGTAATCATAAATTTGTTATTATTATAATTTATAATTTGTTTTCCATTTTTCCAATTTAAAATATTTTTTATATTATTCCATAAAGTATTTTTATTAACATTTAAATTTAATGACGATAATAAATCTTGTCTAGAAATATTAAATTTATTTTGAATTATAAAACTTGTCAATATTTCATTTAATAATTCTTTTAGTTCATCTATATTAAAGTTATCAATATTAATATTTTCAATATTATCACCAATCTTAAATGAAATATTATTAATTTTAATTGGTTCAGGAATTACAGGATCTAATATAATAACATTTTCTAATTTATGTTTAATAAAATTATTAACATACTCAATACTCTTATCATAATTATCAATAATAAAATTAACAAGATCTAATAATGAATTATAATGAAGACAATATAATTCTTTAGTTTTCTTAGAAAGAAAGATAGATAAAATATTATTAATATGTTTATCTAAATCTTTAGAATTATAACAATATTTTATAAAACAATAGTAATATTCATCTTCTTCATGTCTACCAGTTTGATAATCTTTAATTCGTTTACAAATTCTTGTAGTTGATCCAATTTTAAATAAATTATTAGCAGCATATTGTTTTGTTGTAGCTATATAAATATATTCATTTTTAACATCTTTGAATGATACATTATTTAAATAATTTTTTATTCTCAATGATCGTTTATTAGCTAATTCAATTTCTTTATTTTTACTTTCAATCTCTATTTGTTTTTCTTCCAATAAATAGTTTGATTCTAATGATTTTATTTTTTCTTGGTTCAAATTATAATTCATTGTATATTTAGAATAATCATATATAAGTTCTTCTAATGTTAAGTAATAAATTCTAATATTATCAGCTACTTTTGTTTTTAACATCATAATATATTTTTTAAAATTTTTTACAGACATTATTATCCATGTACGTTGGTCTAAATTATTTTGAGTTAATTTTTTTATGTCATTTTCTAAATATATATATTTATTTAATAATAAACTATCATATTTTATTTTCTGAAATTCTATTTTATAATTATTTAAACTTTCAATTAATCTATTTTTTAATTTTTTAAAATAGGGGTCCGTCTCGCCGGACCCCTGATTATTTATATTAAAATGGATAAAATTTAAAATATTATTAGTAATCAATACATCTTTTTGTTCAAATAATGGTAGCCATATATCTTCAAACCAATTTCCTAAATCTAAATTATAATTATTTTTATTAATAAATTCAAATATATTTAACAATTTAGAATTATATAATTCTTTAAATTTATCATAGCCATCTTGATTAATATAAAGAGATTTATTTTCTTTATAATTATCAAGATAATTTTTAAATTCTTCTATAAACTTTTCTTTATTATATTCAATATTATAAATTTCGCACAATTCTTTTATTTTATATATCATATTTTAAAAAAAAATAAAATTTCATACAGTATTAATAAGTAATCATAAATTTGTTATTATTATAATTTATAAATTGTTTGCCATTTTTTCCAATTTAAAATATTTTTTATGTTATTCCATAATGTAAGTTTATTAACATTTAAATTTAATGATGATAATAATTCTTGTCTTGATATATTAAATTTATTTTGGATTACAAAACTTTGTAATATCTCATCTATTAATTCTTTCAATTGATCAATATTAAAATTGTTTATATTTATTGTATCTGTTGAATCTCCTATAGTATATGAAATATTATAAATTTCAATTGGTTCTGGAATTACTGGATCTAGTGTAATGATATTTTCTAACATTAATTTTATAAAATTGTTTACATATTCGATAGATTTATCATAATTAGAAATAATAAAATCTACTAAATCTAATAATGAATTATAGTGTAAACAATACAATTCTTTGTTCTTTTTACAAAGAAACATTCCTAATAATTTATTAATATGAGTATCTAATTCTTTACTATTATAACAAGGTTTAATCCAACAATAATAGTATTCATCTTGTTCATGTCTACCTGTTTGATAATCTTTTATTCGTTTACAAATTCTAGTTGTTGAACCAATTTTAAATAAATTATTAAAAGCGTATTGTTTAGTAGTAGCAATATAAATCCATTCATTTTTAGTATCTTTGATGGATATATTATTTAAATATTTTTTTATTTTTAATGTCTTGTCATTAGCTAATATAATTTCTTTATTTTTGTTTTCTATTATATATTTAGTTTCTAATGATTTTATTTTTGAATTTATTTTCACTTGTTTTAAATTATATTCTAATGTATAGTTTGAATAGTCATATAATACCTTTTCTATTGTTATATAATATTTTCTAATATGTTTACAATCCTTGGTGTTAATTAACATTACAGATTCTTTAAAATTATCTATTGATAACAATATCCATATTTTTCTTGATAAATTATTTGATGATGTATTTTTAATATCAGTTTTGATAAATTCATATTCTAAAGCTAAATTATGATTATATTTAATTTCTTTATATTCTAGATCATTTTTCTTTAAAAATTTAATATAATTTTGTTTTTGTATTATATATTTTCCAGCGCATCCATTTGGATGCACTGAATTTTCTTCATTATTATTAGAAAATCCAAGAAAATCTAAAATAAAAATAATTAAAAAATTGAATCAACTTAACACAGCGGATTAAATACAATATATAGTAGATTATTTCGTAACACAGAGACATCATATTATATACAAAAACAAAAAAATTTAAAATTAAATAAATCATTATGATATATTATATTTATCAATGAGATGTGTAAAATAAGTTATTAACTGAGAACATATAATATCAAAGAATTTTTCATCGCGATTATATTCTATTATTTTATTAAGTTTATTATGATACTGAATTTGTTTACATTTATCTATATTTAATAAATATAAATACATTTCAATTTGTACTTTCTCATATATAGGTATATAATCAAAAAAATGATTTCGTCTATTTTTTGCTTCGATTAAAATATTATTCTCTAATCCATCTATTCGTCCACAAACAATTATTTTATATATATTATTTTTATATCGTATAGTTAATAATTCTTTTTTATATAATTTATCTACATGTTTAATTATGTTAGATGATTTTAAATTTTGTTTCTCTCTGATAATTCCTCTAGTAATTGATACAGCATGTTCTATTGATTTTTTTAATTTATCGTCCGATATATTTTCTATAATAATTTTACTTTCTTCTTCAGTATCACAAAATAATGATTTATTTATTAAATCATCGTTCTCGTATAATAATGCTTCATTTATTAAATTAGCGTTATCATCATCTTTATAATCAATATATTTATATAACCAAGCATTATAAAATAATAAAGATTTTAATATATCATTTTCGTTTATATATGTATTATGATTAGAAAAATAAGATGTTTTAGATGCAGTTATAATAAATTCAAATTGATTTTCCATTTACCATAAAAATTATATTACAATAAGCTTTCATATTTATTAATATACTCATCGAAATACACTATTTGAATTTTATTATGTTCACAAAATCCATATATATTATATTCATGCATATGTAATACTTTTCTACTGTGTAAGTCAGCATAGCGATATTCAAATACATATACGTCAGCTGGTGTCCGCATCATGCTCAGTTCATATTTACAAAATTTAATTCTAAATTTTCTTACATTACTAATACCAAAATAATTAATATTAGCATAAATAAATATTTTGTTATCATCATTATCATGATCAATATTATCGTCGTGTATATTATTTTTGTTATTTACAATTAAAGTATTATTATAAATTTTCTTAAAATTAATATTCTCGATATACATTTTATGCATGGCAAGAGAAAATTCATTAGTATCATTATATTGAAAATAAAATGTATTAAGATCTTTATATTTTCTAAATTGATCGGTATCTATGTTTGTTATATTATTTCCATATAAATCTAAGTATTTTAAATTTTTAAAATATTTATCAAATGTATTTATATTACAATTTGATGCAATTAAATTTACTATAGTGTCTGGTATGTTATCTAGTGTGATTAATGGATTATAAGCTAAATTAAGATTTACCAATCGTGTAGTATATAATGATATATCATAGATTTGTGTTATTTTATTATTAGACAAATTCAATATAATTAAATTAGTCAAATAGTAAAAGAAATAGTTATTTAAGGAAGTTATGTTACAATACGATAAATCTAGAGTACGAATGTTGCTGACAAGTGGATATATAAACGTTGACGAAATGAAAGGATTGTGTGATAATACTAATGAATATAACTTAGTATTTGTCTTAAATGCATAAGGATGTATTACTGATATAGAATTATGTGCTAATGATAGATAGTTTAAATGTTTAAGATTTGCAAAATTTTCATGTGTGATGTATGTTAATTTGGAATAAGTAATTGATATATATGTTACGCGTTGCACATATCTGAATGCCCTAGGATAAATACTATCTATATTCGTATTATTTATTGTTATCGAAGTTGGAGAAAATGTATGTTCATTTATGTACTTAAATTCATAATCTAATAACTCTAAGTCATATCCGGCCACAAGACCAATACACAATAACAATAATGCAGTCATTATGTTCACATTACGTAAGTAATATTTATTTTTCAAATATGTCAACATAATAATAATTTATTTTTGGTTCTTCTTAGCATAAATAAATTTTTATCATCATCAGTAATACCTTTAAAATTTGCTCCATATACATTAAATCTTAATGATGAAATTAAATTTATATGATTTCCTAAAAATATATGACTTAATAAATGTCTTATAACATCTACAAATCTAATATCAATCTTATAAGGTAATTTTATAATGAGTTTACTTTCAAATATTATTATTGGTTCTTTATAATTATTTCTAGAACATTCAAATTCCAATACAATATTTTCATCAAATGAATTAAATATTATATCTAAGCCACTATATATATCTAGCGCAATATGAATATCATATATTATTGTATTATCACAATTCGATATAGTATATGGTACTATTAATTTATCATCATATATACACAATGATTTATAGAATAAATCTATTTCTTTGTCAGAAAATTTATTGGTACAAGAATCTGAATGAATAATATTAATTAATTCAGCATCACTTATTTTATACATATCAATTAATTTAGTATATGCTTCTTCTGCTGATACTTCATATCCAAAATGCTCGTGATAATATTCTATTAATACTTGAAGATCAATATTTTTATTAATAACTATTTTACGAGGCATGACTAAAAAATAAATACCTATTATTAAAAGTAATAAAATTATAATAATTCCTATTAATATTATAATAATAACATTTTTAGTGAAAAAAGTTGGTTTTTCTTGAACTGATCTACGCACAGGCATATTTAGATATCCACTCGAATAAACTGATTCATATAATGGAACATTCATACTCTAAATTATGATTTCATAATTCATTAAATTTTATATTTTCAATACTCGGAATATCATCTTCAACTTTAATAACTATTTGATTTATATTGGACATACATTTATTACTATGTGTATATAATAATTTTATATATTCTATATCTGTTTTTGTTATATTATAAGAATTTAAATTTTTATTCATTATACTATATCCATCTAAATGAGGTAATCCTAAAGCATGACCTATTGAATGCAATAATATTAATTCTAATTCTAATTCATTCTTAATATTATTAATAATTATTGTTATTTCTGAATCGGGAGGATATTTTACAAATGTATATCCATATGTAGACCATTCTAAATATATTTTGATATCTGGATTACGATTAAATGATTTTAAAATATTTATAGGTATTATACTATTCCATATATTCATAGTTTTATTAACTAAATATATAAATTTGGATTCAGCAATTATATTATTATTAATAAATCCACATAAATTCCAATAGATAGTATCTTTATTCCATTTATTGATTAAAGTTGGTCTCTCAGATATTATATCATTTTCAAAATATATTATATTATTTTTAATGCTTTCTTCACATGAATCATAATATATATACTGATAAATATTTAATCCTAATAATAATATCAACAATAATAAATTTAATAACAAAATTATATATTGTAATTTACTATCCATTATTTGAATAACTAGTTAATTTTCAAATCATGGATTATAAACGTGTATTATTATTATTAATTATAATTTTAGAAATAATACTATTATATCTACAAATACAAAATAATTTTAAATATTTTATTAACAATAATAAATTAACCATAAAATTAGATACAAATACAATATCAAATAAATTGCCAATAAATATACACGAATTAATTATAATTACTAAGAGAGATATAGAAAAAATATTTGATGATAAAGAAATAGTATTTGTTAATGATTTTGGCAATATAAATATAGAATTTTTTAATAATGTCGATGTGAATAATTATATAATTAAGAATAATAAAATAATGATTAATGAAAATAATATATTAGATATTGATTATTATTCATTGATTTTACATGATATATTTTTACCAATAAAAACTCCAACACCAAAAAAAAATATTTTTGTTATAAATATACGCGATAATTATGCATATTTAGGTTAGACAATTATTATTTATAAATATTGCTAGATTACTCAATTTAGTTAATATATATAGATACAATGAAGCACCATCTTTACAACACCCACATGTATCGATTGCGATTGAAAGATCATTAGTAACTTTTGAAGAATTATATTTTCCTACATCTATCTTAATAATTCCATTTGGGTTATTACTATAATATAGATTAAAGTTTAGATATTTTTCTAAATGTTTAAATATTTCAGATATTAGTTGGCGTGTTGTATCATGATTCGCTATTATAGTACTATTATTATTACTGCATTCACTATCTGATAAATATCTGGTAACATGTCGTATGTTTTCTATATTAGTAAATGTCCATGAAATATTTGTTTGATTGTTTAATTTACAAATATCTTCTGCATGAATAGATGATTGATCTTCAGAAATTAATGGATATATAATGATTGCTAACATACATATTAAGATTATTGTACTGACAATTGAATTGATCAATTGCCAAATATAATATTTTTTATTTATTTTAGTATTATATTTAGTATATGTTTTATCCATCTTGATGATATATATATTAATAATTATAATAAAAATTCAATTTTATTTAAGTCCATACGATTGTAACATGCAATAAACGTCATATTCAGGTAATATATATCTATGTTTTATTAGTGCTGGAACCATTATAGATTCATGTGCATAACTTACGTGTGAAAATCCAAATATATGACCTATCTCATGTAAAATAACACTCTTAAATTCTGAAATATTTCCACAACAAACTAACAAATTAACAGACAATTGTTGTCGTATATAATTGTTGGGAAAATATGCATGTGCTAATACATAACCATCTTTCTTATTATACGGCTTGTACATTACGTTAACAATTATATCAGCATTATATGATCTTACATATCGAATTATTATTCTAGAAAATTTCGTCCAAGCATTAAATGCATTATGTAAAATCGATTTTATTTGATTTGAATTCAATATTGTACCATCCCTCAATTTATATGTAGAAAATGTAATCGTGTATGTTATATGCAATTTAGTATATCTTGTATAATAGTTTACACAAGAATAACCACGTCTTGGATACTGTGCATAAAAGTCAAGATAATGTGAGCTGCCATATATATTGTTACTAACAGCATGCTTCTTAATAGAAACTGTTATATTTATCTTTGATGTATGTTTAATATTTGGAATCCAATAATTATTAGTCCATATACTAGCATATTTTTCTTCCAAATAGTGATATTTGATTATGTAAATCATTAATAATATGTTTATAATACATAATATACTAGTATATATTGGCTGTACAATGTACATGTCTATCGATAAATATATTATAATTTAATCTATTTTATCAAAAAAATATTCCAATGTTATTTTATTTTTATGTATATTAATTTTTATATATAATATTCGTTTTTTTATTTTTTTTGTATCATATTTATCAATTGCCTTTTTTATATCGTTATTATTTAAATTAAAATTTCCTGTGTTCATTGGAAACATAATAGAACTACGATCATTATTATGTTTAAATTCTAAATTATGACCTATTTCATGAATTAATGTAGATAATATATTATAGCTTTCAATACTTTGTTTTTGAATATGCATATATGCTATGTATCTATTACTAAGTTTATTATAAAAGGTTCCCAGCGATGCATGTGCTAATTCTCCATCTTTAAATATATTTATTCTATCATTATTTATTCCACAGTAATGTTCTTTATCTGTTATAGTAATTACAATATCTGAAACTAATTTTATTTTTGATTGAATAAACTCGATATCAATATGATTCGACCATTTTTTAAATGCATCGTTTATTAACGGACTAAGATACATAAATTCTTCTGGTATATACCATCGTAGTATATTTGCGTTCACATTACAAACTAGAATTAATAATAATAAATACATGATTATTATATAATATATATATTTTCAAATAACACTAACAATCCATATATTGGTCAATCTCACTAAATTTTCGTTTTCTATTCACTCTAATATCTTTATTCATATTTTCTTCCATTGGTTTTGTATCTTTAGATTTATTATCTGGGTTTTTATTATTTATCGTTGCCGTTGCTATTTTTCTGTTTTGTTCTGAGTTTTTCATTTATTATACTAGTAATAATTTTTCAAAAAAATATTTACTAAACCTGTTAAATTTTTATTATGACAACAATCATTATAGCCAGTAAAATTGTCTAATGAGAACTTAAATTATGTGTATTTTTAAATAGATATTTTATAAATTAATATAATTTTTATTTTATTAATCAAATTGAAATAAGGTCAAATCATATATTTCATTTAATTTAAGTAGATCCTGACGTGTGATTTCTTTATTATTTTCGAATATATTTTTTATTTCCATCTCTATATTATGTATTATTTCCTGATTACTATATATCGGCATATTTTTTTTTACAGTTACATGTTTTTCATTATTATAGATTTTAAATAAATAACATATCTTTGATAATAATTTTACGTTTATATTATATTTATTGCGATGGTGTATATTTTTACTTAATTTGATATATGATGATATATTGTTTGCACTTACATTATATCTATAATTACGTTTCTCAAAGAAATCACAATTATTATTATGTCCATTTCCATATATAGCAAATCCATTTGGCATTAAACAATAATCATCATTTGGAAACACTGATTTTACTATTTTTTCTAACAAAGGATCGATAGGTGAATCATACCAAAATGTGTTTTTCCTATTATTTGCATATATAATGATGGAATCGTGCTTGTTACGGTCAATAATTATTTTACAATCATAATAACCTTTTTCATATTTTATAGTAAATGTTGATATATCAGGAATATATTTTTTTACGATATCATATTTTTGCATAAAAGTTATTGCAATATAAAATAGGAAATCAAGATTAATCATGTTGATATTATAATTTATTATTTTTTTTTCAAAACATATTTAGCGATACTACTTAATCCAATATAAAATAATTCTCCATTAATTTCATTAACAATAATAGATATATGTTTTTTAATTTTCTTAGCCATTTGACATAATTATTCATTTATAAACTATTTTTTGAAAAAAAATATGAAAATATAATCATGGATATAAAACAGATAAAATGTCCACGTTGCAATTCATATATAGAGAAAATATATTATAGAATGTGTAATAAATGTTATAAAAAAATTTTTAAACCACATACCAAAAAAATTGAAAAATAACATCTCATTAAAATGGATTCCATTGAATATAATGTAAGGAAATTATTATTTCTATACTATTATTGTATTTAGTTCATTAATATACTACACGAATTATTAATTTGAAAATTAAAATATCAAATTAAAAAATGAAAACATATTATTTAATTACGGAATACGATGAGTTTATTGATATATTATTATCTGATCCAAAATTGTTAGATAATTATATATCTATGTTTTTAAAATATATGACTGATAATGATGAATAATATATTTTTTTTATTTTAATGAAAAGATAATAATAATGTAATGATTATTTTATAGAATCATGTCTAACGATAATGATTTCTGGGATATGCTATTTTATAAATTATTATATAATAAACCAATAGATATTAAGTTAATAGAAAAAATATTTAATTATAAGAAAAGGGATTATAAAATAGGAATATGTAAAGTACTGTTATCGTGGACTATAATAAATAACAATATAAGTATAAATCATCATATAATTGATAAAATTATAGATGAATTAAATATATTATATCGTAATAATTATTATACTTATACTTATAATGAAATAATAAAATATATTAATTTTTATCAACTATCTTAACTATCTCTGGATTTTTATTTCCTATCTCAATACTATTAGATATTGAAATACATTTTAGGTATTTAAGTTTGCTAACATCTACATAGTTTAGTCTATTTAATGAGCAGTTTATCCATGTAAGTAGTCCATGATCATTTAAATTATCACATTTACGTATTTTATTATCAGAACAGTCCAATATTTCTAATATAGCACAATTTATATTTAGCTTGGTTATAAGATTATTATTACAATGTAATATTTTTAGATTTGGTAGTGAAATATTTAGCTTGGATATACGATTTTTAGAACAATTTAATTCACATAAGTGTATATTGTCATTTATATATAATTCCTTTAATAAATTGGTCGAACAATCTAAATACATAAGCTCTTTATTTTCAAATACATTTAAATTTTCTATAATATTAATATCACAATATAACTCACGTAAGTTCTTATTTTTAGTTATATCTAATGTAGATATTTGATTATGTGAACACTTCAAAATTAATAGATTCTTACACGTCGAAATCTTTATTTCTACTATTATATTGTTATCACATATTATTTCTTCTATCTCTGGTGAATCGATATATAACTTTTGTATACCATTTGATGAACATGTTATTTTTTTTGGCATTATACTTATCATCCATAAACAATATATTGAATTATCAATAAACTTTATCTCATTAGTAGTAATATTGTGAGTGTATAGAGTTCTATGAATTTTATTATATTTAAATTGTATACATTCTGATTTAGTAGATAAAATCTCAAAATTGTCAATAATATTTGTAGAAACAATTAATTCTGATGATATAGTACAATCAATTATTTTTATAATATATATATTAGTGCAATTACGTATATTGATACATGATAATGTATTCTTTTCTATTATTATCTCGGTAATATTTTTACAATTCTCTATTATTAAAAATTGTACATCATTGGTAGTTATTCTTAATCTATCTAGATTATGATATGTTATAGGCAATTCATTACATGATTTACCTATAATGTCCAGTTTTTTACGACTATTGCAAGTCATGATTATGTATATATATATATATATATATATATATATTATAATTACTAATATAATCTTAAAATTCAAAATTATATATTTATATATAGTTGATTTTTAATATTATTAATAATTATATTATCAATTGATACCTCTGTATGGGATATTTTTATAATGTTATTTTGTGTTTCGTCATCTAATAATATTTTAAAGCTTACTCCATTATTATAAATATTAGAAATATTGATACAATTATTATTTGCATTTCCGATAATTCGTAATGGTACTGACGATGATTTACCATATAATATTATATTAATATTTTCAATATTTGAATTATTTCCATTTTCTATTTTGATAGGATTATAATTTTGTAACCGAGTTGTATAAATTATATTTATATTTGATATATGTATAAAATTACATTTACCTATTACAATACCGATATCACAATTTTTAATATAATTATTATATATACTTGCATAATCATTACTCTTACAATCAGAACTTCCTAATCCAATCCCTATTGCACAATATCTTGCATAACAATTAATTATTCTGTTATATTTTCCATTCTGTTTTAATTCTAATCCATAAAAATTATTGTATTCGGATCGACAATTATCTATCGTACTATAATAATAATCAGCAATTATTATTCCAATGCATTGTAAATGGCGTTTATTAGATATTTTATCATATATATTATTATATTCCATGTAAGCAAATTTTGAATTTGAATAACAATTTTTGATAATTATATTTTTATATATTGATGTTGAATTAGTATATGCAATTATTCCAGAGCCTAAGTAATCGTAAACATTACAGTTATCAATAACACAATTATTTGATCTAACAATACAAATACCATGTCCTTTGTATTTTTTTGATGAGTATTCACATTTTAATGTAATATTTTTTATTTCTATATGATCACTTTCTAATACAGTTATAAAATTACCATTCGTATTTTTAATTAAACATGTGTCATATTTATTTTCACCTTGTATTATTATTTTTTTTTTACAATTTATTTTTAATAATTTTATTTTATAATTACCATTTTCTATTATACCTGTTCCACCATTATTAGATAATATTTTTATAAATTTATAAAATGAATCTGTATCATCGGCATTTCCATCACCAATAGCATTAAAATGTAATTTTAATAAATAATAATTAGTTATAGGATACTTTCTATAAATAATCTGTTTATTTGAATTATACATTATATAAATATAAAAAAATAATATTAATATAAGTATAATCATAATTTATTTAAAGTTGAAATAATGAAAATTCCATATATGTGTATAAATTAATTAATAAATAAATGATTGAAATTAGCGAAGAATTTCTTAGATTTATACTAAATATATATAATAAACGATTTATACAAAATAGCGTTAACAATTTATTTGACTATATTTATTTAGATAATTTTAACAGATTAATAAAAACATTGGATCTTTTTTTTAATAAAATGAATATTAAATATAAATTATATGAACCAATTTCATTGTGGGAAATAGATAATATTAAAATAAAAATTAAGGCTTTATATAAGAATAATATTATAAATATATATATACATAAAGATTTAATGAATACATTAATAAACTTAGTAAAAATGTATAAGAAACAAATCTTATACTGATATTTTGTAAGGAACTATATCATATATATAATTTTTTAATATATTATTATTTAATATATCAATAGAATAATCGTTAGATAAATCATTTAATACTTCAAAAAGATTTAACATATTAGTAATTATTAATTTATTTTTATCGGTAATCTTACCTATTTTTAAACCTAAAAAATTGCATAATTGTAGTTTTATCGACGCTTTTATATTTAAATTTTTATAGTCTCTTAATACAGATGATAAATATTTAGTGTGATCAAATGAAATATTTTTTTCATAATCATCATCTATTAGATTAACTAGTCCCTCTTGTATAATGACAGTTGAAATATTTAAATCAGTAACATTAATCAATTCGCGATCATCTTCATCTTCTTCATAATATATTTTATAAATATTTTCTATATAATCAGGAATAGTCTGTTTATTAGTATTTTTTTCATCAATAATTTCTGATAATATTTTAGAAAATTCAGTATCTATATAATATTCTAAATTAATTTTAAGTAATTCACCATCCTTTGTTAACTTAAAATCATAATATTGCAATTTAGCCAATATATGAATAAAATTTATATGAATATCAATTCCCTGATCTTTATTCATACTAGAACTCACATGACCTATCATTTGCAAACATAATTCCATACATGATATTATTAATGATAATAATATTCTATATAACTCAACTTTATTAAATTTTAATACATATTTTTTTATATTATTAATTTTTATTATAATTTCTATTAGCATTTGTATATTTTCAAAATCCATAATAATATATTTATAATTTCAAATAGGATTAATTTAGTTTTAATTTATCAAATTCATTGAGTATATGCAATGATGATCTATCATAAACTTTTAATTCATTTTCTATATTTATCATAAATTCAGCCGGATCATCAATAAATATAAATTCATTATTTTTTAATTTTAATACATATTCATTTATATATTCTTTACTATCAATAAAGAAATTAATATTTACACAATAAAACAACATATTAATATATGTTACAACTTCCGTGAATGGTATGTAATAAATATCATATAAATTATATCTAGTATCTATATTTCTAGGGATATATATTTTTTTATCTAAAATAGTATTAATATCATTAACATATCTAGGTAATTTTATAACTCCATTTTGAGTTTTTATTATAAGTAATGTATTACTATTATAAAGTTTATTAATTTTATCATATACTAATTCCAATTTAGTATTTATATCTATATATAATTGTAATAATTTATTAATTTCTATTAGTGATTTATTATTAATAGAATCGACATGCTGACAAATAGTTTCGGTTATCTTTTCTATTATATTATTTATCAAAAAAATATCTTCCATTTTAATTTTCATTTGATATATTTTCAAAAAGTATAAATTGCCCCTTAAGTATATTTATTTCTTTACAGTATTTTGTAAATTTTTTTCTATTAATCATCTCCATATCTTCCATAATACATCGATCCCGATATATTTCATAATATTTGTCAATATGTATGTGCCGTAATCTATTTTTAATAATTATATACTCTGCATGCTCTTGTAAAAATTCGTCATCTAAACTCTCGTTAATAAATTGATCGATAAATAATTCATTATTAGTAGTTTCAGTATCAATATCTGGATATGTCAAAATATAATTATACATATCTGCTATTCCATTTTTAGAATCTAATTCGTTTTTAAATTCCATATCGTCATGACTTTCTTTTATCATAAACAATTCATACTCAATATTACTTTTTTTGTTATTAGAATTCATTATATTTAATTTATTTGCCATTTCTGCATCAGAAAGAATTATACAATTTGATATTTTGGGTACATTTATATTATACTTTGTAGAATTTACAAATTCATTAATATCAATAATCATATTTTTATATATATTATCAGTTACGTTACCAATACATATCAATACTTTACCTATAAAGCGATTTAATATATCTTTTCTAAATGGAAAATGGCCAAGACTGGTGTATTTTCTACCTATAATTAACTTAAATAGTTTATATATATTATATAATTCCTTATCGAATGTAGTTTTATAAAATATTAAAACTTTTTTTTGATTTACGGGATTTATTATACATTGTTTAATAAAATTTATTATAATATTATATTTATTTTTATCTTGTGAACAAATAGTGTTTAATATAAATGTGTTAATACATACTATTTTTTTCTCATTAACTGTATTAGTTATAGAATGTGGAGATTCTTGCCATAAATTATATACATTTGCATCAACACGCGCATTAAATTTATACACTATATTAATATATGTATTAATATTTATAAAATTATTAGAGTTTAAAATAGTATCAAATGTTTTGGATTTTATTGCCTTTTTACCTGGTTCTTTATAACTGAATACAATATCCAATTTATTAATATAATATTGTATTTTATCATAATCATGATCAATACTATATACAATATTATTATTCGGTAGTTTAATTATACAAATAAATTTTGATAAACAATGGTCGATAAATAATTTTATAGAATCAAAAGAGTCAAATACTTCTATAGCACGATTTAATGCGTCTTTATAATTGGCTATTTGTCTATATTCATTAATTAATGTTTTTCTATTACTATCACTATTTTCAGAATTCATTTTAATAATTTTATATATTTTCAAAAATTTTCTATTATTTCTGATTCAATATTTTTTTCTAGTATTTCTTTTTTTATTAATGATATACTATCGTATTTATTCAAATTTAAATATGATTCATAATAACCATGTCCTATGTTAAGTAAGGAGTTTTCAAATATCTGAGAATATATATCTGTTCCAGTATCTATAATGTTGTTAAATGCTGAATTTTGTATTGAATCAGATACCCCATGAATTGCATTTTTTAATATACTATTTTTACCATCTCTTAATCTTTTGATATTATACATATCTGTAGATAAGCACATTAGTTTAGATAATATTTTGTAACATATTTCCATAGATTTTTCTTTAGTGGAATTTATCAATCTATTACATATGGAATATTCGGCAAATTGAATTCCAAATGCATCATAAGCAAACCAAGGTCCCAATTCTAAATAGACGTCTCTTGTATCAAAATTGGAAAGATCATATACATTTTCTATATAAAATCTTAATCTATATCCATCAACTTGAACCATATTATCATCGTACATTTTTATATTTTCTATATCAATATTAGTATTTGCCATTTTTCCTTTATATACAGCACTTGATATACCTTGCATAAAATATATTTTATTTATATTATATGGAGCGACTATTGTAATACCAATAATTATATCAATAATATCTTTATATAACTTCATTTTAGACCAATAACTATTTATAATAATACAGTTATCTAAAAAATCTAAAAACATTTGATAATATTGCATTAATGTTAATTTCTTATTTACATAAAATTTATTTATTTTGATACTAATAACAAGTCCTGAGTTCTTTGTATTTTCTTCAATTATCGATATATCAGGATTGAAAAATTTTATGCTAAGATATTCAACATTTATTTTTATTATTTCTAATTTATTTCTATTAGTTGAATAAGCCGTAACTATATCTGGTTTATTTTTTCTACTCAATTCTACTGTATCTTTAAAATCATTAAATCCTAATTGCGTTGCTGCTGTGCCAGATTTCTTTGTTGTATGAAATGATGATAAAGATTGTTGTGTAAATTTTTCTTGTATGTTATGCGCATATTCTAAACCTATAGTATAACCCGGGCTCAATGAATTATATAATTTTAATTTTATTTTGTCCAAAATATAATCAATCAATTCTGCACTATATATATTTTTAAATCGTTTAATGGTAAATTTATCTAAATAAGTATATAAAATATATTTAAACCATGTTAAATCAATTAAATAGAAATATATATTTAAATGTATATAATTTATAAACTTTTCTATTTTATTAGACAAATCTTTAGCAGATAAATCATTAATAATTTTAGATTTATAAGATTGTATTTCTAATTTTATATTTATTGGAAAGAGAAATTCTTTATTTATTCTTGTAAAATTATCTGATAATAAATATTTTTTGTTATCGTCATACAATTTCTTTATAATATTATAATTTTCCATATTATCATCTGGTTCTAGTATATTAACTCTGACGATATCACTTCCTAACATTTTTAAATAATTTGCATTTTGCCACACAACTGTATTATGCAGTACTGCTCTACCATAATGGTCTATTTTTACACCTTCCATAAATTTTACTAATTTTCTACCAGTACTGCCCGCAGATGATGTTTCGCAAGTAATTCTTAATATTTTTTTTATAGAATTATATTTCGTATGAAATCCTAATTCTTTAAATGTTAGTCCTTTTAAAGTAGATGATTTAATAAATCCTAGTGATTCAATATCTAAACTCGATGGTAAAATAGAATTAAATACTCTTCCCATAATTCCCGGCTTAGGTATATCATTTGAATCTATTCCTTGTTGTCCAGTACAACCCAACACTGTTACCAATTCATCTAAAGTTATTTTATATTCAGAATTTTTAGCGGCAACTATTGCATTAAGAGGATTATCTTTAAATAATTCAATTATTTTTTTTTGAACATTATTAATTATATTTGTACAATTATTTATTCTTATATTTTCTAGTTCATCATATGTTAATAATATATCATGATTATTACTAATAGAATTATAATATTTACCCATTACATATTGTATTACTTTACAACAATCTTCGATATAATTATAAATATAATTAATAAATTTTATATCTGGTATTATATCTAATAATGAAATACTATATCCATACAATGATATAAAATTTCTTACTATATATAATAAAGTATCGATAATTTGGACAGCAAATACATTATTTTTATAATGAGACATTAAATTAGATAATGAGTAATATGATTGTGATACGACAAATCTAGAACTTATATTATTGATTATTAATTCTCCATTGTCGAATACACCTTCATATGATATATTATCTGGAAATATTAATGATAATAACTCACTTCCAGAATATTTAAGTTTATTTATATCTCTAATAAAATAACTATATTCGCCTAATATATATATTACTTCATTGATATCATATTCTTCTTTTTTGTATAATAAATGCAATCCTATTATTTGATCTTGTATGAGGCCAAATATTGGAGATAAGTTATAGTTATTTTTAACTAAATTTACTGATAACATAGTAAATAATGCTTCTATATTACCTGGTGATTGCGTCTTATATTCATTCACTTCATCACCATCAAAATCTAGATTCATTGAATTAGCAATAGGTGTTGGTATTCCAACAGTATTGTTATTCCATATTTTACATAAAGCAGCTTGAATATTAAATTTATGTAGCGAAGGTTGTCTGCTAAATAATATTATATCATAATCACTTAATTCCACTTCTATTCTATCTCCATATTTCATTTTCATTAAATTATTTATTTTAGTATCGGGCTTTATTTTTAATAATGTAGTAGGTTTTAGTTGATTATAATTATATAATAATATATATTTTACTTTTTCTGTATTATTTAATATAAGATTTTTAATTTTATTTTCTGTAAATCTATTATAATAAATAGATGTGGTTAACGTTTTTGCCATTAATGATGGTATATTAATATATCCAATTTTTTCCATACTTGGTCCTGCAACACATCTGCCTGTATTATCTGATCTTCTTGCTAGAATATTTGATCTAGGTATACTTTCTTTTTTATTACCAGATACCTGTATATTTAATGTTACTAATAAATTTCCTTTTTTATAAGGCGATTTTGGCTTAACATGATCTATATCATTATAAATTTTTTGTATAATATCTTCAGTATTAAATTTTATAATAGATCCAACTAATTGACCAAGTTTTGTAGTCATAACATGTGATTCTTTATTATCATAATAATTTGGTGGTCTAGCTGGTAATACCATTATTGGTATATTATTTTTAAAAAATACTTCATAGGGTGTCAAAATAGATTCAGAAGTGTTTGCTGTTAAACAATTATAAATTATATCTGGAATTCCCTTAAGTAGGTTATAAATTTGGGTATTAGAAATTGGTTCATCTATAGATTTTTTTTTCTTATCCCTATCATCAGTTTCAGTTTTTCTAATAAAGAATTGTGATTTAGAATAATTATATTTATAACTTCCTATAGTTTTTCCACAATTTGGATTATTACATCTAAGATTACCTTGTTTATTTGTCTTAATTAATAATTGTATTTCGCGTCGTAATTGAGGAGAATATTTGTAATTATATTTGTTTAATACATTTGATATGTCTATATTATTTCTTATCATCTTACAATTATTACAAATTTTTATTGTATTTAAAAAATTTATAATTAATTTTATAAATGCAGGTCTTATTATCATAATATTTTTCAATGGTGTCTTACCTAAATGACCCATGTCTCCATTTTCTTTTGTTAATGTACAAGTAGAACATACATTAAACTTTGTTCCGCCCAATTTTGTACTCTTAACATTATTTTCGGAATCATTGCTAATTGAATTTATTATAATTGGTATCGCGTCAATTATTTCATTAGATATAATAGAATATTTATAATTAACATAATCCATTTATAAATTATTTAGTTTTAAAAATAATTATTCAAATAATGTATGAAAATATATAATAATAAGTTGTATGTATTATTAAATGTATTCCAAAATTGCAAACTTTTATAAAAAAAACATGGCATCAAATCATGAAAATAACGATAATATATGTTTGACAACAAAATGGTATGATATTGATACGTCACACCATTGTAAATTTGGAGAAATATGTATAATAAATAATTCGACCACTCCTATAAGTGATCCATTGATTTCATTTGTTATACGAGACGGAAAATTTTATAATCATAATGGATGCAAAGTTATTTATAGCACTAACAATAAATATCATATAAAATTATCGAATGGAATAAATATCATAAAACCACATTCTAAACAAATAATTATATTTGCAATTATGTATAAAGAATTGACTAATGTAGACAATTCTTATTTGCCCAAAAAATTTAAAATACATAATATATAAATTATGGATAATCTATTATTACCTGGATCAGTAATAAATACAACTAGATATAAGGGATATGAATATTATTTATGTCCATCATCAATTAAACATGGAGGAATATATTTTGGAACAGGATTAAAATCATATTTAACAAAAATAAATTTACATAAAAAATATAATATTAATTTTATATCCGATGACATTAAATATGTAATAAATTGCAATGGAATAGTAACAACTCCTATTCCATTAGATCTATTCTTAATGAATAGAAATGAATATAGAATATATAATTTTTGTAAATTAGATATTAATATAATCCCATATAAAGAAATAATGTTAGATGCTGCTAAATATTCTTGTAAATATTTAGGTACACAATTTTCATTTAGAAAACGAGGCCATTATTGTTTTGAAATAATTATAAATTCGTATATAGCATCTATAAATAAACATAATCTAGAATTGTATAAATTTAATATGATAGATATAATGGGGTATAAATTTTATAATAGTAGAAGTATATCTAATTATTTAAATTTTTATTTAGTATATAAAAAAAATAATAATAAAATTAAAATTTATAATAAAAGTAATTGTTTATTTAAGTTATTATTTTATAATAATAAATTTTATATAATTTCATAATTTTTTTGAATTAATAATATAAATATAATATATTATATATGATAATAGTAAATCTATCATCATGAATGATGAATCTAATAATTTAACATATGACATAGACAAATTACTTGATGAGATTAAGACATATGAACAAGAGCTCTTAAATGGTGGAGATAATAATACAAATAAATTTCCCCTTATTGATACAAATACTGATGTTATCGATTCAGATAAACCACCAATATATAAAAATATTATGAATGAAGATGATGCGAATAATAATATAAATGAAGACGATATCAATAGTTTTAGTGACTTTTCCGATACGGATACGGTAATTAATCTAGTTAAAGAACCAATTTATATTAATAATATAACAAAAAATGATGATGATGATGATGATGATGATGATATGACACAAGATTCAAATGATATAATTAATACAAACAATAAATTTTATAAAAAAAAAATATTTATATTAACTATTACAATAATATTGATTATTCTAATAGGAATTGTTATAATATTTGTATTTTCTTATAAAAATAATCGCAATGATTATAATAAATATAATTTACCCACTAAACCAATTGCAAAGAAAGTTGTACATGAATTAGATACAACAACTATACACTTATATGATGAAATTAACACACCTACCACAATATATGAACCGATTGAAATACATACATCAAGGAAGCCAAATATAATGCCAATTCCTATAGATATCACAACATCTAAACCAGATATAATTCCTATAGATATTACAACATCTAAACCAGATATAATACATACAGATATTACAACATCTAAACCAGATATAATTCCTATAGATATTACAACATCTAAACCAGATATAATACATACAGATATTACAACATCTAAACCAGATATAATTCCTATAGATATTACAACATCTAAACCAGATATAATTCCTATAGATATTACAACATCTAAACCAGATATAATAGATACACCGCTAACTATCTATATTAATACTATTTGGTGTCACGAAACATATCAGTACACTTGTTCTAATTATGATGAGATTAAACAGTATATAACTAATATATATTATTATTTGAAAAACAAGAATCATATCTCTCGTACAGATAACAAAATATATATAACGGATAAATTATATGAAGATTATATTATTGCCAATGATACATTATATATATTAGATTCGATATTATACATGCCATCTTATAAACAGAGATTATATGAATATATATATCATTATATCAACTACAACCATGGAAGAAAATTATGATAGATTATCTTATCATTATGTTTCCAAAATTCTAGATATGATAAACAATAATTGTGAAATAGAAAAAATATTTGAAAAAATACAAGAATATAAAAAATATTTAGATACCGACTCCTTAAATATAATAAAAGACAAATTAAATATACAATATAATATAGATTCCAGTAAATATGTTATATAATCCTATTCCATTTCAAAATGATTATGTTAATAGTATACTTAATATTATATTAATTTTGTTGTTGGCAGCAGTTATATTATTTATTATTTTTATTATTATAAAGATTATAAATAGTGATTGAATTAATATATACAAATATAATGTCAAATGTAATGGACAAAGAATATGATAAAAATATTCATATAATAATAGATGTAAAATATATTGATAAATCAAATGAAATAAAAAAATAATTTAATTATTTTTTTTATATTTATCTTTTATATTTTTAATAATGTTTTTATTATTTAATAACATATTTATATTATTTAGCAAATTAATTATATATTTTTCTATACATATTCTTATTATATTATCATATTTTATATCATCTCCAATAATTATTATTTTTTGATTTATATCATTTGTATTTTTAAAATTCCAAGATTCATATGATTTATCCCATTTAGAAATTTCTGTACCATATACAAAACTAAATCTATTTCCTTTCATAATTTTATTATTTGGATTATTTCTATTATAATTTTTAACTATGTTATCTATTATATTATTTTTATCTTTGTATTTTCCACTATACGTCATAGTCTTTACAAAGTCATCAATATTTAAATTTCTAATATTCGCTAATGTATCATCGATTACATTTATAACATAATTCTCTATTTCGAGTTCAACATTTTTATTTGATTTAAGACCACATTTTATTATATCAACAATATTTTTATACGTATCTTTATGAAATTTGCAATAATCACGTCTTACTAATAATGTTCCTTTATTAATAAAATTTAATTGGATAATATCATCTTTTATTTTTTTTAATCCTATATCATCAGTTATTAATTTTACATGTTCTGCTAAATATTTTTTTTTGGACGTAAACACGATCCAACAATTAACATCTTCAAATTCAAATTCAAATATATCAGGAAATATATCATTTTTATTTATAATATTACTCAGAAAATTTCCTATATCTATTGCTTTTCTGATTTTATAATCTAATTCCATTTCTTTATTAAATATGATACTCATAAACAGTGAATCTGTATCTCCATAAACTATATCAATTATAAAATCTTCATTAATATTTCCTTCATATTTTGTTTTTATTAATTTTTGTGTAAAAATATTATTACATGAATTTATAGTTAATATATTAGATTTATATATAGATTTATCTAAAATCTCATGTATATACATAATAGATTTTTTACTTAGTGCAGTACAATATTGTGCACAATATTTTGATCTAAATATAAATTGATTAGATCCCAATAAACCATAAATACTATTAATAATTATTTTTATTCCATATTGCATATTATCATATAAATTACATAATATCTCATTATTACTATTTTCAGATTTTAATTGTTTATATTTATTTCTTTCATCTAATCCTTTCATTAGAATAATACTAATCAATCCAGGAGATGATTTATCAGTTACTATGTATGTATATATCGTTTTATTATTAATATTGGATTTGATTTTTATATATAAATATTTAGGATATTTATAGGTATCAGCTAAATATGTATCTATATATGTATTTGCTATTTCATCATCGGATATGATGACTTTTTCTATTTTTTCTGGACTTAAATTTCCTTCTATTATAGCAGTTGGATATAAAGATTTGAAATCAAAAATTAATGTCGGATTAGATACATATTTTTTTTTGGGATCATATACCATTGCTCCTTCGTATTTATCATAATCTACATGACCGGTTACTATCATCATTTTATTTTTTAATAATGTATATAATATTTGTCCTAAAGAATTTGTAGAATTTCTATATAATAACGATTTATTTTGCGGAAGTAAATATAATTGTGAAAATGCTGCTATTTTATAATCAATCATATCTATCTCAAATAGTTTATTACATAAAATAGTATCATGCACACAATAAAAGGCTATGTCTTTAGCTTTTGATAATTTGTAATTTTTATATGCATTTTTATCCCAAATTTCAACGTCATCTTTAGATAATGTAATTTCTACATTATTTGATATTTCTATATCATTATTATAAATTTTAAATTCCTTTCCAATAGATTTTTTAATTGATTCAAAATTATATAAATCCGATTCATTATTGATAATATTTTTTTTATCATAAATTTTGAATGCTTTATCGTTTATAAAACAATAATTAGCTGTTCTCAATACTTTATAAAACATTTCTTTTTTTATATTACTTGATTCATATGGATATACAGTTGTTATTTTACCATCAGTTACTGTTTTTGCATTGATGTTAAATTTGTATTTAGCTATAGTATCTAATTTATAACTTGGTAATTTATAAAATTCTTTTACATAATTATAAATATCTAAATAAGTGGTCGCATTATTAGATGCTATATCATGTCTAATGTCTTGAATTGTTTTTAAATTTGTAATTTTTTGATTTATAAGTAAGTTATTGACACCCATAATATTTTGTGTAACTAAATTTCCCATTCTATAATAATTTAACCTGCCTTGAATATATGGTATATCAAAATTATGGCCATTATATGACAATATATAATCAAAATCTTGTAAAAATAAATATATCATAAATTCTAATATTACTTGTTCTGTAGCATATATATAATTATAAACATTATTATTGTTCATAATATCATTTATAAATTTATCATCAAATTTATCGACATAATTAACATAATCTAGAATAATATTAGTATTTATTAATATAAATATTTTTTTTTTTGATATAGAACTATCACCATCATCATACCATTCTGCACAAATATGGGAAATAGGACATGTTTCTGGTTTTGGAAAAATACCATTATGTTTACATTCTATATCAAATGATAATCTTGATACTGGTAAAAATTTATCGCTAGTAATTTTATTAGAAAATAATAATTTAGGATCATCACAATAATATGTTTTACTATTGAATTTATTTTGTACATTAAATTCTTTACAATATTTTAAATTAATTTTATATGATCCAGCTGGATTAATATCATTCAAAACATAAAACCATCTATAGAAATTAAAATTGTGATTATAATCACTATGAACTCTTGATATTTTGAAACGGGTCAAAAATAAATATAGATTTTTATATATTTCTTTATCTTTTAGATTATGTCTAAAATTATAATATTTCTGAATTTGGACTTCATTTGAAATAATTTTAAATTCATTCAACGTAATGATTTTAGCAATATTATCATTATTAAATTTAATTATATTATTTTTTAATAATTTTAAATATTCATTATTATCTACATCATCTTCTGAACATAGAAAATAATTATATAAATCAAATATGAAATATATAATTTCTTGTGTATTATAATCTTTTGCTTTACATACTATATATTCTTCCAATCTATTAAATTTAACAGTGTACCAGTTAAATATTTTTATATCTATTTCTTTTTCGGGTTGATTGTTTCCCGGTAAAAAAGTATCATCATTAATATTCAGTAATTTTTTTAAATAATGTATTGCGTCTTCATCACTTAAAAATGAATCTGATATTAGTTTTGTTTTAAAAATGTGATTATTTCTTATTGGCATTTTTATTATAATATATTTATTCATTATTTTTCAATGCTAATATATATGTTGGTATATATGTAGATAAATCTTTATCTATATCGAAATTATATGTATTGCCAGATACTCTAAATGATATATTATTTGTATTTAAATCCAACATTATTATGCCTTGTTGCTTATTTATTGAATTTTGTGATAAAAATAATATTAATGATTTCATATTAGTATCGTTATATCGTATATTAATTTCTTTAATTGGATCAAATGTTGTTGTATATGACATTAATTCGTAAATAGATAATGGAAAATAAATTAATATTAATGATGCTAAGAAAAATAAACCTATAATGGTATTAAGAATTAAACTTATCATATTTATTATTTATATAAATGTATGTTCGTTATTTCGGATATGGAGCAAATCAAAATGTCAATTATTTTATTGATAAATATAGTATATATAATATTAAAATAATAGGTAAATTTGTTTTAAAAAATGTTAGATTTAAATTAATTTATTCTGATGTAATAAAATCGGTAATTTCAACAATTGTTCCCGATAATGATTCGGTTGTATTTGGTATATTATATAAAATACCTGTCGAAATGATAAATGAATTAGATATGCAAGAACATGTAGATAAAAATGTATATTATAAAAAAAAAATTGAGGATGTTGATCAATCATATTTTCTATATATAGCTAACAATACTAATAAAATTAAATTAGCTGATAATATCGATAGATATAAAAATATAATAATTGATGGATTAATCGATAATGATTTTCCACAAAAATATATTGAATATGTACAAAAGTGTTTTGATGATATTTATTTCTGATTTAGATTAATCATTTCTATATCTCTAGGTTTATTAGATGATGATATATATTTAAATAATGTTTTTATTATTATTTTTATAATTATTATTAATATTATTATCGAAAATATAATAATACAAATTTTAATAATAGAATTTCTAATATAATTTGATAATGTTGAAAATGGACTTGATATATCTAGTGCTATCCGATTATTATATTTAGTATATGCAGAATATGAAGCAATTTCATAATTAATAAAATCAATTGAAGTATGATATATATCTTTAAATTTTGGAAAACTTAGTTTTTCTCTTAAATTATTAAAATCATCGATTATATCAAAATTTTTTTTTTCTATGCTAATATTTTTATAATCTGTAATATATGTTATATTAATATTTGATTTTGTTAATCCGTTGATTGTTATGTAATATATTTCATTATCTATTTCTATATATCTATTATATGGACAATCATTAGTTATAATCGACTCGGCCATTATTTCATTTGTTGCTAAATTGATAAATCCAATATTAGATATATTATTTATAGTATAACTTATAAATGGAAATATATAACAGATGTTATGTTCAATCAATTTTAAATCAAAACTATCAACTATTCGACATTCCTTTATTTGTAAAATATTATTTATTATATTAGCTTTAAAATTTTGTCGTTTTAAAATATAAGTAAGACAATAATATACATTACTATTACAAATTCCATTTAGCATATTATTCATGATAATTAATTCATTACAAATTGTATTTGATAATTTATTATTTTCATCAAATTTAGTATCTTTTATAAATTGTATTTCACCATCAAAAATATTGTCAATAATATCTCTTTTATGTCGTTTATTTAAATTTGTTATTGCATTAAACCATATATAACTTAATTGTGTTTTATTTTTATTGATTGTATATCTATCAATAGGATATGTAATTAAATATTTTAATATATTATCATTATATAATCTTAAAAATTGATTATATTTATAATATTTGTATTTATGTGCATTATAATAAAGTTCGTTATTTTCTGGATATATTTCAAAAGTTATTATATTATTTAATAATGTATATGGATAAATATATAAATTATTATAATCATTCGTTAAATATTGTTTATTATCAAATGTTTGATTTAATGATTTCGAATCCCAACAATATTGCATATAATAATTATTTGATCCAATCCGTATACAATTATTTTTAATATTCGTGCTTCTATTTATATCTAATATGATATTTTCCAGCGCATTTGATATTTTATTATTAAGTTTATTATTTTTTCCTCTACACTCATTTATATATATCGCTTTCGATACATCATTATTAGTTAGAGCACACAACAAATCTATCTTAGATATATAATATCCATATCCATAATCAGAAGTACATCCAATAATTTTTTGAGTATAAAGCTTTATATTTTGGTCTAATTCTTGTATATATACAAAATTATTCTCAATACCATTATATTCAATAGTGTTAGAAATATCATCAAAATTGATATTAATTTTAGTATCAAATAATATATTTATCATATTAAATTTATTTTTATATTTACATTCAAATTTTAAAACTCGAAATAATACAGAATCAACTTCTATATTTGTAATATCCCATAATGATCCAATTGCTGTATATCCTTTTATTTTTAATTTACAATCATAGTTATGTACTCCGAATTTATATAATTTAATTGAATCATCATCCAAACATATATATGGTTTAGATGCTATTATTGTGTTCATTAATATTAAAAAATAAATAATAATAATCATTATGACTATATTAATATATTCATATATTTTCAGACTTAAAAATTACAAAATATTATTATTAATAAATGAATGCCGGTGGTGTGATTATAGAGACAGCATCACAATATAATCCTAGAAATAGAAGAGGTTCTATATCCGAAGATTATGATGATGGATATACATCATTATATGAATATAATAAATATGGAAGAGGTCAACCACGATATGGATATGATACAGATTTAGATGCTAGAAGTACAGGACCAGCTATGCAGCAAGGTAACGAATTAACTGCAACTGATTTGGGATATAATCCAACATATTATACATCTTCTACACAAGGACGATATCCCAGATATAGAAGAGAATATGAAAATGATTACGATTATTATGATAGATCTACTAGATATGGTGATGTATATAGAGACAGATATGGAAATGGTGAATACAATAGACCAGTATCAAGATATATCGATGGTGAATATATGGGAAAATTTTCTAATTATGGTGGACAATTAGGACCGTATGGTACAAGAAGTCAGTATGGACAGAGACAATATGGAACAGATCAATATGGCCAATCTAGACGATATGGACAGACAAATCAGTATGGACAATCTAGACGATATGGACAAACAGGTCAATATGGACAAACAGGCCAATATGGACAAACAGGTCAATATGCAGTACCCACAACTTCAGCTACAACAGGTACAACAGGTACAACTAGTTCAACTGGAGGAAATAATAGATATGAAAATTATTATGACAATCCAAATGATAATAGAGGATTACATTATGATGAATATTGATACTTATAAATGATAATAATTAATACAATTATATGCATTAATTTTTTTATATTTTGTAGAGACAATTACTTAGCTAATAAAAATTATATAATACATAATAATAATTATCCAACATTTAAATTATTAAATAATGACACATATTATAATAATATTACGTCATTACAAATAATTGGTAATAAAAATAAATTAATTGATGGATATAATACGAATTATTTTAATTTTGGAAGTTTATGTGGAATTAACTCATTAAATTTAAAAAATATCACAATTACTAATACATTATTTAAAAAATTTTTAGGAAATGTCAATGATAATAATTTATGTTATAAATTATGTTGTAATTATGATAATTGTAATTGGTGCAATTATGGTTTAAATTCTATTATTAATTATAATTATTCACATAATAATTTAATAAATAAATTTCATTTAATTAACATGGAAAATGCTATTAATATTGATTTATCGTATAATAAAATATCTAGTTTATATTTTTATAATTTAAATACTTTAGAAAATTTATTTATAAATAATAATAATATCTTTATTATTGGAGAAAGACTTGTTCCATATTATATACGAATAAAAAATTTATATACTCAACACAACAGAATAAATAAAATAACAGAATATTTTTTATGTAATTCCAACATAACAAATTTTTATATTTGAATTTGAAAAATGTATCTTAAGTATAAAATGAATACGGAATATACGTTTTTAATAACCTATAAAAATCATAACTTTTACTTATCATGGTATTATGATTATGATATAGTAATAATAAAAAATGACGAATTATTAGATTATGTTAATGCGAGTAACTTGTTTATCAAAGAAAATAAAGATTTTGATACATGGAAAATAAGTAATGAACAATTAATAAATTATTATTATCCTTTGCCAACCTATATTAATGTACCAAATAAATTATTGGCTGGAACATATGTACATCCTAATTTAGTACCAAGTATTCTTATGTGTATATCTAATTCATTTAATGTTATTATGAAAAATATTATTAATAATTATGCACCACCAGTTAAATATATTGACTTTGCTCATCTTGAAGTTTATGATACAATTGCTCAAATGATGAATATGCAGATGAATTATGAATTTATACATACCTATAAATATAATAATAAATTTAATAATATATCAGATACTATGTATAATAAATAATTATGGATGCATTAGGCTTGAGTATATTTAATGATATATATAATAGATTTATAACAAAAGTAAATGCAATGGTGCAACATACTAATATTAATTGTAATATTAATGTAGGTTCAATTGAAACGACTAATATAAATAATTGTAATATTTTATTATCAAACACATGTATTAGTAACGAAACTAGTACATTTACATTATTATTACAAAGTATTGCTGATGTGATTAGATTATTACCAGAAGAAAGAAGGAAAATTATAGAAAATGCGTTAGGAGTAACTGTAGATGATATTGATTTAAATAATGATGTTGGATTTATATATTCGTGTCGAAATGAAGCATTATTAAATTCTAATATAAATATCGAATCCATCATACTTAGAAATTGTTCATCTACAACTCCTATTGACATGATCTTTTCTAATACGGGATCAGTTGAATCAAATTGCGGTCTTAGATATGTTAACGAAGCGTTAATTAATAAAAACAAAGAAACAATAAATTATGATTTAAAATATATATTTAGATTAGGATTGATGGAATATATTATAATTATATTATTAATATTTTTTACATACATAATTTACTTAATGATAAATTTCTATATATATAATAAATCTAAATCTTTATATTATTCTAGAAATACTGTATTAAATAATGACGATAATATATTAACAAATATATATATTCGACATAATAATGGAAAAAGAAATTTTTATTAACTAAATTAAATGGATAATAAAGTTACTATAACAATATTATCATCGTTATTGAGCAATAATTATGAGAATCGAGAATATTTATATACTGATTTATTAAAATTATATACTAAAAAAAAAAAATTTAATGATGTAAATAATATTATATTTGGAATATATATTTTTATAGTTATATTAATATTGATTATATTAAGTGTTTATTATTGTATGAATGCTCCTCGCCATAAATATGAACGTATAATAAAAACTTCTATATAATAAATGTGGTATTTTATATTAAATAATAAATTATTTTATTTTAATGATATTTGTCAAACATATCTTGATCTATGTAATAAAAATAATCAATATTATTGTTGTGTTAAAAATAATAAATTAAAGTATAAAATATTTGGTTCGTTAATGTATATAGATTTAAAAATGATGTATTGTTTTTATGAAAATGAATTATATAGTCTAATAAAATTATATAATGATAAAGATAATGATAATTATGACTCAATAATATTGGATTATAATCCCAGCTGTTCTATAACCAAATCTGTATTTCCTCAGCAAGATTATAATTGTAATTTTATAATACCAAATGATTGTCCTCATAAATATAATTGTCATAATAGATTTTGTAATGAACATAATAAAGATTTGATTGGATATAATTTTCCATTTGTTAAATATGATAGCCATTAATAATTGTAGTTTTTAGCAATAAATTAATTCGTAATTAAACTTATATATATCAAATTTAGATACATTATGTTTAATTTGTTTCAAAATATATTTATAATTAAAAATAATTGCTATAGAATAATAATCTCCATATCCTCCTGTAACGATAAAATTTGTATTATCTTTTATAATTGACATAGGAAAAAATATAGAAAAAAAATAATTAGTTGATTTTATTATAGGAAGATAACAATTAGATATATGTAATGTGTTCTTATTCATATCATATTTAAAAAAATACATACAATATATATAACTATTATGTTGAATATATTTTTTATTATTAATAAATTTAGCGTAAATCAATTTTCTAAATTTATAAATATTAGAATCTATATCATAGTTTCCAGTTAAAATAATTTTAATATGTCCCGCACCTATAAATAAATTATTTTTTATTTTTATACATGATGTGCCAAATGAAAACATAGGACTTTTTGAATCACCTAACCCATCAATGATATAATTTCCGCCCAACTTAATTATTTTATTTGTTATACACGTTTTACTATTTATTATTCTAGTCTCTAAAACATATCCGTTTATTATCCAATTAAGAAAAATAAAATTATTGTCTATATTAGTTACATATGACCAATTTTTATCATAACAATAATTATCATCATCATCACATAGACAATTAAAATATAATCCAGTATTTAATGAAATAAAATTCTGTTTAATTTGTATTTCTCTGATTGACGTTACGTTTCCATCAATAATAAATAGTTTATTTTCATTTTTAAATATTCTAAAATCAGATAATAAGGGCATTGTTTTTATCAAACATCGCGGAGGTTTGCATATAGGCTGTGACCATATAAATGTAGGATGAATGGATTCGTCGACTATTAAATTATTATCAATCCAAAATGAAACAAAAATACAAGTAGCATCTATAAATCTTGGATCGTTCCATCTTCCCCATACAAAATGTTTTCCTTTTTTATAATTACCAGGAATTAATGTTTTGCCGAATAATACTCTTATATCTGTTCTGTATCTAACACAACATAGATATTGATTATTTTTAATATTACAAAATGAAAAATTAAAACCACTATTTGTAGGCGGAACTATATAATGAGGTAAATTATTTCTTAGAAAAATATGAAACCTAGATCCTAATTCAACACATGAAGTCATTTATGAGTAGTATATTAAAATGATTTTATATCAATTTGAAATCAATAAATATTAATATCTTTATTCATTTTTGTAACTACTTGATATGAATTTTAATAAATAGATTACGTAATCTATAAAATCAAGATCATTTACAAAGTTTACTATTTTAAATACATCATATCATCTAATTCACAATTATGTTTAATTAAAAATATAACAAATTCAATATTGATATTATCTTTGAATCCGGTATCATTTTCATTTTTATATGTTGATAATAATGGGTATTTTCAGCAACAAGATCATATAAAATATCTGTTAAAGAATTCATTTTTTTTGATGATGTTTAAATAATTTTAAAAAAATATTATAAATAAATATTGGTATGTCTGATATTAAGGAATATGAACGTGTTTTAAATAAATTATATAACAATCACATTAAATATATAAATATTAAACAAATCAATGATTTACTTACATCTGAAATATTTAAATATATGGATACTAATATTATAACTGACTTGTATTCTATTGTAATAGATAATCTTCTTTTTGGAAATGTATATTTAAAAGGCGGCTTAGTAGTTCAACATTTATTAAATGATATATTGAGTGGCGATATTGATATATCAATAGAGTTAAAACAGGATAAATATGAAGAACTAAAATTTAAATTGGATAATAAAAAATTTATATCTAATTTCATTATTTTGAATCCCAATATTATAAACGTACTAACTGATGTTATCCTTAATAATTATTATTATAGACTTGAAGATATTTGTAATAATATAACTTTATCGAATATTATTCCGTTAGATATACTTAAAGATAATCAAGTAGTATTCTTTCCTTATGAAAATAGGATAGCAATAATAGAAAATATGAATTATATTAAATTATATTTAATACCAGAAATATTTTATTCAATAAGTATATTACCAGCCTTTATATTGATAAGATTTTATATGAAAATTAAATTAAATACTGATCCGTTAATTTATGACATTATATATGATAATATAAATATACCATTCAATTTTAAATTTTATTTTTTAGATATATCTGTTGTAAAAGTATCAATTTATAAATCTTTAGAACAGATCATTATTAATGATACAATAATTAATACACAATCTGTATTAGATGTAATTTCGAATCAATTAAGTACATTATTAGATAGTAAAATAACAAATACTAAATATGCTAAACGCTTGTATAGAATGAGTAAGTTTCTAATTGTGTATAAAAACGAATTAGTTACTAATATTCAATTGCCTACAAATATTAAAGATAAACTATTATATTCATTTATAAAAGAGCGCATCATATCGATAAAACCATTACAAAATTATTATGAAATTAAATATTTAATCGAAAATAATAAAATTATTTATTTATTAAATCAGCTAATATATACTATAGTAATAGATACAGATTTAATAAGTACTAATTTTAATGATTATGTTCAACAGCAATTATTGGATCTAATAAAATATATGGACAAAATAATTAATAATTTAAATGATATTTCTGGATCTATATCGCAGCTTACAAATGAAGAATATAATCATCAATTAATTGAATCTTTTGGTTTTAGCAAATCGGATTTTGATGATTATGATAATAATAGAAATTTTAGATCTTTTATAAATTCATTATTATAATAAATATTTTTATGAAAATATATATAAATTATTGATATATTATTCAACAATGGATACGAATAGTATTAAAATATATTTACAAAATAATACTAATATTATACAAAATATAATTAAATGTGAAAATCTTAAAGAAATATTAGATTATATAGAACATGATTACGAAACTAATATATGTCCGCGGTGTAAAGATATAGATGTATATGATATTAATATTTGTAATATTTGTAATAAAGAATTCAAATGTAACCATAATCTATTGTACCATAAAAACAATCATAAAAATAATATAATTCAATGTATAAGTTGTAAAAACATATATTATATACCAAACGAAATTAATAGTGTCATTATTAGTAAAGCAATATGTATAAAATGTTTATAAATTTCGTTTTTCAGGAGGAACATATGCTATATCTAAATATCTAAAAATATCATTTGTAGATTCTAATTGTAATTTTATACCATTTTTATATAATCCATATTGATTTAATAGCATATTGTGTTCTCGTGCTATATTTCTTAATATTATATTAAAAGATTTAGATCCAGTATAATGTAATATAGCAGCATATTTACTATCTTTATCAACTCTATAAATTTCTACTCTAAATATTATTTGATTATTCTTGAATATACCAGAAAATATTTTATCGCCATTTCTAAATATTGATAATAAGTTATATTTTTTTTTTAAATTATCAATCATAATTTTAATATCAAAATCAATTATCAATATATCTATATCTTTTGAAAATTTAGATTTTCTAGCATATGATCCCAATATAAACCACTCATAGTTTGAAGGTAATACTATATTTGACTCAACCTTTTTTATAAACTCATTAGATAACGGTTTTAAGGATTGTAAATATGTTATTGAATTTATTTGATTAGTAGTTAATATATTCTTGTCTTGTAAAATAGAAATATTGTCAGTTAAATCAGAAATAGTTTTTATACCTTGTCTATATAATTCTGATGCTTTCTTTGGACCAATATATAATAGTTCGGTCAACTGTTTTATTGCTTTAAATTTTTCATCATTCTCTATAATATATAATTTTTGTATTTTATTAGTCGTTATTATTTCATATATTTTATTTGCAATAGAATCACCTATATTATTTATGTTTTTATATTTATCAATTACATTTTTCTTCTTTTCCATCAACATTGGTATTTTATTTTTTATTTTATATTTTAATATAATTATATCAGAATTATTTATAGACTCTATAGCCTTTCTATATGCAGTTTCTTTTATATTTGCTAATATTTTATATGTATCTTGTAATTTTGATAACATGATAATAATTTTTTTCTTATTAATCATTGCCATAAACTGATTCGTATTTAAATCATTTATATCCAAATTAGTATAAATTTCCATTTCATTAATAATTTCATCAGGCACAGGTTCTGTTACTCCACGTCGTTCTAAAATACATGGCAAATTATATATACATGCAAATGCTTTAAGAATATGTAAACTACTTAGTTTATTTTTATATTCATTAAATATATTACCTTTTCCTATAGCTTCATGTGGCATAAAAGATGATAATGGAAGTCCTTTAGAATCATTTAAATGTATTAATATAATTTTATCTAAACCGACAAGCAAATCAAAATTTGATAAATAATCTATCATACCATCTACTGTATTTATACCATAGTATGTAACAAAAATATGAGATGTATCAATACAAAATCGAACTCGTTTTCTAGCTATAGTATTTAAATTATCATATATTATTTTAAAATCTTCTATTGTTGATCCCAGATGTGTAATATGATTAGATGTTTCAATTATTATATGATTATAATATTCATTATTTAACTTAAAATCTAATTCTTTACAAAATTTATTTAAAACAGTACTAATGTATATTAATGATTGTTCTTTATTTATATCATGCCCAGTAGTTAGATGAAACACAGAACCAGTATTTTGTATTTTTAAATTTTGTAAATATTCCAATTCCTTTTTTAAATATCGTACTGTTACTCTACTATCATGTTTTGCAATATTTCCAACATACTTGGAATGAATAAAAATTTTTTTATCACTTAAATCTAAATTCAAAAAAGATGTTACTTCATATGAAAATGGCGGTCCTACAAAAAATTGTAATGGGCAATTATATACATCTAAATAATCTTTTGTAGTATGAAATCCTATAATATCATTATTTATAATATTATTCATTTATATAAGTAAACAATGTTTATCAGAGTTATATACTATTAATGTATTATTGTTAGTAAATTCAACTCTACTGTATGGATTATCCATTTTAATATTTTTTATTTTATATCTATTGTGAAAGAATTTCAGTAGTTCTATATCGTTAACATGTTTTATATTATTACACGATATTATTATACTTCCAATATTATATACATTAATAGTAGTTAATCTATTAAATTTCAGGTCAATCATTAATGGCGTATAAGATCTAACTACATAATGTATATGTTTTAGATTATTATAAGATAAATCAATATATTTTACATTTGGAATATTTTTGAACATATAATTATGTATTTTATGTATACGGCAATTATTAATAATTAATCTTTCTAGATTATTATTATCGATATTTCTTAATATTCTATTAACATGTTTGTTATATGACAAATTTAAAATTTTTAAATTATTATTATTAATTAATGTATTATTATTAAATATTTGTATATTATTATTAGATAAATCTAGTACTTCCAAATTACTGAACTGTTTAAACGAAGTTATGATATATTTTATATTACAATACGATAAATTAATTGTTTTGGTAAATGGAACAGTATCAAGTATATTCATAATATCCAGATTCTCAAATCTGTTATTTGATAGATCAAGCGTTTTAATTCTTGGCCAATCATAATCTTCATACATTTTATATTCATTTTTACCAATAGTACGTATCACTATTAGATTTAATAGAATAATAAGTAATTTTAAAATATACATATTAGTATAGCTAATATATTATATATGTGTTTAAAAATTCAAATATGATAATGTGTTCTACAAACGGGTACATATAAATCATCACTACCTACTACTATTAATTTGTTATCATCATTTAATCTTTTTGTAAAAATGGATTTATTTGAACAATATTTGCATATTCCGCTTAATGCACATAGTGAATCTATATCGATTAAGCTCATTAGTTTAGAAATATTTTCAAACGGTTCCCGTTTATATGATGAATTGAGAGCCGAAACTATAACTAATTTATTATTATTTGCAAGTTTATCACAAGCATATGAAATATCATCAAAAAATTGGCCTTCATCTATTCCTATAACATCATAATTATCCAAAGTACAACTAGATAGTGTATAAGATGTTATAACTGGAATATTTCGATTTAGTTCTACATTGTTATGATTAATTATTCTATCTTTGCTATATCGGTTATCATATTTGGATTTTATAGCAACACACTTATACGTATCATTATAAATATTTAATTTTCTAATTAATTCTGTTGTTTTACCAGAAAACATTGGTCCTATTATTAATTCAATTTTTCCAATCATTTATGAATTAATTTTATTTTTTCAATAATTTGAAAAAATAAAGATAAACAATAGATATATTATATGATAATAATGGCTGATTTATTGAGCATGTCGATTAATGAATTATCTGCCAAATTAATAGAAACTAGTGTGCATGATTTCTTTAAATCTTCTTATGGATCTATATTTACCAATTGTACTGATAATATGAGAGAAATTATAATACAAGAAGAGAATGCAATACAAGAATATAATAAAAATGTAGATAACAATATACTTGAAATACGTATTAAAAATTATAACGAGCCTGGATTATTTGAATATTGTATGAAAAGGAAACTTGATATAAAAATGAAAATTAATGACGATTATTTTGTAAAATTATTGCATTGTTACTATAATGATAAATAAATTTATAAGTACTTATTGCATTTTTTATTTGTAAATATATAATATTCATTTGCAATATTTGTATATATTCTATGTTTTAATATTGATAAACAACGTGTCAAATAAATTATTTTTGATGTTTCACATGTGGTATTGTTAAATATCAATATATTATTGTATTTAAGTAAATTATTTATATTATTTTTAGCCTCATTATATGAATTTAATGGTAAATCATATATTTTTATTTTATCATTAGTACAAGTTACATTAACTTTTCTTATCAACCATATGTTTTTATAGCCAGTTCCAATATTAATAAAACATAAAATAATAACTATTTCAGTGATCATATTTTATATATAAAATGTTCTGAAGTTTAATGTGTAAGCTTATATTATAAAATATGATATTGGTCTTTTTAATTTTTATTAAATATTTTTTATAAATGGATAACGTGCCTATGACGATTGAAGAGATAATTAAAATTAACGATGGTAAATATGAAGTTATATTTGGTCTCAAAGATAAACAAAGAATATTTGATAGAAAAGAAATCGAATTGTTAGTACCTTTATCAGATGGAGATGATCCATATAGTGTTGTTACAATCGAATCTGCAGATGATAAAACAGAAGTACTTGAATTAGATAAGACACATTATAGATTAATATTAAAATGTACTATCGAGGATAAATTAAGATTCTATTTTATATTTTCACATTGTAAATGTATAGAAGGAGTTTGGAAATATCTAGGTGATTTATTAATTGCTAATTTGAAATTATGTAAAAAGATTATTAAATTAGCTAATTATACAGTAAATTTGAATGGTAAACACATTCCTTTATGTGAATTACATTCTAGATTATTTATAGGATTTTATGATGATAGTGGCTATTATGGATTAATCACTAGACATAATATTGAAACTAGTACATTAGTAGTAAGTAAAAATGCTAATTATATAGAACTATTTCCACAACATATATATTGTGAAGATGGACGAGATATATATTTAAATACTAAAACAGTTATTGATGTATGTCCCGAAGTATGTAACATAGTATTAGATTTACGAAAATCTATTAATATTTGTGTGGCATTTACATCTATAAATTATGAAGAATGTGATACTGTACAATTAGCATTACTTAAATCATTAGTAAATGATTATGGTGTATTTGATGTTTACAATGCAGATACAGGATTAGTATATGCTAAAGGACTTAGAATAAATAATAAATCATTAGTTATTCAAGTTGATAAAATACCGACCAGGCTAAAAGTGAAGGCATATATGAAAGGATTAGAAGGAGAGCGATTATGTTTTATAAAGATTACTTCCAGTACATTAACGAATCCAGAATATGTTGCCAGTCATACAGCTACACTTGGATGCCTAACTGTATATAAGAAATTTAAAAAGGCTATAGTAGATTTATTAATACATGATCTTCACACTGGAACAGTAATTCCGGGTGGAAATGTAGTATTGAAATTGGTCGATTGTAATCAATATGTTAAAAAGGTTAGCTATGGATCTCATCTAAATGTTGGTGTTTATAAAATAGATAAAATTTATCTAAAAAATAATTTTGATAATATTCATCTTAAAACATTAGAAACTCATTTTGAATGTGATAAAAAAATATTCAAAGAATATTCAACATTAACAAGACATGATTGTGTAAGAGATATTTGTAAAAAATATGATTGTAATAGATATGAAGATGGTTGGTATACAACTGATGATAAAATATGTATAGTTGCAGGAGCTCCGCGCATTCATGTTAATATTTGGGCTAAAATAAAAAATCTAGGATATAGAAAACCAATCTATAATCTTCATTTATGGGGATGGATATTTGATTATGATGCATCTCGTTATATAAAACTTCATTCTGACGGTTCTTTAGATTTAGATTTATGTTACAAAAAATGTCCTGAAGATTTGACATTATATGAAGCAGCAAGAAAGAAATATATTAATGATATAATTTTAGAAAATGCTAGTTGTTATAGAAATGGTACAATTTCATTAGGCAATCATAAATATCAAAATATATTTGAAATGGATAAATGTAGAGCCTCAATGAATACCTATACTAATTTTACAAAAGAAAGACAGGATCTTAATAATTTTGGATGCGTACTAGGTATAAATATAGGAAAACAAGTTAGTATACAAGAATTACCCGGTTGGTTAACATGTGATGAAATAGAAATTCTTGCATGTGCTCCTATTGATGAAATAAAATGTTTCTGTGATAAATTCTGTAAAATTACAAATCCAAGATTTGTTCAAATGGCTACAGATTTAATAAGTTTATTGTTTATGTGTAATTATGTAAATATCGAAATAGATGAAGCACTAATAGATTATCCAGGTTATATCGTTCTATTTGCTAGAGCGGTCAAAGTAATTAATGATTTATTGTTAACTAATGGTATTTGTAATCTATGTGGTTATTCTATATCTATTCCGGTTATGTGTGGCTGCTTTGGAAAAACATTACCACACTTTGATAATGGTGGAGTAGAAAAAAGATTTAAGGAAAAATTCTTAACCTTAAATCTAAAGGAATTAATGTGCGATGAAGAATTTGTTGAAACTCCATTATATGTATCTACGTATTTTAAATCATTTGAAGATTTACCAATGGAAGAAAATTATGAAAAATATTTAGTAGAATATGCAAATCAATCCCAAGATTTATTACAAGGATTGTTAAATACATATACTGTTGAAGATACCAATGCAAGAGTAATATCGTCTGTCTATGCATTTACGTATAGAGATAAATATTTCAATGATAAATATAAAAATGGTGAATACAAAGCAGGAGTTCCCAGAGATGGAGTATTTTATAGAGATGGTGATTATAAAGAAAGAGAATATTATGATTATAATAGACGGCATAAATATTTACAACCAGAGGCATTGAGTAAATTAGTTAAAGTAATAACTGAATCTGGTAACATGGGAATGATAAATAAATTACAAGAAGACTATACTTGTATGCCTTGTGATGAAGGTTATTCAACAATAAATGTCAGTAAATCTTATTGTGATTGGTCATGTGAACCCAATAATAATTATGAACTAATATGTAAATATGGTTATAAATTAATAGATTTAGAAAGAATTCATCAACTATTAAAGGCAGCATGTTCAATACCAGATTTAGAATGTATTTACGAAAATGAAGAATGTAACAAGTGTTGTAATAAACGAATAAAAGGATATGAACCTATATATCAAACACATGTTTAGTCTATTAAATCATTGAAGATTTTTCAAACATATAATATATATATTTAATCAAAATAAACAGATATTAGTATTTATATTATCAAAATAGTAATTATATATATATAAATAAAGTTTTGATTCTAATTCATATGTATTAATAGAATTATAATTATTATAAATTATAGAATTATTCGGAACATTGTGAATATTAGTACACTTATATGATTCTATTAATAAATTTATATTTATTATACCATTTTGTGTTTTACATCCTATTTTCATAAATGCCATGAAATTATTTTTATTAATTATTTTTATAATAAAATTATTATCGAACCAATAATCATATTCATCTTTAGTATAAATAAAATATAAATCTTCTTGTCTATCATTTAACATATTAAAATCAAAATTAGTATAAGTAATAGAAACATAAGATATATTTTTTATTATATATGTATTATATATTTTAAAATATATTAAATTTTTTATTGGTTTAGTAGTATTAAATAATGCTAATAATATATTATCTTGTCTAATATTATTCATTAATTGATCTATCATATAACAATGTAAATATTTATTTCGATATTGTTTTGATATGCATAACAAGGTAACATGAATACAATCATATGTTTTATTCTTTAATTTAATTTTTTTTTTTATTCCTATTATAGATCCTATTAATATTTCATTATCATATAATAAAATATTATATTTATAATTTGTAAATGGATTAAAAACTAACCATTTTAACTGTTCCAAAGAAAAAATATAATTATAATATTTATCTAAATGATTTTTTAGATCAATAATATTATTTTCATTTATATATTGTATATTATATTTATCATCATATAATTGAGTTACATTTTTTTCTGGATCATGATAATTAATAATATTATTTAGATTAGTATTAATTGTATTAATAGATTTATATTTCCAATATTTACTATTCATTTATAATTTTGAAATTATTAATTACGCGTTTTCCAGGAAATTTTAAGTTTTATATTTCAAAAAATATATAGACAAGATTTATTATCATCATTAAATTTAAATGTTAATAAAAATACATTATGGAATAACATAAAAAATATTTTGAATTGAAAGAGCAGTAAGTATTAATTATAATAATATTTCAAATTTTTAACAACTGAAATGATTATTTTATCAATATATTGATAATTATCATTTCTCATGTGTTTCAATAGTTATAATACAATATACTTTAACGTATTAACATGTAGACTTGTGTTATTTCAATTATAATACCTTTTGTATATTATACTATAAAATAATAAATTGAGTATAACTTTGTCATAGAATATATGAATTAAAATAGGGATCTGGTACGGCGAATTCCTGATTAACGTCTTAAATAGTTATGTCTATAAAATAAGGTAAACAATATTGAAACTATAAAAATAATTAGAATTACTAAAATAGTAAAACTATTATAAATATTATAATCATTATAATAATAACAATGACCTAAATTTGTATTCCAATGAAGACCTTCTCTACATCGATAAACAGTTAGTATTCCATCTCTACATTCTATAAACTTTCTTGGATCATATGGATGTGGATAATAATATTGACCAGTTTCTTCACAAACAATACCAAAATCATTATCCATGTTAAATTTATCACACAAAAATAGTAAAAAAAATAAGTTATATTATGATATATACAATATCATCAAATTTGGTAATAAGTAAATACGTTGATAGAAGTCTATTTTTAAATAATAAAGAATTAGTAGATGAAATATTGACAAGTTTTATAATTCAAAATAAATTTAAATACAAATACCATAAAAATATTTTAATTATAATGATAGCAAATTTCATTTAAATAGATATGGTATATTACAAAGATCAAAATATTGTTTGACTAATGATATACAATTTATCGTTATTATTAATTGTAGTTGATGTCAAAAATAATATAGTATAATCATTTTATTTAAATTTTGATTTAGTCAACATCGCGTATTTATCAAATGAAATCTATATTTCATAGTATAAATTAGATGATGTCATACAATAAAAATTTTTACTATCTTAAGTATTTTAAATATTCAAATCTTCTTTTATTTCCATTATTTTTCTTAAAAATTCATCTTCACGTAACCAATTTTTTTTCTTTTTTTTTGGAATCAAATCAATAAAATTTATATGATAATCAATATGAATGGCTAGTTCATTTTTAATCCTATCGAATAAATATTTAGAATTGGGAATTTTATTTAGTGATAATATTATTTCCATATTAGGGTATTCAGATCTTAAATTACTTATTCTTTTATCATAATCTCGTTCACAAACAGTTGATATATAATAATTATAATTTTCTTCTGGATTGTCTATATTTAATTTTATAATAGTAAACGTATTAAATTTTTCTTGAGTAAACGGATCATTTATAATTTTAGATTTTACATTTTGTAATGTATTATTGAGCTGATTATTTGAAATATTTAATTCTTTTATAGAATTTTCTAAATTCGTTATACAATTCTTTTTTTCATTAACTAGTTTGTCATATTCGTTTATTTTATTTTCTAATTTATTTTTTTGATTTTGGTATTCTTTTAAATAATAATTAATGAAATACGTATTTATAATATCTGAACATTTATCATAGAAATCTCTGGATATCCACGAAGCTATATTTAATATTAATTTTGAATGAACATATGTTCCAGAAATTAATTTATCTTTTTCATTTTTACCATGAAAATCAAACAATATCATATTTTCTGGGGGGGGGGCAGATCTGCCCCTCCCAAATTATACATCTTTTTATCATAATATGAAATTAATTCTCGTGATTCTTTTAATTTTTTCCATTCATGAAATCTTTTGCCGCCATCTTTACATAATTTTGAAGCATTTACATAACCATCAATATAGTCATCACTCCGTATCATTATTATTATAAAATCGCCATATAATGCTTTATGAAATTCATAATTATCTCGTTTCTTAATAAGTTCAAAACATATACATGTAATATCATATTTTTCTTCCATTTCAAATTATAAAAATTAATTTTCAAATTATTCGGTGAGTTCTCTTAATTCTTGAGTAATTCTTAAAAATGTTGATTCAGATATATTTAATAAAGTTACAGTATTAAATTTAAATTCAGCATTATTATTTTTTGTTAAATATTCTTTTATATTATCAAATAAATATTTAGCATTAGGAATATTTTCTAATTTTAATTTCAATCTGATATTTGGATATTCATCAAGAAGATTATCATATCGTTTATCAAAATCTCTTTCACATACTGTAATTATATAATATCGTTTATCATTTTCATAATTATTAAATAATTTAAAAATAGCAAATGTAGAATATTTATCTTCATATATTGGAGTGTTTATAATTTTTGGTTTTATTTTTTGGAATGTAATATTAAGATTTTTTATTGATTTTTCTAAATTAGTTATGCAATTATTTTTTTCTTCTATATATTTATCATATTCTTGTATTTTTAATTCTATTTTTTCTTTTTCATGTTTGAAATGTTTTAAATAAGTATCTATTAAATGATTATTAATAATTTTAGAAACTTTAAATGCAAATTGAATTGAAATCCATGAAGCGATATGAACAATAATATTTGGATGAAAATATGTTCCATTAAGTATTTTATTATCTATATTATCATCATTTTTTGTATAGCGATATATAACATTGACCCTCCTATTATTGGAGGGAGGTATATTATATATAATTTTATTAAATTCATTTATCATTTCCTTAGTCTTTTCTAATTTAGTCCAATTATCCAATCGTTTACCACCATCTTTACAAAGCTTAGTACCATTGATATATCCATTAGTATAGTCATCACTCCGTATCATTATTATTATAAAATCGCCATATAATGCTTTATGAAATTCATAATTATCTCGTTTCTTAATAAGTTCAAAACATATACATGTAATATCATATTTTTCTTCCATTTCAAATTATAAAAATTAATTTTCAAATTATTCAATTATAGTTATGATTATCATAATAAACTATTAATTCTTTGGATTTCATTTATATCTTGGACATGATATCCCAATAAATGATCATTTATAGAATTTATATAATTATTTATTTTAACATTATAATAAATTATATTGATATCTGAAATACAAATTTTTAATTATTATATTTTTTTTTTAAATTTTATATATATACAAAATTTTCGAATATTTGGTCTTCTAGAATCTATAGACATCAAATATTCACAATATGGCATATCATTATTAAATACATCAATATATTTAGCATTTTCATGTTTACCAAAATCGATTATATCATCATCTAATTTACTAATAATATTATTAATTGAATTATACTTATTAAAATAATTGATGAACGAAATATTATATATATTAGATATTTTTTTTTTATCTATCATTAAATCAATACAATATTCTAAATCATTATTGATTATATCATCATATTTATGATTACTATATTTACCAAATCGAAAACTATCTAGTGAATTAATACAAGGTATACAACTGTCGTCAATATATTTGTAATTTATTTTACAGTTTTTACAAATTAGTTTTTTATAACAATCATTGCATAAATCATCATTTGATTTTAAATGATATTTGCACATTATACATAAATTATGTATATAACATTTAGTACATAAATTATCATATTTCTTTATTTTCTTGTTGACCATACAAATAATACATTTTTTAATAATCTGTTTACAACTAATACATGTATTATTATATTTATTTACTTTATTATTACAATAAATACATGTTTTGTTATAACAAAATAAATTATCATAAGTGTCTGGGAACTCAACAACAGATTTAATACTCAATATTACTTTAAAAATCATATATTGATTAAACGAATAATTTGATTCTTTATTAAATGAATCATGACAAAATTTTGTATCCGAATAATAAATTTGTTTATATGTATTGTATATATATTTTCCAAATGTAAATTTGCAATTATCAAGTATGTAAATAATATAATCTATCTGTTTCCATAAATATTTTAAAAATAGTACAATATATATATAATTATATTTATATTCATAATTTAATAATATCAATTCTAAACAATAAAATATATGATTTTTAATAACATATTCATAAGTGCAATCCGAATATTTTCCAAATCTTAGATGACTATATTTATCGGTGCTTGATAATATACAATCAATGCATATTCCAATGTCTGTATTTAATCTTTTTTTACAAACACCACATATTAATGTTTTAATACGACAATCAATACAATACCTCATATATGTATTAATATTAATCTTTTTACAGCTTACACAATCGGATTTTTCTTTGATTATATATTTTTTAGAAAATTCTATTATTGTATTATGACAACTTCTACAATATTCAGAGGATTTATATGCTGGAATACATATATTATGACATAGCTTACATTCTATTAAGTTAGCAGTTAAATTCATTATTTTAGTTATGCATTTATCACCTACTGTTAATATTATATCCTTTTGTGTGTGCATTATCCAATATTGATGTTTAATATAATGACCACATATACATTTATTTGTTGGATCGGGAATGAATTTCTTTCCTGTTATATCTAAAAATAACTTTTTATTTAATATAGTTTTATCATTGCCTATATATTTCCATTCCTTAAATAATGTTTTAGTATCAATAAATTCATCAGCATAACTTTTTAGTCTGTCTATAAAATTATTTTTATAATCCATTTAATATAAATAATAACAATTCACTCAATATTTTGATTATTATGGTACCATTATCCAATTATGATTCCCTGAATTAAAATACAAAAAAATGAATATTATTACTATAGCAATCAAATAATTAATTATTTGATGTATCTTGAATCGTCAATGGTTTGTATGGCGAATCCTTGGATATTATATACTTATTTTTTGTATACCTATTTTTACAATTAGTATACGTAATAGTTAATATATTTTCTATTATAAATTCTTTTGCTAATTTTAAAAGCATTTTTATTACCCAAATAATTCCGATAATATAAGCAATAAATAGCATAATAAAATAATATGGAACAGCTACATTAAGTGGTAAATCGCAATAAGTTTCATATTTAGTAGTAGAATTTTTATTTTCAACCATACACATAGCACTTAATGGAAAGAAGTCATCTGCTGGCACATTTCTATTAATTGGAGAGTAAATAACGTTTTTAATATAATAATTAAAATAACCACCTAATGAAATATAGCTTAATGTCCAGCATAATATAATACATACAAGTGATGAAATTATCAATATATATCTTTTTAAAATAGTTGCCTTTTTCTTTTGTAAATCATTAATTAATAAATTTGATTTAATTATACCAACAGATATAAATAATTGTAATAAAATAAAAGGTGACCATCTGCCATAGTTTATTAGATAAGCATGAATAGAATCTGTATATAGATTCATAGTTTTAGCCATACAAAATTCATTATTATACTCAATATTTTCGATTGTTCCATTACAACGTATGTGATCTTCAGTAAGAAAATTCCATTCGACATGAATAATAATTACGAATATAATTGCAAATATAATACACGGACTCATGTTATCGATAATTATAATATTATTAACACATTAATATACATGATAATCTATAGTAATCATATAAATATTCAAAAAAGAATATTATTAGTAATTAATGGATAACAACTTAATAATTAGACAGTTATAATATATTGGATAATAATAAATATGATGCATAATTTCTAGATGCTGAATGAAAAATTAATAATGGAAAATAAATTAGAATTATTAAATATTAATAATAACAATATACAATTAGATTATCAATCATTCACTTCATTATCACAAGGATTTATTGATAATTTTAATAAAATATTTAAATATAATGACAAATCTATTAGAATATTAGGAAATACAAACGAACCATGGTTTTGTGGTAAAGATATATTAGAAATATTAAATTATAGTAGTGATAGAAAGAGATGTAGTGAAACATTAAATAAATTATTATCAGAAGAAAAATCTAATATATATAATCTATTAAATGAAAATGAAATAAATCTTATAACACTAATAAAAGATTATAACACATAATGATTTAGTAGAAATTTATATATCTGAATCAGGTCTATATGATTTGATATTATCATTAAGAAACAATCTACAGAGCCATTTAAAATTTATGTTAAGAAAGAATTATTACCATCAATCAGAAAATATGCACAACAACAATATTTGGATTATATTAATAAACAACATGATAAAATTGATAATCTAACTACACTGATGGTAGAAATGAAAACTCAAAATGGAGAATTGTTATTACAAAATAATAAAGCATTAAAAAATTAGAAGAACTTGGTATTTCATTATATGAATTAAGAGAAGAAAATAATGAATTAAAAAATGATATTAAAGATATATCATATGAACTTAATGAAACTAATAGTAAGTTAGATGATGTATTAGACCAATTGATGTAAAATTACAACATAAATATATGATTATGAAAAATAAAAATAATAATAAAGAATTTAAATTTATTAGATCTCAACAAAATTATATTGATAAAAATATTACTAAATGGACTAATCATTATGAAATAATAATTGACCAAAAAGAAAATCCAAATCCAACTGATTTGTGTGCTAGATTAAAAGAAGAAATTAAAAAGAATGATAAAATTGATTCGTTAAATAAAGATGATTATATAAAAATAAATATAAATTCATTTATGTTAGGTAGCTGTACTGAATCTGAATTTATTGAATTAGTAAAAAAGCTTGATAATAATAAATATGATATATAATTGTTATTAAAAATGGAAAAAAGAATTTATTGATAAGTTTGATCTCTATTGGAATATCAGTAAACCATGGTTTAATGGAAGAAAAGTGTTCGTGGCCACTTCAAATTAATTATCCATTTCCTGCCATGAATATTATATTCTTGAGTATTTTCATAGACTATTAAAAAATATTCTAATTAATATTTAGTACAATTTTGCTATCAAATCTATAATTTTAATGGGTTAATGTATGAAAATATAGTAAGTAATGTAAATAATATTTGTTAAAATGTATAGTAAAATTATATTTATGGTGTTTTTCTATCAAGTAACTAGTGTAAGATACATTAATTATGAAGAATCATTGAATAATATAATAAATTTTCCATGTAAAATACCACAGCCAAGATCTATATTTTCTCATCTATTATTTTCTGATTCCAAACTGAAATATAATTTAATTCCACATTCTACGGTTTTATATACATGTGATGATTCTAGTGGCTGTTGTGATAATAAGTTAGAATGTTCAGTAGATAAATATGAGATAAATACTTATGTATTTTTGAATTTATTAAATAATGAATATACTTCTATCGATTTAGTAAATCATACATCTTGTATATGTAAATAACAAATTAATATATTATTTTTATTTTAAAATATTAATCTTGAAAAATAACTACTATAATTGATATACAATCGCCATGGAGTACGCATTTGATAAATTATATGCTTCTTATAAAAATCCGACATATATTAAGACCACAGATAATATAAATAGAGCAATAACTATTTTAAATTGTGTATACGCCACATTTAACAATTTACCGGGATGTCCTCATCATATAGCTGAAAAATTCAAATCATGTACAGATTTAATTAAACTTGCATCAAAAATTGACAACATGTTTATAAATAATAAAGATAAATATAATATTATATTAATGTTAGACAATATTAGTAAACAATTATAATAATGCATATTACATTTTTATATTAAATGTAAAATAATACAACAAATTATAAATAAGTACTTCATAAAAATTATTAATAAATAAATAATGAAACAGCATTACATAAGTTTATGTGAAACAATAATATATATAATCAAAAAAAAATATTCAACCATGGATTTTGATGAAATAGATTATGAATCGGATTTTGATTATATATTAAAGATTTTTCTCAATAAAGAAATCAGTGATAATTTCAAAGATTATAATGATTCAGATTGGATAACATCTATGCGATTAATACCATTAACTCCCTTTTCATTTTATAAAAATAGAAAGGGAGATTTAAAATGTGTTTATAATTACGCAGATGATGAACAAAGATCGATTTTAGTAACAAAATATAAAGAATTGATAAATGAATTATATATATATAATATTAAATTAAATATTATAAATTCTGGTAAAGAACAAATAAATAAATATGATTCTATAAATATAAAATTGTCATCATTAATATCTGATTCTAATAACTTCAAAGATCCAGTATATTTATCTAGAATTATAGATATAATATTTTATGATGAAGATACAAAAGATATAATAATTGATTTAGTCAACAAATATGGATGTGGTATTATAACTATTAATGATAAAGAAAGTAATATGGATCATGTATACAAGATAATACAAACAATAATGAATATACATATTTCTGAAAAAATATATATACCTAAAAAAATTCACGATTATATAAATTATTACGTTAATGAGATATTTAATAATTCCAAATTTTTAAAAGAATGTATTATAAAATTTTCATCTAATGATACTACAAAATTTAAATGTAATTGCAATATAGATCTATCTAAACAAAACATATTAGATTGTAAGGCAATAAATATTAAATCGATTAAATATATAGAAAAAACAGGATATAAACCATATAATATAAAATGTCATATAAAAGATATTATTATTGTATTTGTATTGTTGATTGTAAAATATTTTGATAAAGATAGCATAAATAATATAAAAGATAATATTTATAATTATACTAAAGAAAAATCTAATAATCATGTTGTAAATGAATTATTCAAGGAATTTATTAATTCAGACATATATAAATTCTCATTTGAACAGTTTGTAGAAAAATTAAATAAACATAAATCTGAATTACAAAAAATATATTTAGATAATAAACATAATATAAGAACAGAAATCTATAATATATTAAATCATATACCACTTAATACTCAACAAACAACATTTATCGATGAACATTTAGATTTAGTTATTGATAAAATAGATTTTAATAATATACCAAACGTAGATGATAAAATAAAAAAATTTTCAAATGTAGTAAATCTATTTATAGAAAAACTATTTAAAATATTGGATACAATAAAAAAAAAAAGACATGTTAAAAAATATAAACAAAATAAATGAATAATCTAATTATTCCCATCATAATAGTATTTTTATTTTTAGTAATTATTATAACATATATAGATAAAAAAATAATTTCAAATAATCAGGATAATCATTATATATCATAATTACTTTGCATCTAGTATTTGCGTAGTTATAATATTATTATCATATATTATTTTTTTAATTGGAGTGATACATATTATTAATTTTTTTGGAAATAAACTTCTTGGATCCATATCTGGAAATTCCTTCCAGTCAATTGTTATATTTACACATCTAAAATTTTTTTCTATATCAGCCAACAATCTAGATGGTTCAGCAAATAAAATATTATGAATATTGAATCTATAAAGAAATATTGACGGATACGAACTATTAGTAATGGTGGTGATTGGATATAAATTATCACAATTAAAATAATATGCTAAATTTACAGTATCACTATTGACATCACATATTGTTTCATTTGAACTTGATTTTAATGATCGTGTAAATATACCAGATTCTTTTGATAATAAATCTAATCCAAATATATATGGATCGTTTATGATTATATCTTTTTGTTTAGATTTTTTAGATCTCAGATCTTTAGTAGATGTATTCTCTTCTGCATTCCATATTTCGATTGGAATACTAACATCATGTATTGTTATATTATGTTTTATATCTCTAAAAATAATTCTGTCTTCATCCAATAAATATTCACCTAATATATATTTAAATTTCTTTGATATATTATACTCATTCGTACTATTTCGTCTATTAAATGATAATATATTAGTGTGATAATATACATCATATCCTTCTGGTATATTAGTAATATTTATGATACAAACATTATTTACATCAAATGATATTTCATCATACGATTTAAGCTTTAAAAATTTACAAGTTTCGCTAAACTGTCTCTTTTTTATAAAATCCAAATTACAATCAACAATAATTAAATCTTCAAGTATTCTATTTACATATGAATCAATAAATGATTCTTCTGTCTCTGGATAATTTGGATAAGATATAAATTGTTTATTATTAAATATATCTGATTTGGTATACCATAATATATTTGTTATTGATGAAAATTCTGGTGTATAATAATTTTTCTTATTACTTTGATGTGTAGATGTAACTAATTCCTCTATATATCTATTTCTAAATTCATCACTACACGTATTATATCCCAAAAATTTTATATACGGTTGTAAATCTACATCTTGTATATTTTTAAGGCTATTTTTTCTATATTTAATATCGTATATTAAAATATCTTTAAATGGTCTAAATTTTATTCTTATTTGTAATTTTGTTTCGGGATATAGCCTTAGACATGTTCTCGGATTCATGGATGAATTATCAAATATAGTGATTAACGGAATATATATTTCGCATGTATTAAATATTATATCATCGGAAAATTTACCAGTTTTAAAGATACAGTAATTTTGATTATTTCCAATTATATTAATATAATTATGTTCTTGTTTAATAAAATCAAATAAAAATTCTAGACCGGTTTTTTTCAATATTATATTTGTATCATTATCTATTGTTTCAATTATAAATTCTTCTATTAATTTATATACAAAATTAGTTTGATATCGAACAGTTCCTATGCCTTTAATTTCTGGTAATGTTATTGTTAATCCAAAATTATTACATCCTTCTAATTTATTATCAGTTATTTTACAAATATAATAATCATTTTCAATAGAACATGGACAATTGAATTCTTGTGGTATATTATAATTGCCATCTCTAGTTTCAGTAACATATATATTTGATCTATTAGAATTAATTTTATTATAATTAATTAAAGATCTTTGCATTTATTATATAAAAATATATAAACAATAGTTATTTATAAATCATATTATAAATAAATGGATAAATGTAAATATTGTAATTCATTTTATATTAATAAAAATAATGATTTATATTTTTGTGATGATTGTTCTAGTTATTATACTACAACATCAAAAAGAATTTCTATAAAAAGTAAACCATATAATAATAAAAAAATTCATTTTTCAAATGTAATACGTGAAATTTCTCATAATAATATTTCTGACATTAATCATAATGATTTTGAAAAGATGCTAGAAGATAATAATATAGATAAGAAAAGTATAACATCTACACTAGTATATGAATTTTTAAAAACTAGAGGAATTAAGAATTATAGACAAACGTATTCACTTATGAATATGTCTAAAGGAGACAATATAATATTAAATAATGATGATATATCAAAAATTTATATTATGTTTGATGATTTCATTAAATATTTATATAAATGTAAACAAATAAGAACTATTGATTATGGTTTCTATTTGAATAAAATTTTTGATATTCTAAAATTAACAAATAATCTTAAACCAAATTTTACCAAGTCTAATAAACGAAATAATAAATCAGAATTATGGAATAATTATATAATTAATTTATGTAATAGATCTATCGATATTGAAATATCATTTATATTTATTCCAAATAATCCAATAATTAATGATTATTATATTAAACCATATTCATTTAGAAGTATAGGTTAATTCATAATTTATATATTTTATCAATATAAGTTAGCAAGTGATTGGTTATTACATATTTTGTATATGTTATTTTATAATAAGATTTATTAATACAATTATTTAATAGAAATTTATGCACTTCAGTTATTTTAGTTTCATATGGTATACCTATATTATATTTATTTTCATGTAATAATATAATTAAATCTAAAAATATAAACATAAAATTATCAATTTGTTTATATGTATTAAAATGATTAGGTATTGGTATCAAATTATCGCAACAACTAAATTTTATATTAAATAAATAAATTCTGGTAATTATATCATTACATAATTCAGTAAATTTCTGATTCATATTATAATTTATTAAATATATCCATCCGTTAATAAGAAAATATATATTATATTTATTTTCATCAAAGTTATAAGAGGTGTTTAGTAATTCATTAATTATCGAAAAAATTTCATTGATTTTATTATTTTTAATATTTATATTGAATAAATATTTACAAGCAGTAACACTAAGTATTATGTTTTTTTCGAATAAAAAATACAACGAAATATAACATGGCAATAAAGTTTTGCATTTAAACATATATAATTTATGTTTATATTTGGTTATAAATTTATATACTTTAAATTTTGTATTTTTATCTAATTTTAAAATTAATTTTTCTAAATTAGCTGTTACATTTTTATATTGTAAAGATAATTCTTTATTAAACATAATAAATTCATTACATTCTTCTTCTAATATTGTATTATTGTCAACATTTTCATCAATAATTTCAACTTTTGAAAAATTATTAATATTTAACATTTTATTATTTTTAAATTATTATTTCAATTTAATATTTTGGATTTCATTTATTACATAATTAATGTCGGTAATATTAGAATCAAATGGATTAATAGATTCCAAATTATTATATACGTATTGCAACTCTTGTTCTATATTTTTTATAGATATTAATATATTGTTAATAGTATCGTAATTGGTTATGGTTTTTATGTTTATTTTATTTTTACCAAAAAATCTTATATGTTTATTATTAAAAAATACTGGATATTTAAATTTATCACTGCGATAATTAAAATCACAATTTATATATAAATCCTTTATAATATTAGAGGTATATAAAATATTAGTATAAATATTTATTATATCGAAACATGTATTTAATACATTATTAGTAAATTCTACAAATTTAGTAAATGTTTCATTTTTTCCTTTTGATAGAATTATTTGTATTTTATAATTATTATACAATATTATTCGTGATCTATTAGATAATGTAATTCCTATTGAATTTGGTAATAATAATCGACCTTGGGTTATTATTTTTTCATTATCTAATTCTAATATTAATTTAAATTTTACATGCGATTCCTTTGCGTCCATATCAAATTTAGATTCTATTATATGATATCTTGTTTGTGTCATACTATATGAATTTACATGATTAGCATTGAATAATTTTATTAATGTTTTTTTCTTGAATTTTTTTTTTTTTATAAAGGAATCAAAACTAGTACATGCATAGTTTAAATAGTCATGTAATAAATTTGTATTAATTCCATTATGTATTATATTAACATGTAGATTTTTATCTTTAGTAGATTTTGTATTGACATAATAATAGTTTGGATTGATAAATGTAATTGAATTATTATTTTTTTTAGTTTTAAAACATGCTCTTATTTCTCTGATATTACTTATTTTATTAAATAATAGATTAATATAGTTGTTATTATTTATAAGATCTAACTGTATATTATTATATAATTTACTATGAGTATCACGATCAATAGAAAATCTAAAATTTACTATTGTTCTACATAAATCATTATCTGATGCTAATTTTATTATTTTATATAATTCATCCATATTTTAGAATAAGTATTATTATTCAAAAAAACAATTCATAATATAATTAGTATTATGGATTTTATAATGTATTTATATATAAAAAGTTATAAAGAAATATTAATATAATATTAAATATAATTTATAAATGACTACTTGTGGAGCATATAGTGATGATGTTATTTTAGAATATAAAGTGCCTGTACGAACTATGTTAAATGTACAATCTGGCAATATAAGTGGCCGATCAAATGTTTATCCTACAACATATGCTGCTAATTGTCAACCTGTTCCAACATCAAATTATACTGGATGTCCCTCAGGAAATTCAAATAATTGGCCATCTGGATTTAATACAGGTATGGGATATCCAGCTGGATTCAATACAGGAGTAAATGGAACTAATTCAGTCAATAGAAATGGATGGGGATTAGGAAGACCTAATATGAATAGATATGGTACTCCTAATTGTACAACTGAGATCAGAGGCAATAATCAATTCAGAACTTGTTATTATAATGATGGAACTACAACAGTCGAAACTATACCTATACGATAAAATACACATTATAATATTCGAATTTCAATTCTATACTATATTTTTAACTTAAATTTTGTATATGTATTATACTAATATTAATTGTAGGACATGTCTATTATTTATATAATTATATGTTTAAATTATGAATGGTAATTTGAAACAGTTTTTGATTATGTATTATTATATTGGAAATATATTTAATATATTAATAAATAAAATAACAAATATAATAAAACATAAAATAAAAAAGAAATGTACTTGTATAAATATAGATACCATAGAAAATGAATATTATAATACCATTACAATTGATGAATTAAGAATAATGATAAATGATATATTAGATAATTTTATAAAATATAATGAACTTAACCTTACTAAAAATGCGCTTATTAATATTATTGATTCAAAATATACATATTAAATAAATGGATTATATTCCAACAACTTTACAACCACAAGTTATATTTTTATTTGATGAATATAAGCACGTTAAACGAACAATTTTTTTATCTAATAATAGATTAATTGATAATAGTAATGTAATGGGAGTATATAATTATTTAAATTCTAGAAATACTAAATTTCTGGCTTTACCAGAATACATAAACGATCATATAATATTATCATTCGGTTTACAAGATGCTAGAGGATATATTAAAAATATTTTATCTATTGAAGAAGATATAATATTATTTTCTATATTCAATAATTTTGATTATTATTATCCGGATAATACTATATTTGATCCGTATAATATACCAAATACATTATTAATTCAAACAAACCCGGATAATAAAGTTTTATATTCAATTGATATTAATATAGTTAATGGTGCTGTATTTTGTGTAACTACAAATGAATATTCGAAAACAAATTTGGCTCGTCCATCCATCTATATGCCAGTATTCAGAAATTATATAATAGATATAATTAATAATATTTATAAAAATAATTATAGTTTATCAGCTATAATTAAAGATTCCATGGAATATTCATTAAATAATACTTATAAAGATTTAATTAAATTATCTAATTTAGATAATTATAAAATAACATATTGTATTAGTTCTTCAAATAAATTCTATATAAAGGGAACTAAAATCACATTAATAGAAGGACTGAACATGGAAGATTATAATCATGTATTATATATATATGATGAAAAATTAAATCCATATATTCAACTAGAAAATGATGTATTGGCTGTAACTAAAATTTCTGATTTTATTAATATATTAAAAGAAAATGATATACGGAATATAAATATAAAATCATTAAATCCAAAAACTATTATTTATATTTATTTCAATACATATTTAAATCCTAATTTGACTATTCAATTTGATATAAAATTTTTTATTAATCAAACTAAAACTAGAAATATATTTATAGACTTGTCAAATAAAATAAATATAATGACATCAAAAGACCATATATCATTTAGATCATATTCCATAAATAGTGACTTATGTAAATATTTAACATTGTTAATTTTAGGATATAGTCATATTTTTAATAAAATACAACAACATGGAAGAATAAAAAAAGTAAATGAATTATATCCAGTGAGATATTGTCAAAATTATAAAGAAATTAAACGCCAGCCAATCTTAATTGAGAATGTAAATAAAGAATATTTAATAAAAATATCTGATAATTTTTATATAGGAAAAGAAGATAATACTAGAACATATCAACGAAAAGGAACTAAACGAGTTTTTGATCCATATAAATATGGTGATGTATATATTGATGAGAATGGATTAATATATCAATGTGCTAGTATATATTATTCAAATATGGGATTTCTTGGTAATATTTATTCAGCTAGTGGTATTTGTTATCCATGTTGTTATTCTAAACCAAAAACAAATGATCCAACTTTTTTAACATGTGTTCACGGAGAGAAATATATGATAGAAGAAAAAATTAATCCTATAATCATCAATTATGGTAGATTAATATTGAGTACGCATGGTATTTCAAATTTATCGCCTAAATTGAATTCAATATTAAATAAAAATTCTAGTATAGAAATTGTTAAACATACTAATAGAATAATAAGTGCTAATAATTATACTATTATTACATCATATCAACCGAGTACTTCTATAAAAGATTTTAAAGAATTATATAATTTTATATTAATTAATAATGCAATAATTATAAATGAAAATACAATAAATACACATAAAAATATTTTAAATACTAATTTAGATACTATAAAAGTATTTATATTAATTCAAAATAGAATTCATCAATTAAAAAATATTAATAAAGCTATTAAATCGGATATTATTAATATGATTGATATAAATGATGATAAAATACGAATATTATTAAATTATTTTAATGTCATTTCTAATATTAAAACCCCTATATCAGACAATGGCATAACAATTAAAAATGATATATGTTATATAGATGATATACCTGTAAATAATAAAAATATAAAATATTTTACCGAATTCACAAATGTAAGTTTAAAACCAAAAAGTACTAGCGAATATATAAAAAATTATTTTAATGATTATCTAAATAATATGATTAGTTCAAGCGATATAAATTTATTTACAAAAATATTTGTAACAAAAATAATGTATAATATAAATGAATATGATAATATTAAGACCGATTTTACTAGTATAAAAAATAAATTAGATAACATATCATTAAATTATAACACCATTATAAACAAATTGTCAGGTTAAGTATTGGAATAATTATTAGTAATAATAAATGATTAATAAAAACTGTATTATATGTCTTAGTGCTTCAAATATATTTATTACCTGTATGAATTGTGATAATATTACATGTTTTACGTGCATAAAAAAATATAAATTAGAATGTGCAAATTGTAATGTTATGTATTTAGATTATGATATAAAAAAAATACCTTTCAAAAAAATATTTTCAACATATAAATTAAATTATTTACAACATAAAATTAAAACAAAAGATAGAAATCAAATATCTCAATATAATATAAAACATAAAAATAAACAACTATTAAGATTTGGCACTCAAATAAGTTATAATACTGATAAATTAAATCTTTGTTCTGCCAATTTTATGTGTTTTTGTCCCAATAATGATTGTTTAGGAATAATAAAAAAACAATATAATAAATGTATATTGTGTAAAACGCAAGTCTGTGATAAATGTCATGAAACAAAATTTACCGATCATATTTGCGATCCAATTATATTAAACTCTATAGAAGAAAAATTATTAAATTGTAAACCTTGTCCCAGATGTTTCAATTACATAATAAAATATGAAGGTTGTAACGATATGATTTGTACTCAATGTAAGTGTAGATTTAACTGGAGAACATTGACAATAGATATAAAAAATAGTAATCATCATTATGATAAAATTATACCCAATACAAATATAGAGCGTGCATTTAATATAAAAAATAATACAATTTATGGTTTCTATAATTATATTGTAATACCATTTTTAAATAATATAAATGGATATATATATAATATAGAATGTGAATATATAATTCAAAAAAATAATAATTCAAATAAAATAATAAATAAATTATATAAATTATATAAGAAAAAAGATTATATGCAATATTTATATAATAATTTGAATAATAATATATCATTATCGGAATTTAAAATATTATTAAATAAATATCTCGATATAAATATCATACCCAAGTCCTTAATTTATGATGTAATTAATAATAATATAATTTTGATATCAAAAAAGAGGAAAGAAATTTTAATTAAAACTAATTTAGTTAGTAATAATAATAATTCTATACAATTATTAGATGATAATCAACAAAATCACGCTGATAATATTATTAACATTTTATCAAAATATAGAACAGTACTTGATACATCTATGCCGGGTTCTGGAAAAACATTTATTTCATTACATTGTATTAAACAATTACACATCAAACATTTATTAGTATTGTGTCCTCCTTCTTTAGTTGGAAAATGGAATAAAATTATAACTTTATATAATGGATACAATCAATTTGAATTTTATGTGATATCATATTCAAAATTACATGTTAATGATAATTCTCCAAATAATGATTTATTCATACAAAATATTATATATTATACTACACAGAAAAAATATAATTTTAAATTAACATCAAAAATAAAAAAATTTTTAAAATATAATGCAGCTATTATAGTTGATGAAGGACATGTAATAAGAAATAATGGAAAAACATTATTTGCAATTAGTTTATTATGTCAATATACATATCGACATAATGGATTAATTTTAAATTTAACAGCTACACCTATAGAAAAACCATCACAAATTAGAAACATAATTAAAAAAATGGGTATACATTATGATAATAATAGTTCATTTCTAAAAGATTTTATAATATTCATTATAAATATAATAGATAATAATGAAATTAAGAAATATTTTGATAATAATATAGATAAGATTAAAATAAAGAATTCGGTTCGTAAATATGCTAATCAAATATTTGATATTTGTTTGATAAAAAATATAGAATCAAATTATATTACCGATATATTACATAATTTTATAAAATTAAATATAACTGTATTTTTTAATATTTTAATGGATAAAATAAACTATTCATCATTACCATATATAAATGATTTTCCTATATATAAAGTAGATTATTATTTAACTGATGTGCAAAAAAAAATGTTAGCTACAGCATTTACAAATATTGATACATGTAATTCAACTAATTTTATTCAATGTAATTCTCTTATCTCAAAAGGACTCGTACAAGTTGAAACAGCATTAATACCTTCAATATGGAATATTGTTAAATATATTATTTCAAATACAAAAAATTGTAAAGTAATCATAGCAATAAATTATAATGAATCAATAAATGATATTAAAAAATTAAATAAAGAATACAATATATTATTAATTAATGGTAATGTAAAAAATAAAGATAAAATTATAGAATTATTTCAAGAATCTAATAATAATAATAGAATTTTATTAATAAATCCTAGCTCTATTAATGTTGGGATTGATCTAGATGATAAGCATGGAGATTATAGACGATTTGTAATATTTAATCCAAATTTTATATCAATAAATATGTATCAATTTATGTATAGATTTATGAGAAGAGATTCAAAATCTACACCAATTATACATGTTATTAATTCACATAAAATTATTATAGAAAATTTAAAAAATAAAAACATATCATTTAATAATAAAATTACATTAATTGACTCATTTAAATATTGGAAAGAAAATCAAACAAATTTAGAAAAACTAATAAACAAAATAAATTATAATAATTGAGTGGATTGATCGATATTAATTTGTAAATATTTAAATATAGATAATGATATATATAATATACTCATTATAACATAAAATAAAATAATTATGAATATTATAAGATGTAGCCATACATAATTAATATTTAAAGTTATATATGAACAAATAAAAGAAATACATAGTGTTAAATATATATTACCTATAAAATATGCTAATAATCCATTATTTTTTTTGTCATTGAATATTATAATACCAGGATATAATCCACATACTATATTTAGTATTATAATCCAAATGTTTTGTCTATATTGAAATATATTATTTAATATTCGAGACATTTTTTATGATAATACATAATTTTTCAAATAAACTAAAGAATAGATTCTAATGCGACTTTAAAATCTTTACTATCAAAAGAATCGATTTCAGTAGAGTTTCCCAAATTTTTTAATATTTGCGCATTGATTATTTTTTGAAAATAAATTAATTCATTTAATAAGCTATTTATATTTTGTTTTTCAGTATCATCATTAATATAAGTTGTTAATTTAAGTAAATTATTTATCAACGCAGATTCCATTTATTATAAATATATTATATAATGAATTATATAATATCAAATAATGGTATTAAAATATTATATACAGAAGATTATGAAAATTATCTATCTATATGTTTTTTAAGATTTGGATTATCAAATGAAATATATGATCAATTAGGAATTATACATTTTATAGAACATATAATAACAGAATTACTAGAAGATATATTACCTAATGATATAATTGTAACTGCAACAACTTCATATAATTTTATGACAATAGAAATTTCGACAATAAATGGATACATATCATATAGATATATTAAATTTATTTTGAATACATTGTTTAATGAAAGTAATATATTTATTAATAATAAATACATTACTAATAGTATAATTAAGAGAGTTAAGTATCATATACAGAATGAATATAAATATAGAATACTTCTAGATAAATATTTTCCAAATCCATTAAATTTATTAATATTTGGATCGGCTTATATAGGTGGGACTGGATTAAATATTGATATTGATATTAATTACTTCAATTCTATACTCAAACAAATAAATACAGAAGATATATTAATAATAACTAATCAAAAAGATATTTTTAATAGTTTAATATCAGACATCAATAATATAAAACGAAAAATGATAAAACATAAAAAAAATAAAGATATAACTATCAATAAATCAAATAATAAAAATTCTGTTTTATTATATTCATTAGGTAAATATTATATGTTTACTGTATTAATAGAATTAAATAGATATAATATAATAGGTGTTTTATTGGATCAATATTGTTTATTTAAAAAAATTGTTAGTTTTATATATAATAATATACTATGTATTAATTATTTATTTATGTTCGCATCTGAATTGATAGATTATTTATCATACATTATAAATTTTAATGAGAATAATATAATAAATTTAGATGATATGAAATACGAATATAATACCTTAGTTATTAATGATTATTTTTATGATTATTTAACATATTTGCCTTATATAGATATTAGAGATATTATTGCTAATATCAATAATAATGATATAAGTATGTATAATAAAGAATACAACAGTTATTTATTATCGATCAAAAACAATATAAATAATAGAAATAAATTTTTTTTAACCACACCATATAATGGATTATTAAACAATATGAAAGATAGAAATAATCAGGATTTATTTTATACAGAAACAAGATTACAGTTATATAATAATGTTACTCTATTGCCAAAACGATATACCAAAGATATAAACATACCATTACATCAATTAAATAATATATATTTTATAATATCTTGTAACGAAAAAAAAATAGATATAGAGAACAATAATATAATTTTAAAACAACCGGATAATGTATATACATATGATAATAAGATTTTTTCAATTAATACATATTATAATACTTCACATTCTATAAATTTATATGAGAAATATTTTTTATTTTATTTATTTACTAATACATTTATTGATTTAGATACACTAATTATTGAATTTAAAAAAAAATATGTAATTAATTTAGATGGTTATACAATAATTAAAAATGAAAATATAATTATATCCAATAAAATAATAAATATAAAAACAGAATTTACGTTTGTAGTATTATTTTTAAAATATCCAAAATCAATAAAATTAATTACAAATTTGGGAAGATTGTTGGTAAACAAACACTTAATATATGTCATTCATAATTATCATAATGGCGATAAATATTACTTATTTATAATTACTGATAATCCCATAAAAGTAGAAAAGTTATCAAGAAAATATTTTAATAATAACTATATTATAAATATATTTTCTATTATATCTTTAAGAGGAAAATCCAATTATGACGAATTGAATTCAAGCAAACTTATATTGTTTAAATAAATGGAGATATATAAGATAATTATATGGATAGTTATCATAACGTCTATAATTGCTATTATATTTTTATATATTATAATACATATAAAAAGATGTATTTATGATATATTAAATGAGAATATATACATAGCTATTAATGAAGATATTATTTATCCAAAACAATTTGATATCGATACATTTAACACAGATATTTTTAAATATTTAATAAAATTATTAATAGATTTCAATTCAGAAATTATGTATTCATGTGAAGCTATTTCATATGAAAATATAAATAAGATATTTTATATATCATATAATAAAAAGCCATTAGTAAAAATCTTAGTAGATAATAATAATTATGTATGGATAGTAATAAGAGGGACATTAACATACAATGAATTTGAACAAGATTTACGTATATCTCAATATGAATTACACGACAATATAAAATGTCATTATGGATTTACAGATATATATTACAATATTAGAAAAGAATTATTATATATATTAAAATATATTAATCCGAAATATATATTCGGATTAGGTCATAGTTTAGGAGGTGGCATTCTTAGCATTGCATCATTGGATTTATTTAGTGCTTATCAGAATATAATTTTATATGTAACAGGAACTCCTCGGATATGTAATCGAAAGTTTAATGACATTATCTCTAAGTACAATTTATATAAAATAGAAAATTTAAGTGATATATATATAAATGCGATCCCTCCCATTTTACCATTCTATAATAATCTTAGTTATAGCAAAATAGGAAAAGTTATATATTTTGATGATAATAGAGATAATATAATAATAAACCATAAAATAGAAATATATTATGAAAATATATCTAAATATTCTATATTAACTAATCTTAAATTATCGTATTAGTTATCATCTTCATATTGTAAAATATGTATTTTTGTAAATGCAGTTTCAGTTCTACAATAAGGACACATTGTTAATTTACTTGAGCATATATGACAACAAAATACATGTCCGCAAACAATAGATATTTGATCAATTTTATGTATTGTACAAATAGTACATTTATTAATTTTATTTTCATAATATTTGTTTATTAAGTTTCGATATTCATCATTCATACCTGTGAGTAATATATCGCTAGTTATTGTATTTACATGTATATATTTTAGTTTATCATATTCTTTATTTGTTATTATATTTTTTATGGTTAGTATAAATATTTCTTCATTAAAATTATGGTTATTTAATATCTTAATGATTAATGGATCATATTGCAGATGTGAATATAAATATATCATAAAATATTTATCTTTATCAATAATAAATTCTAAATTTTTTGTTATATTATTATTATCGATACCATTTGATATTGATGGTATATATTCGTCATATTCTATTTTAGAAATAAATTCATAACATGATATGAACTTATTGTTATCTAAATGTATAATCAGATCTTTTAATTTACTCAATATATTAACATTGATATTAGCAATAGAATTTAATATTGATATTTTTAATTTAATATCAATAATTATGTGATTATGTAATAACAAGATATTATTTTGGACATTTATCATATCTATCATCTGTTTCTTTATCAATATTTTATTATACTTATTGTGTTCCATATATTTTCCTAATATAAAATTTAAGAATTGTTTTGCATGTTTAGAATATCTACTAAAAAATTTAAGTGTGTCAAACTCAAATAGTAGCTCTATATTAGAATTAAGAATATCAATAGGACATAATTGTAATAAATATAATTTTTTTTTATGGTGTATTATATATTGTATGAATTCAACAGTGTGTTTTTCATTTAATTGCAGTATTTGATGTATTAGATTTTCCTTCTTTAATTTCTCTAGTTCTATAATTAATTTATTAAAATATCTTCCATTTTTAAATAATGCTGTATATATTATGGAATCATCAGTAAGGAACTGTAAAATATTATTATCAATAAATTTATTATTTATAATATTATCATCAAAGTTATCTAACAGTATAGTTTTAAGTAATACTTCATCCATTGTTTTGATATTGCATATTATTATTTTAAAATTTCAATAAGTCTTATATTGTTTATTCTTTTCGTATTATAAATATAATTAATAATTATTGATGATAATATTAACATAAAGAATAATGTGATTATTTTTTTATAAAACTCAATGTCATAATCTAATATGATAAAATATAACAAATACATATTCAGTATTATCAATAATATTATTATTAAAATACAAATAGACAATATAAACAATATATAAATATTTGTCATGATTAATAATGATGAAGCGCTATTATTTCATATTGAATTGGTTAGTTTATTTCTGAAATTATTATCATTATCTTTATATATTTGTATCCTTGATGTAAAATAAGATATGACTTCTTTTAGTGATTTTTCTCTATATATATTTGCCTTATTTAATATATATCCCGCTAAAGATATATCATTATTATGAGTAGGATTAATAATATCATTATAGTAATTAAGTTTATTTAAATCCTGTTCGGCTTGACTATTTAATATTATTGGATTGTTAGTATCTATTAATTCTCTAACCATAAATACATTATTAGTATATGGTAATAAATATTTAAGACTCATGTAATTATTATTTTTATTTTTATAAAGATCAGTTAATAAATATAAACATTTAGGCTTAATATTAAATATAATATTATTTTTTAATATATCATCAATTTCTTCATTGATTATTATAATTAATGAATTTAAATTTTTGAATTTTTCCAAATATGTAATAGTTAATTGTTCTTCATTTAATTCTATTATGCCGGATATTGATTCTATATCAATACAAAACCCAAATGGATTACATAAATGCCATTTTATATTATATAGATATTTATATAAATCTAGCAATATAGGTATATGATATCCTGGCTCATTGGTAATATATAATATATGAAGTTTATTGTTATCAATCGATAATTTTTTTATATTACAATCCTCTAATATTTGTATATCATTTAATAATAAACTTATATTATTATATAAACTAGATGGATTATCATATTTAAGTGAATTTATAACTTCCATCTCAATATCAGTTAAGAACATTATATTTGGTTTATTAAAATATTTTATTAAAGTATATTCCATTTATGAAAAAATTATTTTGAACGAACATAAATACTAATTATATAAAAATGGATATAATAAGCTGGGGATTATATAATAATAAGTATGTGACGATAGATAATTATTACATAAAACCTATTCATTTTTCTGATAAAAATAGTATAAATAAATATTATCAATTTCCAAATTTAATAACCGAAAAATTATTATCTAAAAATATATATGATCATAAAAAAATTATGATAATAGATGATAATGCGAACATATTAAATTTTAATGTTAATGATAGTGTATTAACATATCATAAATTTAATCATAGTATTATAGGAGGTATATTACCAGGATTTAAATATGAAAAATTTATTTATCCAGGAACACCTATATTCGATAGTAATACAGGCGAATTAATATCTATTATAACCATAAATTATAAGTACAAAAATTATTATATTTATCCAATATCTGGTCCTGGTAAATCAAGTTGGAATATAAAATTCAAAGGATTTGATCCAAAAATTTATTATGTTGAATTATCAAAAACTCAATCCGAATATATAAAAGACGAAACTAAAAATAATACATATATGGATGATAAATATTTTGATATTGTTATAACTATAAATAGATTTGATAATATTGTAAATTTGATTAAAGTACAATCCAATGGATACGAACTAGAAAGAATGAGATTCGAATGTAATGAAAATATTAAAGTAATTACGTAATGTTAAATGAATAATACTCTAATAGAAATAGGTGAAAAAAATATTGATTATTATAGATCGTCATCTATAAAATTTAAAGAATACAAGGGATATATTATATATTTATTATCTATAATCTTTATAATATTATCAACAATATTTTTTGCATTACAATGTTTCAAATGGGAACCATTAATACAATTAGAAATTTTTAGAAGAATTAAAAAAAATATTGGCAGTTGGCAACAACTAATAATAGAAAAAACATCAAATGAAATAACTAGAGGTAAAGCTAGAGCTTTACAATTATCACCGAATGCATTTTCGTTTGCATGCTATGATTTCGGAAGTCATTATTCGGCTATAAAATTAAATCAGAATACATTTTTGCCTGAATTTATATTAAGAGGTACTGGTGATGTTTGGAGATTTAATAAAGCAGCTACTATAGATCCAGGTGCACAACAATTTTGTCAATTTATAATATTGTCGGGAAATAATAATAGTGTATCATGTGGAATTGAAATGTTTAATTTATTAGGATATAGTGGGTTTTTTGAAAATAATCATCCATGCAATAATGCTCTAGACTTGATTGTTTCACAAAATAGATTGGTTAATTCATTTATCTAAAATAAATTAATAATTATAGATGAAATTAGAATAATATTTATGTATTGAATTATTTTTATATTTTTTTTTGAAATAATCATTATTAATCAATTTTGAATATTTATAAATATATATCCAATCCAAATAATATTTGTATTTGTCTATAAATTCAATATCATTAATTAATGTAGTATTATAGGTGACATATGTTAAATTTAAAGAATATTTATATTTATATATAAAATCTAAATTATTTAAAAGTTTAGAATTTACTGAGATATAAAGCCAATCATATTGATCTAATATATTGTTGTTATTGGTAATAAAATTTATATCATTTATAACATAACTAATATTAACAATATCTTGATTTAATAAATGTTTATAATTATTTTTAAAATTGATATCTGAAATCAAGTTAGAATATCTAGATATCTTTCCCCAATCTAATACATTACTATATAGATTTATAAATTCTATATTATGTATTAGTTTAGATATGATAGATATATAAGACCAATTGAGTTCATATTTAAATTTATTAATAAAATTTATATCATCGAATAATATTGTATAATTATAATAACATAAATTATTAAAATCAATTATTTGTGTATATTCATTTATAAATGTCCAGTAATTAATTAATCGAGACCATTTAGAAATTTCTTTTAATAAATAAATTTCTTTATCTCTATTCTTAAAAATTTTAGATATGTAATTTATATTATTAAATTTAAAAATACGATCATAGAGAATATTATATACATTAGGAGCACAATATTTATAAATTTTATTTTTAAATAATATCAAAAAATATGGATTATAAATATATAGTTTGTTAGGAGAATCAATAATATCATTATTTATGACGTGACTCCATGTAATATAATTTCTAAATTTATATATAAAATATATATCTATATCTATATTATTATAATCTATGAGATTCCATACTATTTTTGTTTTAAATTTTTTAATAAAATGTAAATTGTATTTAAATCGTGATGTAATACGATTCCAATTTATATATTTATCGTTATTTAATCTTATATCGATAATATTATTAAAAATATTACATATATTATAACAATTATATATAGTATCTTCATCTATATAATTTAATATAATATAATAAATGTCATAATTTAATTTCATTATTTATTATTATTTTAATATATATTCATATAATTAAATGGGAAAAAATTTATCAGTTCCTGTATTAAAACCAAATGTAAAGGAATATTTTTTCAATAGAAATATAAAAGTATCTTTTTATTCTATACAAGGATATAGGAATACTATGGAAGATAGTTATTCTATTTTTTATGATAATAAAAATATATATATAGGAGTTTTCGATGGTCACGGAGGCAGATACGTTTCAACATATGCTAGTGATAATTTTTTAAAATTTATTTCTAAATATACAAATCTTAATAATATAAAATTAAATTCTATATATACGCTATTAAACAATTGCTATAAAGAATTTGATAATAAAATACAATCTGATATTTTATTTAGTAAGGAGCAAGGATGTACTGTAGTATGTTTAATTATAATGGATAAAAAAATAATATTATCGCATTGTGGAGATTCTAGAGGAATTATTTATAATGGTAAAGATATAGTATATAATACGGAAGATCATAAACCAATAAAAGTATCGGAAAGAGAACGAATAATAAAATCCGAGCATACAATTATAGATGATAGAATAGATGGTCAAATAGATATATCAAGATGTTTTGGTGATTTTAAATTTAAATCCAATTTTTTTGAATCAGCAATAATACCAATTCCTGAAATATTTATAACTGATATCAATATTTGTAAATTTATATTAATGGTGACAGATGGTATAAGTAATATCATAAATAACTATGATTTATGCAAATATGTTGAATATGGATTGCAAATACATATGAATATTAATACTATATCTAATAATATAGTTAAATGTTGTATTTATAAAGGGGGAACAGATAACATGACAATATCTATAGTATTACTTGTTAGTTATAATTTAAATAACACTTTAGATTTAATGCATAAAAAAGAAAATAGAGTATTAAAAAAACGAGTGTTAAATGAATTAAAATCAAATTATAAATTATATTTTCCGATTAATCATGATAAATTAATAAATTTAATAAAAAAAATTGATTATGATCTCCAATTTAGTGCTGGATATAATTTCGATTATATTAATAAAATATATGAGGATTTTTATAGTAAAAATAAGAACATAATTTAAATAATTCAAATGTTTTATTTAAATCATTATTAATTGTATTATCAAATTTAATATATAGAATATTCTTATTATCAATTAATTCATTATCTAATTTTATGGGCGTATCTATATTAAAATAAATTATTATATTATCAGAAATTGTTTTGATTATATCATATACAATTAATTCGCATATATTATGATTTATATTATCAATATATAATGGCAATATCAAAATATTATTATTATTATCTGATAAATATGTATGCTTAATATTATTCAATTCATCCATAGTCCTTACAATTATACAAAATTTAATATCTTCTATTTTTTTATTTTCAAATATTTTATAATAACTATCTGAAATATTTTGTTTATTCGATTTTATTATTTTATAAATTAATTCATGCATCTTTCCGTTGTAAATTTGGTGGTAATTTTTGTTGTAGATATGATGGTAATTTTTCAAATCTTATATAACTTGATTTTGAATTATTACAATTAATACACGTACATTTTAATCTTGTCTTATTTTGAGAAAAATAAACTTGAACAGGATCTATATTCTTTGTAACCGATTTGCATACTATACAATGGATAGGTGGTGCGTCTTTATATATTCCAACTAATTCATGTTTAGCTCCCTCTTTTACTTTTGTAGATCCATTTTTTTTCTTTATATTTTTACCGGCAATATTATCATATGTATTTAAATAATCAATAGTTTTCTCTTGATCTTTTAAATATTTTGCCTGTAGATTATTTAATAGCTGTTTAAAACTTCTAGATTTATTTCCATTGTGAATATATAAATTATCAAGATTAATTATTGGAACATCCATTTATAATTTAAAAAAATATTGTTATTATAATATATTTGAAAAAAAATATGCAATAATAATGTTTCAAGAATTGGACATAATAAATTTTGATAATCAGAATACACAAAAAAAATGGTTCAAGAAATGGAAATAATAAATTTTGATAATAAAGAAGCAAAAACAAAGTTATATAATATTTTGACATCAATAACAAATTCAACGCATATTATAGAAATATTTAAGAATAATAAAGTATTTATTGGCGGTTCATTTCCATTACATGTATTATGTAGTCTATATAATAATAATGTATTTCAGTATACAGATATTGACATATATTGCGAGAATGTAGCAGCCTTATTACGAGATTTAGATAATTATAATTCATGGAATAAAATATTTAAAAATACCCATACCATTAATTATGTTATTCGTAATACCATATTTCAAATAATTATGTGTAAAGGAAATAAATATGTAATATTAACATATGATTCTACTATTATTCAATTTGGATTTGACTTTAGTGAAGATACATTTGTTTGTACGAATTTATTTTTGGAATGTCTTAAAAATAATATATTTTATATAATGAATGATACATATAAATGTAGAAAAGAAAAATGGATGTCTAGAATTAAATATTGTTTTAAAAATAGTAAGATGATATTGAAAAATTTTAATAAATACTATATACTACCGTCTAGATATTATAAACGTGTATCTGATACATATTATTATAGCGGAAGCCAGGCGCTGATCGATAATCTTAATACTTTATGTTATTATAATTCATATAACATAGTATTTCCGAGATTAATGCATTGTAGTATTTGCCATAAATATTTATGTAAATCTGATATACCTATGTGTATAAAATGTTGTTATCATTTATTAGATAACTATCCTATTAATGATCTAAAAATTAAAATAAATATTGCCGATACCGATATAACTAGATTAAATCGCAATTGCAAAATAAATAATATCAACATAGTATATAATGATTCGGAAATGATACATGAAGATATTTATATATTAATAAATAAAAATAATAGTGTAATTCGTAATCATAAATTTTTAATTTATAATTCTAAAACAAAAATATATTATATATATTTTGCTATTTCGGATATTGTATTTTCTACTGAATTTATGTCATTATTAAATATAAAAAATATATGTTTACTTAATATTTTATCCATTAATTACAATACTATACAGTACATAATACGTAAGGTATTAGATGATTTTTTTAAAGATACTGTACTGTAAATATACTTTAAATTTTAATATAATTTTTATAATATCAGAATTTATAGACCTATTATTCATATTCGAAATATACGATAATAAATTTATGTCTGCTATAACTCTTTGTTTATTATCTTTGAATAGATGATAATTAATATCATGTAATCTACATTGATTGTCAAGATCATTAAATGGTTTAATATCATTGATTATATTTTTTATAACATTTGTAAATGGTCCACAATAATTATAATTAAGTAAATGCAAACCCTTTTGTTTTTTTAATAGTTTTGATTTTCCATATGATAAGTGTTTCCTCGTTTTTTTATGACATTTATTACAATATACTATCAAATAGATATTTTTAGTAGTGTCTATTTCCAAATCATATGTATGTAAAATGAAGTTTTTACAATTAGCACATTCCATTTAATACTATTATAAATTGTTATCTACACTATTTTTTATCAAATCAATAAATTCAGGCAATATATCTAATATGGATATGTTAATAGTATCATAATGAGTTTCGTCGATAATATCATTGTTAAGATATAATATACTATTCAGATCTTTCATTGTTAAGTACATAATTCTAATACTGATATAAATTTTCAAAATAATTATTAGTATAAAACATGAATAATCTTTCTAATATATATGATACAAATATATATAATTTATATCCTGAATTAATTGACAAATATAATTATATAACTCATCTTTTATATCCTAATAATACAATTATATTTCAAACGGAAATAGAAAGAACATATGTTAATAAATATCCAGATAATTTTATAATATTAGTTTTTCCAGTTTTTAAATTATATTGGTCTAATGTATTTTTATGTCTTAATAACAATAAAATTTATTTGGATAAAGATAATACTAAATTATTAACTTTATATGAAATGAACACAATATTAACTAATAGTAAATTAATTTTTAATAATGATATTATAATTATCGAACCATATAATCTTTATTTAACATATTCTGCATATGCATATTCAACTGTATTAAATAATAATAAATTTAAACTAGCAACATTAAATATACATCAACTATATGGTATTGTTGACGATGCTAATAAATTAGGAATATTATCAAATTCTTCAGTTAAATCGATCAATAGTAATTATTTATTTACATTTGAAAAATCGGATTTAAGATCAACACAAATTGATGTTCAATTAAAAGTATTTGATATATTTATAAAACGAGATAATTGTATAGTATCTGGCGGAACAGGTATAGGAAAAACAACAATAATACCAAAACTTTTTTGGTGGTTTAATTTTTTATTTGATGGATTTTCTGAATTTGAATCAAATCTATCATCTAAATCAATAAAGGAGTTTATATTTGATACAGATATAATAAAAAAAAAAACTGTATTATCATTACCAAGAAAAGCGTTAATAAGAAGTATGGGAATGACATATATTAATAGTTTAGGATATAAAGATATAAATGGCGCACCTATAAATTTACGATATAAAGATGTCAAATTAGAAAAACAATATTATAATTCTACTAACAATTTTATATCACAATTTACACTATCAGTCAATAGAATAACATTAAATATAATTAAAAATACTAATACAATTTTAATAGATGAAATGCATGAACATGATAAATTTGGAGATATAACGATTGCTGTATGTAATAAGAAAAAAAATAAATTTAAAATCAGAAATATAATTTTGATATCTGCTACTATTGAATTTGAAATTGATAATGTCAAAAGATTTTTTAAAAAAATAAATCAAATATATATACCTGGTAAAAGTTTATATCCTGTTAATGAATTAGAAATTATAAATGTTGATATATTAAACATAATAAGGTCTAATTTACCTAATTTAGGATATACAATAATAATTTTTTTTGAAACTATTTCTAAAATAAATGAACAATATAAATATATTTTAAATAATCTTAATAATTCTAAATGTAAATTATATAAAATTCATAGCAAAATAGAAAATATAAATGAAATAATAAATAAAATTGAAAAAAATAAACATTATATTCATATAATTTTAAGTACTAATTATTTAGAATCATCTATAACTATTTCTAATGCTAAAGTAGTTATAGATAATGGATTGATGTATCTAAAAGAATTTTTAACTGGTAAAATAACATATATAACTGAAAGCATGTCTAGACAGAGGAAAGGCCGTGTAGGACGAATGTCTCCGGGTACATATATAAGACTGTATCAATACAAAAAATTAAACAACAATTTAAAATTTATTAATCATCAATATTTATGGGATTATATAATTATATTTAAATATTATGGATTAGATTTAAAAAAAGATTATTTTGTCATTCCAGATGATTTAACTAGAGTAGATAATACAATAAATTATTTATTAAAAAAACAAATAGATATAAATAATAATATATATTATATTTTTAGATTATATAATAAAATCGAATTGCGAATGATTGAATATCTATCAGTTTATTTAAATTATGATAATAATAAAATATATCTATTAGAAAATTTTATAAAAAATATTGAATCGAAAATTATATCATATGAATTAACATTACTTTTAAAATCACTTAACGTACAATGTAAATTAGTTAGAAAAAGGAAATATAATGATATATATGTATGTAAATTTATATTATTAGATGCATATGATGGTATTCCATATTTTAATATGTATTATAATATAAATGATGATATACCTAACATAGACGAAACATATTATATAATTTGTGAAGATCCATTTAAGATAATACGTTAAATAAAAATGTGTCTTATAAAATTATTTGTCGCAGATATTTGTTCTTTTAATTCATTTATTGCGCTTCTTAAATTCATAATTGTTTCGTTATTTTCTTCAATTAATATTAATAAATTATTTCTATTATTTTTGAATACAGACAATTGATTAAATAGATTATTCATTATATTATCTAAATTATTATATTCATCTATTAAATTATTTAAATTTCCTGGATTGAAATCGAATATTGGTTCTGGTATTGTATTCATATTTTCAAAATAGTCATCTGTTAATTTATCTAATAAATTAATATCATATATATATAAATTATAAATAAATATAATCAAAACAATAATTCCTATAATGAATATAATATTTATAACATATTTCATTTATAAAACTTGGAATTTTTATTTATAATAAATATATCGACTATAAACATGAATTATAAAATTATAAATAATGGAATGCTTTTATATTTTATAATTTATTTAAATACAATAAATTCGCTATATATCGATACACTACAGAATGATACTCAAACATATAATATCATATCATATCATAATAATGGAATATTTCCTATATGGAATAAATCAAATATCACATGGAAATATGTAGAGAATCAGGTATCGTTAGATAAAAAAATAGATCCATATAAAATTGAATATTATTTAGAAACGGCCTTTTTAAATTGGAATAAGAAGATAGGCAAATATATAAAATTCATTAAATTATATTATAGAGATTCAACAATTGCAGATATAAATATTTCATTTGAAAATATTTATCATAATGATTATAATTTTACTTCTGGATCTCTTGCTCATGCATATTATCCAGGACCAGGATTGGGAGGTGATATACATTTTAATTCAGAAATAGATTGGAAACTTAATACAACAGATTTGTCCTTTTATTTAGTTACAGTACATGAAATAGGACATTCATTAGGATTAAGTCACACAGATGATCCAAATTCAGTTATGTATCCTATATTTAAACATAATTCTACAATAACACAAGAAAATATAAATGAATTTAAATTTTTATATAACATACCTACTTCCTTGTCCGAAAGTGATATAATTAAAATATATAAAAATCATAATAAACTAATTAGTACGACAACAAATGATACTAAAATTAATAGAATAGAAAGAAATATATATAAGAAAATAAAGAAATTAATAAATACTATCTTTAAGAAAATTAATGATAGTATAAATAAATTATATAATTCGTAATCTTTTTTTTTTATTATTAAATATGGAAGAAAAAATGTTTTATATGCCACCATTATGCAAGACTTGCAATAAATTAAACCCTAATCATGTATTAATATTAAAAGATAATTATGCTATTAGTTATGATAAATTTAATAAGCTAGACAGTAAAATAAGTACATTCATAAAAAATGAATCGGGTGGAATTAATAGATATCCAATAAAATTATATGTAAAAAATGGTTATTATAGATAATTATTCAACAGGATACATCGATGTATTTATTATAGATAACACATCATCATTGATAATTCCAGTTATATTTAAATTATAATATTTTTGCATTTTTGAAATTGATTGTCTAATATATGTATCGTGTAAAAAATCATATTTTAATAAATAAGTTATGACTTTACAGGCATCAACGTCTGATAAATTATAATCTTTACAATCACTATGTGTACACATGAATAAATATAAAATAATTAATTTTAGATACATGATTATTTATTATTATAAAGATATTTTTTCATAGATTATTTCAATATATTAAAAAAAAAAATTAAATATAAATGGAATCTCATAATTTAATTTTTATTTTGTCTATGGATAAATTAGTATTTTTATTAAATAAATCTGTTGCTACATATGAAATAATACCATATAGAGTATCCTTTTCAATTATATATAAAAATAAATTAATATATAATAATGATTTTTATATTAATTATAATTTAAATAATATAAAAACTGATAAAAATAAATTATTAAAAACGATACATTTTAATATAAATAATAATAGTAATCATTTTCCAACCAAAGAGAGAGAAGGGAAAAAAATAGTTAGATTCATTAATAATATAAACAACAATCCGTTAGTAATTAGAAATTTTATCAGAACAATATATTTTATATTTTTTTATATAAAGAAAGAAATACCATTGTGGTTAAGTTCAGATTATAATAATATAAAATGGATAATAAATAAACAAAATAATAATTTAACAACAAATGTTAAAGATTTTGAGGTATCTGTAAAAATTATAAAAGATCTTACTCAATCAGACAAATATTATAATAGCAAAGAAATAAATAATTTACTAATAAATTATGTTAATACTGCTGCCACCCATGATAATTCGTATACTAAAGATATTATTAATTTAATTAATAAACTTGAATACTTATTAATTTACCCGTATCAATAAATTATATAACTTCTGATAATCTATCCCATATTTCAGAATATTTATATTTATACCATTGGCAATTTTCACGCACCGGATGTCTATAATATACATGATCTAAAACAACTAACACGGGCGTATGTCCCTTTACATCTATATATTGAGATTTCTCATTACGCAGTCGTAAAAATGGTATAGGTATTTTATAAGTTCCCGTTGATATATCTATAATTTCTTCATCATAATAGTCTCTAGCATTAGCTCTTATATCTTGTTTTTTTAACCCCCATCCTGAACAAAATTTAGTTAACGTTATAGTATCATCGTTGCTAGTTGTATTGTCTTTTTCATCGTTGTTATATATTAATTCTGGTGTAGATAATAAATTTATATTGGCCATATGGTATTTTAATACCCAACACCTCAATAAATAAAATAATGGCAGTGTAAAATCTTTATTAATAATTCTATTCCATAACATATTATCGCGTTTAATTATTTTTCTATTATTAGAGGCTCTTTCTATGATAAATTCGTCTAAATTTTCATCGACGAAATATGTAGTATTAATATTTATTATTGCTATTCTTTTAAATATAGCTGTATCAATCCCATCAAATTTAGGTTTATGATTCATGTCTATAAATTGAGTTAATGTATTAAGTTGATCACATTTATTATTACGTAGATCTCTAGCTAATATATAAGGTTCAGTCATCCGTTTTATTAATGATAATTTAAAAGTCTCATTATAATCTGCTTCTGATGCAAAACTAACTAATTTATCATCTACTTTACCAAGCCATGCATCTGGACCAATTTTTTTTTTGCTATCTTTATGGACTTCATATGTATAATTATCTATTGGTATTTCTATAAACATTGTAGATAATAAACTTCTTATTAATTCTTTTATAGTAGATTTTCCACTATTTGTATCTCCATAAAATATTGTTATTACTTGTTTATAATATGCTAATAGTATAGAAGATAAATTTGCTTCAAATACATGTCTTAATTTATGATCTACTGGTATTATTAAATTTATAATATTTTTTAGATCATTATAATTTTTTGTAAATGATTGTAATTCACTTTCACTCATATCATTTTCATCCTTATAATCTATATTAATATAACTTAATTTTATATATTTTTTAGCGTCATTTCCTTTATAGAATTTAGAATTAATTATATCATACACTCCATTTCTAAATTGTATTATATATGGATTATTACATAAGTCATTATATCCTAATGATAAATGAGATTTAATAGTATTTTTGGCTTCTTTAAAATATCTATTTGCTATATAATCTCTATCATTTAATAATAAAACATCATCAAAATGTTCACATAATATCAAAGCTAATCCAGCATATATATTTTCATCATCTAATTTAGACCATTTTTTATTATCCCAAAAAACATATATATCGTTATTTATTTTTTTAATTATATCTAAACTTACAATAAATTTTGATATTTCATAACTAGTTAATCTTGGATAGGTAAATATTTTGGGTAAGCAGCTATTTATTTTTCCCCGTTTTAATAATAATATATATTCAGCATTAAATAAAAGATAATGATTATGTTTATGTTTATCCTTTTTTAAACAATAACATTTATATAACATATCTAAATTTAAATCCATAGTATATCCTAATTTTATACATTTTAATTTTTTGATTATATTTCTATCTTCATCGGCAAGATATATTTTATTATCACTTAGAAATTTTTCTAAACTAGATAAGAAATTTTGTCCTTTAAATTGTACCATATGTGGATAAATTTTATCCAAATTATTATGATTATCATATTTATTAGTTATTGAATTGGCTAATAATTTTATATGAGGTAAAGATTCATCTACATATGTAAATAGATAATGTTTTAAATCATCTATAGTGTTAATATCATTCTCATATATTTTATGATAATATATACTATCAGATTTACGACTATAGATAAATCTTAATTGCGTATTTTTTCTGAATGGATTAATATCTATATTTTTAATTAATATAGAATTGCTATTGTTTTTTAATATTTTAATATTATTTTTTAGACTTAAAAAAGAATTTTCATTTACATATATATTATCAAAAAATACATGTATAGAAATTTTATTTGGATTATTTGAAATTGTAAAATAAATATTATCATGAATATAATTATGTAACTCAAATTTAGTTTCGTCAATATCAATATATTGTATATTATATTGTAAAAAACATGATTCAAAATAATTTATTAATTCCTCTTTAAATTCTATAATGGATTTATAAACATAAGTTTGATTAAATTTTTTATCAATATCTATATCTATAAATAATTTAAAGTAATCGTTAATGTCTTCTAAAATAAATTCATGATATTCTGGCAACGGATTATCTTCATTATCTATCACATCTTTTATTTTATTTAATAATTCATCTAAACCAATACTAAATACATTTGATGTTTCTATATTATTTACTACCAAATTATATTTATCTTCTTTACTAACACACAGACCCGATTGTAAATAAATTGAATTCTTTAGCATCACTTTTTAATTTATTTAGATTGAATTATAAAATTTCAAATATATAAAGTTAATTAAATGGAAAAAGAATTTGATATAATTTTTAAATCTGATAAAGTAGAAACTCCTATACTTAGAAATTTAATTAAGATTTATGGTATTAAATCTATATTCAATAATAAGAAAATAATAAAAAATAATATGTTTTATATATTATTTATATCGATGCAAGATTACGACTTATATAAACAAATAGGAAATATATATAAATTATTTATTTATAATTTTATTAATTATTGTAATGACAGTATTGTTAGAAACTATTTGTATAAAATAATAAATATAGATAATTATCCAAATATTGATGATTATCATATTTTAAAATTATGGGAATATGTTTATGATTCAGAGATATCCAATCTTAAAGACGAATATATATATTCAATAGACATAAAAAAAATTTTAAATGCCAAAACTAATTTAAAAAAATATGATTATAATATAGTTACAAAATTATTGATATTTACATGGCATTCTAAATATGATTTAGCAATTACAATATTAAAAAATATTTCAGATGAAATTGAAATCGATAGAAATGAAATATTAAATTTTTTAAATAAAGAAATTTCTATATTCAGTTATACAAATTTAAATCCTGGATATTATCCATTATTTGAATCGTCGAATGATACCAAGACTGCTTTGTTAAATATTCCTGAAATAGTTATATCATCATTAGATCCAGGATATATATGGAAAACACCAGAATATTTTAAAAAGTTAATTTCTAATGATACATGCGATAATATAATAGATATATTTTTTTCTTATTTATATAATTCATTGATAAATGGCATTGTAACACATAATCTATTAATATGGACTTATTTATTTGGGTATTCATATATAGAACCTATTTTACTATCTAAATTATTTTCTTTAGTGAATAATATACCCATGAGTGTTGTCGGAGTTGTATCGGATTTATTAATAGCAAAAAATTTATTAGCTGTAGATAAAATAAAAGATGATTCCAATACATTATATACAAATTATATGCAAGGACAAAAAGAATTCGATATTAATAATATTTTAGCATCCTATCCAGTAAATATATTAAAGTATATTGCGCAAAAACCATTTGAACCTACTGGATATTTTTATAATTTTGGCATTGACTTGGATAAATATAAGTTTAATAATAATTTTTTTAATATATTAATATCTACTAATCCATTATCTAAATCTATATTCGATATAAATGATAAAATAAAAATATTTAATGGTAATGAAATATATAATGATTATTATATTAAGATATATAATACAATAAATTTAATAAAAAGTAATGGAAATAGTTTTGAAATAATTAAACAATATAATTTTACTATTATTGATAATATAACTGAGTCAGATTTAATATATTTTGATCATAGTATAATTAAGAAAGAAATATTAAATATATTATTTAATAAATATTCGTTCATACCATTAAATGAAAAAAATTTAAGAGAACAATATATAAATTTTATAATTAAAAAAAGTTTTCCATATAATTTATACAAAACACTAATTAATTCTGATATAGAAAAAAAAATTAAAGATATAATAGATAAAGATATCAATTTGATGGCGATATTTAGAAAACCATTTAATGGTTAGGTTATCATATATTATTGAAAAAATATATAAATATTAATGACGCATTATTTCATTGTAATAATATGGGTGCTAACATGCTAAAACTAAGCTTGACTATCTTTATGATAATATGTATCGATTATTCTATTACGGGACGTGTGATAGTAAATAGGAACAATAAAGTATCATCTAAAATGCATACACCACCTTCTGTAAAGAAAATACCACCATGTGGATGGGCTATTATAAATTGTTGTGTTCCCGGTTCTAATTCTGTAAATCATAATTGTTTTGAGCGTATGGGATGTCCTGGACCTTTCTGGGATTCATCTCCGTGTGATAATGTATATGTTAAATATGCTATTAAATTGGCATTGAATTATTATGCATAATAATCATCATATATAACATTTTAAAATTTATTATATGTTTCTATCATTTTTCTATATATATCTGTATCTTTAAATGTTTTAACAAATTCTGTATTTTCTAAATTATTTTTAATGCTGGATTTTGATAGAATTTTTTTTTCAGTTATAGTTGTATGAATTTTTCCAATAAATTCTTCCTCTATAGTATCATTCATAAAACTCTGAAATGCTATTAATATTTTGTCTAATTTTGTTGTTATTGCCCATGTCTCATTGTGATGTGATGTTAAACCATCTATACATAGTTTAGTATTTGGTTTAAATAGTCCATTGGGTGTGATCATCATTATATCAGGAGCTGTTACTGGATACTTATTTAAAAATAATTTACAATAATAATATCCATTTTCAAATACAGTATCTTTATATCCTATCAAAATAAAATGAATTATATTAATCGTATCTCCTATATTTATAATTATATTCTCCAATTTATTATTTTGTAAATTACTTATTTCTTTCATTATACGCTGTTTATAATCCATTATTTTATGATCAACTATTATTATTAATTTTCAATATTTATTTACCTCCTCTTAATCGTAATACTAAATGGATAGTCGATTCTTTTTGTATATTATAATCTGTTAACGTTCTATTATCATCTAATTGTTTACCTGCAAAAATGAGTCTTTGTTGATCGGGTGGAATGCCTTCTTTAAGTTGTATTTTATTTTTTACATTTTGAATAGTATCGTTATGTTCTACATCAATAGTAATTGTTTTTCCTGTTAATGTTTTTATGAATATTTGCATTTTATATATAATATTTTTTAATAATATATTTTTTTCTATTTATTAATTATAATATATAAATGAATGTTGGCGGATTAGTTTCATTAGTGATTATATATGTATTAATAATTTTTATCTTGGTAATTATACTAATTATATTAATATTTTTACAAGATTATACTTATAATGGAGAACAAGAAATACTAACCAAAATAAATTATTTTCAGCCCACATTATGTATTGATAAAAATTTATATATTGCAATATTTACAACAAATACCATAACTATATCTGAGGCAATAAAAAATATTAATTTTAGTATACCTCCCAAATTTACTGATATAGTATTTTTATTTCAAGTAATTCCGTTGAATAAAACTTTTCCTATATATAATTTAGATAATAGTTCATTATATAATCAAACTGAAATACCAGGATATATAAGTTATTCAACGTATAATATAAATGAGTCGTATATAGGTGCAAGTCAAGATTCTATTTTTATATACGATTCTCAATCCAAAAATGAAATATATGATAAATTCATAGATGGAAATGGTTTTCTAACATGTATCTCAGTAATACTAACATCCGGACAATTTAATAATTGTAGATTAAGATTGATAAGTATTATACAAAAATATGATGGATATGAATCAATCAATTCATTTATAAATATATGTTATCTATTTAATTATATTATGGAACAATTTACTAAAGATTTATTTATAATTGGAGGTAACTTCAATATAAGAAATGAATTAATACATTTAGCAATGAATCGAACAAAATTATCAACTGTTGCTAATTTATTTCCTTCTAATAATATAGTTACCGGCAATGATATTAATGGTTATTCTAATTCTAATGGAATTATTATAGACAATCGATTGATACGAATTTCGACTGGTGTAAAAATAAATACATATTCACCATGGTTATACGAAAATAAAAGCCATTATATTCTTTTAATAACGCTAGAAAACTTCAAGGATTCGGATTATGAACAGCAAAAAGAAAAATCTAGATTATTATGGATTAATAAAAATTATAATTCTGATACATATAAAATACCATATGAATTAAAAAATATAGAAATAGAAGAAAGAAACATAAGAGACAATCCTCCTAAATTTCTAGCATAATATTATATATGATATTTATATTTTGTATAAAATAAGTCTCGGAATTTATTTATATGTGTATTATTCATTTCATGCTTAATATTATATACATATTTAATAATTTCATTTCTATCCATTTTATTTTTAAGTAGTATGACATTGAGTTCTTCAAAAATTTGTTTCGATTTATTATCTAAATCCATATTTAATATAAGTATATAAATTCATATTTATGATGAAGTTATATTCTAAAATCAACGAGAAAATGATCATAATTATCATTTGTTGATATATAGTCAGTATGGTTCCTATAACTATTTATAAATTTATACTTTGATAAATTATAAAATGTTTCTGCGTTCATATCATCTTCCATAAATAAATAATTTCTATTTAGATTAGATATAATTCTGTTATTGTTGTTTATATCTTCCAAACTTATTGTCCATAATGCATCTTTATCTACAGTAAATGTTGATTCATATTTTTTTAAATTTTCAGTATAATATATTCGTTGATTAACAGTTAAATCTAAAATATTTAAATTAAAATGTTTATCTGAGTATATATTTAATTTTATTATATCATTCGAATTAATATTTACATATAACGTACAAAATGTATCAAATGTGGAATAATTATATATATATAGGGTATCATTTAAATATATTTTAAATTCTACAAATGTATAACGTAAATTATTCATTATGATATTAGAAGATATATAAAATGATATAGGGTTATATGACATTATGCATCCATAACAGTATCGATCTTTATTACAATATCGACAAAATCTATTATATCTGTTATATTCAATAATATTTTTAATGGATATTAGTGTATTATTATTACAACAATATGAATACTCTATTGGAATAATATACCTTTTTTTTACAGTGTCATATAGCAACCTATTTTTCTTGATAATATTAGTAGTCTTGCAATTAATTACTGTATTCGTACAATTTTTACTCAAACAAAATGGGGTCATAGTATATATTTGAAAATATGTATTTAATTTCTGTATTATATTATTAAACATATTATCGTACGCTATATTTCCTTCCTCTATTGCATGAAGACATAAAGTTTGTAAATTAATATTTGGTTTGATAACAATATTAATGAAATTATTTAATTTGTATTTTCGTAAAACATCATACAATTTAGTAATTGAGCAGTTGCAAATTGGATTATCATAATATTTAGGAAGATATTTTGATTTTGGAGTTAAATACATTATATAGTTAATTTCAGATAAATCCATATGCGATTTTAATTTTTCATACGCTAGTATGACATATTGATTATTCGAATGCATTCTTAATCTCTCAAAATTACCATCTAACATAAATCTTATTATATAATTACCATAATCTACATTAATTTTCCAAAATTCTCGATGTGTAAAATATATTTCATATAGATTATCAATATTATCTTGAAAAATTGAATTCAATCTATTCCTATGATCATATGGAAATTTAATTCTTTTCCAATTCCAAATTATTTTATTAAATACTGATTTAAAAATTTCTGATTTACTGATGAAAATGGGAACTAACCAATCTATTGAAAATGATACATTTTTATGTTTTTTAATTTGTAAATATTCATCGAATGTAGGATGATTTCCTGGATGTTTATTTATTATTTTTTTAAATACTGATAAATAATATACATAATCATTTTTTTCTTCGAAATAATTGTTTGGACAATTTTCCAAATGATTAATTAATTCTTGGTTCCAATCCGTTTCATGTGTTAACGATAATAATATTTTACAAGTCATTTTATAATTATTATAAATGAAAATACTTTTTATGTTAATGCTATTATTTATATTAATTTTTATTTCAATATATCTTAATAATATTAATAATATTACTTCAGATATATATGATTTAAATATAGCATTAATTGATTCAAAACATTTAGATTATTATAGTTCTTTATGTAACATAAATAATTATTTAGGAAAAAAAGTCGATGTAGTATTTATTAATTTTTATAACATAGAAAATATGAAAAATAGAATACAATTTAATAATACATATGATAATATGTTTCCAAAAAATAATACAAATATAAATAATAATAATGATATAGGGGGATATATCAGTTATAATACTCTAAAACATAATAAATACTCGGGAATTAGTACAGAATCAGGATTTTATTATGTTGAAAATAATAATGTAACAGACATATCATATGGAACTAGTAATATTACATCATTTGAAACTAAAATAATTAATGGTAAATTTAATAATTATAAAATAAAAATAATTAATTATACTTCAGATATAATAAATGATGAGGATTCTAATGGATATCAAGATTTATTATATTTCTTCACTATGATAAAAAATAATTATTCAAATGAATTATTCATAATAGGTGGTACAATTAAATTAAAATATAAATTAATAGAATTAGCATTTATAAAATCCTCATTAAATTCTATATCAAAATTATGTCCGGATAAAGATATTACTTTGAATTATTTTGTAATTATTAATAATAATTTATTAACTAAATATAAATCTGTAAAATCAGAAATAATTTCACCATATTTATATCAATCTAATGATATATTTCTTGTAAAAATAAAGGGATTTAAAAATAAAAATATACATGATACCATAATTAATAATAAACTTGTTTGGAAAGAAATAACTGGGAATTTTGATAATGATTATATAATTCCCGATTCATTTTATAATTTACAAATTAATAAATATAGTTTAGAAAATATTATACCATCAACTTATTTAATTAAAAGCATAAATAGTAGATTATTCAAACATGGTAAGCAAATAAAAACTATCATAGATGAAAATAATAAAAAGTCTAATGAATTAAAAAATGATATAACTACTAGTAAAACACATATTACTAAATTAATGAAGGCAATAAATAATATAGAAACTAAATATTTGCCCGTTTTAGATAATCATTATTTTGCAACACATAAATAAATTATAAAGTTATTTTAAATTGAATATTTTTTGGGACCTTGATTAGATCAACAATAAAATCAGGATCTATATCCTTGTGATGTATTAATATAAATAATATTTTTTTATAATAATTTTTATTATTAATTATTCCATTTATATATTTAAGTAAATATTTATCTTCTTCACATAGCATATTAATAATATTATTAGTTAAATAAAAATCTATTATATTTTCAAATTTAGAATATTTAATATTATCAATAGATTCATCTGATAGAGTAAATTTATAATTATTATTTTCATAATACGATAATAAAGGAGAATAATCATCGATAAATGATATGGTTTCTATTATATAATCATTCTCATCTCCTTTTATTTTTTCTTCATTATTATATTTCATTCCATATATTTTATAATTTTTTTGTGAAATTTTTTTATTATATAGTTTATTAATTATATGTATTATGCTAGTATTTCTTGGGATACATCTTTTATATATTTTTGCTATAATTATATTGATTATCGATCTATCTATCTGTAATATCATTTATTATGATTTATAATTATAAGGTAATGATTTAAAGTGATTCCTAATATATATTTGTATATTATCAATTTCTTTTCTAAAAAATTCTATAAATTTATCCGGTTCTTGTAACTCTATTTTATCTGGTATTAAATAAATTCCGTTTATTCCGGGTATTCTATTTATGGCTTGTACTGAATCTCTAATTTTTTTATCAATATTATCATCAATTGTTTCCAGATAATAATTATTTTTATGATTTGTAATATCTGAATAAATTAATTTGTTTTCAAATGGAATATTAATAGCATTTAATGCATATAATCTTGTAGAAAATGTTTTATAAATTTCTTCAAATATATCACAAATATAATCTGCTATTAATTCTCCATTTATATCATAATAATGATTAAACCATATTTTTATTTTATAATCATTATTATAACTAAATCCTTTAATGTTAAATGGTTTTTTATCCATAACCATATTATATTCGTATACATATTTAGAATTTTGTACTGCGTCTTCTAAATTTTTAATTGGATAATCATCAAATATCGCTAAGATTTCATTATATAACTTATAATTATTTTCAATATTTGCTTTAGAAGAAAATAATAATATATCTGTAGTATAAGTACAATCACTGGCTCCAACATTTACTTCTGTAATAGGCCAAATTACATGTTTATCTGCAAATCGGGGATTTTTTATTAATCTAATTTTACCATTAGCATCAAATACGAATAATTGTAAATCATTATATGTTATATTTTTACTTTTACCATCATCACATACTTTTAATCTTATTCCACAGTTATTCAAATTATTCAATTCATTATGGAATAAATATAATAAATCTACAAATTGTAAATTATTTACTAAATTAACAAATGTTGTTCCTAATTCATGTGCATATAGAATATATTTCGATAATACCGGCATTCTTATATTGTTATTATATATATTTATAATATTTGTTCCAATCTGATATGCGATCGGACCGTTCAAATTAATTTCAATTACTTTACATTCATATTCCATTTTTAAAGCTATCTATTGTTTCATGATATAATTTCAAGGTTTGCTTATCCCATAAATCTTTATGCTTAAAGTATTTCTCTTTATTATGTTTACATTTCATATATTGTATTAAACATAAAATCAATTCTGTTTTATAATTATTCATTGGATATAATGTAAAATTCAATATAGTAACCGGTTCACAACTAAATTCATTATAATCAGAATTATGTATAAAATGAGTTTTATTCAAATTTATTTCTAACTTATATTCTTTTAATTTACATATTATGTTTGTATACAGTTGCATTATATCATTATAGGTATCAGAATAAATTATAATATCATCATGATAAATTAACACATTATTATTAAATTCAGATAAAGAATGAGTTAAGTAAATGTTAAATAATAAAGATGATAAGGGACATCCAGTTATTAATCCATTCGATATGGTATAATAACTATTTCTATCAACAAATGAAAATGTTTTGTAATAACATTTTAAGAATTCTATAGAATCCTCGTCAATTTCTGTAATATTTTGTAATATGGTATATAACTTTGTTCTATCAACTGAGAAATATGCATTTTTAATATCTGTTACGATAACAAAATAATTATCATTAATTAGATTTTTAATACGAATTATTAAATCATTATAATTATAAGTAGTAAATTTAATTAAATACTCATTTCTAAATTCTTTCAAAATGCGTTTTAGGCTATTATCTAATACAAATATTAATCTATTTTGTTTTCGATATAACTTATTGATATATAGACTGAGATTGAAATCAATACTTTCTATATGTATACCCGAAATATCCATTTTCATTTTCTGATAAATATATTAATTCAAAAAGAAATGATTTAATACTAAATGAGAAAAAAATATTATAAAGTATATAAATATATAGCTGGAAAATTATATGATAGTAACGATAAATTGGTAACAAAAAAAGAATTATATAATATTATTAATAAATATAAAGTTCCGTCTCATTTACATGATGTCACATTAGTTGCTAATAATATATCAGAAGCAGATAATGGTATTATATATATTGGTTTAGATTCTAAGAATAAAAAACAATATATATATGGCATTAATTTTATAAAACGTAGAAAAGCATATAAAATAAATATATTTTTAAATGTTGAAAAAAAAATACCGTCTATAGAAAAATTTATAAAACACGAATTACATAATTTAGAATATAATAAACCCATTACCGAAACTAATTTATTTGCTATCATATTAGTAATGGAAATGAATTTTTTTATAAGAACTGGAAAAAAAAAATATTTAAATGATAATGAAACGATAGGATTGATGACGCTACAAAAAAAAAATTTTAAAGTTTGCGACGACAATATAATTATAACATTTAAAGGTAAATTAGGACAATTACAAGAATTTAGTATAGATAAATCTGGTCACAAATTATTATATAATATAATTAAAATATTATATGAAAATACAAATGATTTTATATTCAAAGATAGTAATGGTAATATTTTTACTGAATCTAAACTGTATTCTATGATGAAGAAATATAAAATAACCTTAAAAGATATAAGAACATATGGTGTCAATAAAATATTGATACGAGAATTATGGAAAGAAATCCAAAGCATGAATGAAGATGACATATTAGATCTAAGAAAAAAGCACATTAAAAAATTAATGTCAAATATAATAAATAGAACAGCTAGTATAATTGGGCATACTCCTGCTATATCTAAAAAATCATACATCGTAGATGAATTGCGTAATTTAATAGATATATCAGTTATTAGTAAATCTAAAGAGCTTAATTTTGATAAATTTTATAATTATATTTTGAATAAATTGAAAAATGAAGTAAACAAAATCGATAATTAGTCACTATCTGTATGTACAGTTTCTTTTTGTTTTCGTACATATTTTTTAGATGTATTAACTTTCATTTTTTTTGCCTGTGCATTTTCCATAATTGAATCAGCTTTAGAAATTATTTGATTACTATTCTCATTTGATTCTTCTAATACGTTTAGATTTATCTCGATATCTTGATCATTATCTATAATTTCTAATTTATGTTTATCATCATTTTTAAGTTGATTTTTTCTATCTTTTTTTTGTTTTGATTTATGTATTGTAAATGTAGATAAATTTTTTGTAATATCATTGATCGATGCGTCTAATGGATGTATTGGTATATACATATATTGTTTTTTATTTTTGATATTATATGATTTACCTATTGTATCTTTATTCATGTAATACACGTATAATAACATTACAAATTCATTTAGAATTCTAAAATAATTTGCTATGTATAGATCTTTGAATATTTCTGATGATGCATATTCAATTATTGCATTTTCTGCTTGTTGTGGATTGATAAATACTAATTGTGTATTATTATCAATTACAAATTTATCATCCTCAATCTTGTCAAACACACAATTTATATCAGATATATTCGCAATGAATTTATTTTTATAAAATAATTTATTTGAATAGGTTATTATATCATTGTATACAATTAATATTACGTTATTGAACTTTCCGTTAATTAATTTACATTTATAATTAGCTATATAGTTGGATATATAATTTTCATAATTAACCAACGTTTGTAATAACTTATTATATGAAATTGGAATAACATCATTATGTATATACTCAGTAAATACACCCAAATTAAATATGTCATTTATATAATCGATCTTGAAATTTTCTTTATTTGCCATATTATTTTCAATATGTGTCATGTTTCTACTTTATTTTATTATAATATATTTTTTTTCAAATTTTTATTAAAATTTAAAAATATAAATGGATAATCAATACAATATTATTAATCTAATTGATTACATGAAACAAGGCATTAATAATAAACTGACGATAGATGAGTTTATTATTCATAATTCTGAATTATATACAGATTATGTATCATATAATAGTATCATATCAGAATCAGATTTCAAATTTTTATATGGCATAATAGAAAAGGATCCGACATTAAATAATAATATTATATTTAATATTTTTAAATTATCACAAATATCATTTGATCAAAATGTTTATATATCTAAACTTATAACTAATAAACCAATAGTACAAATCAATAAAGATATTGATATTAATAATTATATGTTATTGTTAAATAAGTTAGTATTGATACAGCCATTACCTAAATTTATAAACATTTTATGGGACACTAAAACTAAAATAAATAATATTGAAGACTTGGGATATATTAATAATTCAACATCTACAATATTATCAACTATAGAATATTCTAAAATTAATATAATATATATTTCATATTCTCAATTATTTAGTCAATTTGAAAAAAATAAAGATTTATTATCTATGCAAAGAAAATTTAAAATATATAATAATTTAACAAGAATTATAGGAGTTCCGATTTCGTCATCAAATCAAGTATTGGATTATTTTATAATAGCAACTATAAACAATAATTCATTAATATATACTATCTCGGATTCAATAGCTACAAAAAAAATTAAAATATTTGAATATGGTACATATTCATTAAAAGATATAAAATCTATAATACAAGATACAATAAATTTAGTTTCAACACATATAATAAACAATAATAAACATTTATTATATCAACGTGTATTTATAAGTCCAATTTTAAATATTTATTATTCTAGTATATTTCCTGTAATAACTAAATATATAAATATTGCACCAGAATATACTTACTATTATAAGTTATATGAACCTGAACCATTACAATATGATATTACTATTTGCGCGCATGTTGATAATGCTAAAAAATTATTTAAATCTGTAGTCAATTTTTATGAGAATACAAATAAATTTCTTAATGAATATATATTATTTAAAAATAAATTAGCTATATGTAAAATTTGTGGTGAAGTATTGGATATGTTGAATTTTGAAGAAGCTACATATTTACAATCTAGAGGTGAGATAATTATAATAAGCAATATAGATAATATATTTCAATATGAAACATATTCAAAATTAATAAATGCCGAAATATTTTTATCTGATATTATAAGTATATATGATGATATATTTAAAACTAATAGAATATCTGAATTTAATAATGTTTCTAGATTAATCATCGATTTTTTTATTCATATCAATACAAATAGATTAGAGTATCAAGATAAATATAAAGATGAACTAGGTAAATCAAAATTGTTTTTTATAAGATTAACTAATAATATTTTTATAGCATCATTTCATGAAAAAGAACAGTATAAAGAGGAACGTTATCTAAATATGTTCATTATCATTGTTATTTGTCTAATTCTAGATAGTAATTTTAATGAATTAATAAATATAATAAGGAATAATAGAAATATAAATACTAAATTAGACAGTAATAACATCAAAAAATCTTTAAATAATTTTATATATGATATTGTTATGATATTTTTAATTAATCAAAAAATAATAACAAAAGATGATACCATAATTAATATTAAAATAATTATTAATACCTATTTAGAAATTTTAACTAATGAATTACAAGCTTATTATAATATTTTATTAACTAGATTTTATAATAATATAGATATAATAAAATTTGATATAATAGATATAGTAGAAATTCCATTGACACCAATTAATATTAAATATAATTATAATAATATAAATAATTTTATATCATTGAATATTAATAGTTTAGAAAATATTACTAATTACAAAGAAAATATACCTATTAATATTAAAATTAATTATATTTCTATAGATGATTTAAATATAAAACATTATGATGATTTTGATAATGATGATATTAATATGGAATTATCTATGATAATTAATAAATTTAAATTGGAAATATATTATAAAAATATATTAATCAATTATATGGAACAAATAGATGATAATAATTTTTATATAGATACTAATCAACGATATTTTTTTATAATTTCTAATTTATTATATTCAAATCCATTTTCATATAAATCTAATTCTAATTTTATTTTATATAATTTTGGAGATGCATTACCATTTATCACGACTATAAACGAATTACATTTATCATTGTTGATTGATAATTTAAATATATTTTTGAATTATTTTTTTCCATCATATTATTTTGTAAATGATATTAAATCAAATATATCCAGAATGTATTGGTATTATTTTTTTTATAATCTATTAGTATTTGTTACAAATAATAATCTATCAATATGGAAAATCACAAATAATGAATCTATAAAAAATAAGCATCATAACTTATTGAGTTATTATAGCACTGTAATTTGAATTATTAATATAATATATCGACAAAATGTTTTATTTATATAATATATACAAATTTATTTTATTATTTGAATTTATAAATTCTGTTACTAATGAAAATACAACAAAAATAAAAAATTATTTAAAACTATATGGAAGAAATGTTGATAATTATCAATCCAATTCTATATTCTGGATAGGTGATTGGAAAATCGAAATATATATAAATACTAATTCATATTCAATATACATATATCATAAAAATAATAGATATTCCAAAACTATTACTGGAAGCAATATAAATGTTACTACAAGCTATGAACTAATAGATGAATTACAAAAAATAGGAATTGTTTTATAATAATTATATAAAATAAATAATGAATTTAATATATAAACACATGAATGACAAATTGTATGGTTTATTTTATGAAAAATTAAAAACTCAACATATATTGTGTTATGATAGTGATAATAATCCATATTTTCTGAATAAAGAAAATAAAAACATACTTAAAAATATTATAATTCCTCCATCAATTATAAGTGATTTAAATTTACAAATACATAATTTGAATAATGATACTATCAATAAAAATATTCAAAGCAATATAATTTTAAGAGATGAACAAAGAATAATAGTAACTAAAATAGAAGAATTATATAGTAATTTCATTCCTGTGTATGTATTATTAGAATGTCCTTGTGGATATGGGAAAACAATAATTTCAATAGAATTAATATGTAGATTAAAATTAAAATGTGCAATAGTAGTACCTAGAAAATTTATTATACAACAATGGAAAGATAAATTTAATACTAATACATTTAATATATTTACATCGTTTAATGGAAGAGTAGATGCAATAAAAAATATAACTAACGGATTAGATTGTGATATTTTTATTTGTCCTGATAAACATCTTGAAAATGACACTATAAGAAATTTTATATATACATATTTTAATTTTATTATCATTGATGAAATTCATAAATATGATTTAAATAAAGATATAGCAATGACAAAATTTTTGTATGGAAAATATTTTAAATTAGTATTATTATTGACTGCTACTCCTAAAAATAATATTAATTTAATTATTAATAATAAAATAAAAATTAATAAAATTGATACTCAAATTAAAAAAGAAATTTATTCTTTTGAATTACCAATGAAAATTAATGATAGTAATATTACCTCAGAATGTAAAAAATTTTTATCTAAAATCAATCTAAATAAATATAATAATCTTTACACTAAGAATTATATTTTCAAATATTGTATAAGTCTTGATAAAATGAGAAATAATACCATAACACAAATAATAAAACAAAATATAAATGATACAACCAAAGCTATATTATTAACTGATTATAGAAATCATATGCATGAATTATATACATTATTAAAATCTGAATTAACTGATATAATATATATATATGATGTAAAAGACAATAAATATAATTTATTTTCAGAATTAGAATGTAAAAATAAGTTTATTATTATATCCACTATTGCTGCTTGTTCAGAATCATTAGATTTGACAAATTTAAATACAATATATTTAGTATTACCAATAACTAATAAAAATTCACTTATTCAATGTACTGGTAGAATAATGAGAACATCTAATGAAAATAAATATATATACTTATTTAATTTCAGTTATTTAAATGACATAATTCGAACGTTTATTAATGATAAATGCAATTTTGTTAAACGAATATTAAATAATTGGGAATATAATATATATAATGATATTTATATTACATAATTAAAATATATTGAACCAAAAATAATAATTTTTTATAATTTATAAATTTTAAATTATAAAATGAAATATTTTTAATTTCAATATTTGGTATAAATAAATTTAGTATTTCTTTGGAACTATATTTTAACGTTGCAATAAATGTTATATCAATAAATGTTTTATATATTATTTTATCAAATATTTCTGTTTCTGAATAATATGTTTTTGATATGTCTATATCTTCTATTTTAATATTGATTTCTTCTTTGACTTCTCTCTTTATTATATTAAATAATGATTCATTACCTTTTTTTCTGCCACCTGGTAATATTAATGTTTTATTTGTTTTTTTAATATTTGATAAATTATAATAAGGTAAGATATTAATATTATCTTGTTTACCAGTTATTTTAGTAATATAATAAGATTTTTTAATTATATCTAATGGCACAGGATTGTTGAATAATATAGTATCTAGTTTATTAATATTTTTTTTCATATATATTGTTTTTATATCGTCATTAAAATTTTCTTTTATAAATTTTAATATTATTTCATATCTCTTATTATAATTTATTTTATTTATTATATTATATTTTTCAATACAATTCAATTTTGAAAATATATTAATGAAATTTCTAAGAGTTGAAGTTGATATATTATTTAATTTACAAATAGAATATAAACAATCAAAATAATAACTATATTTTCGTTCTGCTATTAATATTTTATTATCAGAAGTGATAAATACAATATTAAAACTAGCATTATTAGTATTATTATAATTAGATATATTAAATTCATCAAAATGTTTAATTGTAATAGATCTTCTTTCTGAATATGTTTCTAATATATACCGTTCCATTAATAGTTTAAACACGCATCAATTTAATATTATAATATTTCATAAAAATATTTATAAAATATAAATATGAATATATATATACGAAATAAACCATTGGATATTAAAAATGCACTTGTTGATTATAATGATAAAATAAATGATATAGTAAAATTTGATAAAAATAAATTCATAAAACAATTAATTAGTATTAGAGATATTTATGTGAATGATTTTATTGATACTAGTAAGAATGATGATATATCAAGACGAGTAAATGAGTATTTTGATAAACAAAATGTACAAAATTTAAAATTAGGTAGTATAAAATCAATAATAAAATTTCAACATATAATTGTTACGTATGTATCGAAATTATTAGATAACATAATTATTTATAATAATAGTTCGAAAATGGTGGATATGATAAATTTTCTATCATTAACATCAAAAATAGTACCAAAAGATAATGATAAACTAAATAATATATTAAAAGAATATATATATAATTCCAAACTTAAAAATATATCGAAACAAATTAAAAAAAATGAAAATACGGAACATGATATATCTATAGCAACTAAAATAGGTAATATACTAGAAAATATATTAAAAACAATATTAATAATAAAAAACAATGATTGTTTATGTTATGGATCATTTACATGTTATAATATTAATTGCAATATAAAATATAATGATATAGATTTATATAGTACAGATGCTTTTAGAATTGTAATGTTTTTCATGATAATAATACATTTTATAATCGGATATGATACATATATGTTTTCAATACCATTTATATTAGGTCATATTTCTCTTAAATATAAAAATATATTCTTAATTGATTGTATATTTATGGATAAACCAACATTAAATTGCATTCCAAAAGTATTAATAAATAATATATATTTTATAGATCCGGGATATCAAATGTTAAATAATTTTCGAATGTTATCAGAAAATTTTAGATCTTATAAAATAAATGAAGATATTGAATCCGCATATATAAAATATAAAACTTTATTAAATTATTTTACACTTAATAATAGTTTTAATAATAATAGATTAAATAACTGGCTATCAAAAAAATTAACAATGAAAGACATACCGTATTATATTGAAAATTATAATATTATAATCGATATAAAAAAGATAATAGAAACAAGTCCATATGATCAAATAATTATTATATTAGGGGAACCATATAGAATAATGAATGAATTAAAAAAGCTTAATGGAAATTTTAGTAGAAAATATGGATCATTTTTAAATGAAATATTTTTTGAAACTTCATTAACAGATAAAAATAAAATTATAATTTCAGGAGGTCAACACAAATACACTCAAATAGTGGATGAAAACAAATTATCAAGAATAAAGATTACTAGTATTGACAATAAATTAAATATTGATTCAAAAAAAAAATATTTAATTTTTAGTAATTTAACTACGTCTACATATTTATATATCAATAATGATGTCAAAGAATTATCATTAAAAAATTTAATATCGTTTCTGTCTACTACTTCATTATATTGTTTATTGCATAAAAAATGTGATTTTGGAATGGAATTATATTATTGTATTATATCATTGTTGACATTACATGATACTAGAAAAATAACCGAATATAAGGTATTGGATAGATATAAATTAGAAGGAAAACATATAGAAATATCGATTTCAAAAAATTTATTTTCATCTATAACACGACCGAAAGAAACTACATGTGACATGATGAATTACGAAGAATTTATTGGATATACTAATATAAATGGAGGGTTTTAAAGTTAATATTTTAAAATTTATTTTGTTATAAAATGATACAATATTATGATGAGGATTCGGATTCTTCGGACGATGATGTTAATTATTGTGTGTGTTGTGGATTAGATATTGATGATTGTACTTGTGATTGTGATTGTTATTGCAAAACTATCTCTTAAATTTATTTTTTAATTCCAGAAACATAAATGTCATATTTTGATTTATATAATTGTATTAAATTATTAACCAATACATTATCTTGTGGTTCTACAATTAGTTTGGTATTATTATTTGAAAATAATAAAAATAATAATAATTTGTAATTATCATTAGATATTATTAATGATATATATTTTAGAGTATTGATAAATTTAGTTATTATAGATAATATAGCTTTAATTATATCAAAATGGATAAATATTTGTTTTATTACAGGTTTACTTTGTTCAATAGCAAATTTATTTATTATATCGTGTATAGAACCATCTACAAAATTTATAATAGATAGAATATCATAATCGGCAATGTTACCTCTATTATAATATTTAGATATAATATCAAGATTTCCATAATGAAGATTTTCAAAAATTTTATTACGCATATCTTCATCAGGTATTCTATCAAAATTCGATATGTGTCTCATGTCATGTATAGGATCGTTTTCATCTGAAGATTTAATACATAGCAACACATTAGATATCTCAGTAAATATTCTTATTAATCCTCTTGTTAATAAACATAATAATCCATAGTTTGATATAATTTCTTCTTTTAATCTATTTTCTACTTTAATACGTATATCATATTGTCTAGGCAATTTTTTTTTCGAAAGCATTTCAGAAAATTTAAAATATACTTCTGAATCTAAAATTCCAGCTATTATACCTATTTCTTTTAATATTATATATGCACATGCATCTATATATGTTGCAGTTCCCCTAGAAGTAATAGCAAAGGCAGGATTATAAATACTTGTTAACAAAACGTTTGTTTCTTCTTCGTCAAAATATATTTTATAACTAAATAGATAATCCAAAATATTATAATTAATATTTAATAAGTGATTTATATTTAACATATATATTTCTATATTATCATTATGTATATAATTTAAAAATGTCATATCTAAAATGTTTATATTATTAATATTTGTAAAATCAAAATCAAACTTAATATCCGGTTGATCATATAATATATGTTTATCATAATATCTATTATTTAAAATATACATTGCATAATTAAATATAGGAAATGTTCTATAAAAAAAAAATGTATTTAACATATCAGAATTACTATAATGCATATTCAAATTATTAAGTAACAAATTATCTATAAAAGTATCTACACCGAGCGTTACTTTTCTAGTAAATTTATCTTTATTAATATAAAGATCATAAAACATATTGTAATATAATCTCATTGCATTGATATCCATATTATAGGATAATATATCCGTAGTTTGCGGTGAATCAGTGATTTTTAGAAGATATAATAATATGAACCCTGATTTAGTAGTTAAATTTATAGTTGCACTATCATATAATTGATCTATATTAAATATAAATTTTGAAGATGTAATAGATGCTAATGATTGAATAAATTTACTAGCTATATCATTGCTAAATGATGCAATCGTAAAAATTGAATATTTTTTAGATATAAAGTAAAAATCATTATTTATATTTGATATTTTAGAATTGTCCACTAATGACATACTTATATTATTTTTAGAGGAACGTCTTATTAATTGTAATTGAGTTTTATATAATGCCATTATTTAAAACTATTATAATTTAATATAAATCAATATAATTATCTGGATCGCCTATAATATATGCATATGTTATAGGTGTAATTTTTTCTATTTTAAATATATCTTCTCTAGATAATATTAATGATTGTATGAAATTGCTTTTTTTAGTTTTATCTTCTGAAAAATAATAAATTTTGTAATTATTGTCATAATAATCAACTAATATACCATAATTATATCTATCCATATTTCTAAACTTTACTAACGATCCTCTCTTTGGAAATTCTCCAATATTTTCTGTATCTCTAGCAATAAAATTATTATATGATGGTATATTAGAAATATCAATAATATTAGAAAACGTAATGATAATATATTCCATAAAATTATAATTTGTTTTCTCTCTGAAAAATTCTAGTACATCATTTATATATACATTTTCTGATAATAAATTAATATTGTTAATACGCATTAAATATGTTTTTGGCGATAGTACAACCAAAACATTTAACTTTAACTTAAAATATAAATTATTAATTTTGAAACTTATTTCGGTATCTGGAATAATATAAATATCATAAAATAAAGTGTTATAGGTAATATTATTTATATATAATAAATATGATATTAATAATTTTTGAAATTTTATTTGATTTAATCTAGATGTTTTAGAAAATGTATAATCATATATAGAGTTTAATTTAGTTTTACTTATATTAGTTTCAAATACAACTCGTATTACATTTTTATATTCTATATGTTTATATAATAATGGAAATCCTATCGCTTCTCTTTTTTCTATTAATTTTGATAAAAATTTCCAACAACCTAACTCTGTGATATTATCTTTATTTATTTCTTTTTGACATAAAAATTTAGATATAGAATCGCATAATGTTAAAGTTTTAGTATATATAAAAAACATTCTTAATCGTAATTCATTAAAATTATCAATATCAGTTTGTTTATTTATTATGGCTCTTTCATAATCCTCTGATATGAATATATTTTTTAAAATATTATTTAGGGATGGAAGATCTCTGGAATATATTTTATTTTCTATATATTCTTTTTCTGACATTTATTATATAAATCAATTAGAGATATATTGTATCGGTTTAATTTTATTTTGGATTGTTCTATGGGGTATAGTTGTCGTCAAAATTATAGGAATCATCCTTAAGTTTAGTGATTCTACTATATCTGATAATTCTTTACCATTTATTTTTTTTACATAAAGAAGATAATAATAATAAGTAAGATATACTCCTTGATATTCTAAAATTAAAACCATTTATACATAATCATATTTTTTCATAAATTAATATATTCCTTCTATGGATCTGTCTTTAAATACACTATCCATAGTATTTTTATATACAGTGTTTATAGTACGAGAATATTTATCAAATCGATCTTTGAATACATTTTCCATTTGTTCAATAAAATTAATATCTATAACACTGCCACTTATATCCTTGTTTAATCTCTTAAATGCCTTTACTATTTCTACAACGCCTCCTAAAATAGCAATATGTTTTATTAAATTTGTTGTATTTTCATATACATCATGTATCATTGTTCGTAATTTTTCTTTGATATCTGGACTAATTTCAATACCATCATTTTTAAGTTGAGTAAATAAAAATTTTACATCATGCAATCCATGAATGGGAATTTTTTCGGGAACAGAAAATTTAGATAATGTACAATTTAATGAATTTAATATTTGATATTTAACAACATTAGCATTAATATCTAAATTAACTGCACTTGTTTTCTTAAATAATGATATTATTTTTTTAAGAAATTCTTTTTCTGAAACATCAGATATTATATTTTCATTAACATCAGCATTAACTATTTCATCTAATATATCATTTATAGATATACCAGCTGATTGTTTTGAAGTTATTAAATTATATAATTTATCATAAATACCAGCTTTTAAATATATACTATCTGGTATATTATCTGATATAGTAGAAATTATTTTGTTAGATGAAAAATCATTACCATCGATGACATTTTTTTTGAAAATTTCATTATCAATATTAAATATATCAGTATTTAATAATTCATATACACTTCCAGATATTAATGATGATAAATCTATTTTATTTAACATATCAATTGGATCAGAATTAGTTATAACATTATATTCAAAATGATTTGGTGTTCCAGCCGCAGTATACATACCAGTATTTATTTTATATATGCTGCTATTTAAGAAATTTATAAGTGGAATCATTTCTTTTAACAATGCATTTATAATATTTTTATTACTATTTTTAATTTTAAATTCATTATAAATATTTCTGGCTAATGATTCTAAATTGATTGATGTATTTCCTGTTATTCTATAAATAGTATTTGGTCCATTTTTTAGTTTTGTTGTATTAGTAGAATACCCTAGTAATGTCATTAATACAGTAACTAATTTTATTTCTTCTGTTTGATCAATATCAATATCAGCAATTTGATCATTTTTATATTTTGTTTTTATTGTTATATATGTTATTATTAAATCTTCCATATTATTATATGTTAACAAATTATTTATAAATTCTCTGTTGCCAAGTTCTGACAAACCAATATGTTTAGATTTATTTGACAATAATGTTCTATCAATTTTACCAACTTTCATATTTTCACGTAATCTTTCTACTACATTATTAAATATTGTAAATAATGTTTCAGATGTAGAATACGGATATGGTATAATACATATTCTATCTATAACAGTGTTCGTTTCCAATGCATGTGTATACGTTGTACAATATACTTTATCATTTACAATATATGTTGCTAATAGTAAACAGCATTCAGAAATTAAATTTCTTATAAATAACGGTAAACTATCAAAATTTTCAAACGTTATCCCTATCCAAAATAAGTCATATATTATATTAAGGAATGGTGCAATTTGGGTTTGAGTAGCTTTATTAATAATTATTGATCGCGGATGATGTGTTAATGCTGGTTGTGGTTGGTGTCTTGATAATTGAGGATTATTTATTGTAGGTGCGTGTATGAATGATACATTTTTTGTTAGTCTTGGTCTAGATTGTAAATTAGAAATCGTAACGGTTTGTGTTTGTGTTTGAACTGTAGTAGTTGGAGTTGTAACTTGATTATAGAATAATCTATAATATAATGTAGGTAACAAAGATATAAATGACTTATAATTTATCTTAGTAGTCGAATCAAATATATTATAATTACTATTGATGTTATTCATATAAATATTAATTCCTCTTCTTACATCAATTTTAATAGTAGGTTCAATTCCAGATTTATTTATTAATAACGAATTATATCTATTAAAAAATACTTCCTGTATTGTTACAAGATTATCATCGATTAAGTCTGGCTTATCAGCAGATAAATATTTACTAAATATGTTATCATAAAATTTTCTATATAATAATATTAAATATTGATAGAATAGTACATGTCTATTGGCATCAGTAAATCTTACTGGATCATTATTATATCTATATCCAGCATTAGTAATTAATATTTGTATTTCATCATTAGATACATTATCTGGATTATATACCCCATTATAATTGTTATCAAAACGTACATAATAATCATTGCCAGTCAACTCGATTAACTTATCCGTATCTGCTATATTATAAGTATCCATTTGATTACGCAATTCTACTAATTCACTGTCCATTCCTGTTATATTCGTGTATGTTAGAGCATTATATATTCTATTTTGTATAGAAATTACGTTAGCCAGTATATCATCAAATTGTCTAAGATTTGCTGCATTTGCAATCTGGGCTAAATATTTCTGAATTCTATCAACTATAAATAATAATACTCCAAGATACGAATAAACTCTCTCAGAATAATTTCTATGATTATTATATAAATTATAGATAGCTTTGAATTTTATTAATTTTCTTGTCCAACTATCATCTAGTCCATACAGAGATTTAGATATACTGCCCAACATCAAAATAGAATTAGATCTATTTTTATTAATTATATCAGATATTGTATTAGCATCCAAATAATTATATATCATTATAGATGACAATATAGAATAATAATTATTTACGGTTGTTATAACGTCCGCATCAGCTAGAATGATATTGTAAGATAATAGATTATCTCCTATTGAATTATTAACCACGTAATCTATAAATAAATTATTATTTCCATCTTTTAGTTCAGTATAATTATCGAATCTCGATGTTATAATATCATAATAATCAGGTTTAATAACAAAGTTTGATGTAAAATATGATATAAATGGTAAATACGGTACGAAAAAATCATATGCATCTTCTTTGGTTTTTCTAATTAAATAATCATTCATTAATATATTTATCCATTTTGTTATTTCTTCTTTATAACTTAACATAAATATATTCGTATTTGGTAGGATTCCACTATCTGGAATTAAAAATCCGCCGCGAATATATGTTTTATCTTCACTATTAGTTAATCTATATTTAATAATATCCCGAGTTTCATCTGTAAAAAAATCCAATTCTGGTATACTGCCTCCATAGTTAATTTTATATATTTCATTTAATTCTAAATATTTTGAAAAATCTGTTGCATCTGCACTATAATTAACATATAAATTATTAAAAAATTGTAAAACACTTTCGCGACTATATGCACCATTTCTTGGTTGTAATTTTAATATATCTAATGGATGATAAATCGTATAGCCCAACAGTTCAATCATATTGTAATCATCATTATCTATTGTTAATACTTGATGGGGATCCAATATATTAATTATTGGTAAATGTTTTATTATAAAGTCTAGCATGTGATTAATATAATTATCACGATTACTTTTCATTTAAAAATAAAAAAAAATAAATAAATGACAATACAAGTACCTAAGCCATTACTAAATATCGATAAAGGTTATGAAAATTTATATACTAATGAAAATTATCCAGGATATATTCCCGAACATATAAAAGAAGATAAAATAGCAGAATATAAAAAACTATATGAATATATATGTATGGATCCATTTAACATAGATAACATAATTGAAAATGAAACTAAATATGATGAATTTAATAAATCAGAACCAGACGATTATACTTATATAAGTTTATTATTCGAAAATAATAACGTATCACAAACTACATCAATAGAAAATAAAAATGATCATATATCTGAAGTTGCATCCTCTATATTATATAATGAAGATGATGATCAAGATAGTATTAATAATGAGCCTATATTAAGTAATAAATCTCCAATAAGTAATACTTATGACAAGGATCCCAAAACAATGATAACACAAGAAATAACAGAAGAATCAGTCAATGCCATAATAAAAAATCAAAATAAGGAAATTAAACGATTAAATAAAGAGTTATATACAATCAACAAAAAATCTGAAAATATTAATAAATTTCTAGAAGCTTTGAATAACTTTTGTCCTGAATCACTAGAAAAAAAAACATTAATTATTAATTATTCTAGATCTATTAACTTTCCATTAAGTACATATGATTTGGAAATGTTGAATATTGATGAAATTGATAACATTTATAATATGATAAATAATATAAAAAGATATAAATCTTCATTTAATTTTTCTAGTCTAGTCATAAAATTATCATTCATTTTAGTAGAGAAATTATTAGTTGAATATTTAAAAATTGATATATTTAAAGATATATCCAAAGATATAAATGACGAATTTATAAATTCTAAATGTTCATCAACAAAAAATTTTATAAATACTTATGCAAAAATACCTGAATATCCATTTATTGATATAGCTATACAAATCTTTACAAGAGCATTAGAAAAACAAATAGGCTTAAATAATATATTATCAAATTAAAATTATAATAAATTATGAGTTTACAAATTACTTATGATGAGGCAGTTGAATTGTTATATAATAATAAAATTAAATATATCAACATAAAACAATTAAATAATAATATAACATGTGAAGTTCTAAAATATATAAACAAAGATATCATTATCGATTTATATAATAATGTTGTAGATAATATAAATTATGGTAATTATTACTTAAAAGGCGGAATAATATTAAATAGTTTTAAAAATGATATTTTAAATGATGATATTGTTATTAATATAGAAATTGACAATAACGATTTAACACAACTAAAAAATAATTTATCTATTACTAAATCACTAAATAACATACCTTTATTAAATGGTGATAATTTATTCATGGATATTAAGAATACAATTGATAAATATTTTAATGATATAAGTAATGTAATTAATAATATTAATTTAATGGACGTTATTCCATTGAATATATTAAGTCAAACACAAATTATATTCTTACCATATATACCAAAAATATTATTGTTTGAAAATATCATAAATACAAAATTATATACATCTTCTTTATCATATGTAATATATATTTTACCAAATTCCATTATAATTAGATTCTTTATTGAAATTGCTACCGATCCTAAATGTAAAATAATCGATGCTATTTTGGGAAATATGAATAATTTAAAACAATATTTAAAATTTTATTTAATTGATATTAGAATAATTTCAACACACAAACCAACCGACATAAATATACTTACGATAGATAAAGATAAAATTAAGATTCCTAATAATAAATATTTTTTAATAGATCAATTAAAAATATTATGTGTTAGTAATTTAACAAATAATAAAATCATGAATAGATCTTATAGATTACTAAAATTATTTGAATTATTTAAAAATGAAATACTATTCAATAAAAATAAATTTAATATACCAGAGAATAAAATATTACTATCTAAATCAATCAACACATTAAATAATTATTATGTATTTAAAAATTTAGTTAAAAATGATAAAATAATATATTATACAACTCAACTAGATTTTGATATATTATTAGATAATAATTTGATTTCTATAAATTTTTATAACTATGCTAAGTCATTACTTATTCAGTTTATAAAATATATGGATGTTATACTAAATATTTTGAATCGTAATGTTTCCATATTATCATTATATGAAAAGATAAATAAAGATAAAATTAATATAGATAATATTATCGAGACATTCTACTTTAATAGATCAGATATTAATGATTATTATGATGATGAAGAATATAAACGTTTTGTAGATATATTGAAGGATACAATACGTTAATCAAATATAATCTTTGAAAAAGTATTCGAATTAATCGTTATCATGGAACCATACATTATATGGGGAATTTTATGGTTATTAATAATTATAGATGTAATATGGCACATTATCAATTTTGGAAATTTTATAATATGTGATTCAGTATCAAATGATACGCGAAAAATAGCTGAATCATTCTGTCTTGAATATACATCTAATTTGCAGTCTAATAATAACGCACGTTTATTAAATTATGGTAAACTATCTACATTTATTACATTTGAAGGTATTCTTGTTACTATAATGTGTATTATTCATTATTATAATAATAAAGTTATTAAAATAAGACAAAAATTATTGTTACAAATAATATATTTTATAATTATTATGCTGTGTTGGGGCATATCTATGTGTTCATTAGAATTTTATTTTAACAGATTTATTATGGAAGTAGTATCGTATACAATTAATAGAACATTAAAAATTTCTCCATTTGAAGATGTTTTTCCGTCAAGAGCTTTATGTTATGCAGAACCTATAAAGAGTATTGTATCTTGTAAATTAACTCAAAATATTTATATACCATATTATCATATTGTATTATGTATAACTCATATTATTGGATTATATTGGATAATTAAATCTATCATCAACATTATGTTAATGAAGATGAATATCTAAATATATATACTATAAAAAATGATAATAATTCTTGGAGTTCTTTATTTTCATAAATATTTTTATCATTAATAATATTAGAATAGAAATCTTTTGTCGATTTTCTATTGAATACTGCCAATACACGTAACATTTTATTAATATCATTATTAAATATTTTATCAAATGTAAATATATCATCTAAAACAAAATTATAATTTTTAAAATCATTTATAATTGTCTTTTTTATAAGAAATTCTTCTAACCACGTTGACATAGTGGCATTATATAAAACAGATATTCTATTATCATCAATTTTAGAAATTTTATAATATATAGTATCACTTATTTTATAGTTTAAATGAGGATTATTTTGTAATTTTTCTGATAATAAATCTCCATTCAAACATGTAATAATTATTTTTGTACCATCGCCAGCTAAATTTTTTAATTTATATAAAATATTATTTTTAGTATCTTCATTATAAGAATAATGTATTGCCAATTGCCATTCTATAACTCCAAAAAATTTTATTCGTTGAGGAATTAAATATATTTCTTTAACTCTATTAATATAATTATCGTCTAATATGGATATATTAATAGAATTAAATTTATATACACTTGATTTTGCTCTTGATGATATTTGGAATTCTTTATATCTTGATCGTGCAGTTTCTAATGCAGATATATCTGGTTCAGTTCCTAGCATTCCGGAAATTCCAACATAATAATATTTTCGTAAATCTCCGCCTCTACCAATGTCTATACTCAGTACATGTCTATTTGGAATAATAGAACATAATTTAGACACTGTTATTGATATCGCCTCAGTTTTTATATAATTAGTTAATATATTTAACGATGTTCTAGTAGTTTGCTCCAGAAAATAATTTTGTACGTCCTTATTAAGTATTAATTTACTTCTATGTGTTTCTTCTGTTAATAGATTATTAGATTTGTTCAATTCTATCATATAATCTAATTTATTATCTATTACCGATAACATATTGTATTTTTCATGAAATTGTTTTGATGACAATATCACATTTAAATTATTTCCATTATAATTATTTCTAAAAAATTTATTAGTTTTTTCTATTCTTAATTTAATTATAGTCGATGACATAAAAGAATATTCAACAATACAATAAATAGGGGATACTAATATTTTAGGACCAAAATCCACATTTTTAAATAAAAGCATATTAATAACATTATCATATGATATTAATTTTTTATCATGTATCATTGTTGTTAAATCTTCATTTTTTAAATTTATTTCCAACATTTTTACAAAATTTTTATTATCATAATTATATAAACTAAGAGTTAAATAAAGACCATCTTTTTGAGTTCTGAATATTCCTTTATGTGTTTCTAATTTTGCAATTATATCTACAGTATTATCTAATTTAAATTTATAATCTTTCTTGACATTATTGTTTGATATATCTAATAAAATAACACCATCATTAATATCTTTATACATATCATTTATCAAAATCGATCTATAAAATTTTAAGACTTCATTAACAGTATTATTTGATTCAAATTTAAAAATATTTTTATTTCTAAAATGTATTTTCATATTGGATTTAAAATTTATTATACTTGTATTATAAAACTCTATTTGCTTATATCTATCAGTATATGATATTTTATTATCTTTAATTAAATTAAAATAGAATGGAAAAATATGTTTTATATTATCTATTATAATTAATTCTCCCTCTCCCGACATAATAACATTTTTATTAATATTACAATTTATATTTTTATATATAAAATTATATATTGTGATATTACATATACCATTTTCTACATAAAATGATACAGATTCACCGTTAATTTTAGGAGTCATAACATATGCTGATTTATCTATTATATGTAATTTATCATACGTAATCATAAACGTTTTGATAGGAACATATTCATTACTTATTGATAATGAAAAATTATCTAAATTGCGAATAGAAAATATATATCCAAAAGATTTATTAAGTACATTAATTAGAATATCATTATCTATTTTAGTATTTGATAATAATTCTATTTCTAAATAATATGTAGTTAATATTCTAGCTGTATCGATGTTATTTAAATATGTTGATAGTGCTAAACTATTGGACGATGCAGATCCTAGATTTGCCTTATATTTAAACTCTATCTTTATGAGATTATCTATCATTATTCTTATAGAATTTACAAATGTTAATCTAACTTGATTTTTTAATAATTCTTGTTTTGATGGTAATGTAATATCACTATCGATTATTTTTTTTTCTGTACTATGTCTAAATATTATTTTTTCTTTATTAGATTCATTTAATAAGATATTTTTATTTGAAATTTCGGATTTAATGTCTAATTTATTAACATTAAATAATTTATTTGCCAAATAACTATTTTTTATTTCGAATTTATCTTGTGTGGTATACGGTACTATTTGTCTAAATTTAATCCTTTTTTTATTATCGGTATATGATAAACTAAATTCTAAATATGTTGTTTTTTTACATTCGTCATATTGATATAAATTGGATAGTAATATTAAATTAGGAAATAAATATGTTATTTCTACTTCATTATGCAGTTTATCATCATCAATATAAGTAACATTGTTATAAAATTCAATAAATTCTTTTATTAATACATTTATTTCATATTCCATTTAAATAAATGATATTATTTATATATATATTATTAATTATAGTTTTTATATTTATTTATTTTTTATTTAAATTATATAAAAATTCATTTTTACCATTATTTATACCATTGCAAATATTGAGACAAGGTTCAGAATCAGATGTAACTGAATTTATAAGACTACGAGAAAATATTGTAGAATTAAATAACAGAATAGCAGATACAAGAGCTGAACTTGATTCTATACAATCTGAAATACGTATGTTTGAAAATCAAATAGATATTCAACAATCTACAATAAATACATTGAGAAATGAATTATTAGACATAGAACGAATATTAGAGGAACAGCAAAATATAACAACCAGAATATTTATATTAAAAGATACTATAAAACCATTAAGTGTATTTTTATTTCTAGAGAATTATATTAAATCATATATTTATAATAAAATAAAGAATGATATTGTTAAATTAATCTTACTTATAAAATTGAAAAATAATATAAATACTTATTAATTAATTTAATTATGAATAAATTAAACTTATCATGGAATATTAATAATATAAATAATCGCTATTTTTCATGTTTAGAATCTCCTCCATTTTCTAAAAAAATAATTAATAATGATATAATATTTAAATACAGAATATATCATAATGATATTATAAAATTATATTTTAAATCATATAATATAAATAAATTATCAGCTGATATTATTATAAAAATAAATAATGGACAAACCAATATAAATACCAATTTAAATAGTGAAATAAGGGTAGAAGAAGAAATAGAATTATTCAGAATACATACATTATGTAATAACATACATATTTATGTAGAATTATCAATTTCGAATATAGATACAATCACGAAATATTATATTAGAAATAAAAATCTCAAACGAATATTTTATATGACAAAATTTTATGATGTTACAATTATAACTAATAATCATTCATTTAACGCGCATAAAATAATTTTATCTTATTATAGTAATATATTATATAATGAATTAAATGCTAATTCTAATAACAAAAAAATATTACTTAAATATAAACCAGAAATTATTAATTCAATGCTAAAATATTTATATGGATTCGAAATTGATTATAATAATAATATGAATGACTTGTTAATATTGGCTAATGAATTAAATATAAAGGCTTTAAAATATTATGTAGAAAATAAAATCTATTTAAATATGGATAGAACTAATATTAATGAAATCATAGAACATTACGATAATTATTCTGATATATTACAGCAAAGAATTAACTTATATATAAATAACAACTTATGTGATATCCAATTCATATTTTAATTATTTTTTATCCAATAATTAAATAATCCACTATCAAATATAAATGAATCTAAATCTGAAATGGATAATTTTAATTTACCAATATAATGATATTTATGTGTTACTTCTTTTTTAGGAATTATGTTCATAAATCTATTTTCTATCTCGCTATTTAATAATGGATCGATTTTATCTAAATTATGTTTAAAGAAATCATATTTAAATCTATAAAAAAAATAATATATATCAGTAATAAAATTATCATATTTTTCATTTATAGAATTTTTTAATCTCAAGTTTTCATATCCCTGTATTGCTGCCATATCAAAATCTGTTAGTTTGAATAGATATTTTTCATTGAATATGATTTGTTTATCTTTATAATTAATTATGATTGGATGTATATTATAAAATACTAATATATTATTTGGTTTTATGTCATTATGTAAAAATATTGTTTCATTTTTATTAGAGAATATAATCAGTAATATAATTTGTAATATTAGATGTCTAAAATAATACTTATTAACTTCATATGCCATTTTACCATTAATCATATCTGGTATGAATTCATTATCACATTTTTTTAATTTTAATTCATCTGATGATGATATAGCTAATGGTAAAATAAGAATACTTCCTATACAACTATCCAGAGATATCTGCATATTTTTATCCTTTTTTAATAATTTCATAAACTTTAAAATAGATAAATAATTATTTATCAAAATAATATTAAACGTATTACTAAAATATTTTTTATAAAAATAAGTATATAATTTATATACATCATCTTCATTAGTGGAACTGATTATATCTTTGTATTTGTTATCTATTTTATCGAAATCTAAATATGTATTAAATATATCAATTTTTTCTCTATTTTTATCTAAAATATAACTTATAATTAATATTATAATATTATGCATTGCGATTATATACAATATAGATTTTAATTCCATGTCTTTTAATATTCCATAAGGCAATAATATAAAATTTTCAACGTTAGTATTTTGCAATTTCTTATATAGTATGAATGGGATTTTATATTCTTGTATCTGTTTATTTATTGGCTTTAATATTATTTTGAAACAAAAATTTTCATTAACTCGCAATGTTATTCCGAATGCTCCTGAATTAATATGATACATATATTTATCAGATATATATGGTTTAATTTTATAATATGACGTGAATACTTCATCTGTTTTTAAATTACTTATATCATTTATAATTTTTTCCTTTTCATATTTCAATTCATTTATAGATTTATCATTTGTAATAATAAAATCAGCTACAACGCTTACTAAGGTATTATCAAATAATGATCTAGTTATATTTAATTTATTTATAGAATTAAAAAGCATATATAATACATCTTTATCGCCTTCATAAGTATGATTATTCATTTATAGTATATTTATCTAGTTAAAACATTACTTAATAATGTTCTATCTAGAGGTATTTCTCCAGCAGATGTATTTTCTTGTTGTTGTGTTCCTCTGCCTCGTTCATCATAATATGGTCCTGTTCTAGGCCCTTTTCTAAATCTTTCATCACATCTTCCTGTTTGTGTTCTTCTAGGACAATCTTCTCCTTGATCGCCAGCTTCATAATATCCTTTCGTTAACGATTCATATAAATTCTCATGCATTCCTGCCGAGCCTAATACTTCTGACATTATTTTCATACCAGGTAATGATATTTCTTTATTTTTAAATCTTTCCATTGTTTCTAGATTAACAAGCATTATTAATTGTACATCATCACCATTTCTATAAAGTAATTCTAATGATCTATAAGATCGATACGTCGGGACAGTAGTTGTAGTCATTTATATAAAAAATAATTTTATAAAAATATGAATAATTAAATGATAATAGAAAAAATAGATTATGATAAAATAATATCAACTCCATTTAATATGGCTATATTAGGTAAAACGGGATCGGGCAAGACAACGTTTCTAAAAAATTTCCTAATTGAAACGAGAGAAAAATTTGATTTTATATATTTAGTAACTAGATCTAAAACATGTTATGATAGTAATAATTATCATCATTATATATATCCAAATCATGTACTATATTTAGATCAAAAAGATAATTTTAATTCAAGTGATATAAAGGCAAAATTATCAATATTTTTAGACAATATTAAAAAATTTTCATTTATATGTTTGGAACAAAATGATAAATGTAATACTCTAGTTATATTTGATGATGTTGGAAGAGAAACAAAAGATAAATTAAGTAATTTTACAAATGAATGTAGACATTCTAGAATATCAAATATTTTTTTAGTACACAGATTAGAACATATAGATAAAACAACTAGAGACAGCATTTCGCTTTATGTTATAAATTCTCCAAATATAAATTTAGAATATCTTGAAATTAACAAATCCATAAAAACAATGATAAATACTTCTATATTAAATGCATTTTCTGAATATAATAAAGAACGCGGATTATTCTTAATAATACAAGATTCAAAAGTATATAGCTTAGTAATTAATGATTCTACGATCAAAACAATAAATGAATCTGCAAGAAATGTTTTATATACCAATTCCATTATTAAACAATATATAACATGATAATAAATAATTAATATTATTCTCTGCTAATTTCTTTTCATATTTATCTTGTATTAAATATTTTATATATAATTTATATATTTTGTATTTAATTTCTAAAATTTTGATATAATATTCCTTTTCATAATGATTTAGTTTTATAAAATCTATATAGAATAATTTTCGTACATCAAGTATATCACTCTCATGATTAAATAAACATTCTTTATTTAGTAAAATTCCTAATTTAAATAAAAACATGGTGTATATAAAATCGTTAAGTATCATATATCCCAATTGTTCTATCTCATCAATCTTTAAATAACATCCAGAATATGATAATGAGATATAAATTATATATTCATATATTATTTCTAATTTTATAGTATTAATAATTAATTTGTTAATAATAAAATTTTTAATTTCAATACTTTTATTATTGATCATTCTATAGTCACTAATTAATATATATTTTTTTATTAATCTTTTCATATAATTTAATATAAAATTTAATTTAACGTCATTCAATATCTTTATATGATATTTTATAGTTTTATAATAATAATAGGGCTTTAATATTATTTCTTCTATTTCACATTTTATATTTTTAATTAATATATAAAAATTTTTTTTATTATTATATTTATTTATTATTTTATTATAACATAATCTTAATATAGATTTATTTTTGAAATCAAGATTAGATTTTTCATTAAAATAATATTTTATCATAAATTTTTTATATATATTAAACAGAATATCATTATTAACCGTATTGTATGGATCCACATTAAAATAATTTGTCGGATATTCATATAAATATGCTAAATAGGTATTATTACCAGCTGTTTCATTCATTACTTGGCCAGATACTGTTAATATATCATTTAATTTATTTTGTAAATAAGTAAGATTATCTCTAAGTAATTGTATATCATCTCGCAATTTATTTATTTCTTCATCAGTTATTGTAATTGGTATGGTAAAGCTTAGAGGACGAGTTGCTAATTTTGATGGTGTAGTTGGTGAACTTGATGGTATAGATTCACCTTTCTCAATTCTACTAACTCTATCATCTAGTGCAGATAATGAAAAACTTAATTTATTTAATAATTCTGATAAGTTATTTATGTTATCCATTGTAGTTGATAATACTCTATTATATCCTGATGGTATTAGACCTTTATATATATATTGTTCTATATGCATAATCATTTCGTTTATTACAACAAGACTTTGTTTTGTTAATTCTATATCATTTTCTAATTTGTTATCTAACTTTGTTTCTACGTTTAATATTTTTATTAATATATCATTTATTTTTTGTTGATGAATCTCAAATAACAAATTTATCTTTTGTTCAACAGATAAATTTGAAAATGTGGAGGGATTCAAATTAAATTTTAATATTATGCTATTAATATATTCGCTAAATATATCGTCAAAATAATCACGCATATTAATATTGATTAAATCTTCATCTGCTAGATTTATAAAATTTTTTATATTATTAATATCTGTATTTATTTTATTAATATCAATAGAAGTTGTTATATTCTCGATAGATTTTTTGAATTCAGTAATATCTTTTGTAATATTAGATTTCATCAATTGTATTTGATTATTTAAATCAGATATTTCATCATTTTGTTGATCTATTAACGTCATAATCTGTACTTTATGATTCGATAATCGAGGTTCTATAATATTTTTTATTGAATTATTTAATAAATTTGTAAATTCATCAGTAGTTGTAAAGTTAGATATTGCAGTATATAATAACTCCTGCATAGATTTACTTTCAAAATATTCATCTATGATTGTTTGTACAATATTAGATAGTATAGTAAAAAATTTAGTTGATGTTAATAATTGATCATTAAGTATATTTTCTTCAAGCAATAATGTATTTATGCGATCTTTTATTAAATTTCGTATATCAAAATTATTAATTTGATCTATTCTAGATGTTATTATATTATTATAATGATCATATTGTGCATTCATGATGTCGAATAGATTTCCGTATTTATTGTTTATTATATTCAATATATCATTAGCTATTTCATTTTTTTTATTTATTAATGTATCATTAAGTTCATTTAATAATTTGTTTATCTCATCTGTCGTATAAGTATTCTGTTCGAGTTGACTGGTTATTGATTGAATATTTTCGTTTACATCTGTTATATCATCATTTATTTTTTTAAATGTATCGTTTATAATATTATCTATTGCTGATTCGATATTTATTAATTTATTTGATATATCTGGACTTGTAATATTCTTAATACTTTCTATTGACGATTCAATATTTAATATTCTATTCAATACATCAGGTAGTTGATTTATATCATTAATAATATTCTCTATTTTACTTATATCAATATTTTTATGCTCTAATGATTTAATTTTATCTATATATTCTTGTGATATTTTTTCTATTTTGGTTGTATCCTGTTCTTTATCAATATCATAAATAATCGAAATATGTTCGAATGCTTTATTTTTTAGACTATTTTGTATTTCATTCTTATTATTATTAATCATATAACTATAAAGTTTATTGATAGTATTGTTATATGGAGATAAATAGTTAAATAATATAGCATAATCTCTTAAAAATTTTACATCATTATATAAATAAAATAAACTATTAGTTGCTTCGTAATAATCTTCTATCATTTTTTTTGTTAAAAAATCAAGATTTGTAAATTGCGATATAAAATATTTTATTTTATTTAAAATTGATAAAATGTAATCATTATTTTGATATTTTAATTCTAGTAAAAATATACATTCAGCTATATTAATTATTTCTATTCCTTTATAATTGGATATTTCATTTGTAAGAATATACAATTCATTTAGATTCATTTATATGTATAATATATATTTACAAAGAGTATTTCACATTTTTTAAATAATTATAAATACGATGGAACTATATTATACAAACGAAATAAATTCTACTGCTGGCATTAATTATAGCGTACCATCTCGAAATATTGTATCTAATAATATAATGAAAGATGGTCAATATCCAATAATTTATAATTCCGGAAAAAAAATAAATCAAAATGATGTACAATCTGATATACTAACACAACCACTAAATAATCAAATTGATTCTAAAGAAGCTGATATATCCGTATTTAATGATGTTGACACTAATATACCAGAATTTTTTCTAGCAAATATAAATGAAACAATATTTTTAATATTTTTAACAACTGCCGCAATACTTGCTTGTACTAATATTCCAAATAAATCAATATCGTTTATTCTAATATCTGTAATATCATTAATAATATCAACAGAATATGGTATTAGTATAGCTATAGTATTCTTTGCAATAATATTATTAGAAAAAAGTAATATTTTCATACTGATTTTAGTTGTAATAGCGTTAATACATATATTTGTACCTATACCTGGTTTGGTAACAGATTATTTCAATTGGAATTATGTAATAGGCGCTGTATTGGGTTTATTATTATTATTTTCAATTAATCAATATTGGTTAAAATTTTATTATAATCCTCAAAAAGAAGTTTTAGTTTATACATCTAATAAATCTTCTAATTTATCAAATCAAGCCGTCAATCCTCAATATATTAATAAACATTCGGGTGAAACAATAGGCGATTCTTATTTTTATTGAAAAAATAGATAAAAATATTAAAAAATAATAAAATGAATGATAATTCAGATACCTTAACCCAAATAATTAATGATACTATCGACAATGATCATGATAATATATTAAAAAAAAAAATAGAAAAATCTTTATCATTAATAGATAATATTGAACTATTTAATAGTGCATCTCTATTGCAGAATGTTCCAATATATTTAGTGCATTGTAAGCAATGTAATAGACCATGTATTGAACATTGTGTTATATGTGGCACAATTTCTTGTGTAGATCATCTTATAGAATCTAAATTTCATATTAGTGATTGCTTATATAATAATAATTATTATATTTTTAACATTAACATTCGCAAAAGTGAATATGATCATGTTCCCATCTATATAACAGGCAGATTGCTTATAATAAAAAAGAAAACATCAAATAAAAAAGACGTAATAATGTTAAAAATCAATAAACACTATAATTTAATAGAATGTATAAAATATATAGAAGAGAAAATAAAAGAAAAAAAATTTAATAAAATGGGTAAAGATAAAAAAGATGTAATCGTTAATTCATATAATGAAATAAAAACGGAAAATACTATCGTAAGAGATACGTCAATTATTGCAGATACAAGCACTTCAGAACCCATAATATTTATTAAAGTTGATGATACAATAAATATAAATATGCTTATTTTAAAATATAAAGATAAAAAAATTCGAGTAGCATTAAAGGTATTTGTTGATGCATTAGAGAAATTGAGCAAGGAAAATAAATCTGATGTTGAAGAATATTTTAAAGAACTAGAAATTTGTGGAACAATATTACCAACTATGGTAACATTTACTGTTAAAGACGGAACAAATTTATATTCAAAAATAACTTGGAAAATACGTATTACTTCAATTATAAAGTCTATGGATAATATAAATACAAATAATCCACAAAGCGAATTTATATGCGATAAAACTAATGCAGAAATATTTATTAATGAATTGGAAAATGCAATTGGTTCTATAAATTAATATATGCACGATCTTATAGGAGGTAAATCACAATGAGATGAATATTGTGAATATATTATTAACGTACCATATCTACTAATTAAATCAATAGCTTCTTCTTCTCCAATTATTAATGCTTCAATATCGATAAATCCTCTATTAAATCGATCTGCTACAATATTTATATTCTGTATATTTCGTTTCCATTCTTCATATTCATCATCTAAAAGTCTGTCGTCTATATCTATTGTATTTCTACTTCTTTTGAATTCGCTTCTTAGCATCTTTTCAAGTACATCGCCAGTTGATTGACAGGAAACAAGTAGGTCAGGATTATATTTTAACCATCCCTTTTGAGTTTTTACTATCGCAATTGTGCCTAATGCTGTCGGACAAAAATTGGCCGCTGATAAATTAGAATCAGGCGATTTTTTATAACATACTGCAGATCGTAATTCAAATATATTATTATTGATTGTTATATTTGCTTGTAAATCAACATATGTAGTTATTAAATTGTCTGAGAATTCATCAGGCAATCCAAATCCCAATGTACTTTTCATCAATCTGGGTATACTTAATACAAATATACCTATTGATTTCAATGTTATTTTTGTAAATGGAAAATATGATAAACCTGGATCAGACTGCATCATAGATGCCATTGGATTAGTTGTAATTATACCTGGTATACCGGTCGGCATAATCGATGAAATATTTTGTGTCGAATTTGATCTCAAATTATCATATATGTGTCTTGGCGATAATATTACTTTACTATTATTTGAATCATAATATAAATAATTTAATAAATCTTGTTTAAATTGTATATTTTGACCTATATCATATTGATTATATTCTGATATATCATATTCAACAAAAAATACTAATTCTTTGACCCCCTTCAAGACTATCGTTGGCACAAATGACCATAGTTTTAAAATTGCCATCAATAATGCTTCTTGATTAGTTCTTACGCCACCTATATTAAGTTTTTTAAATATAGCCATTAATGATGGAACTAATGACGATGTAACGTTTCCACCAAGTAATTTATAAATTATTTTTTTAACTGCCATAGATAAAGCTATTCTACTTAATTCATTATATACTGTGTTTTTAGATCCATCACCATGACCAGATAAAGAATAATAAGATTTAGTATCTGATAATCTAAATAATAATAAAAATATATTTTTATAACAAGAATATTGATCACTTGATTTAAATTCTCTTATTAATTGATATAAATCTTGATTTACTGCTAAATCAAATAATACAGGTATTCTAGTAGAAAATAAAGCAAAAAATATCGATGGAATAGGACATTCTTGACCAAAAAATTTTAAATATCTATCATTACAACTTGTTATATCAACAAATTCTTTTGATCTGATTTTTAAATTTTCCAAAAACATTTCATAATTAGTTGATATAGCTACATCATAAATCTGTTTTATTTGAATATCCAAATCCTGAATATTTACGCGACTCACTACAAATAATGGATGTTCGATTGTTTTATTTTTATAAAATGATGCAGCTAATGCTATTATATTTGACAAATCTTCTGAAGTCAATAGCATATCTCGTATACCTGGTAATTCAGATCGATTTATTAATTGAACTATATCATATTCTGAATATGCTAATGGATTTTTAGGCAATGATTTATAAATATATTCAGCCAATTGTTTATATAATTGTTCTTTAGAAGATGGAAATGATTTTATGCTTTCCTCATCCTTTATTTTATTTTCTTTTTTTGATTTATATTTTTGGGCTCCTGCTATAAATGAATCTTTTTGCATATCAGATGCGAAACTAGAAATTAATTTTGATATAGCACAATCACCATATAATTTACATATATGTGTTTGACCAGACATAATATCTTTGTCAAATTCCATATATTCTTCATCAATATTTTTATTACATATACAAATATCATTGAGAGTTATGGGAATTGATTTAAATTTATTATTGACTATAGATAATGTTTTAAATTCGTTCATTTATAAAGAAATTAATTATATGATTATGAAATAATAACACCAACATATTTGATAAAAATGCCAAATAATATTAGTATATTATATGATTTAATAAAATTCAAGTTATTAACGCCTAAAATATACAATATTGATATTGATAATAATGATTTAACTACAATAATAAAATATTATAATAAAATAGTAAAAAATATAAATAAAGAAATTAATTTAAATATAACTGAAATTACAATAGATGATATATTATATGTTCATAATAAATTAATTACAAAATCTATACCAAACACTCTTAAAATATATCAATTAAATATCGCAAATAAAATTGATAAACAATCAATAAGATTATATAAATATATAGAAGGAATTGATTGTATAATTTATCATAAAATAAATAAATTATCAGATAACATATTATTTTTGATATATCACAATAATTTCGAACATATAAAATTAAGTTATGCATCTGATGTTTGGAAACTATTACCAGTTATAGATTATTCAATATATTATAAAATAAATAAATTTCTAAATGAAAATCCATCTATATCATATATTAGATGTATATTATCACATAAAGATTATATGCCAGAATCTATATATTTAAATATTATTAATAATATTCGAATGAGAAATGAATTAATACTTTATATAATTTATTATATCAAAGATGATACCTTAGAAATAGATGATAATTTAATATTTAATAAATTACAGCCAATATTATACAAAAATATATTTAATTATAATGAAATACTAATATTAGATAAAAATTTACATATATCAATATATAGACATAACATTATTAATGTTGAAAAATATGATATACAATTATATGATATAACTAGTTATAATCCCAAATTAAAAATAGTATTGAATAATAATAAGGAAATACTTTATTCAGATATTTATATATTTTGTTATTACAATAGGAATGGAAAATTAAAATTATATAATAATAATAACAATGAATTGAGATTGTATTCTAATGATATCAATATAGATAATAATTTTGAACTACAAAATGTATTTGTATATAATTTTAAATTATATAATACTAATAATCTTTTAATAAAAATATGTATTGCTAATTATTTGTATAATAATGATTTAGAAAAATTACTATTGGACTCCAAAATAGATCTTAAAAATGAAACATTAAAATCTACAATCAATAAAATAAAAGAATTAAATAATTATAATTTATATATTATATTATTTAAATTAGGTAGTAAATCTATAAAAACACATTTAAAATCCATTAATATACATAATTTAGAATTATATTATGATGATTTATTTAATTTTATGAGTTTTTTATATGATAAAATACATTAACTAGTTATATTATTTAATGTATTTTCTATTGAGTCTAATTTTTTAAATAATATATCGATATTACTATTAATAATATCAGTAATAACTTTATGTTGTTTTTGTTCAGATTCTTCTTTTATAGAATTATATTTTGATACAATATATTCAATAAAATCAAACAATATAAATCCAATGGCCATGGATATTATATAAATAACTACTATGTATAGTATAGAAATCACCATTATTTATAACTATAAAAATCTATAGTTAATTAAAAATATTATTTTCGATATCATTCAATGGATTTATATCAATTGTATATATTCTATAATAATAATAAAACATAAATAAACATAATGAAAAACAAAATATGAATATTATTAATAATATTGCTGATATAAATAACATTTATTTTACTATATAAATGCTGAATTGTGTTATTTATATTGCCGTTGTAATTTTATTAATAATGTTATTTTATTATTATATTAAAGTAATCAATAGAGAAACAAGTGAGAATGAAACAGAAGAAACAAAAATAGTTGCTGGGGAATTTACTAATAATATAAAAAATTTGCAATCTGATGTCATAAAAAAATATTTATCCGATTTACAATTAAAATCTAAAATAGATAACATAGATCAAAAATATAAAGATTTAGAAACTAGATTATCATTATTAGAAAATAAAAAAGAAGAAGTTATAGAAGAAATTATAGAAGAATTAAAATAATTTTTGAACATCACTTCCTAATTTTATGCATTTTCTTATATCTAAATCAATTAAAATATTATCATTTGAATGTGTATATGAAATATATCCAAGATTATTCATCAGTTCAGGATGGTAAAAAATTTTATATGACAAATCCGATGAATCAATTGGAGATTTTATATCTTCAAATAAATAATTATCTACATCATTGTGTAAAGTTATCCTTGTATTATTTTTTTTTAATTGTGATGGATAATGGATACTAAGTTGATCTTTATTGAATGCGTTAATATATTTTTTTTGTTGTACATTAGTAGAATCAATTACCAACATGGGCAATGGATAATTATTTTCTCCTTCTAAATTATATGTAGATCTAATATTAGTATATATATAATAATTAACTATTATATTTTTGTATTTAGTTATTATTTTATTATATAAATTATAATTTATTTCTTCATGTTCGACAAATGTATATGATTGTCCATCGTAATATATATCTGATTTAGAATTTATATATTGTTCTATTACAAATGTTTTTGTTTTTAATATATCAATTAGATTTATAATCGAGTAATTAATAGGCATTTAAAGATAATAATAATATTTCATATAAATGGATTTCTATTTTATATTAATAATATCTTTAACATATACGATTATAATATTATCTATAATTGGTTTAATATGGGGCTATTTGTTATCGATTAATAAAACTAGAGCTGCTATAACACAAACAATAAAAAATAAACATAAATTTTGGTATTGGTTTCTAAATATGTTATATTGGTTAGTTCCGATATCAGTAGCAGCTGGATTATATTTCTTTACGGTATGGTACGTGATGAATCCGCAAGCAAAAACATATTGGTATCCACCTGTAATACAATATGAATAAAAAAATCATTTATGTACTTGTTATATTTTTATTGTTCTTAAAACCATTCTTTATCTCTGTGTATATCTCATCGTCATCACTATCGTATTCATCACTATCATCGTATTCATCACTCTCATCACTATCGTAATCATCACTATCATCATTGTCGTTTGATTCTAAATAATTGTTACTAATATCAGATAGTGTATTATAGGTTGAATTATCGTGTGATGATACATTTGTATGTATAGTTATATTATATTGCACAGGGGTATTATCAGAATTACCAATAACAGCATATATAATTAATCCAAACATAGTTATGAATATTAATATTGTTGCAAGTATAAATATATATATATTTCTTTTTTTAATATATTTGTTTCTTTTAATTTCAGTATGTATTTCATTAATTAATTCTACATGTTCATCCATGATTATACAAGTATATATTAGTTAATATATTAGTATAATTATTCAATAATGTAGTTTATGTTCATCAAATAAATTTTCTAATGAAAACATCGGTTTTTGATTATTTTCTATAAGTTCTTCTTTCCAATAATTATTTTGATTTTCAGTAATATGTAATTTTCTATTCCATTTAGAGCTATAATTTGTAAAAAAATTTGGTCTATCTTTTACATTTTTAATAAAATAATTCAAAAATGTTCTAGATTTATCTGTTAAATACATTCCTGGAGGACCGTCATTATAAAACTTGGAATATATCAAATAGTGTTGTCTGTTAAATGTATATGGCATAATTTGTATATCAATAACTATTCGTGTACAAAAATTCTTAGACACAATCAAACCATCAGGTGATGCGAGTCCTTCATTATCATTACAAGTAGGAAATCGTAAATCACCAGATATATACACAGAATCAGAAAATACATATTTAGCTACTTCTTCCCATCCTTGTACATTAAAATCTCCAACTATAATAAATTTATTTTGTTTAACAATATTTTTTATTTTATTAAATCCAGCATAACAACTCCTATACGAATTATCGGCAAAATATCCACCCCATGTTTGTGTAAAATTAAATACATATAGAATATCGTTATTTATAAAATCAAATAATTTTATTCCAAGTATTGTATCTCCATGTATACCCGAAAAAATATAATCGTCATATAATATATAATTATGACTATTAGCAGCTAAATAATTGGTAAGATATGATAATTCTTGATATCCTCCTACATATCCATCTTTATAATTTGATAATGATTTTTTATTTGTTACAAAATTAGTTTTATTTATTGTGGTTGTAGAATTAATATGAATTGTTTTATTCTGTAATGTAGTATCAACTTGATTAAGACTTACAAATGTCGGTTTAATATTTAGGTATATACTAGCATCTCTTATGGTATCTAAAATTCTAGAACTTTCAGTAGATAGATGTATCATAGATAAATATTCATTTTTTGGTGTATTATCTTTTTTAAATATTTGTATTAATAATATAATAAAATATATAAATAATATTATATATATTATTATAATATTCAAATTCATTTAGTATAATAAAATTATTATACTTTATTTGAAAATATAAGCATAAAATATAATATTAATCATGGATCGTGTTCTTGTGATTTTGTTTTCGTTAATTTCAATATCTTATTGTCTTATGGGAAATATTAATAGTGTTTGTCAAAAAGGGGTACGATATAATGACTATATATATATTGCACCAAATGTAAGTGTACGTTCTACCAATTATATGTCAGTAGATTATTGTTGTGATGGTTATGTTAATATATCTAATATTTGTACGCCGATTAATGAGACTTGCATACATGGTAACTATGATAAATATTATAACTGTAAATGTGATGATTATTATGTGGGCATTGATTGTGACATTTTAGATTGTCCAGATGGCTATTATAATGAAGAATTATGTGAACAAAAATGTGAAAATAATACTTATGGAAATAATTGTCAGTATAATTGTACATGCAATGACTGTCATCACGTTACTGGTTTCTGTAATGAATGTAATAATAATGGATATATAGAATCTAATCAGTGTGTTTGTAGAGATAATTATGGGGGATCAAATTGTTCACAGTTTACGTATTGTGATAGTATGGAGAAATGGAATGCAACATTAAATATGTGTATTAAACGATGTGTATTTGGTTATTCTTTATTTAATTTCTGCATATGTTTGCCTGGATATACAGGAATACTATGTGATACAATTACATATAATAAGAAAAATGTTGATAATGATTGTGATTGTATAGAAGAAAATACAATAGATTGTATTAACAATCAATGTATATGTAAAGTTAATTATAATGGCAATAATTGTGAAAACAAAATTAACATAATACAGTATGAAAGATATAGTACAATACCATATTATATACCACTTGTAATAGATATAATATTTATTATAATTATATTAATACTCATAAGTTTTATCGGTTATAAATATTGTTTAAAAAATAAAAATTATACACAATTGAATCATATATAAGAAATACATCAGAATCAAATATCTTGGGAGACACTTATAGATTTTATATTGTCAAGTATATCATAACTTTTTAACATTCATTTAGTTATTTTATCTATGTATATATTATATATTATTTTTTTTAGTATTTGTATGTAATATTTCACATATACGTGTATAATCTATAACATTACAGTCATTAATATTTTTGATAAATTTTCTGATCAATTATTTTCATCGTATTTCCAAGGTAATGTATAACCTGTCCATTCAATCATATTATATAATAAATTTTCTATATCAGATCGTTTTGCTTATTAGTCCGTGATGATAATCTATTACAATTATTCTCTTGTTCCTTCATCTATTTTCGATTTATTTACTTCATTAGAATAGAGTGATATATTGCCATCTAATAAAATATTACTTGATTTTACATCACCATGAACAGATCCAACTGAATGAATATATTGGAGAGCAATATTTTTATTTAAGCATAAAATATACATCGCATTTATATTTTGGATCTATACTCATTGTATTTACCAAATGATATTAATGGAATTATTCCTAAATAATTTAACATTTTCTTTTGTTTATAATTACTAATATTTAATTGAGTACAATATTGTTCGATAAATAAGCTGTCACTGTTATTTAGTTTTTCCATTTGTATATTTAATAATATCATGATGTTCCAAGTATTCATCGAGTATTATGCACATCTTCAACATTACTATGTGTAATTTCAGTAATTGTTAATATAAAAATTAATTAGTCAGGTTATCAATTTCTAGATTTGTTATATACACAATCTCTTGTTTTGGATTCCATTTACGATATAAGTCCTTATGAGTTTGTTTATCAAACACTATTAAAACTAAAAATATTAATATGCCCTGTATTGCATTTATGTAATCTGTAATAGCCCATAAATAAGATAAATAATGAATATCACTTAAATAATAAGACATAATTTCAAATAACCAAGTTATCCCCATTATAATAAATAGTTTTACTTCTATTAAATACATATTATTTAGATTCTGTAATATAATAAGTATCCAGATAAATAAAATTAAATTTATAATCAATAAAATTCCAATGGGTCCATAGAAATAACTGAGTAGAGCTATTGGTGTACTTAAAAAGCACATTCCATCACCAAATCCGGGCTTTATATGATTTCCATCTAAATTATGAGTAATTATAGCTGCCAAAGTAAATATAATAGGACATCCATATCCATATGCAAAATATATATAATATATATGGTTATCAGATTTTTTTGACCATGTTGAAATGACAATATTTTTCCAAATATTTATAGAAAGAATATTCAACCAAAAGAATGTTGCTAAAAATGAAAAATATATTGAAAATGCCCAAAACACACATCCTTGTAATCCTATATTATTATTTAATTGTACAATAGTAAGAGATATAAATGCAAATGTTAAATTAGATATAAAATGAATAATACACTTTCTATATAAATTTTTTGGTATTATTATAAATATAATTATTGTAATAATCAGACAACATATAGAAATAATTATACATATTATTGGTGCTATATTTAGTTGATCCTTTTCATCATAACATATAATGCCAATATTTGTGTTATTAAAATTAGTTAGACAATATGACTCATTGGTAAATAATATATCTACTTCTGATGAATTATCATATTCCATAAATATAAAAGAATTACAAGTCTTAAGTTTTATTGTTGTACCATCATCACATGTTTTATTATTGTTTATGATATTTATGTTGTCACAACAGTTATGTTGAGCATTAATTAACTCAACAAATAAAATCAATAATACATATATCATTTTACTAATTATAATACAATCATATTAATGTGCTTTATTTTTCAAATAAAAATTCTTTTATTTTGAAAAATAATTTTATTCTAATAATCTTAATACAATATGGAGTACAAGATAATATTTATGTTATTAATTTTTACTATTACATCTATTTTTTGTAATAGAATCATTATTAGTAATGAAGATAATATTGATAGTAATATATTACGATCAATAAATCATATATATATAAAAAACTCTAATATATCAAATATAGCTTATGATGCATTTAAAGATTTACCTAATGTAACTCATTTAACAATTAGAGATAGTAATTACGAATTTGTAAATTCTTATTATTCTTCACAATTACAAAAATTAAAATATATATCTCTAATAAATAATAATATAATTTATTTAGATATAACATCATTTGATGATAATGAAGACTTAATATATGTAAATTTGTCATATAATCCATTAATTACACAAGGACTTTCTTATATTACTGGTACATTTCATACCTTAATTCTACAATATTGTAATATAACTGTATTTGACTATAATTATATTAATTATTTGCATGAATTAAAAAAATTGGATTTATCACATAATAACATAATTACTGTTGTTGGAGAAACATATGGATATAATAAAAGATTAATTGATTTGGATGTTTCATATAATTCAAACATTGCAAATGTAATTTATAAATTTAATGTGTTGTCTTCAATTAAAATACTAAACATAAATTATTGTAATATAACTAATTTTAATTACACTTATTTTGTCCATCTAAAAGTATTATATACATATGGAAATGATATTCATTAATTTATTTTTGTTATATTCAACATATTCTTTTTTCAATTTAAAAATATTTTAACGCCATTAAAAAATGTTTAAATCTATATTTCTTGTCTCTAATAAACGCGTGATAATTTTTACGACATGTTAAATTATCAAAATGATAAAGAGTATGTTAATAATTTTATTAAAAATAAATTAGAAAATACAATGAACCTATTGAGAATATAAACATTGACAAGAATTATTATCTTCATTAAATTTAGAATAACAGTAAACAAATTATTAATTATAATAAAAGAATATATACTTTCATATTATTTTGAAAATATAAAAGGGTTATATTAATGCAAACCATAGTATATAATGTATAAAAATAATAAATACAAATATTATAATATTTATAAAAAAAGATATGATATAAATAAATATACAAAATATAATAAGTTTATTGATTTATTTGATTATTATTTACATAAAAAAGTTATTAATTTAGTAATATTAGATGATTTATATAGGAATATAAGTAAGTATGGAAAACGAATACCATCATTTAAATTAGTTATTGTTTGTATACATTGTAATAGTATAATTAATAAATATATTTCAAGTTATAAAAATAAAAATTGTAAAAATAAATATTGCAGATCGGAATGTACTTTATGTTCATATAAAAAAATTACATATAGATGTAATTGCCCAATAACGTGATATATTTTTTTTTCTATCGATTCGTCTAATCGTAAAGATAAGAAAATTATATATTAAATAATTTGAAAAATGATCATATGTAATATAAAGTCAATATTAGCAATATAAATGGATTCATCCAGATCGACAAATAGTAATTCAAATTATGAATCAGAATTATTAAATCAGCATACATATGAAACAATTCCTAATAAATCAACCAACAAACCGTATGAGTTTGTTCCAGATAACAATAGGAAAGTTATATATATATTAGTGGTATTATTGGTGAGTATAGTAATTAGTATAGGTATATACATAATAATTGAACTTAATTCTTATGATAGTACAGTAAAGCATGCAGAATTTGATACAGCAAAATTAGATGAAAATATAAATAATATTTCGGATCAAATTAATTCTTTATTTGATAATATAAATGAGATTAAATCTAATTTAACTGATTTAAATATAGCATTCTATTCAGATAAAATAGACATAAATATATTGATTCAGGATACAATTAAAAAAATAGAAGATTTATATACAAAAATTCCAATCAATTTAATAATTTATGATGCAAATCCCGCATTAAATACTTTATATTTTAAAATAATTAATTCAATAATATATAAAACTAAATATATACATATATATTATACAATTTATAAACAGGATTATGATTTAGAAATAGAATATATAACTGCAAATAATAATATAGAATGTTATTCTTTAAAACAAAAAAAAATAATTGTTAAAAATAATATACATTGTAATGCACATATTGATAAATATATAGAGATTATTGGTAAATATATTGATGCATATTACTAATTTTTGTAAAATATTATATAATATTTAAAAAGTATATTTTCAAAAAAAACATCCCATCACCATAAAAATGTATATATTATATATTTTATTTTACAAAATCACAATTAGGATTATAACGCCTATGTTCTTCTATCGGAATATCAGTGACTTCCCATTTACTAAGTTGTAGTTTACATTTAACACACTCTACTATATCATCTTTTCCAGTATATATAAATCCGGCTTTTGCAAATTCTCTTATTTCATCCTTAATAATTAATTTGGTATTCCATTTATCAAAAGTTTTTATTCTATATTCTATTGGAGTATTAATATGTTTATGTATGTTATAATTAATATTTGTTGAAAAATTTGAATTATCGAGTACAAATCCTATATTACCTGCAGTTATACTATATTGTTGATTTGTATTAATATGTAATATTTTAACTTCTACACATTCGGGAGGAATGTTATCGATCGTAATATAATCCTGCTTTAATTGTTTTAATTGGTTATCAATAACATAAAATTCACATAATGCTAAAATATGTCCATATATATAAGGCCCACCTGATCGATTAACTTCACTTACAAACTTTTCCCAATATGTAATATTTATGTTATTTTCTTTAGCATTAATAAATTCTGTAATAAAGTTATATAAATTATTATACCATTTTTCTACATTATAAGGATTGTTATCATAATTTAATTCCTTAATCTTTAAAAGATTTTCTCTAATACGTATCCAATCATCTTTATTACCTTTAATAATTATTTGTGATAATCCGCATTCTGAACAACAATAATTAAAATAATGCTTAAATGTTCCCATTAACATAATAGATTTTACAATTTTAGTATGGTTTGTAGACGTAGAAAAGGCTGTTAAAATCCATGATATAAATTTTTTGTCAATTATATGTTCATCTAATAGATCAGTAAAACTTTCAATTAATTCTGGAATATTAGTCATAGCATTCTCTTTTATTATTTGTAATGGTTTTTTCCCATTAAAGTTAACAAATTTATGTCTTAGTTTTTGACTATTATAATTAATATATAATGATATTTGTGCTAAAATAGAAATCCAAATTACATCTGGAGTTATAATAAGTCCATGATGTGATGAAAAGGCTCTGATAGACGTTTTTATAAATCCATCTGTTTCATTATTTTCATATTTTGTAACTGGTTTCGATTCAAAAGATATAACAGTATCGTCAGTCATTTTGATGCTCTATCTAATTTATGTATTATAATTTCAAATATATAATATATACTTTATAAAATATGTATAGTATCTATAGATTTATGTTTTTGATATCCAATAGTTATCTTATTTGGTAAATTTATTATCTTTCTTATTTTTTTTCCAATATTAATTATGTCATCAGTATATTTAATATCTTTTGTCCATATACCTAATTTATATTTATTAACTTTAATATTTAATATAACTCCACATATATTATTTGAACTATCCAATGTTTCTCCTATTAAACATAATACTATATCTAACCAGACATCATTGATGACTTTATGTATTGAATTAATTATCCATTTTCCACCATTAATATTAGATTTATCTTCCCATCTAGGTTTAATATGTTTCTTAAATAATAAATAATCTGTTCCATTATTTAATTCAGTAGGTAATTTTATATAATTATATACACACCAGAAATCTTCTATTGTATTAAAAGAATATACAAATTGTAAATTCTCATCCCAGGACTTATGTGCATCATTACCATTATACCATAATGACCATGCATGTTGTAATGGATGCTTTGTCATTATTTATTATTTATTTATTTTTTTTTTCAATTAATAGCATTAATAAATGAATTTATATGTCGTAGAATTGAGTAATAGGAAAAATATTCTTCTAAATCCAAATAATAAAATTACTGATATAAATAATAAAATATGGATATTAGGAACTTTTTTAGGTAAAGGTTCATATGGAGAAGTATTTGAAATTAGACGAGATAATGAAAATCATTTTAATTATTCATGTAAATTTATCGAAATGAAATATGGTACTATAGAATTAGATTTTATGATACAAAATTGTAAAAAAAGATTATTAAATGATTTTATTAATAAAGAAAAAATAAATCATTTAGCAATATTAGAATTAATATCATATGGAAATATAATTATAAATAATACAGAATATATTTTTATAATAGTTAAGAAAATGGCATCAGATCTAGCAATGATTAATATAATAAACAAATATGTATCTATTAATAGTATAATATCTATGTTAATACAAATAATATATGGTATAAAATATATTCATGAACGAGGATTTATTCATAATGATATTAAATCAGAAAATATATTATTAGATACAAAAAATAATTGTTATATTTCTGATTATGGATCCGTTACTAAATATTCTAAAAAATGTTTGGTAAAAAATAAATTTTATGATGGTACACTATTATTTTCAAGTATAGATGTAAATTTACATATTGGTAGTAAACGAAGTGACATAGAAAGTTTATTATATAATTTAATAGAATGGATAGGATATGAATTACCATGGATTGATACCGATAATAAAGAATATGTTATAGGAAAAAAAAGAGAATTTCTAAATACAGACATAAAATTATATTATGATAATGCTCCCAATTTATTAATAAAATTTAAATCTTATGTAGAACTTTTATTTAATCAAAAAGATTGTAATTATATCAATTACAATAAGTTATTAGAATTGATAATCGAAGAATATACTGATGAATCAAAAATGATCTTATTTTCCAATACTATATTTGATATTAATAATTATAAATATATTATATATATTAATAAACGAATGAATAATAAGTTAAAATCCATATTTAAAACAATAAATTATATATTAATATTTAAATTAAAAAAAAATATAGATACTGATAAACTATTAAATTTTATATATTCAGAACTTAATAATGAGAAATTTATATATCCATATTATTATAATATGTTTTTATATTTAAATAAAAAAATTAGTATTCAAAAATTTATATCTAGTATAGAATATTATATTTATAAATATTATTATATAACTAGTACGTAAATTATTTATTTAACATTATATTATCAAAAATATGTTTTTGTGTTGGTTTGTTTATAAGACTATTTTTATATTTAATAGAATCTTTTAGTATTTCAGTAACATTCAATGGAATAAATTCATTATCATGATTAATTAAATAAAAATATGGAAATACTATATTAATATTTGTTAATTCATTTATATTAATTATTTTAAAAAATTCTTTAATAATTTTATTCATATTATATCTTAGATAAATTATTTTATCTGTGATTGATAAATATTCCAAAAATTCATTTGCTATCTGACAAAATTTACATTCTTTGCTATAAATACATATTATGACTGGCTTGCTTGTATTCATTTATATATATATATTAAATATAAATTTTTTAAAATATAAATGAATATTGATAATCTCAAAAAACACTTTGAAGTATTAGATTTCATGAATTCTAATACATTAAATAATTTATTATCTAATAGATCGGCCGGTTCTACTAACGATTTTTTAAAACAGCATAATTGGATGAAAATTAAAGATACTGGTTTGTATGGACTTATATATGAATGTGGTGGTAAACATTATATTTCAAAAGTGTATATGGCCGATGATGATTTAGGAATTGAAGATTCAAAATTATATGGAGGAAAGCGATCCAAAATTTGTAACGATGAACAGATATCCGATTCTACATCAATTGATAATTTTTGTGAAAATTATGCTGGCAAAAGAAAATATACGAAAAAGTCTATAGAAGCAAACTCCAATCTAACTGGTACAGAAGGACAAACAGGAACTCAAGGAATGATGAAACAAACGAATGTACAAAAAAAATCTAAAAAGAAAACCCCATCTGATAATTATAGTTCAGATCTAATGGGTATGACACATAAAATTAAGTAGAAATAAATGAATTATTTAATTATAGTATTGACGATTCATAGAAATACTGAAAGACAATCGAATTTAAAAAAAATTTTACACAAACAAAATCTTAATGAAAATGTAGATTATATTATGTATTATGGCATAGATTATAAAAATACTGATAAGAATAAATTACTTAACATATGTAAATCTGGATTTAAAGGTATATGTCCATATTCAATATTAGCATGTGCGTCATCTCATATATTATTATGGAATTATATTTCTAGATTGACGTATGATTATATAATAGTATTAGAAGATGATACATATATAAATATAAAAAAATATAAGGATATCAAAAATGTTATAGAAAAATATATTAATAACAATATTTTATTTTTATATTCAGATTATTATTATTTGCCAAAAAATAAATATAAATTTAATAATAATTGTACAATAATTCATTCACCTGTTTTTCACGTTTCCATGGGGTGTTATATAATTACACCGAATGTATCTAAAATATTGTTCGAGTATTATATTAAAAATAAAATTTGGTTTCACATAGATTTTCAAATGAATTTTGATTTAAAATATTTAAAGATAGATAGGTATATTTTTATGGTAAACGAGTTATGTAATCAATACTATGGAAATAAATCTTCTATGGGTATAAAACATGCAAGTTTATTTCTAAATAAAATAAATGATACCAAACTTCATAGAATTGTTACTACTCCAATATTAAGAATATATAATATAGAATTTGATTTATATGTTTTATTATTGATTTTATTTCTATTACTTATGCTGATATTATATAATACTATATCCATATTATTTATAATAACAATATTTTTTATTATATATGAACTTTATTATTCTATTATTTAATACTACAATTTATATTAGTAAAAATTATTATTTTATAATAAAATATTTATAAATGCGAGTGGAGAATATTAATGATTATATATTTAATATAGATAGTGAAACAGCATTAATTATATTTATTTCAAGTGATTTTATAATGTGTAGAGATCATTACTATTTATATATTAAAAAGAAATTTAATTCAATTAAAGAATTAAAACGACAAAAGAAAAAAACAGGAGAAGTGTCCTATATATATAAACATGGAATATATGTATTTTACTTAATTATCTCTGATTATATAGAAAATAATATATATAATATAAATATCAAAAAGGCTCTTAATGAATTAAATAAACATGTTACTAATTTAAATATTAATACTATAGCAACATCTAAAGACCATATAAATATAATATCAGAATATTATGAAAATATTTTGGAATATATGAATGAAATCTTTTCAAATGATATAACATTATATTTATATAAATAATTATAATCGTACAGAATATAAATATTCATTGTAATCTAAAATTACTGGTATAGTAACAATATCATCATTATATTTATCTAAATAACATATTCCAAAAACATTATTATAAATTATAAGATGGTTTTCGATTGCTTCATTTGTGTTATGTAATATTTCATCTGTATAAATATTATTATAATCAATATCTTTACTTAAAAAATTTATTACATCATTATATTTAAATCTGTTATTAGTATAACAAAATCGTCTAATTTTTTCTATTATGAAACATTCAAATACAATATTATTTATTTTATCAGTTATAAATACATTCAATTTTTTGAATATATTATCTGCAACTTTTGATTTTTCAAATTTCAATTCCGAATATAATTGTTTCCTAAAATCATATGATAGATCTTGAGATGATCTGCCTAATTTCAGTTCTATCTCATTTAATAATATACTCTTATCGGTAACTGTTAATGTTTCATATCTATATTGTTCTATAGTTTTTGATATATCAGAAATTAATGTATTAGATAATGTTGCCACACAAACCCTAACTGTTACCTTTATATTTAAATCTTTATATGAAAATGTTCTTACTGCTCTGGCAATACATTGATCAAATTCTGATTTGGTTTCTGGTACTGTAAGAAACCATATATCTTTTACATTTTTTAATGTATATGCTTCCGAAATTATTTTTGATCCAAATAATAATAATATATTATGACCCTCATCATTTATATCTTCATTAAATATACTTAATATATTATTTATATAGTTATTATTTCCCTTATTAGATTCTTTCGATGTTATTATTATAAATTTCATTGGTATACATTCATTATCGTTACAACTTTTATCAGTAATGCAATTAACACACGTATAATTATTTAATATTTCTTTTCCGTATTCAGAAATTCCATTGGCTCGCATAACACTTCTTATAATAGCACTACCTATAGTACTATTAGCAAAATAAATAAATCGTTTTCCTACATTTCGTTCTTTAAAAATTGTATCTCTAAATGTTTTTAATTTTGATGATATATTTAAATCAATTAATTCAGATCCATAGAATCGGCCATTAGAAATATATAAATTATCAAATATTTGTTGATCAGATAATTCTTTAAAATGAATATAATTATCTTTAGGACCAAGAGCAACAAATGATACATTCATTAATAATTTAATAAACATTTCGTTTTCAGTTACATCCGCTATTTCATTATAATTTTTTTCATGTAATTCAGACATGGGACACAAAACAAGTGGATATAAAAATATTTTTTTTCCCTTAAATACTACTTGTGGTAAATCTTTTCTTTCTTCATCATAATATGAAATAAGACCGGATAGATGAGTATTTAAAAATTCTATGCCACTCTTATTAATACTTTTTTCAAATACTTTATTGCCTACTTGTTCTATATATTTATTAAAATCAAAATTTTCTTTAGCTAATAATTCCACTATATCTTTTAAAGTTGTGACGGTATTCGTTATAGGGCTTCCGGTTAATAATAAATAAACTATATTTGTTTTCTTTCTTATATTAATTAAAACTTTGCCTGTTATATTGCCAAAAAAATTATGTGCTTCATCAATTATCATTATATAATTATTATAATTTTGTATTTTATTTTCTATTATTTCTGTTATATTTTGTCCAACACCTAATATGTTTTCATTTAATTTTGTTCTCGTAGTAAATTCTATGTTTTCTAATAAATATTCTTTCATGGGCAATAATTTTATAGCATCAAATAAATTACTTTTCCACATATCTAAAATACTAGAATTAGGTAGAACTATTAGAATTTTTTTAATATTACATATTATTATTGCGAATAACAAAGATATCATTGTCTTGCCCGATCCCATCTTATGAAATAGCAACACACTTTTATTATTTTCAACACATGTTTTATATAGATAATCTAATGTTGCTAATTGATGTGGTAATATTTGTGGTATATTTGCCGGGACATTATATTTTCTCAAATCATCTAATATTATTTTATTCATAATTTAATATGAAAATTTATATTCACAGTTAAATGGGAATCTATAATCTAAAGACAAATTTAGAATCTATCGAATCACTTAAGAAAGTTGATGAATATTCTCTTGAAAAACTCAAAGACTATATAAAATATAATTACATATTTTTGGATTTTAATTGTTTATTTTATACGTATGCTCATGTTTCAATATCTGATGCAGATTTGTATAATAAATTATTAAAAGCGTTAAATTATTTATTAAAATATATTAGTAATAAAAATAAATTATATATATTTTATGATAGTGGATATATAAAAAAAAAAGTCAAAGAAAATGAAAAACGAAAAATACATAGTACTAGTTATTATGATAACTTGAAACAAAAAATAATAAAAGATAATAATATGAATAATGATTTTAAAATCAAGGTTATTGAACCCATGATATTATGTGTATCAATGGATAATAAATCGACGCAAACACTGGAATCATCAAAGAACTATAATGATATTGGCAATGTATATTATGAATGCACAACGGATAATAATTCAGTATCAACTCAAATAATAATTCGGGAAAGCATCCAGTATTATATATATGAAGATGATCTGGTTTATAGTGAATGTAGCGTATTGACCAAAACATATAATATTGAATATTATAAGAATTGTGATGAAAATCTTATACAAAAAAAAATTTATTCAATACAATTTAATCTTGAATCAAATAAAAAAACTAATGCATTAAAACAAATATTACACATATTAAAAGAAAATAAATTTAATCTATTAACTGAAAAAAATATAGACGCTGAAGTATATATGATTAAAAAAGCAGTGGAATTATATAATACAGAAAAGGAATGGCCAATATTTCATACTAAAGATCAAGATGTAATAGCTTTATTAGTTTTTAATTCACCATGTGATACATATATATTATTCAACGATAGTAAATATAAGATTAGTATTCATGATATAACTAAAAAAATTGTACTCTTAAATTTAATATTTAATTATTCTGATTATTTTGGTGGAATAAATGGTTATTCTTTGGATATTAATAAATGCAAACAAATAATTTCTAATAAGGAATTTATTGAATTTATAATAGATTATTATTCAATAGAAGATATAAAAAAAATATGTTCATTAGCAATAAATATTACAAAGAATAAGTCAATTAAATTAACAAATGTAAATACAGAAGTAATAACAAAATATTTAAATGAGATTATATTATATTTACATTTTGATGGAGAATTTTATAAAACAACTTATAATAATAGCATAAAATTATATGACTTTATAAATTATTTACGAGATAGTTAATTCATCTTTTATCTTTGAACTTATTTTCAAAATTCTATTAGTATTTTTTTGCATCATATCTTTTATTTCTAAAAATTTTTTATTTTTTATATTTATTATATCTAATGTTTTTTTATACTCCAATATATTATTTATATCGTATTTCGTAACGAAAAATACACCTCTATAACTGCTTGCAAGTAAATCACCTATATATCCTATAGAATAATATAATTTTTTAAAATCAAAAAATGTTTTTACATTGAAATATACTGTATAGTATAAAAATAATATAGTAAACATTCCACAATCGGGACTATCGTATTGTATTTCAAATGTATTAAATACAAAGTAATTTATATCTAAATATTTATCCAAATAATGCACTAGGACTTCAATATTATTATAATAATAATGAGTTTTGGTATTATAATAACCCTTTTTGTTATGATGTTTTACACTCATATCAGATTCTATAAACATAAATTTAGTATTTAATTTTATAAATTCTGGTATATATCCACTACTATTAAAAAAATATACTATTTTACCAATCTTATTATTTTTCATAACAAATTCTTTATCTATAATACAACATGTAAAATGTTCATTATATATCATAGGAAACATAAAAAATCTTTTATCTGATTCTATAAATATTTTCAATTTGAGAGGTAAATTACTTGTTAACATAGATGAAGATACGATAGCAATATCTGGATCTGTTTTTCTAAATAATACTAAATTAAAATACATATAATCAGTATATATTAATGTCAATGGATATATTACATTATGAATATCAGCAGAACTCAACCAAGCAGCTCGATCATGATCTTGAGATGGATAAATTAGATTTTTATCATTATATCCAGGAATTTTAGATAATGCCGGTACTATATCATCTTGTATAGTTATATATCTTGAAAAATCATTTGTTTTTGAAAAATCAGATTTAATATATGATTTTCTAAGATATATTAATGGTATGTCTTTATATTTAGTATTTATTAAAAATTTATGAATATCAATATTATTATTTTTTAAATAGTATTTTAAATAATCAAGTAAAAATTTTTTTTTATCTAAGTTATTATTAAATTCTATTAAGATTTCTCCGGCATTCTTATTATAAAACTGTTCTAGATAAGATATTGGTAAAAATGTTATTTTGCCTCTAGTGTCTTCATCGGTATCTAAATATTCGACAATAGGTGTATTTGAATTAGTATCGTAGTTTAATGGATTTATAAAATATATCATATTATTAATTTTATTTAAAAATATCAATAATAGAAAATTAATACCAGATTCTGGCATTTTTAAATTTTTATTTGTTAATCTTCTTATTTTATTATTCATTATTTATATCATCAAATTAAATCTATAAAAAATATTATATAGCAAACTGAATGGTTTAAGTGCTGATGCTTCTTAAAATCTGTCAAATTTAATTTATAATTATAAATCTATTATTATAAGTAAATAGTAAAATCGTAATTGTCCCCAGTATTTTTATATATATCATGTAATCTAACATGTTTAATATAAATTGACTAATAAATAACATTGAATAAACTGATAAATCTATTAACAAATACAATGTAAGTATCGTTATTAATGATTTAATATAATATATCAACTGGCATGTTTTATCCTCTTCATTATAATATTGTATTAAAATTAATGGTAATATAGTATAATTCACCAATTTATCCATGATTTCAAGTATATTCCTATTTTTTCATAATTATTATTAAATAACATAATATAACAAATAATACAAGTATGATAAACAAGATAAATAATATATATACATGTATATATTTATTTACATGGAATACTATATTAACATTTTTTATTAATGTATAATTATATATATTATTATTTATAATGATATCAAATCCATTGTCATTGTATAAGATTATTTTATTTGAATTTTCTAGATTGATATAATTATAATTTATAAATGGTTTTATCTCATTTTTATCAATTATATATTGATTACTATTTATTATAATATATACATGATTCGAATAACAGAATATAGGATACTCAGTTATATTATTAATAAGTTGTATATCATAAATTTTATCAAATGTTATCCCATTAATGTGTTTTTTTATTATATAGTTATTATTTTTTATAAAACAGTATCTATAATTATTATCATAACATATTAATAAATTTATTGTTCTATTATCATTGCATATATTTTGTATTTTTATATCATTATAATATTTATCGTTTCCGATTACATAACCTATAATACTTACTATTATTAATATGCGCATATTTTATCTTTATGACAAAATATATTGATAAAAGTATAATTATTAGAAGTATTATTATGATAATTAATGTTAATAATATAAAATCAATATTAGTTTCTTTGAGTTTAGTAAATATAATTGGATTAAATATATAATTATTACATAAATATTGTCTATTATATAACTTACAATGTGTTAAATTATTATTAATATATTTTATAGTATATATATTGTAAATAAATTTATTTAATTCTAATATTATTACAATATCTTTCGTATAAACATATAGGCATGGTATTAATTTTATTATATTATCAATAAATATAATATCACAATTGTGTTCATAATAAAGTATTGTATTATTATTTATTAAACTATGTGTATGATTAATATTATTGAGTTGTATTACAATATTTGATTCATATTCAATTAATGAATTATTTACAATATCATAAATGATATTATTATAATCTGATGGAATATATTTATAATTAAAGCCAGATATATTATTAAAATATAATGACATAAGCAAATAATACATTGTATTGGCAAATCAATTTAATTTTTCATCTATTATTTATTAACGTTATTCTATATAATCTACTACACTATAAATTATCAATCCAATAATCAAAAATAACGAACACGCTACTACAGATTGAATATATGTTCCATATTTATAGTAGAAACTATCATGAGAATATCGTTTGGAAAAATAATGACTGACCATAGTTTTAATTATATCTATTAAATACGAAACGGCAGCAAAAAAACATTGTGAAGCAAGAATTTTTAATACTATAGAGAATATCATTTATCAATTAAATGATTTGAATAGAATTAATGTGCATCACATTTATATTAATTTTCATCCATTTTAATATTAAGCATGTTGCATCAGCAACATCATCAAATTTATTTATTTTATTTATACTTGTGTTGTCGCATTTATTAATTAATGTATTTAAAATATCAATAGTCATTTTTTTTCTATGCGCATATGTAGTTATATTCATACCATACGTATATGGCTTTACTATAATTACATTTATATTTTTACTTTGAAAAAAAGAAGTTATAAATCCCATATAATATATATTTTTTTTACCTTTAAATTGTTCTTCTATCAATACATATTTAGATAAATAAAGTTTATAATCATTATATATCTTATTTAATATATTGTAACTTATTTTGATTATTTCTTTTTTTACGCATATTATATCTATTTTATTATTTATGTTTTGTAATATTGACATGGCAAAGTTTTTATGGCCTATATCAATACCTAATATTATCATTTATATCGATTATCTTACGCAATCACTGTATTATCATTGCATCCTTGATTAATTTCTGGAGAATATATTGTAGTTACTTTATACGATTGATTTATCCCACCACTAAAATAAAATATGGTCAAATATATAATCCATATTACAAAAATTAACCATAACCATTTTGCCATATTATTAATTTTAAATGTATAATATAATATTATCAATGCTGAAATAGTAACAAATACATATATTATTGCTGGAGCTAATAATGATTGTGATTGAAGCATAATTGGATTAGAAATATATATTAATAAAAATAATAATGGTATGAGAAAATACGAATATGATTCTACTTTATTTTTTCTAAACTCCATGGTTTCTCCAGAAGCATATATTAACACTAAAGCTGCTCCTACTACTAAATAAATATAAAAAGATATATACATACCATATGAGTTATTAGATATATCTGGTAAAATAAATTGTATATTAGTATACCATGATTGTGATGATGGACTTATATATACGTTACTTGCTATTAATCCAGCTAATGGTAAAATAAATATTATAATTTTATATAATAAATCACTTTGAGTAAACCATCGTAACGTTCCCATTATTCCCATTTTTTGTGTAGGTGGTTTATCTTCCATTTATATAATAAATAATAATAACAACTTCATTTTTTTATAAAATATTTTTCTATTATTAATGTAAACATAAATATAAATATAATACTAAAAATAATTATTATAGATTTTAGTACAATTACAATATGTAAAATAGGCTTGCATTTATCAACTTTATATATTTCTATACCAAATATTAATATATTAATTGAAAATAATACCATTAATACTAGGTATAATATAACTATCATATATTTAAATGTATTTTTATATCTATTCATATAATAATAACATATCAAAGATATTAATAAAATAAAGAACATTATTGTATTAAAATATTCTATAACTTCAATCGTTATATTGTTATAACAATATTCTAACATCAACAGTGAAATAGAAGTTATATTGAATATTGTGATAATAGATAATATTATCAGTATTATCGATCCTATGATAATATTATTAAATATTAATTTTATTACATTGAATGATAAATGCGTAGGTGTTTCTATTGTTTCAATTAGATTATTATTTTCTCTTGATGTTGATGGAAGTTGATTATCAATAACGGGCAATCTTACATGTTTAGTGGGTACCTTTTTCTTAATGGGTTCTGATATTTTAATATTAGGCTTAATTTCAGGAATTTTAATTCCTGCTGATGCATAATGTCCCACATTCATATTATTATTGTATATTCTCTTATGTTATGACCTAAATTTTCATGATATAACTTTATTATTTTGTAACTTATTTTTAACTGATACTATTTCATTTAATTCATCTATTGTTATTATATCTGAATTAAGTTTTTCTATAAATACTGGAAAAATTTTTTTTAATATAGCAAAATTAAAATTGTTATTATTATTATACATTATCGATCGCAACAATGTTTTAATATGACCATAATATGATCTAATATAGTTTTCGCTAAGATTAATTATATTATCTATGTCTCTATTATATAATTTATTATATTTTTTTATACATATTGGTATATTCATTAATATTAAACATATAAATGTAATAGTTTCTGGTGTTACTCCATCATTATTAAATAATTCTATATTATAATTTAATTTTAAAAGTTCTTCAGATATGAATGGATCTGATCCTCTTTTTAATAGATTATTATAATTTATTACTATATTAAGCATTTCATTTAATTTGATTATATATAAATATTCATCCTTAGCCATTTTTAAATTAGAAATATCTATTTTATTATTCATAAATATATTATTTTTTTTTTTAATTTTGGTAACTTTTTCAGGTTCTTCTATCACAGTAATATAAGAATCAATTAATTCTATAGCATTTTTATCTTCATCATTATCAGTTGTACATGATTCATCGTAAAGAATATCTTCTTCATTTTCTTCGTCTGTTAATTCTAATTGGGTTTCCTCTTCTTCATAATCCGACATTTATAATCTGTTTTTTTTTTATAAATGATTTTATATTATATAATGATATTCGTTCTAATTTCTATATTTTATTTATTTAATTGTTTATCAATGATATATATTATTTCATTATTATTATTATTACAATATGTAGTTATATATGAAATCTATTACGATAAATTAATTGACATAGAATATGTATTTTGAAAATAGATGCCGATAAACTAATTGATCTCCAGTATGTATAAAATAATGATTTTGTTGTATTTATTTCTGAATTATACATATTCAGAAAATTATAAATGTCCTCCTAATATTCATCCATCATTAGTGTTAACATTTAGAGATTTGCCAGATTGTGAAAATACACAGGCTGCATTAGTAGAATTTGATATTAAAATTTTAAATGAACAAGTTTATATAACAGATTTGGTACTAATTTATGCTAAAGTGTTTTATTGCTACAGTTATTCAGCATTTTATTTTTGGGCAGTACCACAAAAAAAAATAATTTACATCGATCTTTATAAATATAATGTAACTATGTTAAACAATACATTAGATTATAATAATGAAAAATTTATATATAATGATATAACAAATACATATATATTAGGTAAAGAGGAGTTTGAATGTGATTATAGTATATTTAACAGCGAAACAAGTACATATTTTATAACGCTAAAAAGAGATAAATTAGAGTATAAATTAGGAGAAATGAGATCTAATTTAGAAATTTATTCATTTAATGATTGTAATTATATTGATGGATATTGTAAATTGACTCAAGAATTATTTATATTATGGACAGTAAATAAAGATGCTACATTAGAATTTTCTTATAAAAATATTCATGAAGTAGGTGCATTTTTAGATAATAATAATAATTATCATTTTATATTTAATTTAGATAATATCAAACAATCCGTTGTTGTTACAAATATCAGTGATGTTGATATTGAGGGATATACATATACAAGTAACAAAGCATATAGAATAAAATTAAATAATAAGTATATAAACAGAATTAAGAGAGATAGTGTCAAATATAGTGATATAGCACAATTACAATATATATCTGATATAGAAGACACATATAAAGAGTATTTAAGTATGTTATGTAAAGAATTAAAATCTTCTGAATTAAGATTCCAAACTATTTGTTCAATAGATCCATATTCGTGCATATCTAATATTATTAATGAAAATGCTATTCGTGTGGAAAATATAGGAAAATATTTCTTTGTATATTCATGTTTCAAAGTTGATATAATAGAATATTTACCAACATATAATACTTTGATTGATAAATGTAATACTTTAATTCCTGTAAAATATTCTTATAATGAACAATATTTCAATGGGTATTTGGATTATTATAAAGGACAAATTTTTGATTCTTCACCATATTTATATCAAGGACACTGCAATGATCTATTTGGAATTTATGTGGATTGTATTGATGATAAATCTTCAATATGTAAATATGATTTAAATAGTGGTGTGTTAACAAAAGTAAATCTTGACTTACATATTATCGATTATACATATAATAATAAAATAAATTATAATACTAAAACTAATGTGTTTAATACATTATCTAAACCAACATTCAATGATTATAAAAATTATTATTTTACTCATAATATAGAATCAGAAATAAACCATAAATCAATATTAAACCATTATTCTGATAATCATACTTCATTATTTATTATTGTGTTAATTATATTATTATTCACGTTAACACTAATATTTGTTATCATATATATTATAATATATGTTAAATATAAATCATATGTTAATATACATAATTAATAATGTCAATTACAATTTATCCATACAATTTTCAAAACATATATTACAAACTTTTTTTTTAAAATTTTCATGTATATGATTCAATATATTTTCCATTTTATTAATTTCTTCTTCTTCTAAAATATAAAACCAAAAATATGGATATTTATTATTAATAAACTTAATAATATCTTCAAACAATTTGGGAAATGGACCAAATATTATCTCTAATTGTATATATTTAGATGGATATGTTAAATCAAAATCTTCATTCTCAAAATCTATATTAGTAGTGTTAACTGTTATTGAATGCCGGTTTACATATTTTTCAAGTTTATATATAATTGAATTATATTGATTAATATTCTTATGCATGTGTTCAAATGTTCGTGCATTTGCTATATTATTCTTTAATTTTTCTAATTGAGCATTAACATTAGAAAATTCTTCACGATATGTATCATTAAATTCGTTAGTTAACATTGAATCACTATTGATTGATATAATTTTGCTAATATTTGAAATTATGTGGTTACGCTGTTTACTAAAATCTGCATTTTTTAAATATTTACTATTATCAAATATGCACTCTGCTAGATATTCAGATGCGTACTGATCAATATATGATCCATTTGAGTTCCAATTAAATATTATTAATTTAATATCATTTGTAATATCCTCTAAAATATTATTTGTTCCTTCCATTTTTTTTATAATTATTTCAAATAATTATTTAATTCTAATTATTATTTCAAATAATTATTATTTAATTATTTTATATTATTTCAAATTAACAATATTATAATATACATAAATGCCAATTACAATTTTTTTTATAATTATTTTATATTATTTCAAATTAACAATATTATAATATACATAAATGTCAATTACAATTTTTTTATAATTATTTTATATTATTTCAAATTAACAATATTATAATATACATAAATGCCAATTACAATTTTTATAATATAAATTATGGGAGCATCAGCAAGTATTAATACAATTGTTTCCACAATAACGAATAGAGTAGAAAATTCATTAATTCAAGAAGCGAATGCATCAGCAGCTGCTCACTGTAATGTAACAATAGGATCAATATTATTTGAATCTACAGAAGGATGTGTGATAGAAGTAAGAAATTTATGTAGTGCACAAGCAGTTGCTCAAGTTGATGCGGTAGTTAATGCCACAATAGATTTTTATAATGATTTATCATTTGAACAAAAACAAGAAGCACCCACATGGTTTACAGCTGCATTCGGAATCAATACAACAGTGTCAAACGTAACTAATGATTTCAGAAATTTAATAGAACAGAGATGTAAATCAGATGCTGAATTAAATAACACCATAGAAGTAAGAAACATAACTGTTAGATCATGTCGTGCTCCACCTAATGAAGGTGTTATTACATTTTCATTTATAAATTCTGGAACTGCAGCCGGTCAATGTGCCATTTCAGCTCTTGTAGATTTACAAGTTGCAGGCAGCAATACTGTTTCTGCTAAACAATCACAAGGATTTGATTTAGCTGGCATTATACCATACATTGTTGCTGGTATAGTAATTGTTCTTGTAGTCTATATAATAATAAAATTAATTGGTATGCGATTAACTCCTAAACAACAAATAGATTTAGAATTGGCAAAACACAATGCAACTTCTAGTAAACTTATACAATTATCTCAATTCATATCAAACCCTAACATATAATTATTTTTTCTTTTTATTAGATTTGACTAATTCTTCATTTTTATTGCTAATATAATCATCAAAATTAAATATTGTAGGAGCTATAATATCATGTATGGCTGGTCCGATATCTTTTAATAATAATGGTTCATATGAATCTTTTGGCGTTATAGGCATAGATATATCACTGATTTCTGATAACATAATTTTATTATCCTGCTTATATATTTCATAATATTTTATTATATTTGTCATGTCTTTATCAATCGACATAACATAAGTATCTTGCTGTTTATATATATATGCCATATCATTAGATAGTTGATATTTATCAATTTTATCTACTGGATTCTCAATCACTATATTAATATCATCATTTAATGTATATGTTATCAATATTGGATATGATGTATCACAAAATATTGTTCTATTTGGATATCTACATTTAAATTTAGTATCACCAGATAATAACATTATTCTATTTTTAAGTGTTCCTAATGAATTAGTAAAATTTTGAATAGTAAATTCCGGATTATCTTTTATATAATCTCTCAAATCATATATATTATATAAAATAATATCTTTTATGGATTTATCATAATGAATATATGGATAAATACTACTATCTTTTATAAATGTTTTGCCAATTATTCTTAAAATCGATTTTTTATCTGATGATGAAGCAGCTCCAGCAAACATATCTATTAAATTAACATATCTAGACGAATATAAATCATAATTAGATATTGTTGTCGCCGGACTTTCATACATTTATGTACAAAAAATATATTAAGAATATTTAATCTATAATTAATTTTGTAAATTTATATCTGCATCATTCACTTTTACATTTTCTACAGGAGTATTTATATTAACAATTAGTGATCGATTACTATCGCAACAGTTTTTATTATTATAACTAGCTCTAATAGCATCGAGACATTCTAATACAGTAAATACAACAATATCTGATTTTTTAAATCCAAAACTATTATTTTCTAAATCCAATGAATTATTTAAATATTGTTCTGCACCAAAAATAGTATCTGATATCTCTTTAGGAGATTTACCAGAAAAAATTTTTAATAATTTACGACCAATATCAGTATCCATTAATTCATTAAATATATTTAATGATATATATCCATCAGAATTCAATTTTTCTGTATTAATTGTATTGATAATATCTTTAAATTTATATGGTGGTTCTATTTTGCCGTGTTCTAATAATTCTTGAACATGTTTATCTTCAAGAAAATTTATAAATTCATTTACCTTTTCAGTATCATACAAAGTATTATTATTTTTTATATCTTGTAATGAATTTATCATCAATTCAATATTTTCCATATTATATTTTTTTGCACCTGCATAGATATTTGATAATAACTCTTGATTCTCTGTTTCTTTTTTTAAATATAGATTAATTTTTTTTAACAAACCATGATTCAATTCGTTAATATTTTTTTTTGTATTTTTGTTTTTCTTATCTATTGATATCATATTAATAATAATCTTATCATATGTTTTATGTTGTAAATTATACAATATTAATGGTAATAAATTATATATAATAATATTTATTACTCCGTTTTTAATCAGAATTAATGATAATATATCTGATTCTTGTTTTATTTTATTTATTATTCTTATAAGGTCATAAAAATATATAATATATCGTTTTATAAATGATGATGTTATTTTTAAAATTATTTTTATAAATCTATGTTTAATACAAAAAATAAATTTTCCCATATCATTACTAAGACAATAATAAAGTATGTATAATTCTCTTTTTATAAACATTTTATCTTCAGACGTTAAATTAAAATTGTTTAGTTCTGAAAATATTTTATTATATAAAATATCATAATCTCTTTTAAATTCTAATTTTGATATTTCTTCGTGGAGTATATTATATAATTTTTCTTCTGTTATTGTTAACATTTTAATTATATCATCTGCTTTTTTTTTATCTAATTTTAATTCTTTGAATATCAACTTAATTTTGTCAATATTACAAATAGGAAAACAATATTTAATAAATGATAAGCAAGCATCAATTATAATGTATATTACTTTCATTTATTATATAAATTAGTTATTTGAATTTTAAACAATATTCTTCGTATGTAAAGATATGAGTAGGATGTTTAATACATTTAATTAATATATCTATGTCAGAATTTTTATATGTCTTAATAATCTGTATTTTATTATTACATAATATACATAATTCTGGAAAACAATTAACATTCAAATTAATGTTAGATTTAGTTTCATCAAAATTAAAATTATTTTTTTGTTTTTCTATTTCGGTTATTAATACATCTTGTATATACTTATCACTTACATTATATTTTTCCATTAATATTCTTACTTCTTTATAATTATCATACTTGGATGGTACATTTATTCTTTCTACCTGAATTTTTTTTTTATCGGATATATTTATAATTACTAATCCAAAATCATTCGGATCAATTGTCATATATGATGTATCTTTATATAAATTTATTTTATTATAATCTAATAATTTCATTTTATCTAAATCTAAAAACGAATATATCGATTTTATCTCATCGTATAGTTTTGGATCCATTTACTTATTAGTATTATTATTCATAAAAAGGATTAAATATAAATGATATTTATAAATGGATTATAAAACAGATTTTACAGAAAAGGAAAAAATAGATGCTGCATATAAACTTATTAAAAATTATAAATCTAAATTTTATGAATGTAAATATGAAAATAATATATCTATATTATCAGATTCTAATGAATGTTTATATTGTAAAACACATCATACTAAACACATATCTATTATAACTAATATCTCTTCGATGGGATATTTTTGTTCAGAATTGTGTAAAATGATTTTTTATTCTATAGTACAATTTATTTTTAATTTACCTGTTATATATATGGTAGTATTTATACCATATTATTTATTAGATAATTTTTCTAAAAAAAAATTTCAGAATATTAAAACTGAAATAGAAAAATATAATTATAAAAAAATAATAATATCATCAAAATTTTATAATAAATATCTAATAACTAATATAAAACTACTTTCTTGTGATTATGAAATAAATTTAAAATATAATTTTAATTATATAACAAGTTCATCTACATGTTTATATTGCACTTCAGATATTATAAATAATAATATAATTCTAGAAACTAAATTTAATAACATAACGGGATTTTGTAGTATGATTTGTTCAAATTCTATATGTAAGCAGATATATACAACTTTAATACCTAAATATAAATATAATAATTATCTCATTCCATATGAATTAATCAGAAATAAAAATCATATTAATAAAATTATTAATAATCTAAGATATGAATTAAATTTATATGGTGGATATATCACTCACGATAAATACAATTATAAAATTGAATTTTTTATAACAAAACAATAATATTAATATGCTAAAATATTTCCACATGCTATTTTAGTACCAGAATTGCCACTGATTTTACTTTCTTGATTATTTCCCTTACCTAAATCATCTTCATTACTATGTATCACTAATGATCTGCCCATAATACTATCATTACCTGATAATGTTAAGAAATTATAATATTCATCTACAATGGCCATGCCATTTTCATTAACTATTATATTACCTAAATCTCCTAAATGTTTTTCAATAGAATATGGTGCTCCATGATTTTTATTATATGGATTAAAGTGTTTACCTACTGTATTACATCCAGATATAGCACCAAAATTATGAATATGAAATCCGTGTTTTCCAGGTGACAAACCTCTAATGTTACCATGCATTCTTACTCCGGATCCAGTTTCTTCAAATATTATTTCACCGAAAATATTATTTCCCTTAATACAACATATAGCTCTCATTTAATAAAAAAATATTTTATTCTAATTTCATATATTTCATACATTCAATTATAAATTCATAATTATTTGATATTTGATAATTAAGTTGTTCTGATAATTTATTACCAATTCCTTTTATGGTACTATAATCTATATTTTTTTTTTCATCTAAAAAATCTGGAAAATTATGATAAATAAGACAAGCTCTTTCATAAGATAATCCAGGCAAAGATAATGATGATATAAATAAAGGTATATTATGTACATTATTTTTTATAAATTTTATTGCATCTATTATATCAATATATGTCTTCTTTTTTATTATATTTTTATCTGTTATATCAAATTCGTATTGTAAATATTTTAATATAGAATCAATTCCTTTATCATATAATATTTTTACCATTGTTATATTTATGTTTTTCATATTATATGTTTTAAAGAATGATATTATTTTTTGTATTTCACTATATTTATTGATTCCTTCATACATTATGTTTAGTCCTACCCATTTGCCTTGAGGAAAGTTTATATCAGTTGATTGTTCAATTATTTTATGTATTTTTGGTATTATTTCTCCTCGTTTAATAATTTCTATTTTTGATCCGATTCCTAATTTATTATTTAATACATATTTAGCATTATAACAAGTTACACGCTTTACTATTGAATCTTTAAATCGAATAGGATTCAATATTGCGATTGGAATATAAATATTTTGTTTAGATAATTTCCATTCTATGTTTATCACATTAGTTATTTTTATTTCACCTATTTGTTTATAGCATATAGACCAATCAGGATTGCCAGAACTTACTAATTTATTTATATTTGTGTTTCTTATAACTAATCCATCAATTTCATATTCCAAATCTTGCATTTCAGAATAGAGTTTGCGTAAATAATCATAATTAACATCATCAGTTTTTGATATTTCATATTTTACGGTTCTAATATTATACTCTGTTAAAATATTTAATTGTTCATCTTGAGAAAATCTAGGATCCAATATTTCATATGCAACAAAATAGATTTTTTTTACAAATTCTTCATCAATAATTTTACTATTCAACACACCAGCTATTTTACTTCTAAATTCTGGTTTATTTATTACTAATTCTCCTCTTATAGCAAATATTTTTTTTTTAATGTTTTCTAAATCAATAATATAATCAGAATAATTAAAATATTTAATAAAATGTTGTGTTATATCTGTACCATAATGCCCATCACCTCTAATATATATTTTATTATTTATTATATCCCATAGCACAGAAATACCATCTGCTTTAGATGATATAACTAAATTATCAGTATAATATTTTTTTATCCAATCAAATAATTTATTGTCTTCTACATATGTTTTATTTTCACTACCCATGTAATATTTTAATTTTATTTTATTATCTGGTATATAACCGATTTTTTTACATAGTGGTTTATCATGAAATATATTGTTTATATACTCTCTTATAGAATCATACAGTTCATCAGAAATTAATGCATTTTTAGCATAATAATTATCATCTAAAATATTTATAATAGCTTGTGCTTCATCATAAGTTAATTCATCTAAGATACGATAAATTCTACGTATATTTTTTTGTTTTATTATTTTATCTATTAAATTCATATTTAAAGTTTTAGTTTTTATTCAAATAAATGGAAAAAATAGCCAGTGCTTCATCATTAAAATTTTTAGCTAGAATAGCAGATAATAGTTCTAAGCCTATTCTAACCCTACTATTGATCTCTTTTATTATATCGTTGATATTCATTATAATACAAAATTATGTGTTAGATGAAAATTCTATTTGGATATTGACCGTAACATATATAAACATAATAATAATAACATTATGTTTTGTAATTTATGTTAGGTCATTATATGCAAATAATCAAGTAGAATAAAAATGATATTAATAATCTATGTGAATTGTATAAATAACTTGCCATTTTCTTAATATATCATTATTATTCTTTGATAATAATATAGATATAGATTTTACATTTATATTAGTATCTGTATTAAAATATTTTTGAAGCATAGATTTAGCATTTTTTATATTTTTTGGTATAGCTTTGGGAAATAAATTATCATCTAATATGTTATAATTTACTGAAAAATAAGTTTTTCCATCTTCTGATATTTTAATATCCATATTATCAAATTTAATACCATTTGGACTTTTGGATTTCAATACATTATATATAGTATTAAATTCAGTTTCTATATTAGATAACATTTTATAACAAAATTATTTTTTCACTTAGAAAATATATATTTATAAATGAAATCCACTTTAACAATTATAAAATCTTATTCCATTATAGATAGTGTATTTGAAGATATTTCAAACATAATAAATATTTATGGTACTACTAAATTTATTATATTTATAGATTTTATAAACATAATGGTTATAGAAAAAAATGGCAATTATATTTTTAGAAATGGAAATGAATATACATATGAGTCATATAATAATTTATTAAATAACAACAAGAAATTAATGGGATTTTATATTTTAAATTCATATAATAATGATCCATATGAAATACAAAATATAATGGATAGTCTTGGAATAGATACAAGTATATTCTTAGATATAAATATAATAAATAAAAATATAAATAATTCTGCATATACTATAAATCATTCGTATTTGTTAACACCCAAGTGTATTGATGTTACACACAATGAAATAATTAATAATTTTATGAATAATAATTATACGAATATAATTAAAAATACATCCAAATTTAATGTAATGACATTTTATATAACCGCTAATATTAATGAAATAATTAGATCATTATTAAATAATAATATTCATCTAGAATTATATTATTATCCGCTAAAAAAAGATGAATTATTTTTATTAGAATCCAAGGATCAAACTGAATATTGTAATGCTATAAAATCAAAAATAAATTATACAGTTGATACAATTAAAAATGCGAATAAAAATTCTAAAATAACTGATATATGTAAATAGATATACTAAATCATATTTTTCTACCATTACCAATTATATAAGAATAATTATCTATAAATACATCAAATTCTTTATCCCGTAAACTAGTGATAGTTATATAGTTTGATAATAATAATTTATATATTATTAATGCAAGACTATAAACATCATGATATTTATCTGTAATAAAATTATTTTTAATCAATTTACATTTACATTCTGCGGCCGTTAAAATAACTTTATTATAATAATGTTTAAGATTTATATTTTCGCCATTCTTATATTTTATAGCATATGAAAAATCGGTTAATTTAAAATGTTGAAAATCCTCATATGATTTACATAAAATATTACTAAATTTAATATTTCTATGTATTATATTATTTTTTATTAAATAAGTTATTACATTCATAATTGATTCAATTAACACATTTCCATTTATATAACATTTATTATTAAACATATATTTTATAGAACATGCTTCTTTTTCATATATTAATGCATCATAATATTTATCGCCTATAATACATTTACTAGTATTCAAAAATTTAATTATATTAGTATGATTTAATTTTCGCATCAAAGATAGTTCAGTAGTATAACTATGTTTATTATATGGTATTTTTGCTATATATTCATTGTTATTAATACCTTTAACTGAACCAATAATACTATCGTGTCCATTGTATATTACATAATCTAATTTCATGTAGGAATACATGATTTAGTTCTCGATATTAAAATTTCAGAAATCTTGAAATTATATAACATACTATAATATAATAGACTGACAATGTATAAAATAATTTTGATAGTATTAACGATCAGTATTACAATATCAAATACCAGACATTTAACTAAAAAAAATGTCAAACATATTAATAATTTAGCATGTAATATGCTATATGATATACATAATAATAAGAGTATTGCAATATTTCCTATTGCTAATTGGTATTTTGTAAAAGGAGATGAAACTGCGATTGAAATTAATAAAAAGATAAATAAAATTGGAAATAGATTATATATATTAACAAATGGTATATTTAATTATAAAACACATTCAATACCAACTATTAATCAATGGTTACAAGATAGTAATATACATAATACAAAAATACAAGTTTCTGAATTTATACAAACCGATACTTTATTAATTACCATAATAACAGCTAAAATTTATTTATCAAATATACTTAATGTATACAATAATAAAATAATAGTGAAAACAACTATGTATTATATAGATTTTAAAACTGATGAACTATATATAAATATTCCAATAGAAAATAGATTATCAATGATTATCATTTATCCATATTATTCCAAAAATATTAAGTTGGTATTAAAAAACATACATAGTAAGAAATTAAGATCAATAGATAAAAACATAAAAATGAATAACAATAGTGATTTATATATTATGTTACCAATAATTAATGATGAATATAAATATAATCTTAATAAAATGATTGCTGAAGCACAACATAATTTGTTTAATGTAAATACAATCGAAATAATAAACATATCATTTAATTATGATAGTAATATGAATGAAACACTAAATGATATTAATATTATGGATATAACTACTTTTGTTTATATAATATATGATAAAAAAACTAAATTAATGGTATCATATGGTATTTACCATTAAAATTTATAGAATTATATTTTTATGTATGCAACTTAATATTGTGATAAATATATTTCATCATATTTTTTCTTAATAGGTATTAATGTTATGCCTCTCATATTTAATATAGTGATAAATATTTTAGTAGCATAAGTCATTCTTATATTTAATATTTCTGGAGATAATCCAATATTTTCACATTGTAAACATTTCCATCTTTTTATTTCTATATCTTCCTCATAAGTAGCAAATATACCACAATTAGAACATATATTTGCAGGTAAATATCTTTCATCAGGATCAGATAGTAATTCATTTAATGTCAATATTGCACCATGTGTGGCAAATACATCAGTTTCCATTTCACCAATTTTTATACCACCGCCCTTCTTTTTACCAGATGGTGGTTGGCCATATTTATCTAATCTTCCTCTATTTCTAACAGAAATTTTATCTGCTGACATTTGTGATAATCTACAAAATAATATTGGTGAGACAAATGCTTTAGTTTTATATCCATTACTTTCTAATGTCATGGGTTTATGTGTATATGGATTAAATATAGTTTTTCTGGAATATATAATATCATTTAACATTGCATCTGGAATATTTGGATATTTTTTTTTAATTTGATTAGTAATATATATTATCAAATCTTCAGCAGTTAATTCGGTATATGTAGGATAATTTATATACTCGATCTCACCATCGTCATTATACGGAATTATAGAATACATATTTGTAAGCATAGCATCAAAATACATAGGTAGTGTTTTCCTACTTATAATACTAGTACTATTAAATATTATATCCGGTACTTCTCCATCTTCTGTATATGGCATTTCATGTGATTCCATTATGTCTGCTATTGTAACTTTCTGTACAGATTTGGCTAATTTATCACCAACTTCAACTTTTCTAAATGAAGACATTAATATATCTATTTTTATCATATCGGTTCCTCGTTTTTTACTTCTCTCTACAACAGCTGGATAATGTGATGAATATGGTTCAGATTGATCAAATATATAATTATTATCATCTCCATCTTTAAATTTTGGTTTAAGACATCTATATAATGCATCTCCTTGTACTAATACCGTACCTACTTCGGGTAATCCAGATACAGATATTTTTGAATAATTATTATTTGAATTTTCTGGATTTGGATTATTATTATTTATTTGAGTATCGGATATTTCATTTTTTACTGGCATTAATGTTATAACTGACAATAATCCTCTATCCACTGAATCTTTATTTAATATTACTCCATCCTCAATATTTTTGTTAAAACTAAAAAATCCGACTAAAGTATGCTGTCCTATACCATTTCTAGCTATACCAGAAATTTCCATAGGTATTGTTGTTATACAAGGTCTTTGTAATGGATATGCTAAATAATTACAAGAATCATATTTATTTAATACATTATCTTGAGGACCTGTAATAATATGTTTATGTTGTGCAGCTCCGAATGTACCTCTTACTCCAGTCATTTTTCCAATATCATACATACATGATGTGAGATAGCTAAAAAATAAATAATTAGGTAATCTAACATATTCATATTTTTTTTGTTGATCAATGTCATATTTATCAAATTCAATTACTGAATTACATATGTTTGAATAAATTGATTGACCTACATCTATGTATTCTATTATATCTGGATAATTTATAATTAAGTTAGTAAATGAATCATAATTATTTAATTCTTCATTTAAATTTTTATATTTCCTAATATTTAATTTTCCATCCTCTACAACAAATACAGGTTCTATAGCTCTTTTATTACCAACATTAATTCTTATTTGCATTATTGTATCAGTTGGAATATATATTTTTTTTATTATATCGAGAGAATGTTTTCGTATTATTTCTATACCTATATCTCTTACTATAAATAATCCATTTCGTTTTGTTTCTTTTATTTTTTTTATGAAATTATGTACTTCTGATTCTTTTATACTTGTTATATAAAATTCAGATTCATCGATTATTGATATCATAACACCATTTATTTCATCAATTAAATTTTTATTTACAAAATTCGATTTTATAAATTCATATACTTCATCAAATATTTGTTTTCTTATATTTATTGTATAATGAGATATTAATGTGCCTATAGACAATCTTTTTATCAGTCCTGTATTCGGCCCATGATCAGGTGTATCAAACATATCAAAAACAGTAATACTTGATTCATGAAGGTGTCTAGCAGCTAATGACTTTGTTAATTCTATGCTCGAGCCTCTCATGACTGCTCCAGAAACAATAATCGGTTCTTGCCAATTATAATGCATGCTAGTTTTTACAACATCGCTATTTTTTGTATCTTGCATATTAAAGAAATTATTAAAGGATGATGTTATTTGTGGTACTATTTTAAATTGTGATATTATGTTATTTATATTTTGTATGGTATCTGATTCAGATTTATAATCTCTGTATTTTTCCTTAGCTTGTTGAAATGATATATCTATTGCATTTCTTATAATACTTTCAAAAATATCAGCGGCAGTAGAAATTCTTCTAGTTACTAAATTATCTTTATCTGGATAAATTTCTGGTTGAAATATAGATATCATAAATTGTCTGAAAATACTAATTAAATACATTGATTTTTGTAATCTACCATATTTTCTCATATGTGGTAAAAAATTACTAAAACAATAATTAAAATATTCTTGTAAAGTAGGTGAATCTTTTTCTTTCTTAAATTTTTTATTATATGATCTTTTTACTTCATATGTAATATAATCATTAATATTATTATTAAATTGTTCTTGTAATATATTTTTTGCATTGTTTATAATTATATTTATTTTATCTCTAATATCATCATCAAATTTTGATGTAATTATAGCCGTTAACTTATCAAACTCCCATCCGGACAAAAGTTTAATCAGAAGTATTATATCTACTTCTATAAACGATTTTTTTGAATCAGTAATACATTTTATTTTATTTGGATTTAAATCTAAATCTATAGTCAAATATTGGGGCGGATATATTTTCTCATTAATCATTTCGAATGATGAAAGTTTACTTACATAAGATGCGTGAAATACAAATGGCTTCGAAGATTTTTTTCTTTTTAAATACACTGAAGTTTGTTCTATTCTCAATGTTACGAATTTCATTAATCCCTTTGATAATATAAAGAAACCACCCGAATTATTTGTTTGAGTAATCGAATTATCATATTCTATGATATTTCCTCCATATGATACATATTGTGGTATTCTGATTTCTTGATGCGGATATTCATTTCGGAATATTAATTCGTCTTCAATACCAGTTTTAGATGTTATTCGTTTGATCATACTAACTGCAATTGAAATGTTCATATCAAAACTCTTACCTTCAAATGAGGAATATAAAAAACTCTTTTTATTTTCCTCTTTTCCAATATATTCTAATTTCATGACAATATTTTCTGTAGTTGATTTAGTTAATCTAGTTGATATTATTTCTTCTCTGTTAAATAATATAGGTATATCATGCATTAAATTTCTAAATGGCAATTCTGTATTTATTAAAGCTTTAGATTTAATATTTAATAATCTATCATTATTTAAATACAATTTTGCTATATTATCTTCTATATTTTTAATCATTTTATATTTTTTATTATATATTTAATTTTTCAATATTATAAATGATTATACAAAAATAATATATCAAGTATTTATAATTAGTTCTATTTTAGATATTAAATCATTACAAATATGTTACATATAAAAATTTAAATTCCCGGACGTCTTCTTAGTCTTATTTCATGAATATATCTACTCCAGTTCAAATCACAATTGATACAATACGTTACACAATCTTCTATATTATCTTCTATAACATGAAAAGAGAAATCATGCTCATTATTTTCAGAATATATACATACCCTGATATCCATCATAAATGATATTATTATATAAAACTATTTTTTCAAAACAAAAGATACAATCGTTTATTAATTAAAAAATTGAATATTCTCATTATTAAGAATTAAATAGATTTGAAAAAATATAACTATATTAATTGATTATCATCATGGCGCTCTGTCCCAATGCAAAACCATTTATACCAAATAAAGACTCAATATATTCCATTATTATTAATGGTATAAAAAATAATATCCAATTTGAACACACAGTAAATGAAATTATAAAAATTAATCCTTTACTTACAAATAAAGATATAGTTAATATATATACAAATATTCAATGTGAAATAGAATGTATGGCACAACCAAGTCAGACTAGAGATATTAATTATATTTTACTCCATATCGAAGATGAAATTTCAAAACAAGCACTTAATGATTTAGGAAAGGAATATAATTATAATGATGATTATATTAATTTTATTGACTCTATTAGGTAATATATTAGTCTGCTATACTTTATTATCATTCAGTTAATTAATATTAATTTTTATGAAAATATATATATAATTATAAAATGGAAACTAAACTAGAAAATAGTATTTTATCTGAAAACGAATTCAAAAATACAATTATAGCAGATAAAGTATATATAAAAAATAAATTTTATATCGATAATAATGAATATACATCTGAAATAGCTAATCTTGACGGTGAATATGCTATTCAAAATATAACAAATGATAGAGAAGATATAAATAATATGGAAGAAAATAGAAATTTACATTGTAAACTAATATTTACTTGCGGAAATATTTTATATAATACAAATACTCCTGATATAGATGAATTAATAGAAATCATGATAAAATATACATATGGAGATGTAGAGGAGAGTTTACAACTCGATTATTCTTGTAAGCAATTAGATACTATGAGAGAAGGAACTATATGTCCAAGTCGAGAAGTATGTTTTAAATATAATAATAAAATATTTATATTATACGGAAGATATATATTTGGTTATAATAATCCGTTTATAACGTTTTCTCATAATTTATTTGAAGAAGAAGAATACATAAAACTTTCTAAAGCATATCGTAAGTTAATACAATATGACAAAATATCATTAATTAGACAACATTTGATTTTATTACCCGATGTATTTGATGGACAGGAATATAATTATGCATTTAAAATATTGGATGCAAATACGGAAATTTTAGATGCATTTGGATTATATACATAATTTATATATTATTAATCTATACAATCTTAAATAATTTATTAGCATCTTGTCGTAATCTTTATCACACTGGATTTTATCAATAAATTATTTATTGATTCTAATTTACAATTAATATGTTATTATGCAATCTATCTTCATTAACACGAATCTAAATTATAATCAAGTATTTCAAATATACAATTAATAGATGTACTAACCGAATTGTTTGATAAATTAAATAATTTATTTTTCTGAAAAATTATTTGTTTTGCATTTTAACAAAATTAGTAAATACTAGACTAATTATTACAGAACATAAAAATAATAAATTTAGATCAAAAACAATAGAGATTATTATATTAAATATAACTTTTGAAAAAAAACATATATATAATACTAATATATGTTCCAATGGAAGAATATATACTACCTAACAGAAGGAATAATATAACAAAATGGTTAATAGGCTATATAATTTTAAGCATTATGATTATAATACCTATAATATATATTATAGTTAAAATACATATTATTAATAAAGAATTTGATATCTTAAATAATACAATGTATAATTTAAGTTATAAAATTAATAATAATGAAAATATTAATAACAAATTTGATATCTTAAATAATACAATGTATAATTTAAGTTATAAAATTAATAATAATGAAAATATTAATAACAAATTTGATATCTTAAATAATACAATGTATAATTTAAGTTATAAAATTAATAATAATGAAAATATTAATAACAAATTTGATATCTTAAATAATACAATGTATAATTTAAGTTATAAAATTAATAATATACAATTTTTAGTTAATGAAATTATTAATAACAATTATAGTTATAAATTTGAGAACTTAGCAAGAACGGTGACTAAACATTATAATATACACAAGATTAATAATTTAAAAGATAGAATAGAAGTTATAGAAAATAAACTAAACATGACACAAATGTATATAACATGATATTTATATGGTATTTTTTTATAAACTATGTAAAGTAATTTGTTTAATAACATATACAATTTTGAAAGTAAAAGTTAATAAATAACACCTACCATGGATACTCTGATAGATAAATTAGATATTGATAATGTTAGAAAGACAAATTTAAAAGATTTAAGAAATTTTATTATACACATTACTTATTCAGAACAAACTAAATATAATATAGATTTAAGTATAGGAATTAATTTAATAATGATAATAGATGCAATAAATTATTCATCTGATGGAAATGAAAAAGAAATTCAAAAAGAACATCTTTATAAAAACATATGTAAATATATTTCACTTAAAAAATATTGATATAATAATTTGTTTTTTCTTCTTTAAAATTGAAGGTACATATTATTAGATTTTAAATAAGTATAATTTTTATAACATTTATTTTAAACATTAATGGCAATAAACAGTATAATAAATAAATTAATGAATCTTGATTTAATGGAGAGAATAAGAAATGTAATTTATTTATCAATACATGTTAAAATAATAAAGAAAATAAATTCACCGCATTAGCATTAATTAAATGTGGAATAATAAATAATTATTAATTACAACAATAAATAATTTAGAAATTATTTTAAAACTTGATAGAGTTCTCTCGATACAATTAAACATTTATTGTCAGAAAAGATTGATAACAATTTAAATTATAATTGATTTAGTTCCCATAAGAAAAAATAAATGGTATATTAAATAATTATCAATCTATACAATTTTGTAAACATATTTTACAAATTTTATTTTTTTGAATTGTAAATCGAAATTTAAACTTTCATAATATGCTCCATTACTTTTCCAATTAAATATTTGTACTTTAACATCATTTATAATATTGTCCAATAGATTATTCATTTTTTATTTCAATATGAATAGGTAATATATGTTTAATATTTTATATTAAACATAATATATAAAAATTCCTATACTACATAATTATTGTTTATTTTCTTATTTGTAAATATATTTTCAAAATCTTTGAATGATGTTAATTTTTTATTTTTCTTATCTGTAAATATATTTTCAAAATCTTTGAATGATGTTAATTTTTTATTTTTCTTATTTGTAAATATATTTTCAAAATCTTTGAATGATGTTAATTTTTTATTTTTCTTATTTGTAAATATATTTTCAAAATCTTTGAATGATGTTAATTTTTTATTTTTCTTATCTGTAAATATATTTTCAAAATCTTTGAATGATGTTAATTTTTTATTTTTCTTATCTGTAAAAATATTTTCTAAATCTTTGAAAGATGTCATTCTCTTATTTTTAATATTATTGTTTGTAGGCATTTTACAATTTATTTAACTATAACCAGTAGTTAACTATTACTTATTAATTATCTTTTCAAATATCTATATGATATTAACGGTGTTAAATTTAGAATTAGGTAATTGGTTGTGATTATTAAGAGATTTCGATAATAATAAACACTGAGTAAAATGTTATTATTTATTTTAAAAATGGAAATAATGTTCAATAAGATATTTCAATAAATTATTACCAGAAGAAAAATTAAATATTTATGATTTATATAAAAAATGGTACACCTATGAAATAAATCTTTAAGATTATAATTAAACATATATTTAATTTTATTTCTGCATTGGATTTAGTTGAATAATTATAAAAATATTTGTAATTTATGTATTTATAGAAAGATGTAACTGTACTGCAATCTCATAATCCTTACTAGTATCATTTATTTTAATATCATTGTAAAAGCAATGTAATGCATAAGCATATTCCTCATCTGTAATATTTTTTAATCCTATTTTCTCATCGATAAACTTATTTGATTGAATAATTTCAATATTATTGGTATCCATTGTGATGATAAATACATATCAATTATTGGTGTATTTTTTCAATAACGAATACCTATTAAATGAAAAACGATTGTTTGGTAATTATAAAACTCCATTTTTAAAAATTGATATAAATTGTATTGAGAAGAATCTTGATAATAATCACTTAGTGAAAAATTATTTTAAAAGTTAGAATTATAAATCTATATCATATTCATAAAACATTTTAATTAAATATACTCAATACTATCATCATTTCTTATAAATTTTATTCCATATGTATCAAATGTATTGATTTCTATTTTATTATTAAATATTTTATTAAAAAAAATTTCTATTATATATTTTTTTGGATAATTATTTATATTATACTTAATATAATCGTCTTCAATAATTATATAAATATTTAAATAATACGTTTCGTTGATACGTTCTTTATACACCACTAATTTAGATACTGGATAAATTTTATATGTAATATTATTAAATATATCATCATATACATTTATTATTGATCCATAATATTTTTTTTTATTTTTTGATATCGGTACATTATTAATACGAATATCACTGTCTTTAGAACACAATCTCGTATCAATTATTTTTTTAAGTGACGATATAGGAGTGAATATTGTCATTAATATACTTATGGATCTATTATCTATATATGTTGCTTCTCTTAAAATTGGATCGATATTTCTTATTCTTAATAATGCTAATGTTGTATTAAATTTATATATAATACTTTTATCGCTATTATCTATTTTATTATTATATAAAATATTTCCAGGAATAATAGTATTATCGGTTCTATATTCCCAATATTGATACGTATATGCATATATATTATTTATTATATATAATGAATAATCAATACTACTAAACGAACATGTAATATTTAAATCATTATATATTATAGTGTTATGATTACTAATACATAATGCAGGTTTAATTTTAGATATGGAAAAATCATTTCTTTTTTTTAGATGAAATGATGTATCCCTTGTTATAAAATCTATATCTGAATTCAAAATAATATATTCAAAATATTTTTCATCTATATATGTTATATAATATTTTATAACCTTAGCAAAATTAATTATTTCATTATAAGTATTTATGTCAAATAGTATAGACATAGTATATGAATTATCAAATATTATATTTGCTATCGATACTAAACATTTTACATTATTGTAATCATTTTTTAAATCAATTCTAAATTGTGGAATCAATAATAAATTATTAGTTATACAATTACTATAAATATTATTTATACTTTTAAATAATAATGGATTTATTATATAATTATCATCAATAATTTTATTATTATTATGATAAATTAATTTTACATATATATTTAAATATTCAATACAATTATTTTCTGGATATATAAATGAATTGTTATATAATATTTGCTTACATTTAATATATATTAATTTATTTTGTATTCCTACAAATTTTTCAAACATTAATCTGCAATAACAATTAAGAAATAATTTAATATCAATTGAAGTGTATTTTTCGAATACATCATGGGTTAGATGTATATATGTATTATATAAATACAGTACATCATCATCTTTAAATACAAATATATCAATCAGAATTAATGGTATATTTATAGTCCATATATCTTTATTATTTTCATCATAATTGAATTTATTGTAAAGTATTTTTAATTTTGGATAAATTATATTTATTATATTCTTAATATCATCATCCATATAATAAATTGATATTTCAGAATTATAAGATAATATTATTATATATACACGTTTGAATGCATTGATTAATGATAAGGTATTATGTTTATAATCATTTAAATCTATGAAAATATTTTTTTCATTATCAGTATCAATCAATTCTATATATTTATTAACATAAGAATCTAATTTATATATTAATATATTATTAACTGGATCCCCTATATTTATTTCATATATATCTCTTATATTATAATTTATATTTACAGGATAATTATAAATTAAATTAACATTAATATATATTAAAAATATAATCAATATTATAATCAATAAAATATGCACCACCATTTATAATTAATATAAATAAAGTATGAAATTTTATTATATAATATTAAGAATCTCATATATTATAAATCAAAATGAATAATAATAATAATAATAAAACTACTTATAGCGCGTTTCCGACTGTTGAGGTATCAAGATCCGAAATTGAAAAGGGATATGGATACTTTACAGAAAGAGTTTATATTGGAGGGAGTACACAGAAATATGAGACTGATACTATATCTAATAATACTATTGATTTCAAAGAAATAATAGGAAATCCGAATCTCAAAGGAAAATACTTACCAGCACCTAAAGATCTTGAAAGAAAATAATATTATAGTAAATGTTTACAACTGAACAAATTGTTGCACAACATATAAATTTAGCAATACAAAAAACTAAATATTTACCTGATATTCTAATTAATAAAATTACTAATGATCAAGTAAAATTAAAAGACTATCAATACTTAGTTAGCAGAATTTTTATAGGCCTAAAGAGTCTCAATAGTATGTTATTATTTTGGGATACAGGATTTGGTAAAACATTAAGCGCGGTTTATATAATGAAATATATAAAAGAATTATTTCCTATTTGGACTTTTCTTATATTAATTAAAAAATCATTATATTTAGATCCTTGGTTAAGCACTATAAAATCTTATTTAGATTCTACAGATAATATAATATTTGTATATTATGATTCAACAACTAGCATGACTAGATTTAATAATATTTATAGATCTATTGAATCATCTATTAATAAAAAATCTAGAATATTAATAATAATTGATGAAGTCCATCAAGTAATTTCAAGAACCATTCAGAAAGATAATACAATAAGAAATTTTGATAGAATTTTTAAACGATTAATAAAATTAGCTAATCATGAAAATAATAAATTATTATGCATGTCAGCTACACCTATTACAAATACTGTGTTAGAATTTTCGAATTTAATAAATTTACTCAGACCAAATATAATTGATTTTAAAGAGGAATATATTATACATAATAATTTGATTAATTTTAAGGAATTAAGAGAATCATTATTTGGCATATGTTCATATAAGAGATTGATCGAAGCAGATAGTTTCACTAATACAGAATATTCAGAAGGATTTGCAAAAAAAAATGTTTTATATCATAAAGTTAAAATGAGCAATGAACAAAGTATATTATTTGATAAAGCTGAAATACATGATAGAAAATCTGAATTAGGTGGATTAAAAACTATGCGAAGATTGATAACATCATTTGCATTTTATGATTTAAAAATTAAAGGAGATTTAGATCCTGCTCAATATAATAATAGCATAAAAAAAAAATTAAACGAATTTATAGGTATAACAAATGAGATAATATTTAGTAATGATTTTAAAAATAAATTCAAAAATTCTGAATCTTTTTCTACTATAGATTCTAATGAAATTAATAATTATAAAAAATTGTTCCAATATTCATGTAAGTATATGGAAGCTTGTAAAATTATATTAAATTCAAGAGGTAAAGTATTATTATATGAGCCATTAGTAACATTTGAAGGTATAGCTACATTAAAACAATATTTTAAGGCATTTAAAATTTCATTTATAGAATATTCAAATAAAACAATAAATACTAGAGATTATGACATAACATTATTTAATAGATATGAAAATAATAATGGAAATGAAATTAAAGTATGTATTTTTTCTGCAGCTGGTTCAGAGGGAATTTCGTTTACTTGTATCAATGATATAATAATTTTGGATTTACCATGGAAAGAATCTGAATTAAAACAAATAATGGGAAGAGCAATAAGATTAAATTCACACATGGAGCTAGAAATGGAAAATAGATATGTAACTGTACATTTTATTATATCATACACTATCAATGATAAATCAGTAGATGAAGAAATATTAAATTTAATAAAACAAAAAAAAAATAATATAAGTGTTTTATTTAATTTATTAAAATCAGTATCAATAGAGCATATTCATAATACATACAAAAATATAGAACCCATCGAAAATGAATATATATTTGATACATTGAGAAGAACAAAGATGAAAGAATTAAATATAACTAATGTGGTTGCTAATATACTTGTTACTCCTATATTTTATTGTAATGAAGATAATATCAGCGTTATATTTGAAGGATATTTAGATAAGAAGAACAATATAGTATATAGTAACAATATTCCAATAGCTACAATAAAATTAGATAATTCAAATAGGCCTATATTTATAATTGTTGAAGATAAATTAGTATATATAACTAAAAATTATTATGAATAATTGAGAAATATTATTATATCTATATTTTTTATTTTACAATTATTTATATATGGAATATTATTATTATCTGCATATATATATTTCTTGTATTTATCAGTCTCAATTATTTTCATAGAATTGATCAAAGAATTATATGCTTCCTTACCACCAGCTAATGCTATCATTGTATATTCAAATATCTTCATACTACTACAATGAAATATTAATTCATTTAATATGTTTGGTAATTTTATACATCTAATACTACTATTAGATATATTTAATTTTTTAATATTACATTCGTCTAACATAAGTTGGCTTGTGAAATTGTGTATAAATAATAATTCTTCTAATACATTTGGTACTATTATATTTACCGAATTCACTATATTCTCTATATGGAGTTTTTTTATATTGGTATTTCTCAATGTAAATCTAACCAAAGATGCGTTAATTAGATGCAATTCTTCTGTTATTTCAGATATTATTAACTTTGAAAAATCATCTACGAACACAGAAGATAAATATATCTTCTTTGCTCTAACATTATTATGTCTGTTGGCACTTGTTTCAGCATCAATAAATTCTTCTAATATATTTGAAGGAAAAATAAAAGAAGTTTGTCTGGCCGTAACATTTATTTTTTTTATATTATATGGTAATAATATTGGATCTAACTTGGGCATATTATAAAATTTAAATTCATCCAACGTTATTGGTAATTTAATGTATTTTATATTTTTGCTTCCGGATAAATCCAATATTTTTATTTTGGTATTAACTAAAAATGTAAAATCAATAAGATTACTATATTTAAATATTAATTCTTCTAATGTATCTGGTAATACTATTGTATTTTCTATATCATCTGTTTCATTTATACCTTTTATATATTTATTATCAGAAATATCTAATTTTGTTAATTTATTATATTTCTTTAAATCAATGTAAAATGTAGACGAGCTTAAGTATAATTTTAATTTTATTAATGACAATGAAAATTGTACCTTAAATATTTCTGGACATGATATTTCGATTCCAATTTCCAATTCTTCTAAATTACATAAATGTTCTAAATTTAATAGTGACGTGGTAACTTCACAATGATACAAATGGAGACATCTTAATGAAGTAGTATATGATAATATTTCTATATAATTAATTTTGTAGGATATTATTAGTGTATGCAATCTTTCTAAATATTGTAAATATTTATATGGTATACGAAGCTCCAATTTAGTAATCTGTTTTTGTATATATTTTTTATGTGATTCTTTTTTTAAAATAAATTGATTCATATACATTACATACATCGAATATATTGAAAAACAATTATCAGAAATTGTAGAAAATGTATACTTATCTTTGGAATTTGTTAAATTATTAAAAATTTTTATTAATATTTCATTTGGTAATGAATCCATTATTATGATGTACTTATTTTAAATATTTTTTCATATACTTTTATCAAAACAATTCTCAGTGCGACATATTTTACATGCATTTCTAAATAGATCATTTTTTCCTGGAACTCCGCAAATATCCTGGTGAAGATGATAGTTTAGATTTCTAAATTCTCTTTTAAGTATATTATAATCAATATCATATCTCCAAAATAGTGGATAATTGATATTTATATATTTAATAATTTTATTAGCTAATTTAGACCAATTTGATAATTGATCACGAATAATTTCTTTATTACAATTCTTTAAATAATTTAAAATTTTTTTATCAGAATACTGAAAGCTCACATGTTCCAATTCCATGTAATCGTCCTTGTGTCCAATATCTTGAGGTTCATCATAGTATTTATTTATTGCTTTATAATATTCTAATAACAATTTGTTAATATCATCAAAGGTATTGCATAATAATGTGTCATTTTTTATATTTATTAAACGGTCAGAATTACAAAATTTATCCATATCAAGTATAATTGACTTTTTATAATTAATAAATCTATTTTCTTCATCTCCCAATGATTTTTTAAATTTAATAATTTTTTTTATATCGAGATAATATGTTATGTCATAATCACTAGCTGAACCATAAGGATCTAATTTCCAATCAAATACATGAATTTTTATATCCTTAATTATATTTCTGATTATCTTAGAATAATCCATTTTTTTTGTGCCTAAATATATTTTTTCAAAAATAATAATCAAGAATTATTAGCTAATAATCTATTAAGTAATTGACAATCTAATGATCCAGAAATTGAACAAGCATTATATACAATTCTAAGTTGAGTATTGAACAATTCTAAAATACAATCTTTTATAAATGTATATGTTAGATTTATTCCAGTACTTTCTGTACTCATGAATCCAAATGATGATACCGGATAATATATTCCATTTTCTTCAGCACATCTCCATTTTCTATCAACATTAAATTCATTATCGTTCGGATCATTTACTGTTCTATCTTGATAATTTATATTGGCACTTCTAGCAAATTGTAAATTAGAATATGCATTATTATATTTTAAAATATAAGTATAATTCTCTGCATAATACCATAATTGAAATATTATAAAACAAAAAGATGCAGTTATAAAAATAATTCCAAATACCTGAATAATATTCATTTAAACAATATAAAATGAAGCCAATAATTTATAATATATTAAAAAATTATGGCATGCTTATAATTATATTATTACTTATAATTATAGAAATAATATGTTTATTATTATTAATATATAATTTATAAATCATTCATAATATTAAAATTTCTATTAGCATAATTCATTTCTTTACTCTCGTATTCACACGAATCATCACAACAATCGTTTCGTTTATCTTTTTTATGTTTCTTACAAATCTTAATATGTATATCTACATTGCATATAGTTACTTTATCGATACAAATTTTATCAACACAAATTCTATTTATATCAATGTCATCCTTTTTCTTATCATATGAATTACATTCTCGTCTATCCATTTATAATAATTATTATATATAAAATCCATAGTTCCAATATATGTATTAACTGTTATTTTTATATAATAATAAATGAAGAGGGTGATAGGATTGTACATGTTAATTAATAACGTATTCTGTGGAAATTATATTTCATTTCCTATACCTAGACAATTAAAATGTAATAATATTGAAAATAGGATGTGTGAAAAATCATATAATTATATATATGATAAAATTTATGATAGTAATGGAAACGAACATATAGCACATGATGTTGCTAATAAAATGTTCCAATCTTATGATAGTTATATGAAATATGCTGGTCCAAAATATTATAGTTTAACTAATATAAAAAATAATATAATTCCAAATAATTTATGTTCTGCAAATACTTATGATAAGTCGGGAATGGATTTAATAGGCGATTGGAAACCCAATATATTAGATGATAGTGGTTATCTTGAAATTGCTCTCTGTTCTGATTATATTGATGATTATAGTTATATTGAAGTATATATTACTCATTCTAATTTTAATGTTGAGAAACACAAAATAGAATGGAATATATTATATTTGATATATAATAATTCTGTATCATTAAGCGCTAATAATAACAATTATAATTGTAAAAATGATTATATATATAAATTTATAATAGATGTGCCGTATCGAAATTCCCAATTTTTATTATATATAAGACACCAACTAGCAAATTCGAATGGATTAGGTACATATAATTGTATTGATATGATATTTAAAACCCACGAACACAATTGTTGTAAACATGATTGTTGTAAACATGATTGTAAACATGATTGTTGTAAACATGATTGTTGTAAACATGATTGTAAACATGATTGTTGTAAACATGATTGTAAACATGATTGTTGTAAACATGATTGTAAACATGATTGTTGTAAACATGATTGTAAACATGATTGTTGTAAACATGATTGTTGTAAACATGATTGTAAACATGATTGTTGTAAACATGATTGTAAACATGATTGTTGTAAACATGATTGTAAACATGATTGTTGTAAACATGATTGTAAACATGATTGTTGTAAACATGATTGTAAACATGATTGTTGTAAACATGATTGTTGTAAACATGATTGTTGTAAACATGATTGTTGTAAACATGATTGTTGTAAACATGATTGTTGTAAACATGATTGTAAACATGATTGTAAACATGGTTGTAAACATGATTGTAAACATGATTGTAAACATTGTTGTAAACATGATTGTAAACATGATTGTTGTAAACATGATTGTTGTAAACATGATTGTAAACATTGTTGTAAATATGATTGTTGTAAACATGATTGTTGTAAATACGATAAGTATTGGCGTAAATATTAAAAACTATATAATTTAATTTTTATTTCTTCATCAAGAATTAACTCGTCATCAATAGAATAATATGTTGCCACATCAGAAAATTTATGTATTAGTACATCATCTATATGATTTTTTATATTATTAGTATTAGATATTAATTCTAGAAAATTTTTTTGACATTCAGTACATTCTTGTAATATAGGTATAATGGTGAAATTAAACATATAAGGTTTATATAAATAATCATTTCCATATGTATTATACTGATTAATTTTTGTTATATCTATATAATTTATTTTATGAAATTGATTATAAAATTCTATAAAAAAATGAAGAATTCTGTTAATATCCAATTCTGACATTATAGAATTATTATAAATATTTGTTTTAGCATGATTGCTACAGGCAGGACATGGTAACGAAGTGCATAATAAATACAATGTTTTTTTTAATAATTCAAGTTCATAATTATAATTATCTTTATTGATAATGTTTATAGTATAATATATTCTTACAAATATTAATAGCCACGCACCTCTTCCCCATTTTTGCGTATCCATTTATATTATTATATTTTGTTTATAATTTTAAATATTATGGATGAAATAATATATTTAAATTATGATATATTTACTAATTTCATAATGAATAATCACGACAAACTACTTACTATAATATATAGCATAATATTTATTATGGGGTTTAGTATATTATTTATAATCTTAATTATAATATGTATCAAACCAACTAACAATAACTATAAAAAAAATACAACTGAAAATATTTATTTTTTTGATGATGAAGATTATGATATAGTAATTTAATATCATAAATGGGCGGAAGTGTAAGCCTTAATTCTATAACAACAAGTAATAATAATGCAAATGGTAATAAACAATTAATTGTTGGACTTAGTAATGGAGAAGATATTAGATTAAATATGTATGAACAAATAAATACAATACCAAAATCAGAATACATAGGTAAAGATGAATTTGAAATAGAATATTGTATTGCTTCCCCATTTAATGGATTGGGCGAATGTTCTAAATTATTTAATTCTGATCCATCTTCTAATTATACATATGAACTAGACAATTATGTAATAACAAATGAAGGCACTCCGTGTACAAGTTTAACATTTAGACCAGGCAGTATATTATATGAAACATCAAATTGGATAAATGATAGAACTTTTCAAGGAAATAGATGTAAAATATTATATAGAGGACCTCCAATTTATAAAAATGATCTATTTGAGTGTTGTACTGGCAAACGAACAACAAATTGTCATGAAACTCTTATAAATAATTTTGAAACATCTCATTGTAATGTAACAATGCAAAATTTTTGTACTGAAAATCCAAACGATATATATTGTTATAGATGGTTAGATACACAATCTAAAGCTGGATATGATATAGCATTAAAATTATATTCAGATATATGTAGTAGAGATCATCAACCAGAATATTGTACTTATATGTGTATGTATGCAAGAGATTATGGTTATCCTGGATATTGTGATAAAGCATTGAGTAATTGGTGTAACAATAATAAAAATAATAATTTATGTTATTGTTATAATCCTCCTGCAGAAATTATTCCTGATGTTGAAGAAGTATTAGGGCCAAAAGAATGTTGGATAGATTCGTGCACTAGTTCATATACAAATCAAAAATGGTTAACGACTGATCAAATGGAAATTAAAAGAAATTGTGGTATAAGATCATGTATAATAACAGTAGGTTCATTAATGGCAAGAGGTTCAAATATAATCGAACTTATAAATAATTGTGTGGCTGGCGCAATAAGTTCTAGTCAATCATATCAAAACTACATTGGTAATTCAAGTATTAAAATAGATCAAACTTGGGGCAGTTTTTTTGATCCTGTTATATTTTTAATAATTATGTGTTTTATATTTTTATGTGTGATATATTTAATAAATAATAAACCAATATATACAATCGATATTAATGAATAAAATATAATAAATCTAATTGAAAAATAATTACATAAAATTAATACATAATGTATCCTTATTGCACATTTTTTAGCATATTAATAGTAGTTATACTATTAGAATATGAATTTCTTTCCACAGATCATGTAAATTGTGATGTAGAAATAGATAAAAAGAATTATGCCGATTTATTTTGTATGGCAATGACTCAAAATTTGATTTATGATGGAAAAGATTCATATCTTGAAAATTATGGTAGATGGCAATTTTATATTATAATACAAATGTTCATAGGAGTTATATTATGTAGAATATATTTAGAGTTTAATAAGGAGTCGATTATATTAAAAAAATGTGCATTATTATCATATGGTTTATGTTGTATTATAAGTTGTTGGTTATTGTCATATGTTTCATTAGGTGGATATTTTAATAATTTTATTAAAAGAATTATATATTATCCAACAAGTAGAGAAATTATAACACCTCCGATAAATGATATTTTTCCATTGGAATCAACGTGTTTAGTAGAATCAATATTTAACAATTTTACATCATATGAAACTATTTGTAAATTACCACTTAATATACATATACCATATTATTATATTATATTATGTATCGCGTATATTATTGGATTATATTGGATAATAAAATCATTATTACAATTATTAATTGAATTTGTAAATATAAAAATAAATCAAAAGAAAAATATGTATAAACATAATATTCTAAGTTCATTAAACGTTTAAAAGTGAGAAATTAGGTGTACTACTGTACGTATGTTATAATATATTTACTAATTACATTATATATTAATATAACCATTATAAGAAAAAACAATAGTAATAATAATATATATACTATTATATTTTTGTTGTTGTTTTCATCATATTCGGGATATGGTTCATTTGGATTAAAATATATAGAATTACCTGTAAAATTTTCTAATAAATCAAATGATTCATCATAAATGATTACATCATTTTTAATATTAAATGTTTGAGATAGATTACGAAATGTATATATAATTTCATCATTTTCTTTTATTCTAGTGTGTACAAAATTAATGTCTATATTAAATAATTGTAAAAAATCATTTCCGCTCAAATGAAGTTCATATGTTTCTCTTTGTATAGGATATTGGCCATTAAAAAGTAATTCAAATCTTATTATATTATATCTATCTATCCATCTTATACCCAAAGCTCTTCCTGTTATTACTGTGACGTGACCACTGGGTCTATTATATGTTGAGATATTTACCATTCTATTTTCTTTGTCAAATGATATTCTAACAGAAACATATGCAGTACTATATCCTGGCATTTCTATATTAATGTTATAAGAAAATAATTGAGACATTATTTATAAAGATTTAATATTTTATAAATTATTATATTAAAAAAAAATACTGTCATAATATGGGTTACCATTGATATTCTGAAATTTTATTTTATAATTATAAAAAATGGAAATAACTGATTTATGTTTTAAATTTATAAAGAAACATAATGATTATGAATATCACTATGCTAAATATGGTGAATTTATAGTTGTTATGATAAAAAGTAATGATTATACTAATGGTTATATTAATGCAACTAAATTATGTCAATATGGAAATAAACTATATAAAAATTGGTTACAATTAGAAAGTTCTAAAGATCTAATCAATGAAATTTCATTGGCTGGGATCCCAGCCGCTGAAAATAATGATATATTCTTTAAATTTATGGGTGGTAAAGGTAAAGAATATGATATAATCAGAGGAACATATGTAAATGATAAATTAATATTAAGTATATCTCTATGGTTATCTTCAAAATTTTATTTACATGTATCTGATATAATTAAAAATTATTTTGTTAATAATTTTAAAAATGAAATTAAATTAAATAAAAATAAATTAGATGATTTAAATATTGAAGTTGATAAATATAATAAAATAATTGAAGAGAAAAATAATTGTATTACAAGTTTAGAAAATTCTATACAAGAATTAAATATTAGTAATAATAAATTAAATAATACATTACAAGATATTAAACCAAAAATAATAAACACTCCTATATCTTTAGATAAATATTCAACATTTGCTGTGTTTAAAATTAATAATAATGATGCTAATGATAAAAAATATTATATAACTACAGTATGTGAAAGAGATTTTGATAAAAGATATAATAATTTATCTATAGAATATATAAATATTAGATTAAAATTAAAATTGGAAAATATTCCAAATGCTAAATATTTATTTGATAAAATAAAAAATGAGTTAGAAAACGAGATAGAATGGAATAGAAATATTGTTGAATTGAAAAATATTTCTGAAGCTACTTTATTGAGAATAATTCAAGAGATTAGAGAAGAAATAGATTTATAATATTGAGATAACACTTTTTTGAAATTTTATTTTGTAATTATATATTACTGATCTATGTTTTAAATATTGCTATATGAATATCTGATATTATTGAAAATTATATAATTAATAATTTTACTCAAATTAAATATTGAAGTTGATAAATATAATTGTATTACAAATTTAGAAAATTCAATACAAGAATTAAATATTACATTACAAAATGTTAAACCTATATATTTAGATAAATATTCAACACTTGATGTATTTAAAATTGAGAATGATAAAAAATATAAATATTTATTTAATAAAATAAAAAACTGAGTTAGAAAACGAAATATTTCTGAAGTTACTATATGTAATTTATAAATTAATATATTAACAAAATATTTATTATCTCAATCTTTAGAAATATTTATTAGATACAATTAATAATTTAAATTCTATTAATTTAGTATCAAATAAAAAAGATATATAAATCATATAGGTAATCGTGATTTAGTAGAATTTATAAAAATTTTTTTCTAATGTTATTTATATTATTTAAAAGCGTATATGTATATGGAAAATAATCGGATTTTATTTCTGTATCTGTAGTATCATTTTTCATATTAATAAATTCAATAGGTTCATTAGAGTCAATTATATCATATCCGTATTCAATGTTCAGTATATTTAATTCTATTAGTAACGACTCTAAATCATTAAATGCATTTAAATTCATATTTGTCTTTGGATTGTTGCGCATAATATTCATTGTATTTGATATTAGAATATAATACATTTTTAATTCATCAATAATATTTTTATTATTCAGTATTAAATTTTTAATATTCCATATTATGTGTATTAAATTATATTCCTTATTGTTTGACAATATATTTAGATTTTTAAAAAACTCTCTTACTAATTTATTATTATCCATGATATTATCGTTGATATACTTTATTTTTCAAATTTTATTTAATTATAAATTTATAAAATGATACTAAACTGTATGAGTAACCTAAATATTCCATTAACAAATTATATATCGTATGATGCATCTGATATTGTAATAGTATCTAATATTTCACACCTCCATGATTATAATTTGATAAAAAATTTTTTTAAGAAATTTGATTATTCAAAAGAAATAATTTTTGTTCCAGGAGTTCAAGATATATTATTTGATCATGAATATAAAATGAATACAGAATATACACACAATCATTATCATAGAAAATTTATTAGAAATATATATAATAAAATATATGATAATGAATTGGATATAATTATATTAAGAGATGATTATATCGAATTAGATTTAGAAAATATTGTAAGCATATATGGTCAATGTTATTCTAATGATTATAAATTTAATAATAGTGAAATACATAAATATATTTATGGTAACGCGCATTTAAAAAATGAAAGTGAATTAGAAAATTTACGTAATAATATTAAATCATGTGATATATTAATAACATCTTATCCTCCATATAGCATTTTAGATAACAATATGGGATGCAAATATCTATTAAATAGAGTATTGAATATAAAGCCAAAATATCATATATTTAATGGATTTGATAAATCATGTAAATTTATTTTTAATAATATAAATTTTATTAATAGCAATATATATAATAATAATAAAAAATCAATAATATTATCATACTAATAATTTGTTCTAGATAATATATTTATTATTAGTTTTGTTATTTCATTATCTAATTGTGTTTTAGTTTTATCTGATATAGATAAATTATTAATGTAATATTGATTTTTTTTTAATTTATAATATATTGGTTTATATTTATATTTGTTAGCTGTTAATGGTAAATTATTAATCATATTATGTAATATTGACATATATTCATAAGTATAAAGAATAATATCATTTTGTAACGTATCTATATGTATATTATTACATTTTATCAATAACAAATTAATTTCATTGATCATATAATATATGTCTCCGAATTCACATTTATATTTATTGTAATAATATTTATACTTTATGTTTATATTATATAAACATCTAAACATTAGAAATTGTAATTTATTCATTGTCAATATTTATTATTTTATATTCAAAATTATGTGTACTAATTTTAGATGAGTTAGGAATGCTTACATTTGAATAATAATAATTATCAAATTTAATAATATTTGGAGCAATATCTAAAAACTCTATAATATGGGGATTTGTAAATGATTTAAATTTATTTATTGAAAATAAAAATTCATTTATCAATAATAATCCATATTCATTAGGTTGTATAATAGAAAAATATGTTTCGTTCATAAATATATTATTATCGAAATGCATAACATTATTTTTGTATGCAGAAATATGTTTAAATGGAACAAATAAGTCATATAATAAAATTTCATCTATGTAATAGAATTTATGATTTAAGATTTTATATAAATCTAAATTACAAACCTTATTTAAATTATATATTATATTATTGGTTAATTTATTTTTAGATAATGATATTAAATCGTCTAATTCAAAATTAGATATTATATTTATAAAATCTTTATTTGTATAAGTATTTATATTTGATATATAATAAGAAGGTATATCATATATGTCTAATATATTGATTATATTATAATTTATATTTTTTATATTAAAAGTCCAATTTTTTTTTAATATCTTCATTTATTAAATATATTTATAATATTTATAGATTTAATTTTTTGTAACTGTTTTATTTCTAATATAAGATTAAATATATGAATAGCAAATTTTGGATCAAACAATGTATATACCGTAGAATTAGTTATCAAATCCTTGAGTTTTATTTCTTTATTACGATTATTATAATCTAATATCAGTAATATGACATCTTTATTTTTAACATATTCACCAATACTTTCTAAATATAGATCAATATCTATATTATATGGAATATTTAATATAGGTGTAGATACATCATCATCATTTATAATGATATTATCTAATTTATATTCTAACATTTCTTGTTCTATTATCTTATCATTTGGTGTTGTATTTAAAAATAAATATTCATCTTGCCATTTATTAATATCTCTTTTATTATAATATATAATCAAATATTTAGACATTTTATTTTTTAATTCTTTTTTCATATTTGTTTATAATAAATGGAAATTGAATCTACATTAAATGAAATATTTAATTTAATAAATGTTAGTAACACAGGATTAATATCAGCTGAAGAATTATTACAATTTATGTTACAATTAGATTCTACAATAACTTTAGAAGATGTACAACGAATGATAGAAAATATAGATATTAATGGAGATCGATATATTGATTCTAATGAATTTATATTAGCTACAGGTACTAATATAACGCCAGAAGATATAAATAATACATTTGAATCAATATCAATAGATGGTGTAACAAATATAGATTTATTAACAAGATATTATAATATTTTACAAATAAGTCCTATTTACAATAATACTAATGAAGAATATATAAATTTAATATTTAGAATGATCGGTAATAATAAAGAAGATTTTATAAATTTTTGGAATTTTATAACGACACAATAATTTTATTAAATAATAAATGGGAGGTGGAATTAATTTACAAACACGATATTGGGGAACATCAAATTTTCAAGAATCATATATTTCTTTTTCTAATTTATTAGAAACAATCTATACTATGGAAATTAATGAAAGAATTCCCATTGGAATATTTTCTAATAAACCAGATGAATATACTAATTTTCATGGATATTCTCCAATATTTAAACCAGGAGGATATGTAGAACTGAGTAAAGAATCAGATGTAGCGCCCGATGATGTTTGCTGCATTAGTGATCTGCGATATTCTTGGGTAGATGAATATGGAAACTTATTCCAAGATGCAAATATTACATATGATTTATTTACATGTGATCCTAGAACAATACAGGTTGGACGATCAAATATTTGTGATAATAGTATGTATAAATTTTGTATACAAAATATGGATCCGAATTTAAAAAATAAATGTAATGTTTGGTTAAGAGGTTTATTTAATAGACAATTACTAGAATCCGGATTAATATCGACAATAAATAATATAATGATACCCCATTGTTCAGAAAATATAAATAATTTGAATTGTGATATATGGCTTAGTGCAATCAGACAAAGTGGTAATGAAGTATATTTTAATATTGCAGATAATGTTATTAGAGCTCAAGTCGATAAATCTAATTTAAAATGTGCATTTCCTCCTAAATATATAATTGATGCTCAATCAGATTTAGGAGTATCTAGAGAATGTTGGTATAGGGAATGTGCATTTACACCTAATTATTTATTATTGACAGAAAATATAATAATAAAAAATAATTGCCATTTAACTGAATGTAATATAAATATACGAAATTTAGATATAGTATCGACTACTGAAATGGCTATTTTATGTAATAATCATATCGTTGCAAAAACATCAAAAGATGATAGTAACACATTAATACAACAAGCTGAAAACAACATATTTTTATTAACTGAACATAATATTCTATTTATATTAATCATGATATTCATGTCATTTATATTTTTAAAATCTAGCTAATAAAAAATACCCTGTATATGGCACATTCATCTTTTTTGAGCAATACATTGGAAAATTTTAGTAATAAATCATAATCTTTGGTATATATTTATTCGTTTACGAAATACATTTTTTTGGTATGTGGATCGGTTTTTACTTTTAAAATCAAGTAATTATCATCTTTAAATACTTTATTAGTATTATATAATAATTCTTTTATGGTATTACTTGAGTTATCCAATAATTTTAAAATCTCAAATACATTTTTAATTTCTTCATGATTTTCAGTTACATGATCATCATTGATATCAGACATTTTTTACATAAACATAATAATGCCAGTTACTAAAAGTATTGCTATTATTTCATTAATTATTTATGTTTATCAATATTCTTCTAATGGCATAAATATAAAATATTTTTTTAATTCATCTTTTAATTCCTCTCTTATTGCTCCAGGATATATACACATGCCTATAACATTTTCGTTATTTTTTATAACATTAAATTGTATTTGTCTATATATTTTTTTATCTTTTTCAGGATAATCAGATATACTAATATTTAGTTTTCTCAATAATGAAAAGTGATTGAGATCAATTTTATATTTTTTATATATTGGACTAAATATTTTTATAATACTTGTTTTAAGACTCGATTCATCAACAATATTATTTCTAATATTATCATTTCTTAATACTGACATTTTTACATATGTTTCTATAAATTGGATTTCAATACAAGCAGATTTAGTATTTATTAATTTTTTAATAAAATCATTTAATAATTCGAATGATAATTTAAATATTATAGATACATCATTAAATAAAGATGGATTAAAACTATAACGTAGATTATTATCTGGTATATTTGTAAAATTATCATTTAATATATATCCTATTGTTAAATCACCATCATTTTTTTTTATTACTTTTAATTTTTTTGATATTACGTCTTCTTCTTCTGTTAATTTATAATCTGTATCTATGTGTTTAACAAATTCAAAATTAATAAATTTATTTTTATTTTCTTCTGTATTAGATATTGAATATATATTTGTATTTTCAGGAGTTATAATGTGCATATTATTTTCACAAATAAATTTTTCAGTTAATATACTATCGTCTTTAAAATTAATAATTATAGTATTTGATATAGAATTTTTTAAGGATAAGTCGCCAATTTTAGTATATGATATATTAAATGATGTTAATTCATTTATATCTGTTCTTAAAAATGGTATATCTATATAAACATAAAAATCAGACATTGTAATTATTTCGCATTTTTTTCCATCACACCAAATAGTGCCGTGTTGATTAAATATACTTAAAATTCTTATTCTATCTTTTAAACTATTAATATTAAATTCTATAAACATTTATTATATATTACTTTTTTAAAATTATTATTATTTATGATTTACTTAATTTTATCAATTATATTATTAAAATTGTTACAGTTAATAATTTTTTTTTTTATATCATTGTTATTTATCATATCAGTAAAATTTATACATATTTCTTTTATGATCGTATAAATATCATTTTTATTTAAATCAACTTCATATATTTTACATTTTATTTTTTTGGATAAATATTTAAAAATATTATTTTGAACAATTACATATTCTTTGGATAAGATATCAATCTTATTATTACGGATTTTCATATTATCAACTATTTTAGTAATAGTTTTATCATCAGTACTTACGAGTATTATCAATATGTTCCAATCTAAATCTAATTCATTATAAATCTTTATAAGAAAATTCAAATATATTTTATCATTATTATTTATAGTTATATTTTCTCTATTTACAATATCATATATTAATGGATACAATATATTACTTAGAGGAGTTCTATCTCCATACTTAATATTATTAGTTCTCATTGTATTCCAAAAATTATATATTAAAGAAGTTAATAAATCATTATTTTTATTCATGAATTCATTATGCATATTACAATGGTCAAAATAATCTCCTATTGAAGTATCTAATCCATAATTACGTAATACATTTAATGAAATTGTTTTGCACGTACATGCAACTCCTTCTAAAAAATATTTTGTATTCATATTTAAATAATATATATTATTTCATTATTCTGATATGATATAAGAATTTCTAATTTTATAATAATAATCATGATCTAGTTTATTGATTAATGATAAATATGAATCATATTCATCTTGATCTGAATTTCTAATATCAAATGTTATTGGTATGTTATCATGAGTTATTATCAATATATGATAAAGAGATAAATTGATTATATCCAATATATTGTAGTCTAATTTATATTTATTATCATTTATTATTATAATATTATTATTTATATCTGGAACAGTTATACGTATATTATTATAAAATCTTATACATATAATTGAATTATGTTTATATTTGTTTTTTTTATGTTCAATTAATCTATTAATATCTATACTATTATTATCCATATCAATAACATTTCTAGTTATATGTTTTTCAATTAAATTATTTTCACATAAATGTTTTATGTATAATGCTATTTCATCTGATTTAAGTATAATATTGTTCCACTTAGATATTAATTTGTATTTTAATACTTCCAAATCTACGAATAAATTTTTTTGATTATCTAACATTATCAATATAATCCTATTAAATATAATATATTCTGAAATATTATATTTACATTTTAAAAGTATGGTCTCCATGGTCATAAAATCATATATTATCAATATATTATTATAATTATAAGATTTAAAAATAAAATATTTATTTATATCATATATATTATTTTCTTTATTAATATTATTGCATTCAATATCTATTTCTAAAGGACATGTAGAGAAATCTAAATATATATCTTTTCTATGTGATATTATATTTATATTTGTTTTATCATATATTAATAATTCATTATATTCTATATTTTCCATTGATATAATATTATCGAAATTTAAATCGGTTATTATTTCATCTGACATTATGAATTTATATAATAATTAATAAATGTTTAATTCAAAAATTATTACGGATAATTTTAATATGTCATATAAAATTATGAATAATAATTTAAATATAAATTTTAATAAAATATATAATTCTACTCATAAGATAGATGTATTAGACAAATGTTTTGTTATATATAACATTAATCTAAATACTAATTATATTTTAAATTCTATTGATGGTTCTCCTATATTTTCAAATAATTTTAGTATTAGTAAAAATATGTTATTTATTAATAAATACAAATTTGAAACACATATAAGTACAATAGATAAATATCAAGGATATCTGTTGATTATAACATCTTCTTCCCGCAATACATTCACATTATCATTTGGACAATATAATAAAAAAATAACAAGAACTAATTGTCTATTATTATTACGTAATAACATATCATTTGATTTTATATGCAATACCAAATCAGCATATATATTGATGTTATATATAACTGATCGTAATAATATTATATATAAATACAATTTTAATATATATAAATATAATAAATTTTATGTAAAATTATTTAATAATGATAAAAAAAAAATATACAAATTACTATCCAATAAATATTATTCTGCAATCGATAAATACATAATATCGTTGTTACAATATTATAATATTAAATTTAAATTAATATATGCTAAGATAATAGAAAATATTTTATATTATAATAATATTAATATATGTATAAATGATGTGATAGTAATCAATAAATTAGAAAATAAATATCAATATATATTATTAATAAATTTTTAAAGCATGTTCATCGTTGCCCTTTCTATTTTATTTTTTTTACTTTTATATATATAGTTTATTAATAATGTTGTATAAAATATAAAGCATATACATATTATTAATGAAGATAATGAAATTATTAAAAATAGATAATTACTATATTTATTTATCATGACCTCTTCAGTAGTAATATTATTTTTTACATATATATCTTTAATATTTTCTGATATATTTCCAAGGATTATACTATAATCTATTGATGAAATTTTATTTGATATAGAATCTAGATTATTAGAGATATCTATTAGAGCAGAATAATTATATAATTTTTTTATGTTATCAGATATATCTTTAAAAATAAGATTATAATCTGTCGGAATTATTTTATCAGAAATAGTAATAAGTTTATTTGATATATCTATTATATTCTTAGAATAATCACATTGACTAGTATTTTGTGCTGTTGAAATGGTCATTAATAATGTCAATATAATTATTCGTTTTATTGTCATTTATTAAAATAAAAAATAAACGCTGTATCACACAGATTTGATATTTAATATTTTATCATACTCTTTCCAAATATCACGTTTTCTATCTGTGGGTGATTTATTTATATTATTAATAGATTCTAACCATAAATTTACTACAACTGACCCAACGCTATTTAAAAATTCTGAATATTTATCTCTAAATTTTTCATCAATAATAAAATTATAAAATAAATAATATATTTTTTTTTGTCTTGTCTTTTCATTAAATTCTATTTTATTTAATTGAGATTTTAATAGTGATAAATTATTTGGTCGTAATTTATTACATTTAACGATAAAACTATCATTCAACCATAAATCAGTTTTTTCTAATCTTACATTATTAAATATATATGACAATATTACTAATAAATGTATTATAGATGTTGCTACTATAGTAGGCAATCTTATTGACAATGATAAATCTTTATCATTTTTATTTTTTAAATTAAATAATGGTTGCAAAATATCTAATTTGACATTATCAAAACAAAATATATTTAAATTATTAGTCATAGACGAACCACTTTTTTCTATATTAATATTTTCTCTAAATAAGCTTGAATATGAAAAATCATAATCGGTCTTAATATGTTTTCGCATTTTATCATATTTATTAAAAAAATAAAAATTATATAAGGATTGATCTGTATTTTGTGATGCATTAAATAATTTAAATATTTCTTGTATTTCTACATTTATTGACATCATATGATATATTATACCGAAGTATGCTTTTGGAGAACTAAAATCATATTTTATCTTTATAGGTGGTAATATATCTATAGAGGGCAAATCAATATATATTCCATTGATTATATAATTATTAGTTGCTTCTGATATCATTTAATATAACAATTAATTTTTTAAAATAATTGAAAAATTACTAATAAATATAATAAAAAAAATGAATAATTTTAAAAATAAATATTATTTATATGGTTGGTTGTCAAGTTCTATGATTTATAATGAGTACATATATTTGGATATAAAAAATATCTCATTAAATGTAATATTAAATATTAAAAATACTATAAATAATGAATTTAAATCAATAGATATTAATGATCATTACATAAAAATACCTGCTTATGAATATAAATATATTAATTCAATTCCAGATTTTGTAGATGATAAATATAAATGGCAATTCATACAAGGAATATTTGATAATATAGGAGATATAACAACTATTGAGAATACAGGAGATATAACAACAATTGTTATTTGTATAAGTACAGAATCCTATAAACTAAAAAAATTTATACTTGATGAATCCAATCTTGATGGTAAACTAGATGATTTAAGTTTAACATACATTGGTATTAATGCTATAGATTTCTTGTATAAAATTTATAAAAATAAACTTGATACTTTAGCGAATCATAATAAATATAAAGAATATGCAAATTTATTTATTTTCAAAACTATACCAAGTTGTAAATTCATGAAAACAAGAGACGATGCTATAAATCCCATTAAATTTGAATGTTCAGATGAAGCCTATGATCTATTTATAATTGATATATATAGCGTAATATCAGATTCTACTTGTATTTATGATACAGGTATAATATTAGAACCTGATTTTGGTTGGCATATAGAAATTTATGCAAGAAGTTCGTTAATTAAATATGGATACATAATTAGTAATGGCATAGGATTAATAGATTCATCATATAGAGGAACTATAAAAGTTTCATTAACTAAATTATTTGATACCGATAAAAAATTAAGTTTTCCATTTAGAGCTATACAAGCTGTATTGAAACCAAATGTGCATTATGAAATGAAAGAAACAATAAATATATCGAAAACGACTAGAAACGAGAAAGGATTTGGATCAACTAACATTTAGATGCATATGCTTCTATATTAATAGATTTTATTTCTGATGAATTAAATTTAAATTTAATTTCTATATTACCGTTTTTATATTTGACTTCTGCCTTGTTTTCTTCATTTATATATTCATTAGATAATGATACAAATTGTTTTTTAGATCCCATTTTATAGTAAAATTTATTCATGGAATATGATAATGCATTAATAAGATCGCTATTAAAATAAACAATTAAATAAAAAATACAATATTGGGAAGATATATTAGGACCAATCAATAATATATGATCATTATTATTACCAAATTCGTTAATCGAAAACATTCTATCATAGAATCGTTGCATTACAGTTACGGTACTAACCATAGTATCTGAACCAATAATTATTTTATTATCTTCATGTAAATTAGGATATATAGATGATGATTTAATTTCATTATTTCCGCCAACATCATCCGTGATATGATTTAGGTTTTTATCAATATTTTCATTTATATCCATTCTATTATCACTAATTATAGTCTGATTATTTGTATCTATTTCTGTTTTGTGATTCATATGTTCCTCTAATAATTCTGATATAGCATTTCTAAATACCATAGAATTAACTGACATTTTATTAAATATTACTTCTCCTATAAATTCTACATCTTGAACAAAAGACACTTTAGCATCTATATTCAACTTATCAGTCGTTTTAGATATTATTTGATCCGCAACTATTATATGAGAATCGGTAATTTCAGTATCTTTATCGTTGTTTAAGTATTTTATTATTTTATGATTCATTTATTAAAAAAATATTTTTATATTTACTAGTTGAAAATATATTTTAATAATTTATTATAGTAATACCAATAAATATGTATTTGTATATTGCATGTATATTGTTATATATTATAATGTATATTAAAAAATTTAATAAAAAATATATAGGATATATATCTATTATTTATATTATGTTTTTAAACGAATATGATTTATATTATAATATAATATATATTTTATTTTATATATTATTATTAATATTTATTTATTACCAAAGAATATCATACAGATTATATATTATTAATACTATTATATTTTATAATATTTTATGTTGTATCATATTAATTATATTATTAGATCTGTTATTGGTATATAAATTTATTACTATAATTAAAATATTATCGTTAATAACTGAATATATTCTTATTGTTAATATATTTATTATTTTAATACTATAATATAGTACAAATAAATATGCAAAATACATTACCTACATACGATCAAATAATTAACAAAGATAATCATTATACATATCCACGTCATTGGGATTCAAATAATTTATATTCTAAATCAATAGTATTATATAACAAACATAAATTTAATAAAATATATAAAAAATACAATAATATATTTAAAAACAACAAAGATATATATGTTAAATTTAAAAATTTAAAGTCTATTCATAAATTGACATTTCACAAATTATATAATAATACTTATAAATATAATAATTTTAATACATTATTACATGTTGAAAAATTAATCTACACAAATATATATTTAATTAAATTAAAATATATAATACTTAAATCAAATAATTTATATATTATATTAGGAGCAGCCTACATTGTTAATTACATATTTAATAAAAATGGAATTAATATAGATGATTCAAACTTATTAGAATTAATATTTAATTGCATTGATTTAGATTCGTTAGATATATTAAATCATATTCATATTTTCAGAATAAATATATTAAATAATATAAATAAATTGATTAATGATATAGATGATAGAATAAAAATGGGTATAATAAATTATTCATAATCATCAATAATTATAGCATATCCTAGAACTTTATCCAATCCTGTTGATGATACTATATCCGTAATTCGAATAAAACATTCATCTTGAGATTTATATTTTTTTCCTTTATACGTAATATATCTATCAGTTAAATTGATTGTATATTGATTATCAATATTTATATAACAAATTAAAAATTTAGTATATGCTATTGCTTTTAAGTTTTCTCCATCTTCATATATATCAATATAAGCCTTTAACTCTTGATCTTTCACAAAATATAAATATTTTACTGGTAATTGTAACTGATAATTATACGTATAAATATTATTATTCAGAGCTAATAATGGTAATTCATTTTTAATAGATGCTGTATCTATGTTTAAAATATAATTTACTCCATATGCTTTATTGTTTACATTTTCATTTATATATGAAATCAATTCTTCTCTTACATTGCCCGTAATATGTCTTGCTTCTAATGGTATATTAAATTTACAAATACTCTCTAAAATATTTTGTCCAATATATTGGGTATCGATAGTTTTATTCATTTATTATCTATATCATATTTCATATTTTTTTATTGTTATAAATATAATGGAGAATAGTAATACGATCCCTACTGCTGAATCTGAAGAAGAAAATGTAAATGAATCCGAAGAGAATTTTGATTTTTATGATACAATTGAAAAATCAATAACTGATTTAATATGTGAATTCAAAACTACTTGTGAAAAAAAAACAGAAACTTCATAATATAATTAATAGTAATATGATTGTTATTGGAAATATGAAATTTATCAATAAGTTAGGCAATTCTATAGTAGATAAATCAATGATAGATTGGGAAAAATTAATTATTGGATTTATTGTTGAAATACAATCATTTGTTATCTGAACATTACCATTATCATTTAATTTTATATCATCCACACTTATTTCACAAATTGTTATATTACAATATTGGCGTTCAGATTTTATTATGCTAGTTTTATAATTATTTATATCATTACATGGTGAATACCAACAATATGCAGGAGAAAACGATGATTTTGAATAAACTTCTAAATTATTACTTAAATTTATACATCGACACTTTTGATCGTCTTCATTATTGATGCAGTGTGTAATTATGTTTAAGTCATTTTCAAAATCACTTAACATGATTTGATAAAATTTATTTATTATAAATATATTATATATCAATACTGATTGATAATAATATATTATGGATACTATGTGTAACACATGTATTAATAATAAAAAATATATAAATAATTTAAAACATAAATACAAGCTATTAAATAATAAATACGACTTGCTTAATAATTATAATAAGATGCATATAGAAGAATTATCAGTATTGAGATCTAAAATTAATAATACTGAACGGTCTATCAAACAATTTATGGAGTACAATTATAATCCAAGTTTAAATGAATTAAACAAGGATAATGTTATTATGATTTCAAAATTAAATGAAATATATTATTCTATAGATAAAATGTGTAATGAACTGAGTAATGATCATATATTTAACGACATTGATATTATAGATACAAAAAATTATAATGAATCAATAGAAGAAACTATATTTAATAAATATGATAAAAAAGAATTATTATATTATATAAAATCGAAAATTAATTTATATAATAATTTATTATGTAAATTAAAATTAGAAAATAATATATTAATAAATAATAATAAAATATTTATAATAGAGTTATTAATTAATATAAAAAAAATTTTATCATAAATGTTATTTATATTTTTTATGGTATATTTTTTTATTATAATTGTCAATTTATTACTTTATAAAGCATTATATAGATTAGAATTGGATCAATTAATTTTTAATACAGCTAAAAATAATTTAAGAACAGCAATAAGTTGTATAAGTGATCATTGGTTTATTGTTAAACGTAATAGTAGATTTTTAGATTTACAATATTTACAAAGAGATAATAATTATATTAGATGTGAAGTTACGCCATTATCTAGCGATTTACAAGAATCTTGTGGATTAACAGGAAAATTAAATAATAGATCAGAATATTGTGTTATTGCACTACTTGAATTATTATTTTCAATTTGAAATAATAATAAAAAAAATAAAAACAATATGAATTTAAATTTTGAAGAATTTAGTTCATTAATACCGACGGAATGGGAATCATATTTTAATAAATCTGATTTATTATTAGTTTACAATAATTTAAAATTACAAGAAATAATAAAACCAGATAATACCAAAATATTTAGATGCTTTCAATATTTTAATCCTCAGGCAACTAAAGTAGTAATCCTGGGTCAAGATCCATATTTTACAAACAATATGGCGGATGGTTTATGTTTTTCATGTCCAAATAACACAAGAAGTATACCACCATCACTAGCAAATATAATAAAAGTTATAGCAAAAGATTTTAAACAAATGGAAATATTAAATAATATAGATACCAATAGAAATATAATCAATTCAGATCTTTCATTTTTAAGCGAGCAAGGAGTTTTATTAATTAATTCAATATTAACAGTAGGTGACAAGGCGTTATCACATAAAAATATAGGATGGGAATATATTACAAGTAAAATATTAAATAAATTATCAAAAGATTATAAAAACATAGTATTTATGTTATTCGGTTCTAAAGCACACGAACACGAAAATTATATAACCAATAAAAATGATCATTATATAATTAAAACTAGTCATCCATCTCCCTTTTCATACGCGTATGAATATGGTAGATATGATTCATTATTAAATTCCAAATGTTTTACGAAATGTAATAATTATTTAAAGAATTCTAATCTTGATGAAATAGATTGGTGTTCTAAATTAATAAATGAACAATAAATTTATTATCACTAAAATAATCACATAAAAATAATACTTTAATATTATAATCATATAAAAGAAAATTATATGTATTTATATTTACATTTTTAATATTGGAAAATAATATATAATTATCTTTTACTATCATCAAATTTTTTTCATATATCAATAAAATTATTTTATTTAATGTATTTATAGTTTCCGTATTATCAATGATATTATTATCAGTATTATTATATTTTATTATATATTCTAATTCAATTAATAAAATATTAATAATATAATGGATATTATAAATATTATCGCAGTTAGCGTATTCGTTATATAAAATATTATATACATTTGTATATATATTTAGTGATGAACATTGTAATTTTAATATTATATATCTTATATAATAAATAGCTATTAGTTTTATATATTTTATTAAATAAATATTACCAATATCATAATAATCATTATAATCATACATAATTATATTCATTTCGTTAATCCATTGAGATTTTTCCATTTAAATGGGTATAATAAAAAGTGATAATAAAGTTATAAATTTAAATCCTACGTTTATCATATGGGATTATGATGTAAATATTATTATAAAAAATTATAGTATATATTTAATTATTATGATAGAAATATGTTTCATAATATTCATCTTATATTATTTTTATATACAAGAAATTATATTTATTTATAATTATATTTTTGGTGTTGCGAAAAGTTTATCAGATAAAGATTTATATAATATATTAGATCAAAAAATACAAAATATTATAAATACAAAATTATTTTGCGATGCAAATAATAACATGAAATTTATATTTAATGGTAATGAATATTATGCAACTTCTCTAAATGGTGATCAAATAGTAGGCTGTTCAGATATTTTAAAATAATTATTTATGCAATCTTTATTAAATCTTTCACATTTTATTTGTAAATTATTTATATATTCAGTATTATCTATAATGTATAATAATAACAATTTAAATCTATCCATATTCTGTATATTAATCCAATTACAAGATTGAATCTCATTACAATCAATGGAAGTATCACTATACGTAATATTAAATTTATTACTGTTTTCTCTACATGAACTATTATCATTTGGTATAACATATTTATTAATAAGAGCACATAAATTAAATCCTCCTTTATATCCTGATATAGATGATATATTATAACAATTATCAATAATGAGTTTGAATATATTATCAGTTTTATTCACTAAAAATTTTTCTTTATTAATATCTAGTTCTATATAAGATTCATTAGCACTGACATTGATATCATACATTTATTATTATATATAATTTTTTAAATAAATGGATACAGAATCATTTGATAATATATTATCCAATATCGATAAACTAGAAAATATTAATAATGATGATATTAAAAATACAATATTACAATTAATAAATTATCATAACAATACGAATTTCAGATCAAGTATAGAATTAATAATAAATTTTATAAATTCATATGCTATAGAATTGGATTTATATAATGCGGAAATTAAAAATAATAATAATGTATTCCTACATAAATATTTTAATGATGATATTTACTAAATGAAATAATAGTGTTGAAAATTGTTGTTCCTACATAAAAATGTTAAAATTATATATATTATTAATCTTATTAGGTTACGTATACGGCCACGGATATGTAACCTTTCCTATAGCTAGACAGAGACGTTGTAATGTTCAAGGTGGATTTTGGTGGCCACCAGAAGGAACAAATATCCCGGATCCGATGTGTAGAGCAGCTTATCAATATGTATTTAACAAAGTGTTATCTGAAGGGGGCAGTACTTCTCAAGCAGCTAGTGCAGCTCAATATATGTTTCAGCAAGATAATGAATATGCAGCTCTCGCCGGACCAAATTTCCGTGATATTTGTTGGATAAAAGAACAAGTAGTTCCTGATTATTTATGTGCTGCTGGAGCAGATACTTGGAGAATCAGACCATTTGGAGATAAGACTGGTATGGATATTGTAGGTAGTTGGCCACCAACAGTTATTCCATTAGAAAATAATTTTGTTAATACTATTCCTATAGAATTAGAATTCTGTCCAACTGCAATTCATGAACCAAGTTATTTTGAAGTTTATGTAACTACACCAGAATTCAATGTGTATAGAGATAAAGTTACTTGGCCACTATTAGAATTAGTATTTAATAGTACTGTACCACTAGTTAATAGACGTGCTGATTCATTATGTACTGCTAATGCTAGAGTTTATAGAATGATTGTTCCTGTTCCATATAGACAAACCCAATTTGTAATATATGTTCGTTGGCAGCGTATCGATCCTGTTGGTGAGGGATTTTATAATTGTGTTGATGCTGTATTTGCAAACAGACCAGGCCCCGATCCAGAAGATATGATACCTCCTCCACCAGCTGAAGAAGATTGTGATTATACAGATAGTCAAGGAAATAGATATTGTCCGTTTAGTACGTTTAGTAATTCATACTATTCTAATCGCGAACATTACAATCATAAGCATGATTACAATAGATATAGTAATTATTACGATCATAATACCTATACTTATAATTATGGTAAATATAATAAAAATAAATATTCCGACACTACTTATAATAATAGAGCATGGGAAATAGCATATGCTGGATATACTGAAGATCATACAGGTCTAAATAGACAAACAGAATGTGATGGAATAAGTAGATTTTGTGTGTCTACAGTAAGAAATAGAGTATATTAATGAATTTACATTCGATTAAATGTTTATCAAATATATCTATTATGCGCGCTACGGTTATTGCTCCTGAAATATTTTGTTATTTTTTGTTTGTTAATGCTTTTTCTGAAATTATATAATTGTTAAATAATTAAATTATAATGTATCTTCCAATGAATAAAATATATACAGATATGATCAATGATCCAATATATACAAATATTGGACATGATTATAAATACGATCACATCTATGAAAATATATACGAAGAAATTAATATTAAACCACAAAATAAAATAAAAAATATATTTAAATATATATTAAATATGATACGATGCAATCTTTGTAACTATCTATATGATATAAATCATTTATTTACACATAAAGAATATTGTAAAAATAAAAATCAATCTGGATATGAAACTATTATTCGATGTAAATTGTGTCATATGAAATTTAAAAAAATGGATTATTTTAATCATAAAAGAATATGTAAATAATTACTTTGACATTTTATACTATATATAGGTAAATATTTCATAGTAACATGATGATTAATATTTATTAATATATGATAAATGAATAACAAAAATACTGATACAGAGAGCAAACAAGAAGTTGAAAAAACTACATGTATATTCAACAATAATAAAATTTTTATAATAATAGATAAATATAATAATCCATGGTTTAGAGCTACGGATATAATATCTATATTAGGATACAAAAATATTTTTGATGTTATAGATAAATATATAGATAATGAAGATATTTATCCTGGAAATCATTTTATAGCAGATTTAGATACAACTACTAAACAAGAAGAAAATTTTTTTATTAATGAAATAGCAGTATATTCATTAATAAAATCATCAAAGGATCAAGTATCCAAACATTTTAAAAAATGGATACGAGCAGATGTATTACCATCAATAAAAAATTATAATGAAATAAAATTTAAGAAAGATATAGTAGATCTAAAGAATGAATTAAAAAATCAGCATGAGGAATATAAAAAAACATCTGAATTATGTAACAATAAAGTTATAAAATTAAAAGAATTGATTTATAATAATAATAAATTGAGTAAATCGGAATATATTTTTATATTAACTAATAATGATTATGCAAAAAATAATTATTTTAAAATAGAAGGTACTGCATTAACTAATTTAGAGGATTTTTTAAATAATTATAACAATCAAGAGAATAATATTTATCATTATGTTTATATTGATACATGCTATAATTATAAATTAATAAAATATATGTTAGATAAATTTTTATATATATTTAAAGTTCCAAATACAAATATGTATAATATAAACTATAATGATATCCTTAAATGGTTGATAATATTTAATGATTTTTATAATGATACTGGAGATGGTATTAATGAAAATATTAATGTTATGATAGATAATATTTCTAATATATTTGTTCCAGATCCCATTATTATATAATTAGTAATTCATTTATTATTTTATTTATATGGTCTAAATTACATTTAAAAAAGGTCTTTTTATCTGTTCTATATTCGTCTAAATCATCATAAATATTATGTTGATAAAAATATATATTATCACATTCGTACTTATTTAGTAATTTTAGTTTATCAGTTAAATATTCATTCATGTTATCAATAATAATTATAGGATTTATCATAGATACACTGATCATATATATAGATTGTGTTTCACAATAAGATGTAGTTGCTACATATATGTATCCGGACATTATATATATTAATTAATAAATGCTATTTTTTCACATTATATTTATTAAAATTTGAAAAACTATATATACATTTTAAATTATATAGAAAATGGATTCGACAACGGAACTTATTCCAGAACATATCATAACTAATCAAATAAAAAACAATGAAATATTGTTAAATAAACTTGCAACTATTAATATAGATTTAGATAGTATTAAAGATAAAATTAAAAATGGCGATGGTATAATTGTATTAACAACTTTTAATAATGGATCGATAACAATTGTATTAGCAGAACCTGCTACCCATAAAAATGGAGACTGAAATATCGATCTCATTTATCATATTAATGATGATCGACATATTCAGCAAAATCGGTTATATTAATTCAATTAACAAATTTATAGGATGCAGAAATATATAATAAATAAATTATGTTAATATATAAAAAAATATTATTATTACTAATAGTTACTATTTTTATTATACTAGGATATCACCATGATGGTGATCATATATTTTATATAACATTATTAGCTAATGGAATTATATGTTTTATATAAAATCGGTAAGTGAAAAATTATAAATAAATAAAAATGGAAAACATATTAATAATCGAAATATGTTATAATTGTGAACAAGTTGAATGTATATGCAATACTTAAAATAATAATTCATATAGATTTAATAGATTTATATGAATTATATCTTGGTATCAATTCATTGTTAAAATAATATAAATTAATATGATATCGATTTATTTTTGGATCAATATGTTTATTATCATAAATTTCTGGTTTTTTTATATTCAATTCTAAATTTAAATAATCTAAATTTATAGTACTAGTATTAAAAGAATTAGTAGTTGTAGATGGTAATGTATTTATTATAATAGATCTTAAATAATTTAACCACTGTTCATGCTCGGGATCTGATTCTATACAAAACATTAATTGAAATTGAATTCTCATATTATATTCTACTTCAGCCAAAATACTAAGTGATATATCATCTTTAAATTTATTATAATTATCTACAAAATGATATTTGTTACAAAATTGTTTGAATATATTATAATGATCTATGCAATATTTATGTTTTTTATCTGTTATTTTTTTACATTGTTTATTATTAATTACGCATATAGCATTACATCTTTTTACATCATAATATGTTAATTTATGTATTAATAAATTCCAATTATATAATAATCGTTTTATCATATTAACTGTATTTTCATAGATATTATTTTATTTCAATAATTTATCAATTGAAACAAAAATTATCATAAAGAGTTTGTATATCAATTCTATTATATTCATATTGCAGTAAATTACAATATAATATATCATTGCCATGTCTCATATGCATATAAGTATCTATATCTATTAATAATTGATCATTTGTAAATCGCTTGAATAATGTTGTTAAATGAATCATTTCATAAATAATACATCCTAACGACCATATATCTATTTTGGTTGTAACTCTGTACATATCATTGTTCTCTATGTATTTGCATATTTCTGGAGCTCTATATGGAATTGTAGTCAAAGGATAATTTATTAGTTTATTACTCATTACTGAACAACTAAAATCTGCTATCTTAACCTGTAAATTTACATAATCAATATATATTGGATATTTATGTTCAATAAAATTATATGATATTAATATATTTCGAGGTGTAATATCAGTATGGATTATATTTATACTATTTAAAAAATATAGTCCAGATACTATATTATTTATTATGATGCTTATAGTATTATTATGTAAATGTTTGTTATATTTATTATATATTATGTCATGTAAAGTATATGAATAAAAGTTAAATACCAAGTCATAATATATATGATCTTCTATTATATAATCTAATAATAGACATATATATTTTTCAAATGATCTATTAATCTTATCTTTAATTTGTAAATTAATATTTAATTCTTCTATATAATCTAAACGTATTCTTTTAATAGCTACTGGTTTATTATTTGTTAAATTAATTGCTTTTGAAACTTGTCCATATGCCCCATTGGCATAATTATAATTTGTTATTATATATGAGTTATTCATATCATTATTATCAGTTTGATATATTATTTTTCAATATGTATTTTATTAATATTTAAGAAAATACTGTTTATTAAACAGCATACGTTAAAATACTAAGTGAAATAATAGATCGTAATTTCAAATGTATTATAACATTCTATTATTATGGATTTTTCCATTTACATTTGCAGATATATGTTTAAATAATTCACCAATAATAATCAATTTTAATATTGCTAAAACATTATATAATAATAATGAAATCTATTTAAATCACTCATTACTGCCATATACATTAACTAGATATGATTTAATTGAAATACAAAATCAAATTAATATAGATGAAAAGGTTACAATTATAACGACATACAATAAGCAATTAAATACGGAATCTAATTATGAATTTATATTTCCAATTAAAAATTCAGATTTATGCATTAAACAACAACAATTATTTGACTTAGATTTATTAAAATTTGGAACATATGATTCAAATATATATGCAGTATGTGGTAATTCTAGTGTTGATTATGAACTATTTTTCGTATATTGTATGAATAATGAAATTTGGAATCAAACATCACAACAATGCAATTTAGGTGAAAAAATTAATATTCCAATTCCGATATATACAACATTTAATATTTATAATTATACAATTCCATATATTGAAAATTCTGCATGGATTAAGAGATATAATATTTTCTATACAATAGAATCACTTACATATATTAATGATAATGATACAGTACTTGTTTTATTAAATGATAAAAATCTGATAGATCAAATTATAGAAGCCAATAATAATTAAATTAAATCACAATCTATATATTTTTTTGCGTTAGAAATTTTTATTGCACCTATTGCTCCAATTATACCTATTATATATCCACATAATACATCTTCCCAATGATGCCAGTAATCAACAACTCTAGATACACCAATAATTATCATAAATATAATTAAAATAAATTGTACTAATGATTTTGTAATAATATATTTATTAATATTGTTATGCAAATATAAAACAGTAAATATCATAGTATATGCAATAAAACTTGAATGTTTTGATGGAAATGATAACCTTGCCTCCTTAGTATAATCATTATTTTTACAATTATAATGTAATTGATATTCATTAATATATTTTTTATCCATTGTCACACAAGTATATTTATTATTATTAATAATAATTTCTGGATTACACACTTCAATAAAATAAGGCCGTAATCTTCCAATATTAATTTTTATAATATCAGTAATTAATAATATATAAAATCCTAGAATAAAATATATAAGTAATATATTAATAATAGATTTGATAATTTGAATAGCACTATCGTTCCTAATAGATTTAAGTACAATTTCAGTTATACTAATTAATATAATAGGTAATATTATTCCAATTATTATTAAATGTATTTCTGTTATTGTTTGATCTTTATATGGATATTTAATTGTTAGATCATTACAAAAGAATCCTCTTTGAGTTATTTCAATGTAATTATTAATAAAATAATATAATATACTTAAAATAATCAAAATTGAAAATGAAATTATGTTAGTAATCATTGTGATACATTGTAATATTATTTTTTTTTCAAAATATCTAATTTTACATGTACATTATTGGTGTCAAATAATGTTTCGAATGAATATTTTTATATTACACAAGCACACTATTACAATACTGAAACATTTATATAATGTATAAATATGAAAAAATACAATTAATATTTAATACGTAATTTATAAATTGTTACAACATGTTATTGCCTATTTTATGGAAACATTTAATAACTAGATTTAATAAAATATCTAGTATTATATTAACTGTATCTGAAATATTGATACCTATACTTACAATTGTATTAGTTTTATATTATAAATCTAAATTAGGAAATATAGATAAAATTTATATTAATAGTACAACATATAATGATAAATTATTATGTACAGATTTATTAACTGAATTGAGAATAGGTAATACAAAAATTTTATATTCCCCATCCACAATATATAATGATGATTTGATTAATAGAGTAAAAATAAAATTAAATTTATATAGTAATGATATTAAATATTTTCAAAATGAAAAAAAATTAATCGAATATTATAATACAAATAAGTTTGACGATTTGAGTACAATTGTGGTAATAATATTTAATAATACAGATAAAAATCTAAAATATGATATTAGAATTTATGAAAATGGTATATTTTGGAATACTGATAAATTATTTACAAACATATATAATTATGATTTAGCAGCATCTAATACGTATATAACTAAATCATTTAATGCTATACAATTAGCTATAGATATATCTTATATTGAAATGGTAATTAATAACACTGTCGATTTTCAATTAACATATCAAGAATTTCCATATCCACCGTATTTGAAAACAGATAATATAACTATATCATTTAGATATATATTACCATTTATTATTATTCTTGGATTTATATTGATATGTCCGATTACATTAAAAACTATATTAATGGAAAAATCTTCCGGACTGAAAGAACTTTTAAAAATTAATGGAGTTAAATCAGTAACATTATGGATTGGATGGTTTTTAAATCAAATAATAATAAATATTGTATCAGTGATATTTATATGCATTATTTTAACTACGATAAGATTTTCAGATAAATATAGAATAATAGAGCATTGTAATCCTCTAATATTAATTATATTCTTATTATTGTATTGTTCATCGACAATAACATTCTTTTTTGCATTTAGTACATTATTTAATAAAATCATTCTATCAATGATAATGGGCATACTATTATGGATAAGTATATATTGTATATTTATAATAAATGTAGAAAACATTAATGATACCATAATTACAAATATATTATTATTATTTCCACCATGTACATTATATTATGGATTTGATGTATTATCATTATTTGAAATGCGAAATACGAATATTAATTTTGATAATTTATTTGAATCGCCAGCTAAAGGATTATCAATTGGATTAGTAATTATAATATTATTTATTGATTCTATATTATATTTTTTAATTGCACTATATTTAGATAAATTATGGCCTGGAAAATATGGTACGTCGTCGTCAATTAATATGTTTAATTTTAGAAAAAAGAAAACTAATCAATTCTTATTACAAGATTTAAATTCTGTTATACAATTAAAAAATGTTTCTAAAATTTATAATAAGAAAATCAAAGTAATAGATGATATATCATTCGATATTAAAAAAAATAAAATCAGTATTTTATTAGGAAATAACGGCGCTGGTAAAAGTACTTTAATGTCTATGATTATGAGAATGACATCTATAACTTCTGGACACATTACTGGCATAGAACGTAATAAAATAGCATATTGTCCACAAGATAATTTATTATACAAAGAGTTAACAGTTATACAACATTTAATATTATGTGGACTGTTACATGGATTAAATAAAAATGAATCAAAACAGAAAGGAGAATATTTATTGAAAAATGTATTAAATATGATCGATAAAAAAAATTTATATCCTAATGAATTATCGGGAGGAATGAAAAGAAAATTATCTTTGGGCATTGCATTAATGACTAATCCGGATGTATTAATTTTAGATGAACCAACATCTTCAATTGATATAGAAGGTAGACAAGAAATTTATAATTTAATATTATCACTTAATAAAACAGTATTAATAAGTACACATTTATTAGAAGAAGCAGAATATTTAGCGGATTATATTATTATTATAAATTCTGGTAAATTATTATATTATGGTAATATAATAGATTTAAAAAATAAATATGATATTGGTTATATATGTACAATTAAAAATAAATCAATAGATGAAAATAAAATAAAAGAAATAGTTGGTCATATTAAAATTAAAGATGATAATATTATATGTAATATTGATAAAACTAATAAAAATAAAGTACCATTATTATTAAAATATTTAGATGAATTGAATATAGAATATTTATTTTCATCAATATCACTTAATGATTTATATATAAAAGTGCAAAATAAAGAAATCATTAATAATAATAACCAATATTATATAAATCATATAAATCAATCTTTACGTATTAAAATTAATTATTATTTTAATAAACGTAAACTATTCTTTATTAGAAAAATTAAACAATATTTATATATATACATTATATCTTTATGTATTATAGGTTTATCAATATATCTTAGTAATTTTGGATATGTAAATTTAATTGATGATGGAAATAAAATTAAATTAGATTTAGATGTATATGGTCATACTGATATATATTATAGTCTTGTCGGACAAGACAGTATTAATATTATAACACATACAAGTAATTCATTAATAAAAGTAGATAATGTAAATAAATCTATTATTGATGTGGGAATAAATAATATAGTGCATTATATATATAAATTAATTATTGCATTTGAATTTAATTTTACTAATAATTCTATAAATATTATGTATTCAAACAAAGCATATCATTCGATGCCAATAGCCATTAATGTATTTAGTAATACTCTATTAAATTATTATACAAATGATAATTATTCTATATATTTGACTCATACTCCTTTACATTCAAATAATAAACAAATAGAAAAAATACAAATTGGTGAATATTCAAATTTATTTATATGGTCCATATTATTACCAATTGGTCCATTAATACTTATATCTACATCTTTATTATTACCAGCAATAGATTATGTAAAAAATATTAAAACTTTAGAAAGATTATGTAATATAAAAGCATATCAGTATTGGTTATTTAATTATGTTTTTGATATAACCTGTTACATAGCATCGATATCGATTATATTAATTATAATATATATTATGCCCATACATTATTTAGACGTATATACAATTATACAATTAGGAGGTTTATTTATTTTATATGGCATAGTATTTATACCACAATCATATATATTTACATATATGTCTACAGTAGAAAATACATATTTTAATTTTTTGATTGTACATATATTTTGCTCTCCATTAATATCAGTTATTTTAATAATTATAGATAAAGAATATATTATAATACTTATATTATTATTAAGTCCACACACATCATTATGTTATTATTTAGCATCTATATCTATAAAATTAATCAGATATCATAATTGGAATATTAAATCATATGAACACAAAAAAGCAATATGCTCAATCACCGATCACGTTTGTTGTAATTTAAACAGTTTAGAATGCAACGATTTTAAAATATTTATCGATTATAAACTAATATTTTGTTCAATAATATCGTTATGCATTTCTATATTTATATTATTATCTATGAATTATATAACTAGAAATATATCTAAATTATTATTATATAAACAATTTAATAAAACAAATACACAATCGACATCTAATAATAATATATTATATATTAATAATGTTTCGAAAGGTTATTGGAAATGGCCATGTAATGTACTTAAAGTCATCAATGATATTACTATAGTAATAAATAATAATATTTGCTTTGGATTATTAGGAACTAATGGTGCTGGAAAAACGACAATGTTTAAAATGATGACAAATGAAATTGAACCAACAATAGGGAAAATAAAAATAAATGGAACTATTGGATATTGTCCTCAACAAGATTCATTAATAGATGAATTTACAGGAAAAGAGTTATTATATTTATATGGAAAATTACGTGGTATAACAAATATAAATCATGTAGTAAATAAATTATTAATAAAATTTGATTTATGTAATATTGCAAATCAAATATGCGGAACTTATAGTGGTGGAAATAAACGAAAATTATCTACATGTTTATCATTAATAGGATATCCAAATTGTGTTTTATTAGATGAACCAACAAATGGTATAGATCCAATAACTAGAAATGAATTATGGGATGTAATTGAATATATAAAAAAAAAATCAATAGTTATTTTATCATCACATAACGTCCATGATTGTGAAAAATTATGTGATAATTTATGTATTTTACATAAAGGAATTGTTAAAGAACAAACATCAATAAAAAAATTAAAAAATAAATATTGTATTGGACATATTTTGAAACTTAAATTTTATGATAATAAACATATTAAAATAGAACATCAACTACACAGTAATTTTGATACAAAAAATATTAAAATTTTAAGTAACCATGATTATATGATAACAGTACGGATATTAAATTATAATTGGATAACCATATTTGATATAATTGAAAGAATAAAGAACGATACAGAAAATAATATTGAAGATTATTGGATTATGGAATCTACATTAGACGAAGCATTAATAGAAATAGCGAATAATAAACTATAATATGTTTTTTTGATAAAATAGGTTAAAAAATAATATACACTACGTTATATATAGCAAAATGATTAAACAATCAATTTATTCAAGTTTATTAAACATTACGAGCATAGTAATGTTAATATATATAATAAGTTATAATGATTTAGAAGCTATTGAAAGCATGTATGGATATTATTATCCTAGTTATGGTGGATATGGTGGATATGGTGGATATGGTGGATATGGTGGATATGGCGGATATAACAGATATGGTGGATATTCTAATATGTATTCTGGATATGGTAGCAGATATGGTTATCCATCATATAATTACATGAATAATTATTATGGCTATAATAAATATCCAGATTGTAATGATAGAACTCCGGCACAATTTCCTATGCCACCTCCTTCAGATCCGTTACCTCCTTTACCACAACCACCTTCAAATCCGTCACCTGGAGATTGCCCTAGCATATGTTAATCGTATGGACTTAAATAAAATTGAATTTTTATTATAATTATTAATATATATATCATCAAGATGGATAAAACATATACTAAATATAATACTAAAATAAATAAAAAATATTATATTTGGCAATTGATCAATTCAATTGTCAGTACAATAATCTTAATATGTATGTTAGCAATCATTATATATCCATTAATTTCTGAAGATCAATCATCTATTCATGCAGAAGATATTTGTAAATTAAACAATCAAACAAATATTTCATGGACATTTACTAATATAGAAAACATACGACATGTTACCAGATATTTATCAGATAGTGAATGCAGTAATAATAATAGTACTATAATAGCGAATCATGATACAACACGCCAACTAATATCTGAAATATTTAAACATTTAGAAAAATATCTAAACTTTAATCTATATTATAGTAATAACCCAAATGGAATTATTAAGATAGATGTAGGAAAATATAATTCTTCAAAAGTTACTAATGATCTTTCAATCGCAATCGATACATGTGGGTGTTGTAAAGATGGTGCTTCATTGTATCTATATATATTAACTAAATTGAGTAATCTAGCAATATTTATAAATAATAATTGTCTAACCTAAATATGCATAATTATCGCGTATATTTATAACAAAAATATTTTTTTTTGGTGTTGGAGTTTTTATTGGTAAAAATATATCATGTAAAATCAATGAATAATAATCAATATCTAATATATTATTTTCATTAATCATTATTTTATTATTCTTAATTATATAATTATTCACATCGACATTATTAAAAAATTCTATATTTATATTGCCAAAATCATTAACAAATACTATTTCTTTATCATCAAATATTTTTTCTATATCTCTCTTAGTAATTATAATTAATTCGTGTATATTTATTGGCAATTTATTTGATATTGTATTTGTATCTAATTTTATGGTTAATTTATTATTGTTAATAAAATATTTAAAATTATTTTGTATTTGTAGATATAATAGTATTATTTCTAAAATTATAATTAATAATAATAATACACGTTTATAATCCATGATTTGAAAATTAACTAGTTATTCAAATAATGGATAGTAAATTACAATATATAATTTTGTTATTAAATTTATTATTGTTGATATTATTATTAGGATTAAATATTTATCAGTATATATATTATGATTCATGTGAAGAAAGCATTAAAAATAATATAATATATTTTGAAAATGATATAATATCTGAGAGACCAACTTTAATCAATAAATGGAATAAAGATACTATCTATTGGAATTTATGTGGATTTATTAATAATAATATAATTGCTGAATCCAAATTTATATATTTAGTTAATAAAACTATGAATATATGGAATAGTATAATACCTATAAATATTTTAAAATCATTTAATCGTAATCCAGATATCAAAATATATTTAGAATGGTCTACATATGGATATACATTTGTAAAATATCCTCCCGATTCAGAAATAACAATAATTATTAATAATATTAAGAATGAATTAGAATTAGAATTAATATTATTGCATTCAATAGGTCATGCTTTAGGATTACCTCATTTAGATGGATATAGTATAATGAATAAAAATTTAAATTCTTATAATATAACAAAAACAGATATAGAATATATAAAATTATTATATACACATAGTAATAAATGTATGTCCAATATAAATCAAATAGTTATTAAAGTTGAAGATGATATTCCGAGTATTGAAAATATAAAATTTAATGAATTATGAAATCATAATTTAGAGTATGAATGTTCCATTATATGAATCAGTTTATTCGAGTGGATATCTAAATATGCCTGTGCGTAGATCAGTTCAAGAAAAACCAACTTTTTTCACTAAAAATGTTATTATTATAATATTAATAGGAATTATTATAATTTTATTACTTTTAATAATAGGTATTTATTTTTTAGTCATGCCTCGTAAAATAGTTATTAATAAAAATATTGATCTTCAAGTATTAATAGAATATTATCACGAGCATTTTGGATATGAAGTATCAGCAGAAGAAGCATATACTAAATTAATTGATATGTATAAAATAAGTGATGCTGAATTAATTAATATTATTCATTCAGATTCTTGTACCAATAAATTTTCTGACAAAGAAATAGATTTATTCTATAAATCATTGTGTATATATGATGATAAATTAATAGTACCATATACTATATCGAATTGTGATAATACAATAATATATGATATTCATATTGCGCTAGATATATATAGTGGCTTAGATATAATATTTAATTCATTTGATGAAAATATTGTATTGGAATTTGAATGTTCTAGAAATAATTATAAAGAACCAATAATAATATTTGAAAGTAAACTCATTATAAAATTACCTTATAAGATTGATATTAGATTTGTAGATGTTATAAGACATTTATTAAGTCATATATTTTTAGGAAATCATATAAATTTAATTTCATCATTAAGATTTAATGTATATGGAGCAAATTTTAAAGGTATTACTGATGATGATAAAAATTTATTTATGCTAAGAAGAACCAAAAATAAATTATTATTATGTTGACATATTTGAAAAATAAATATTACTTACGTAATGTGAACATAATGACTGCATTATTGTTATTGTGTATTGGTCTTGTGGCCGGATATGACTTAGAGTTATTAGATTATGAATTTAAGTACATAAATGAACATACATTTTCTCCAACTTCGATAACAATAAATAATACGAATATAGATAGTATTTATCCTAGGGCATTCAGATATGTGCAACGCGTAACATATATATCAATTACTTATTCCAAATTAACATACATCACACATGAAAATTTTGCAAATCTTAAACATTTAAACTATCTATCATTAGCACATAATTCTATATCAGTAATACATCCTTATGCATTTAAGACAAATACTAAGTTATATTCATTAGTATTATCACACAATCCTTTCATTTCGTCAACGTTTATATATCCACTTGTCAGCAACATTCGTACTCTAGATTTATCGTATTGTAACATAACTTCCTTAAATAACTATTTCTTTTACTATTTGACTAATTTAATTATATTGAATTTGTCTAATAATAAAATAACACAAATCTATGATATATCATTATATACTACACGATTGGTAAATCTTAATTTAGCTTATAATCCATTAATCACACTAGATAACATACCAGACACTATAGTAAATTTAATTGCATCAAATTGTAATATAAATACATTTGATAAATATTTTAAAAATTTAAAATACTTAGATTTATATGGAAATAATATAACAAACATAGATACCGATCAATTTAGAAAATATAAAGATCTTAATACATTTTATTTTCAATATAATGATACTAATGAATTTTCTCTTGCCATGCATAAAATGTATATCGAGAATATTAATTTTAAGAAAATTTATAATAATACTTTAATTGTAAATAACAAAAATAATATACACGACGATAATATTGATCATGATAATGATGATAACAAAATATTTATTTATGCTAATATTAATTATTTTGGTATTAGTAATGTAAGAAAATTTAGAATTAAATTTTGTAAATATGAACTGAGCATGATGCGGACACCAGCTGACGTATATGTATTTGAATATCGCTATGCTGACTTACACAGTAGAAAAGTATTACATATGCATGAATATAATATATATGGATTTTGTGAACATAATAAAATTCAAATAGTGTATTTCGATGAGTATATTAATAAATATGAAAGCTTATTGTAATATAATTTTTATGGTAAATGGAAAATCAATTTGAATTTATTATAACTGCATCTAAAACATCTTATTTTTCTAATCATAATACATATATAAACGAAAATGATATATTAAAATCTTTATTATTTTATAATGCTTGGTTATATAAATATATTGATTATAAAGATGATGATAACGCTAATTTAATAAATGAAGCATTATTATACGAGAACGATGATTTAATAAATAAATCATTATTTTGTGATACTGAAGAAGAAAGTAAAATTATTATAGAAAATATATCGGACGATAAATTAAAAAAATCAATAGAACATGCTGTATCAATTACTAGAGGAATTATCAGAGAGAAACAAAATTTAAAATCATCTAACATAATTAAACATGTAGATAAATTATATAAAAAAGAATTATTAACTATACGATATAAAAATAATATATATAAAATAATTGTTTGTGGACGAATAGATGGATTAGAGAATAATATTTTAATCGAAGCAAAAAATAGACGAAATCATTTTTTTGATTATATACCTATATATGAGAAAGTACAAATTGAAATGTATTTATATTTATTAAATATAGATAAATGTAAACAAATTCAGTATCATAATAAACTTAATAAAATAATAGAATATAATCGCGATGAAAAATTCTTTGATATTATATGTTCTCAGTTAATAACTTATTTTACACATCTCATTGATAAATATAATATATCATAATGATTTATTTAATTTTAAATTTTTTTGTTTTTGTATATAATATGATGTCTCTGTGTTACGAAATAATCTACTATATATTGTATTTAATCCGCTGTGTTAAGTTGATTCAATTTTTTAATTATTTTTATTTTAGATTTTCTTGGATTTTCTAATAATAATGAAGAAAATTCAGTGCATCCAAATGGATGCGCTGGAAAATATATAATACAAAAACAAAATTATATTAAATTTTTAAAGAAAAATGATCTAGAATATAAAGAAATTAAATATAATCATAATTTAGCTTTAGAATATGAATTTATCAAAACTGATATTAAAAATACATCATCAAATAATTTATCAAGAAAAATATGGATATTGTTATCAATAGATAATTTTAAAGAATCTGTAATGTTAATTAACACCAAGGATTGTAAACATATTAGAAAATATTATATAACAATAGAAAAGGTATTATATGACTATTCAAACTATACATTAGAATATAATTTAAAACAAGTGAAAATAAATTCAAAAATAAAATCATTAGAAACTAAATATATAATAGAAAACAAAAATAAAGAAATTATATTAGCTAATGACAAGACATTAAAAATAAAAAAATATTTAAATAATATATCCATCAAAGATACTAAAAATGAATGGATTTATATTGCTACTACTAAACAATACGCTTTTAATAATTTATTTAAAATTGGTTCAACAACTAGAATTTGTAAACGAATAAAAGATTATCAAACAGGTAGACATGAACAAGATGAATACTATTATTGTTGGATTAAACCTTGTTATAATAGTAAAGAATTAGATACTCATATTAATAAATTATTAGGAATGTTTCTTTGTAAAAAGAACAAAGAATTGTATTGTTTACACTATAATTCATTATTAGATTTAGTAGATTTTATTATTTCTAATTATGATAAATCTATCGAATATGTAAACAATTTTATAAAATTAATGTTAGAAAATATCATTACACTAGATCCAGTAATTCCAGAACCAATTGAAATTTATAATATTTCATATACTATAGGAGATTCAACAGATACAATAAATATAAACAATTTTAATATTGATCAATTGAAAGAATTAATAGATGAGATATTACAAAGTTTTGTAATCCAAAATAAATTTAATATATCAAGACAAGAATTATTATCATCATTAAATTTAAATGTTAATAAACTTACATTATGGAATAACATAAAAAATATTTTAAATTGGAAAAAATGGCAAACAATTTATAAATTATAATAATAACAAATTTATGATTACTTATTAATACTGTATGAAATTTTATTTTTTTTTAAAATATGATATATAAAATAAAAGAATTGTGCGAAATTTATAATATTGAATATAATAAAGAAAAGTTTATAGAAGAATTTAAAAATTATCTTGATAATTATAAAGAAAATAAATCTCTTTATATTAATCAAGATGGCTATGATAAATTTAAAGAATTATATAATTCTAAATTGTTAAATATATTTGAATTTATTAATAAAAATAATTATAATTTAGATTTAGGAAATTGGTTTGAAGATATATGGCTACCATTATTTGAACAAAAAGATGTATTGATTACTAATAATATTTTAAATTTTATCCATTTTAATATAAATAATCAGGGGTCCGGCGAGACGGACCCCTATTTTAAAAAATTAAAAAATAGATTAATTGAAAGTTTAAATAATTATAAAATAGAATTTCAGAAAATAAAATATGATAGTTTATTATTAAATAAATATATATATTTAGAAAATGACATAAAAAAATTAACTCAAAATAATTTAGACCAACGTACATGGATAATAATGTCTGTAAAAAATTTTAAAAAATATATTATGATGTTAAAAACAAAAGTAGCTGATAATATTAGAATTTATTACTTAACATTAGAAGAACTTATATATGATTATTCTAAATATACAATGAATTATAATTTGAACCAAGAAAAAATAAAATCATTAGAATCAAACTATTTATTGGAAGAAAAACAAATAGAGATTGAAAGTAAAAATAAAGAAATTGAATTAGCTAATAAACGATCATTGAGAATAAAAAATTATTTAAATAATGTATCATTCAAAGATGTTAAAAATGAATATATTTATATAGCTACAACAAAACAATATGCTGCTAATAATTTATTTAAAATTGGATCAACTACAAGAATTTGTAAACGAATTAAAGATTATCAAACTGGTAGACATGAAGAAGATGAATATTACTATTGTTTTATAAAATATTGTTATAATTCTAAAGATTTAGATAAACATATTAATAATATTTTATCTATCTTTCTTTCTAAGAAAACTAAAGAATTATATTGTCTTCATTATAATTCATTATTAGATCTTGTTAATTTTATTATTGATAATTATGATAAGAGTATTGAGTATGTTAATAATTTTATTAAACATAAATTAGAAAATGTTATTATATTAGATCCTGTAATTCCTGAACCAATTAAAATTAATAATATTTCATTTAAGATTGGTGATAATATTGAAAATATTAATATTGATAACTTTAATATAGATGAACTAAAAGAATTATTAAATGAAATATTGACAAGTTTTATAATTCAAAATAAATTTAATATTTCTAGACAAGATTTATTATCGTCATTAAATTTAAATGTTAATAAAAATACTTTATGGAATAATATAAAAAATATTTTAAATTGGAAAAATGGAAAACAAATTATAAATTATAATAATAACAAATTTATGATTACATATTAAGACGCTGAATGAAATTTTAAAAAATAAATAAAGTATGATATATAAAATTAAAGAATTGTGTGAAATTTATAATATTGAATATAATAAAGAAAAGTTTATAGAAGAATTTAAAAATTATCTTGATAATTATAAAGAAAATAAATCTCTTTATATTAATCAAGATGGCTTATGATAAATTTAAAGAATTATATAATCCTAAGTTATTAAACATATTTGAGTTTATTAATAAAAATAATTATGAATTAGATTTAGGACAATGGTTTGAAGAAATATGGATACCATTATTTTATAAACAAGATGTATTAATTACTAATAATATATTAAAATTCATCCATTATGGTGCACAAAATCCAGGCGGGACGACCATCCCGCCTGAAAATACATCTTCAATCAAACGTGATTTAAAAAAAACACTTATAAATAATAACATAAAATATACAGAAATCAAATATAATAATGAATTAGCAAATCAATATGAATATATTCAGAATGAAATAAAAAATTTATCAAAAAATAATTTAGTACAAAAAACATGGATAATATTATCTGTTAGAAATTTCAAAAGTTTAATAATGAGATTGAATACTAAATCGGCTCAAGGAATAAGAGAATATTATTTAACATTAGAAGAAATGATATATGATTATTATAAGTATAGTATGGAATATAACATCAATATAGAAAAAATAAAATCAATTGAATCTCAAAGACAATTAGACGAGAAAGATAAACAATTAGAATTGGCAAACAAACGATCATTGAGAATAAAAAATTATTTAAATAATGTATCATTCAAAGATGTTAAAAATGAATACATATATATAGCAACTACAATACAATATGCATCTAATAATTTATTTAAAATTGGATCAACTAAAAGAATTAAAGATTATCAAACTGGTAGACATCATGAAGATGAATATTATTATTGTTTTATAAAATCTTGTTATAATTCTAAAGATTTAGATAAACATATTAATAATATTTTATCTATGTTTCTTTCTAAGAAAAATAAAGAATTATATTGTCTTCATTATAATTCATTATTAGATCTTGTTAATTTTATTATTGATAATTATGATAAGAGTATTGAGTATGTTAATAATTTTATTAAACATAAATTAGAAAATGTTATTGTATTAGATCCAATTATTCCTGAACCTATTAAAATTAATAGTATTTCATATAAAATTGGTCATTCAACAGATAGTATAAATATTAATGAATTTAATGTTGATGAACTAAAAGAATTATTAGATGAAATATTGACAAGTTTTATAATTCAAAATAAATTTAATATTTCCAGACAAGAATTATTAACGTCATTAAATTTAAATGTTAATAAACTTACATTATGGAATAATATAAAAAATATTTTAAATTGGAAAAATGGAAAACAAATTATAAATTATAATAATAATAAATTATTAATAACGTATTAATTTTTATAAATGATGAATGAAATTTAATATTTTAAAATTAAAAATATGATATATAAAATAAAAGAATTGTGTGAAATTTATAATATTGAATATAATAAAGAAAAGTTTATAGAAGAATTTAAAAATTATCTTGATAATTATAAAGAAAATAAATCTCTTTATATTAATCAAGATGGCTATGATAAATTTAAAGAATTATATAATCCTAAGTTATTAAACATATTTGAATTTATAAATCATAATAATTATAATTTAGATTTAGGAGATTGGTTTTATGATATATGGATTCCTTTATTCGAACAAAAAGATATATTAATAACTGATAATATATTAAGATTTATTCATCATGGAATTGATAATCCAGGGGGGGATCGCCATCCCCCCCTGAATTATAAATTATTAAAAAAGAATTTAATGAAAATCTTATCAAATTATAGTTTAGAATATGATAAGATTTTATATAAAGATGTTAATTTTATTGAATATACTTATTTAAAAAATGAATTAGATAAATCGACTCCTAATAATATAGTTCAAAAATCATGGATATTATTATCAGTGAAAAATTTTAAAAAATTAATAATGATGTTAAATACAAAGATTGCAAGACAAATAAGAGACTATTATATTAACTTGGAAGAAATATTATTTGATTATTCTAATTATATACAAAAATATAATTTAAAACAAGAAAAAATAAATTATTTAATAAAATCAATTGAATTAAATTATTCAACACAACAATATCAATTAGAAATTGAATTGGCAAATAAAAAAACGTTGAAAATAAAAAATTATTTAAACAACATTTCTATTAAAGATAAGAAAAACGAATGGATTTACATAGCAACAACTAAACAATATGCAGCATTAAATTTATTTAAAATTGGATCAACAACTAGAATTTGTAAACGAATTAAAGATTATCAAACTGGTAGACATCATGAAGATGAATATTATTATTGTGTTATAAAATCTTGTTATAATTCTAAAGATTTAGATAAACATATTAATAATATTTTATCTATGTTTCTTTCTAAGAAAAATAAAGAATTATATTGTCTTCATTATAATTCATTATTAGATCTTGTTAATTTTATTATTGATAATTATGATAAGAGTATTGAGTATGTTAATAATTTTATTAAACATAAATTAGAAAATGTTATTATATTAGATCCAATTATTCCTGAACCTATTAAAATTAATAGTATTTCATATACTGTTGGAAATTTAACAGACAATATAAATATTAATGAATTTAATTTAGATCAATTGAAAGAATTATTAGATGAAATATTAACAAGTTTTATAATTCAAAATAAATTTAATATATCTAGACAAGAATTATTAACGTCATTAAATTTAAATGTTAATAAACTTACATTATGGAATAACATAAAAAATATTTTAAATTGGAAAAATAGTAAACAATTTATAAATTATAATAATAACAAATTTATGATTATTTATTAAAACATTGAATGAAATTTTAAAAATAAATAAAGGATGATATATAAAATAAAAGAATTGTGTGAAATTTATAATATTGAATATAATAAAGAAAAGTTTATAGAAGAATTTAAAAATTATCTTGATAATTATAAAGAAAATACATCTCTTTATATTAATCAAGATGGCTATGATAAATTTAAAGAATTATATAATTCTAAATTGTTAAATATATTTGAATTTATCAATAGTAATAATTATATTTTAGATTTGGGAAATTGGTTTTATGATATATGGATTCCGTTATTTGATAAGAAAGATATTTTGATTACTAATAATATTTTAGATTTTCTTGGATTTTCAAATGGTGGGGTTCTAAATGGAACCGGAGGAGAATTTAGACAACAAAAGAAAAATTATATAAAATTTCTAAATAAAAATAATCTAGAATATAAAGAAATAAAATATGATAATGAAATAATAAATCAATATGAATATATACAAAACGATATTAAAAACTTGGAACCAAGACATTTAGTTCAAAAAACATGGATATTATTAAATGTAGAAAATTTTAAAGAATCTATAATGTTAATTAATACAAAATGTTGTAAACAAATAAGAAAATATTATATTATTTTAGAGAAAATATTGTATGATTATTCTAAATATATAACTGAATATAATTTTAAACAAGAAAAAATAGTATACAATATAAAATCAATTGAATCAAAATATATAATTGAAAATAAAAATAATGAAATATTAAAAATTAAAAATGAATCAGAAAAACAATTACAACAAAAACAGAAAGAAATTGAATTAGCTAATAAACGATCATTGAGAATAAAAAATTATTTAAATAATGTATCATTCAAAGATATTAAAAATGAATATATTTATATAGCTACAACAAAACAATATGCTGCTAATAATTTATTTAAGATTGGTTCAACTACTAGAATTTGTAAAAGAATTAAAGATTATCAAACAGGAAGACATCCCGATGATGAATATTATTATTGTGTTATAAAATCTTGTTATAATTCTAAAGATTTAGATAAACATATTAACAATATTTTATCTATGTTTCTTTCTAAGAAAAATAAAGAATTATATTGTCTTCATTATAATTCATTATTAGATCTTGTTAATTTTATTATTGATAATTATGATAATAGTATTGAGTATGTTAATAATTTTATAAAAAATAAATTAGAAAATGTAATTTTACTAGATCCTGTAATTCCTGAACCAATTAAAATAAATAATATTTCATATACAGTTGGAAATAATGTAGAGAATATAGATGAATTAAAAGAATTATTAAATGAAATATTAACAAGTTTTATAATTCAAAATAAATTTAATATATCTAGACAAGAATTATTATCGTCATTAAATTTAAATATTAATAAAAATACATTATGGAATGAAATTAAAAATATTTTAAATTGGAAAAATAGTAAACAAATTATAAATTATAATAATAACAAATTTATGATTGCTTATTAATAATGTATGAATTTTTTTTTTAAAATATGATATATAATAGTTTAGATTTGGGAACATGATTCCATTTTTATAAAAAAGATGTATTAATAACTAATAATATTTTGGATCGTCCCTTATAAATGTAAACATATTCAATATAAGCGTATATGTAATAATTTAATAACTTATTTTATATCAATTTTTGTTTTAATTCTTCTATTTCAGTTTTTTGTTTATTTATATATAATACATAGCGTTGATTGATATGTGTTCTAACATATGGTAATAATACATTCCATATATATTCTCTAAACTTAATGACTGATTCTGTGTTTCGAGTCAAACATAATTGATATAATCCAAATTCATTAATATATATTTGATTTGCTGAATCGATTTCTGATTGCTTATTTTTAAATATATTTTGTATATTATTTTTATATTTGTAATTTATTCTATTTAGAATTATCGAATAGCTTATTTTATATTCTAATATTTCTAATATATTAATACCATAAAACCATACATTATGTATATCTGCAATAATGTGGATTTTTCTATTATTGTATGTAAATATATCAGTAATTGTAAAATTAAGCTCTTTTGATTGAGCCATGGTATAATATTTAGACATTATTTTAATTATTTTTCATAAACTGTATAACATATAAGTTGCAGCTAGATTTTGATAAAAAAGTTAAACAATAATCACATGTATTATTATATATTAAGATGAAAATCATAATATTATTATCAAGTTTTATTAATTGTATAAATATATTATTAGTTATTTTTTTAATATATGATGATACTAATTATAGTATAGATAGTATGTATGGATATAATAATATCTATTTCAATAATCGCTATTATAATACACATCATTTAGATTTTACATATAATGTTCGATTTCCCTCACAACGATTTCGTTGTATATCCATTGATTCAAAAATATATAAATATAGATTGACTTTTACGTTTATTTCATTTGATCATCTTAATTTGTTTGAGAATAATATTATTTTATATAAAAATAATTTAATTAAAATTACCCAAAATGCATTTAATGCTTGGACTAAATATACAAATTTAGATATTTCATATACTAATGATCATAGAGCAGATATTGTAATATTTAAATATTATGTAAATACTGTTGGTGATTTAGGACAAGCCACGTTTCCTGCTCAACAATATCCATCTTATATAAGGATATATCAACCAAATTGTTGTAGAACATTGAATCAATTTAAAGTTACTATATTACATGAAATAGGACATGCATTAGGATTTCATCATATTACTACTATTAAATCTGTAATGTTTCCTAAATATAATCCATATATTCAACCTACTATAGAAGAATATGATACTTATTGTATGATGGCATTATATAACTATTGAATTTTTATACTAATTATTTAATATGGATCATGGCTCCTTCATATGAAAAATATATAAATAAACAATCATCTAAAACATGGATCATATTGAATTGGTTTAATTTATATTTATCTATATCAACATTGATATGTATATTAGCATATATAATATATAAATATGTATATTTATCAGAAGATCATTCATCTATTATGTCTAATGAACTATGTACAATAAAAAATAAATCTAATGTCGTATGGTCTATTGATAACATTGATGAGATATATTTTGTTAATGATTCGTGTTTAAAAAATAATATTACATTATTGAATAAAAATGATACTATAGAACTTATATTTGACTCAATTAATTTTGTTGCACAATATGTTGATTTTGATACAACATATACTAAAAATACAGTAGATGCTGATGTCATTGTTAATGTAGGCAAAACAAATATTACTAATAGTGGTTATAATATTTATATTAATACATGTGAATGTTGTAAAACTATAAATAGTACAATATTATATGCAATGAGAGCTGTTATAAATTCATTCATGTTTATAAATAATAATTGTATATAAATCCATTTTTTATAATTACTCAGAATCAGTATAATCATGTTCTTCATATAGTTCTTGAATTCTTATTAAAAATTCTGTTTCAGTAATATTTTTTAAAATTATAAGATTTCTATTGGTTTCTATGCCATTTTCTTCTTCTTCTAATTTAGTTCTTATTTTGTCAAATAAATAATTACCATTACGAACTTTTCTAAATGATAATTTTTCTTCAAGATTTGAATATTGTTGTCTTAAAATTTGTTCTCTTTTAATGTGATCTCTTTCTTGAATTTTTGATATGTAATATTCATTATCATTATTATTTGTTTTAAACACAGTGAATAAACAATGTTTACCAATTAATTTAAATTTGTTATGAATCATAGTATTATATTTTCTTTCTAAAGATAGATTTAATTGATCCATTTCCTTTTCCTCAATAACTTTATCTAATTATTCAATTTATTATTATTACATCCAACTATGTGCATATGTCGATTTCAAATTACCGTAATATATATAATTGTGTTTAATATAATAATTATAATCTATTTCATCATAATAATAATTATTAATATCTAATAATTTGTTAGTATCAATAATATCTGAATTATATTTTATTAAATATTTAATAAATGTTAACATAGCTGATAATACTAAATTAGAATCAATTAATTCAATTGGTACGTTTTCCATGGCAGTTAATTTTAAATTTAATATATGTAATATTTTTTTTATATAATCAGTGCCTTTTAACATTATAATCAGTGAATTTTCGAATACTTGAATACTCGATACGTTTTCTTTTGGATCTGCAAATAAAATTTTACTCGATAATAATTTATTATAATCAATTTGTAGCCTTTTATTATCTGTAATATACATATCCATATCCATGTAAATAACAACATCACCTCTATATGTATGTTCATTAAGGAGAATTACCAATCTCATTAAATCAATTATAAATCCAAAATTAAAACTTGTTTGTCCCTTATTATATATATCAAACAATTCTCGAGTTGAAATTCTTCTTATCAGTACGAATAATTCATAATCATAATCTAAATCATTATAATCGATTATAGTTATGGATCTATCAAATTTATCTAAATTATTTATAATTCCATAAGTAATCAAATACACATTATGTTTTTCTATTCTTGCAATTAAATTTACATTTTCTATAAATTCTTCAGGAATATAATGCTTATTTCTATCAAACCATTGAAATACTATAGATCTATTCATTTATACTATAAATAAAAATACATATTTTGTATTGGAAAAACAGACACCGTCATTGTAATTTCTAAATCATATTCGACGTTATTGATTAAACATATTAAAAATAAAATTTGTAAATTTAATAATCAAGGAATCTTATAAATGTAAATTTATTTTCATTTTGCTGTTCATTATCAAAAACATAATTGTATCAAATTTCTTTTCCTTAGAAGGACCTTCACGGTGTACGCCTCAATATATAAATTTTTATAAAATTTTTGAAACAGTACTTTTATGATTAGTATAACCTAGAATTTCTAATATATCTTTAGCTTTAAAATATGGATCATTAATATTTCCTATCATTTTTATTTCTTTATTATTATATTCAAATATTTTATTAAAATTATCAATAAATTCTTGTGCTAATGATGTAAATGATTTATAATCTAATTCATCAATATTTAAAAGTGATAATTGATTTTCCATTTTAAAATAAATAATAATTTTCACTCGGTGTTTATAAAAATTATAAATCATACTTATGATTGTCAAAATCTTTAACTAAATTTATAAATTCTACTTCGGTACATTGATTTAAAATAAATAAATTTCTATTATTTTTATATAATCATTCTTATAATCTTTTATCAAATTAATTATATTACGGGTCTGATTTTAACCCAGACTTCTATATCTATATTATATAATCATTTTCTCTAGCTTGTTCTAATTTTTTAAAGCTTGATTATTTTGTGACAATAATATATTATTTTGAGAAGATAATTTATAAATTTCAGAAGATTGTTTTCTTGTTTCAATTAATAATTCATCAATTTTATCTTGTTTATTATTAATCACATCTAAATATTTTTGATGTATTCGTTTTCTAAATGATGGTAATAATTCATTAAATACATAATTTTGAAATTCTTTACCTTCATTGTAAGATATGGTGTTAACCTCAGAGGTTAACACCTTATTTTTATTATTCAATTTATTATGAGTATCATTCAACTATTTTCGTTCGTCATTATCTAAATTTAGATAATATTTTTTGATTAACATATCCCAACATGTTTATTGTTAATCACATCTAAATATTTTTGATGTATTCGTTTTCTAAATGATGGCAACAATTCTTTAACAATAATTTTTTTAAAATCTTTTGCATTTTCTAATTTTGAATTCATAATTAATGTATATAATCCTGATTCGTTAATATAAATTTCTTTACCTTCATTATAAGAAGGGGGTGTTCCCCTTCTGGGGGAACACCTCTTTATTCATATTAATGTCATTATAAATATCATTCAACTATTTTCGTTCGTCATTATCTAAATTTAGATAATATTTTTTGATTAACATATCCCAACATGTTTATATTATAGTATAAATTTTAAATGGTTCAGCAGATGGTTTTCTTGAAGATAATATCAAATCATATAGACCTGATTCAGATACATAAATTTCTACTAAATCATTATGTGTATAATCTTTTATTGGTTTTAATAAACTGTTAATAGAGGGGTCATAATTCAAATATGACCCATTATTTATTATTTGTAAATCTATGTTATACCATTTTTTATATAAATCATAAATATTTGATTTTTCTTCTGATAACAATTTGGATAATGTTCTTGATATACATCTCTTATCATCATTATATTCTAATATTTCCAATACATCTCTTCCATTAAACCATGGCTCATTAATATTTCCTAATATTCTAATTGATTTATTATTATATTCAAATATTTTATTAAAATTATCAATAAATTCTTGTGCTAATGATGTAAATGATTTATAATCTAATCGAGTATTATCAGCATTAATATTTAAAAGTGCTAATTGATTTTCCATTTTAAAATAAATAATAAATTTTCACTCGGTGTTTATAAAAACGTTATAAATCATACTTATGATTGTCAAATTCTTTAACTAAATTTATAAATTCTAATTCAGTACATTGATTTAAAATAAATACATTTCTATTAATTTTGATATAATCATCTTTGTTTAATAAATTTATTTTATTTCTTTTTTCAACTATTGTTAAATTAGTATTTCTCTTGATTTCATTTTTAATTTGTTCATATTTTAATTTATTTACATTTTTAATTTTTTCTTTCAATCTTGTACATAAATCAGTTGGGTTTGGATTATCTTTTTCATTAATAATAATTTCAAATTCAGTATTCCATTTTAAAATATTTTTATCTATATATTTCTTTTGAGATCTTATAAATGTAAATTCATTTTCATTTTGTTTACTTTTTAATAACATATACTTGTGTTGTAATTTTAAATCAGCTGGCTTAATATTTCTATCTTCCAAAACATCATCTAATTTATTATTTGTTTCATTTAGTTCATTTGAAATATCTTTAACATCATCTGATAAATTTTTAATATCATCTTTTAATTCTTCATTCTCTTCTCTAGATTGTTCTAAAGAAATTCCAAGTTGTTCTAATTTTTTTAATGTTTGATTATTTTGTAATAATAATTCATCATTTTTTGATATCAATGTATTATTTTGATTTTTCATTTCAATCATTAATTGTTTCATTTCAATAATTTCATTTTTCTGTTTATTTATAAAATCTAAATATTGTTGTTGTGCATATTTTCTAATAGATGGAATTAATTCATTTAATATATAATTTTTAAAAGGAACTGCAGATTCTAATTTACAATTAAATATTAGATAATATAATCCAGCTTCATTAATATAAATAATTTTATTATCATTATGTTTATTAGAGGGGGTGGGAGATCTTATGTCTCCCACCTCTTTAAATGTTTTTTTATAATTATTATCAATTTTTTGTAATGTTTTCTTAAAACTAGACTCTGAATAACCTAATATATCTAATATATTTTTACCATTAAACCATGGCTCATTAATATTTCCTAATATTCTAATTGATTTATTATTATATTCAAATATTTTATTAAAATTATCAATAAATTCTTGTGCTAATGATGTAAATGATTTATAATCTAATCGAGTATTATCAGCATTAATATTTAAAAGTGCTAATTGATTTTCCATTTTAAAATAAATAATAAATTTTCACTCGGTGTTTATAAAAACGTTATAAATCATACTTATGATTGTCAAATTCTTTAACTAAATTTATAAATTCTAATTCAGTACATTGATTTAAAATAAATACATTTCTATTAATTTTGATATAATCATCTTTGTTTAATAAATTTATTTTATTTCTTTTTTCAACTATTGTTAAATTAGTATTTCTCTTGATTTCATTTTTAATTTGTTCATATTTTAATTTATTTACATTTTTAATTTTTTCTTTCAATCTTGTACATAAATCAGTTGGGTTTGGATTATCTTTTTCATTAATAATAATTTCAAATTCAGTATTCCATTTTAAAATATTTTTATCTATATATTTCTTTTGAGATCTTATAAATGTAAATTCATTTTCATTTTGTTTACTTTTTAATAACATATACTTGTGTTGTAATTTTAAATCAGCTGGCTTAATATTTCTATCTTCCAAAACATCATCTAATTTATTATTTGTTTCATTTAGTTCATTTGAAATATCTTTAACATCATCTGATAAATTTTTAATATCATCTTTTAATTCTTCATTCTCTTCTCTAGATTGTTCTAAAGAAATTCCAAGTTGTTCTAATTTTTTTAATGTTTGATTATTTTGTAAAGATAATTTATAAATTTCTGTAGATTGGTTTCTTGTTTCATTTAATAATTCATCTATTTTATCTTGTTTATTATTAATCATATCTAAATATTTTTGATGTATACGTTTTCTAAATGATGGCAACAATTCTTTAAAAATAAATTTTTTGAAATCTTTTGCATTTTCTAATTTAGAATTCATGATCAATGTATATAAACCTGACTCATTAACATAAATTTCTTTGCCTTCATGATAACTAGGATTATTTATATTTGTGAATAACTCTGGGTTGTTCACCTTTACGGTGCACAACTCTTTATCATATAAGGTTTTAAAAATATCACTTAAATATTTTCTTTCATCAGCATCTAATTTGGATAAAATTTTTGAAATCAAACCCTTATGATTACTATATCCTAATATTATTAAAATGTCTTTAGCCTTAAAATATGGATCATTTATTGTACCTATCATTTTTATTTCTTTATCATTATATTTAAATATATTATTAAAATATTTTATAAAATCATTTTCTAATGAAGAAATTGATTTATAATCTAATTGAGTATTATTATCATCAATATTTAAAAGTGATAATTGATTTTCCATTTTAAAATAAATAATAATGTTTCAATCAGTGTTTATAAAAATTATAAATCATATTTTTCATCATCAAATTCTTTAACTAAATTTATAAATTCTAATTCAGTACATTGATTTAAAATAAATACATTTCTATTAATTTTGATATAATCATCTTTATTAAGTCGACTCATTTAATTAACTTTCAAATATAGAAATATTTTTTATGTTCATCATCATTTCTTTAATTAATAAATTCTAATTCAGAAAACATATTTAGGTGTCTATTTTAAAGTAGACACTATTTTTATATTGTATCATGTTTTAAAATTAAATATTAATTAATATTGATGACTGATTTGGTCACAACTCCAAAGAAATTTGATTTTAATATAGGATCACGTTTTAAACGGGACTTCTGTATATCAATCCAATATTATTTTGTAAAGATAAATAATTTTATCTTGTTTATTATTAATTTCATTTAAATATTTTTATGTATTCGTTTTCTAAATGATGGTAATAATTCTTTAACAATAATTTTTTTAAAATCTTTTGCATTTTCTAATTTTGAATTCATAATAAATGTATATAATCCAGATTCAGTTATATAAATTTCTTTTCCTTGGGTGTTGACCGATTTGGTCAACCATTCTGAGATGTTGTAATTAATATCATCAAATAATTATGATTTACCATCAAAAATAATAAAAATATTAATTGTGTTGTAATTCTATAAATATCATCAAATAATTATGATTTAACATCAAAAATAATAAAAATATTAATTGTGTTGTAATTGTATAAATATCATCAAATAATTAGGATTTACCATCAAATAATTATGATTTACCATCAAAAATAATAAAAATATTAATTGTGTTGTAATTCTATAAATATCATCAAATAATTAGGATTTACCATCAAATAATTATGATTTACCATCAAAAATAATAAAAATATTAATTGTGTTGTAATTCTATAAATATCATCAAATAATTATGATTTACCATCAAAAATAATAAAAATATTAATTGTGTTGTAATTCTATAAATATCATCAAATAATTAGGATTTACCATCAAAAATAATAAAAATATTAATTCTGTTGTAATTCTATAAATATCATCAAATAATTATGATTTAACATCAAAAATAATAAAAATATTAATTGTGTTGTAATTCTATAAATATCATCAAATAATTATGATTTAACATCAAATAATTAATAAAAATAATAAAAATTGTAATTCTATAAATATCATAGAATAATTATGATTTACCATCAAATTAGAAAATATTATATTACAATTGATAACATAATTTATGAGTATTCAAAATATATAATGGAGCATGATTTGACCAAGAAAAAATAAATTTTAATATAAAATCATTAGAATCAAAATATGAAATTCTGAAAATAAAAAATAAATCAGAAAAACATTAGTATAGATATATTTTTATAAATAACGTAAATTAATTTTTAACAATCATCGGATGAAATTTTATTTTTATTTTTAAAATATGACATATAATTTAAAAAAACTTTGTAATAAATATAATATTGAATTTGATAAAGAAAAACTAATAAATTCATATAAAAATCATCTTATTAATATAGATAATAATATTATTTATATTAATGAAGATGGTCTAGTTAAATTTTATGTAGATTATAATATTACTCCAAAATTATTAACTATATTTGAATATATAAATAAGCATTATGATTTAAAATTAGATACATGGTTTTATGATATTTGGTTACCTTTATTTGAAGAGAAAGATGTCTTGATCACTGATAATATATTAAAATTTATTCATTATGGTATTAATATTTCAGGGTGCGGCGTGCGGCACCCTGATTTTAAACAAATAAAACATCATTTAAAACAAAGTTTAAATAATTATAACATTCAATATATAGAAATAAAATATAATGATATCAGAATAAATGAATATGAATATGTAAAGAATGATATTAAAAAAATATCACCTAATAATTTAGTTCAAAAATATTGGATATTGCTACCGATTAGAAATTTTAAAAGTTTATTAATGAGATTGGATACAAAAGGTGGCCATAATATAAGAGAATATTATATTACTCTAGAAGAAATATTTTATAATTATTCTAAATATATTTCTAAACACAACTTAAAATTAGAAAAAATAAATTCATTGCAATATAAACAAAAAATAGAACATCTTGAACGATCTAATTTGCAAATAAGAAATTTTATAGACAATGTAAAGTAAGAGAACAATTAGATTATATTTACATAGTTACAACAAAATCTTATGCATCTAATAATAATTTCAAAATTGGTCATACTGATAATTTAAAACAAAGATTATCTAATTTTAATACTGCTAAGAATTCTCAAGATTTATATTATTATTGTTATTTTGCAAAAGTTTATAATGGTAACAAACTTGACAAAATGATACAAGATTTATTAATTGACTTTAAAGACAAAAAAGATAAAGAACTTTATATAATGCACTATACTTATTTAGAAAAATGTGTTATAATAGCTAAAGAAAATTATAATGAACCTTATGATTATATAAATGATTTAATTAAAAATAATTTACACAAGATGTATGAACTAAGACCAATTATTCCAGAAAATATTTATCTTACTATCAATAATAACATAATTATGTTAAATAATTTATCTATGGAAAATCAATTAAATATTATTTATGAAAAATTAAAAGAATATCATGATTCTAAAAATAAAAAAGAATATTATAGAGATGAAATTATAAAATATTTGAATGATAATCATATAACTTTCAATAAAACTAAGACGTGGAATATAATTAAACAAGTTGGTAATAATTTAAAACTTGCAATTAAATACAAATAAACACTCAATGATATTATATTTTTTATTTATTTGAAAATGTAATGTAATGTATTAACAATCTTTAAAATGAATTGATATACAAATTATGCATTGCGATAAAAATAATTAACTAATTATAATTTAATATCAAATAATTAATAAAAATAATAAAAATAGTAATTGTGTTGTAATTGTATAAATATCATCAAATAATTAGGATTTAACATCAAATAATTATGATTTAACATCAAAAACAATAAAAATGTTAATTGTGTTGTAATTGTATAAATATCATCAAATAATTAGGATTTAACATCAAATAATTATGATTTAACATCAAAAACAATAAAAATGTTAATTGTGTTGTAATTGTATAAATATCATCAAATAATTAGGATTTAACATCAAATAATTATGATTTAACATCAAAAACAATAAAAATGTTAATTGTGTTGTAATTGTATAAATATCATCAAATAATTAGGATTTAACATCAAATAATTATGATTTAACATCAAAAACAATAAAAATATTAATTGTGTTGTAATTGTATAAATATCATCAAATAATTAGGATTTAACATCAAATAATTATGATTTAACATCAAAAACAATAAAAATATTAATTGTGTTGTAATTGTATAAATATCATCAAATAATTAGGATTTAACATCAAATAATTATGATTTAACATCAAAAACAATAAAAATATTAATTGTGTTGTAATTGTATAAATATCATCAAATAATTAGGATTTAACATCAAATAATTATGATTTAACATCAAAAACAATAAAAATATTAATTGTGTTGTAATTGTATAAATATCATCAAATAATTAGGATTTAACATCAAATAATTATGATTTAACATCAAAAACAATAAAAATAATAAAAATGTTAATTGTATCATTTTCAAGTGTAATTTTATTGATTAATCCATGTAAACCCGTATTTTTTTATCATAATAAATGTTTACACAATTAATGATAATTAGATCAAAATATTCATCGTTTTATAATTTTGAAAAAATGATCAGAGTATCGACGATCATGGTCGTCTTAAAAATATGACTCTCTTTTTTTTTTAT